AATGAACATCACTTTCAGTTCTGCTCAAGAACTAAAGTTAATGAACATCACTTTCAGTTCTGCTCAAGAACTAAAGTTAATGAACATCACTTTCGGTTCTGCTCAAGAACTAAAGTTAATGAACATCACTTTCAGTTCTGCTCAAGAACTAAATTTATTCACTAGGAACAATTAAAAATGGTCGAGCTGATAAATTATATCTCTCGACCATTTTCCGTTCCCTGACCGCCCCAGGCGCTTTCCTAGTGAATCCTTCAATTAAATATATATATCTTCATATTCATTAGCACCTAATTGTTGTACTTTGACTGGAATTTCTTTCTTGGTCTTATTTTGTTTTAGTGTCAAAGACCAGTTTTTTCTTTCATTATCATAATTAGTAAATTTAGGAAGTATAGTAATGTTAGCTCCACTATGGTAGCAAGTAAACATACCATTAGCTTCAGTAATTTCATAATCTACAAATTCTCCATCAATCCTTGATGTAACATAATACATTGACCACAATTCATTTGCTTTAGGACTTAGAATCCAAACTATTTCTGATATATTGTCAGAAGAGCAACTGAATTGATAAGCATGCATAATGCAATAGATTTCTCCAAGATATTGGTTTTTGTTAGATAATGCATATCTTCCAACCAACGGAATAGTTCCTTCCAAATCTGCTAAAGATACAATATCTATAGCATATTGAGAATCAGATATGTTTCTTGAAGTCAGCTTTATTTTTGTTGAATCAAGGGTACCATCACTTTGCCTTATTGTTATAGGTAATCCAACACCAGCTTGGTCAGAATACAATTCTTTTACTGATTTTGCTCCTTTATAATATAAATCTACTGTACTTTCATCAAGTTCTGGATTTCTCCAAGATTCTTCTGATATTGTAAGGGTTTTATATATACCAGATTCATACTGGGTAAATCTTATTGTACATGATCTTGTTTTTGTAGAATCATTTATTTCAATACATTTGAATGTAAGCTTATTATCAGAAGTTCTGTATACCATTAGCCAATTTGGCAATGCATCCCAAGTGAAACCAAAGAAGTTACCACTCTTCAGAGATGTTACATTTATTGTAACTTCAACATTTGGTGTGATGTTTATAGAAGTCTCACTCAAGGAGAATTGGTAACAATGTTGTACAAAAGTTAATGAAATCTTCTTACTAGAAGTAGCTTGAGTAAAGCTTACTTCCCAAGTTCTGTTTGTATCAGATATATTCAATGATGTAGGTGCAACAGTAAACTTATACCAGTAATCATTATGTGTACAACTCAATATCATATTGTTGAACTTAGTAGGTGTCCAACTCATATCTAATGGTTGCATCAAATCATCATCTAAGCTATATATCATGAATGAAGTACTATCAGTAGCATTCAGATATTTTGTTGTTCCTGATTCTAATGAAGAAGAGAACAAGAAATTCGTACTGGTTCCTCTTGGGTCTTGCTTTAATGTTAATTTCAGATTCTTCTGTTTTGAATCATCAAGATATAGAGTATCTGTCAAACCTAATCTTCTTGTACTAGAAGTACTGTTAGAAGAAGAAATCAAATTGTTTTGATTCAATGATATCCATTGTTGGTTGTAGTCAGATAATGTTAGAGAATAATCTTCTGATAAGTTAGATCTGTAAGTTTGGTCTCCTTGATATTTTATGCCAGTCCATGTATTTGTAATAGTCTTGGTTATTCCGTCAACAGATAATTTTACTGTTCTTGTTTTTTCTTCTCCTTGTCTTCTCCACCAAGAAGTGACAACAGTATACATGTTGTCATAGTTAGGTATTGAATATTCTGGGGTTAGAGATACATCATCATAATTTCCATAGTCAAATGATTCAATATATTCTTCTGAACCAACAACAACATCATAATCATATTTTGTAGGTATATCATTCTTATTCAAAGTGACAGGTACACAGTACATTTCATCTGTTATCAGATAAGGTAATTTGTTTGTTGTTGCTTCACCAGATATCTTAATAGAAGAAACATCCAAATCTGTTACATTAGCTAAAGTATTGCTGTCTACTGATGGTGCCTTCTCTTGCAATATAGTATCTTCTTTAGAACCTATTCCAGCAATTTCTAACTTTATCTTTACATTTCTGTCAATACCAATATATACATTCTTACCTTTTATTCTAATATAGAATGCTGCATTGTTGTAGTTGTCAAAATCAGAAACTGACCAATCAGTTATTTCTGTTGGTTTTATGTAAGCAACTGTATTGTTATGATTAGAATTTTCATTTATTTTTATGGTACCAATATAGAAATTTCCATTTAAAGAAATTTTTCCAGGCCCATCAACTGCAGTTGTTGATGAAGAAACAATATTGTCACTGATGTTATATAATTTTGATTTAGTTAAATAATTTTTATCAAATTTAGTCCCTTGAGCATCAGTAGAACCTGCTTGTGTCAAATCATAGTAATCTTCACATTTGTAATCTGGGATAGAGAATTTTATTCTCCCATAACGAGGTGATGAATTCAATTCACCGGTTATGATAGACCAAATTACTTCGAGATATTGCGCATTATGTGATATTGTCTTAGGATAAGAGTTTATCATCAATTCATGGTTGAGTATCTTCTTAGGATTTCTTGTAACTGAAACATCAGCAAGCCACATGAGATAATTGTAATCATATCGCAAGTTTGTAATGCTAGTTATCATATCTGAATAGTAAGAATTAGGAACTATTCCTGCTACAGATATCTTTTTCTTATCTATATCTCTATCTGTAATTTTCTTAGAAGATGTATCAGAATATTCTATTTGAGTTAATTCTACAGATTTAGTATCAGAAACACAAGTAACATTTATGATACCCTTTCTTTCTGCATAATATCCTGTCTTTTTGAATATCATAAACATTATCTGAAACAAAGTATCAGTTGCAGGAATTACGTCATCATCATAAGATGTACTAATGTTTTCAATATACATCTTTTCAGTAGCAGTTTGTGGATTGACAGTTACTTTAGCATAATAAGAAGAAGTAGCAGAGTTTATTTGAGGTTTTGATATGCTTATCCATTTTGCAACTTCTTTTGATACACCAGTAGCACATGTTACATTAGTTACTTGGTTACTTACAGATCCACCTTCTTGCCAAACTTTAGTTGTTGAAGTATATGTTCTGCCAAGCAAGAAACCAACATTAGAATATCTTGTCAAAGTATTTGCTTCATTAAATACTTTCCAAGTCATAGTGACAATATCACCAGTATGGTCTACTCTATTAGATGACAATGCAAGATCTCTTATTACATTTTTATAGTTAGCACTAGTAGGAACATTACTCTTCATTTTCAGATTTATCTTCCAGTTTCCATCACCAAGATATTCTGAACTTTCAAATGACATTGCATTCTTATCTATGTTGAGTTCATTGATAGTAATTACATCCCCATAATGGTCCCCATAGAAACATCTTGCAGTATTTCCTGACATCATCTTTACTGTACCAGTTATGTTGCAATACAGAGAAATAGATTTGCCATTCACACCCACATAAGGATTGCTTTCAGTACCATATTCTTTTACTTCATCAGAAAACGTCTCATCTTTATACCAAGTGATTATTGCATTTGCATAAGATGGCCTAGCATTTGGGTCTTCTTCATCTTTATCCTGGACTATCTTTATCACTATTTGCTTGCCAGAATATTTAGATTCAGAAGTATCTATCTGTTCATCTTTAGTATCAATTTGCCACAACGATACATAAGTAGTTCTAGAGCTAGAAGTAGATACATTACCAGATATGTTCAAATCAAACAATGCATCATAATCATGCTTTTCTGCTGTCTTTATGTTCCATCCTATAGGATATACTATATTAGGAGCAGTTACCCAGTTATGGTAAGGTACTACTTTGAATGGATATCTTCCATGCCAGTATTTTACACAAGATCTGACGTATAATGTTATGATATGGCTAGCTGCACTTACATGTATTCCATTTCTATCAAAATCAGAATCAACAGAAATGAAATCATGGTTTTTGTTGTTTGAACTCCAAAAGAGATATTTTGAATCTCTTGGCCAAATCATCATATTTTTCCAAAAGACTGCATTTATATCTTTGAGCTTATCTGTCTTTGAATCTACTAACTTTATTGCACCAATATCTTGATTACCAGTTTTCTTAACGTATATTCCCATCTGAAAAGATTTTCTTGTTTAAACTTTATATATAAAAATTGCAAAAATAATTTGAAATTCTGTATATGTTTTCTATATTTATAATGTCAAACAAATAATGAATATAATCATGATGAATTTTGTATATCCTGAAATAGTAAATGTAGTTGAAAATGAAAAGGTGATTTTTGGTGAATATCCTACTGAAGGAATCACTTTTGAAGAACTTCTCAAGAAGATTGAGAATCATGAGGAAATTCTTCAAGGTACTCCTATTCATTTCAATATGCATGATATCATGCATGAAAATGGTTCTGTTTATCTTCAGGATGAATTCATTCATATTCCTACTAACACCAAGATTTTTGTGAAGTATGATGATTCTGAAGATACTTGGTCACGTACTTCTATTGTTCTTCCTGGTCATAATGATTCAGAAGCTATTTGGATTGCAGATGATGTAGAAGATGCTTGGTGGAAGGCAACACATGAAGAGATGCTTTCTGGATTTGAGTTAAATGCTTTTGTTGAATGGACTTAAATAATGTAAGAATGATTAATTTCTTATTTAGATTATTGAAAAAAATAGATTTCATAATAACTTGTAAATTCTTAAAATAAAATGGAAAATAAATTGACACATGATATTATTGTTGGTAGTGGATTGGCCGGTAATTTTATCAATTTGATGAAGTTAGAAGGATGGTTGCCAATTGAAGATTATTTTGCTATGAGAAATAATGGAATTGAACTTGATTGGGTAACAGTTCTTACTATGGAAAACGATGGATTCATCGCAATTCCTAGCATAGCAGAATACCGTATTCCGCATCCAGATAGTGGATGGAAACCAGGATGGTACAATTCTGAAGAGAAACGTCTTGATGATTGGACCAATGCAATCATGTTCAAACCAATTGAAACAAAGAATGTTGCTGATCGTATTAGGGATGAGTTGCTTGATGAATATGAAGAAAAGGAAAACATCAAGAATGTACCAGACTTTGAAGATGCATTTACAGAAACCTTGATTAAACTCTGTAAAGGTAATTCAGAACATTATATTAAAAAGTTGCCAGTATAAATGAATTTCTGATTCAGATATTTCTATATTATATATGTGTATACAATATGCACATGCTTTAATAAAATAATTTAATTAAATACTATTTAAAATGCAGAATATTCCTTTAGAAGAGGCTTATGCAACTATTGCTGTTAAGCCAGATCCATTTACAATTCGTACAAAGAAGTTGGTTGATGAGTTTGTTGTTTCAGATATCCATACTGATCGAAGTTGTGAAAAGGAAACTGTGTTAGATAACGGACGAAGAGCTGTTATGAAGGGTACATATTGCGCAAGTACTTTCGTAGGTAAGCTCTATAAGATGAATGGTCCAAGTGAAAACCCTTTAGAGCGCTATGTATTGTTTGTAGGTGTAGCACGTCAGAATCCTATTGACAATCGACAGGATGAAGATTTAGCAGTAGAGATGGCTGCAGAGAATGCTATGGTCAATCCTATTATGACAATTAAGTTGCCAACTGCAATCAGTGGTGATGATTTTGTTAGATTTGTAAGTCCATATTTGGATGCAATGCCAACTAAGTTTATTCTTACATCTAAACAGATTAAGGATAAGAAGGAGAGTGATTTGTATAAGGATTGGTATAGTCTTATTAAACCACGTGAAGAGGCAGCAAGTCTTCTTCTATATATGGAGAAGATTCGTCCAATGTTGGATGCTCAGATCAAATATATGTATGGTGAATAAATAATGCAAGATAACGAATACATTAATCCAGTTGGATATTCAGAAATGTATGAGTGGGCAGAGATACCAGCAGAGAGTCCTTATGGACTCTTTGTTACATTCTCTTCTGAATATCCAGATAAGATAGAACCGGTAAAATCTGGTTCTGATGAACATATTCTTGGTGTAACAACTATTCAAACAGCGCATACTTCAGATGATCCAAACAATTGGAAATATGCATATATGTGTAATGAAGTTGGTGATAAGTTTTTGAAGAATGATAAGATTGCTATTGGTGTAAAAGAGTATGACCAAGTAGAGGAGTTTTCATATATTCATACCAGACCTTATAATCATTATGTACAAGTACCAAGTCAATATTATGATCCTAAGCAAGAATATGTAAAGCGTAGCAATCGAAAAGAATGGGTACGTGTAAACTTGATTGGTAAAGTAATTGTACGTGATAATGGTAAGTGTAAGCCAGGAGAATATTGTCAACCTAATTCTACAGGAAAATCTAAGAAGGAGAGAGGATATGCAGTACCAGCTACTATGAAGGTTTATGGATGGAAATTCTATGTTACTCAACGTATTACAGAAAACACTATAGAGATAGTGATGTCACCTACTATGAACAAACTAAAAAAATTAGAAGTTTAACATGGATAAGATATCAATTATAACTACATTCTATAATGCACAGACGTTTATTGGTAATGCAATTGGGTCTGTTCTAGGGCAGAAAGTACCAGATGGTTGTGAAATTGAATATGTTTTAGTAGATGACAAATCACAAGACAATTCTAGAAAGCTTGTTGAGAATATCATAAACAACACATCAAAAGAGAATTTTGAATTTAAGTTAGTAGAACCAGAAACTAATCTTGGATGTGGTGGAGCTCGTAAGTTTGGTATTGAAAATGCCACTGGTAATTATTTTATGTTCTTGGATGCAGATGATTACTATATTCATCTTGATTTTGTAGAAAATGCTTACAATACTATTACATCAGAAAATGCTGATGTCGTAGAATATGGTGTTATCTACAATCAACAGAATGGACAGCAAACTAATTCTACAGCCCCACAGAAGATTGTGCTTACTGATCCTCATGATATGGAAATAGCTTTGTTTAAAGACAATCTCATCAAGTTCAATGTTTGGTCTAAGATATATACAAGAAAGATTGTAGAAAGCTATCCTTATTCTACAAGAAGAACATTTGAAGATGTAAGAACAATTCCAGTATGGATAAGCAATTGCAATAAAGTTGTGATTATGCCAATTCCACAAATCAATTACAGAGCTGCATCTAATTCTATTATCAGAACAAATTGGGTAGATACAAGACTTGGTACTATTTCAGCTATAGCACAGTTGTTTCCGAGATTCAAAGATGATAGACAGCTTCTTAAAGCAATGTATACACGTTCTATGATTGATTTGGAAGCTATTATGAACAATAAGTCAAGTGAATGTGAAGGTTTTGATGAAATGTCGAAATTAAATACATATATGCTTAAGTTCATTTATCCTGATAAGTGGAAGGATCTTACATATAATGTAGAAATGGATCCAGAATTAAATCCAGATTTGAATAAAGAGATGAAAGCAAAGTATATTAAAACTGATTTGAACAATTTGCCAGGTATGTAACTAATTTATGCAAAATAATGAATGGGAAGTGGTTGATAAACTGCTTCCCATTCTTATTTTTAGATATAAGCATAGATTTACAAAAGCATAAAATGGCAAACAAGCTTTTTTACACATACATACACGGTACAGATTATAAAAATGACAGCTTTGTTCCTAGTAAGATGATATATTCTTATTGGGATTCATTGATATTTGATGTAAATCATCGTACTATATGGCATCAAGGTATGCCGTTTGGTAATGTATATCCAGGTACATTATCGTATGGTGAAATATTCAATGATCTTCAGAATAATATTGCACTTGGAGCATATTCCCATGCAGAAGGATATAGCACTATTGCTAAATCAAATTATTCTCATGCAGAAGGATATAAAACATTTGTAGATGGAGTTAATGGGCATGTTGAAGGCAATTCTTCTTATTCTTTAGGAGAGAATTCTCATGCTGAAGGTAGCTTTTCTTATTCTAGAGGAACAAACTCTCATGCTGAAGGAAATAAATCTGAAGCACAAGGTAGAAATGCTCATGCTGAAGGTTTTCTTACTTATGCTATAGGTGAAGATTCACATGCTGAAGGAATCAATACTTATGCAAAAGCTAACTATTCACATTCTGAAGGTAATATTACTAAAATAGAAGTTGATGCAGAAAACTCACATGCTGAAGGTTACAATACAATTGTAAGTGCTAAGAATGCTCATGCTGAAGGTAATACTACAATAATAGAGAATACTGGAGAAAACTCACATGCTGAAGGTTTGAAAACAAAAGTCAGATCAAAAAACTCACATGCTGAAGGTAATGAAACATTAACCACAGGTGATAATTCCCATGCTGAAGGTTATAAATCAAAAGCATTTTCTACTAATACCCATGCTGAAGGTAATACTACACAAGCAATTGGTGAGAATTCTCATTCTGAAGGGCATAATACTGAAGCTAAATCTAAGAATTCACATGCTGAAGGAAATCACACTATAGCTGCAGGAGAGAATTCTCATACAGAAGGATCTGAAACAAGTGTAAATTCCCCTTATACACATGCAGAAGGAAATAATAATGCAATAAATACATTATCTGATTCTTCACATATTGAAGGATCAAACAATAATATATCATTTTCAAAATCTTCACATGTAGAAGGTGATAACAATGTGAATGGTGGTAATATAGGTATCATAGCAAATTCACATTATTCCCATGTAGAAGGTTTGAACAATAAGAACTATGCTATAAATTCTCATGTAGAAGGAAAAGATTCATCTAATTTTGGTAAAGAATCTCATATAGAAGGTGTTGGCCATCTAACTTATGCTTATACAAGTCATATAGAAGGATATGCAAATAAGATTGGAAAGACCATAGGTGATACAAAATATGTTCATGTTGGTGGTACCAAAAATACTGTATATCCAAACAGTGAGAATAATGTAATATATGGTCATTCAAACAAAGTAAAGGGTATATACTCTGAAGTAAATGGTGAATCTATAAACAGTTATGCAAACTATTCTGTTTTAAGAGGTAGTTTATTACAAATAAACAGTAATGGCATTGAAAATAACCAAAAAGGAATAAATTTTGTAAATGTTTCGGGTAATAACATTATAGTTGAAGAAAATGCAACCTATGGATTTGCCCATGGTTCTCACATAAGATTACAATCTCCTTATGAAGTTGGTTTTGGGAGATATACAAAATCTTATTTAGATAATCAAAAGCAAGATAAGGAAAATACAATATTCATCATAGGTAATGGCAATGCTAGTAAGGAATCAAATGCTTTAGATGTAAGAGAAAATGGAATAAGCTATCTTTATAAAGGAATATATACTTGGGATTATGTAGAAGACTATCCTTATTCTACTGTTGCAGATAATCCATCATCATACTGTATTACTAGAAGACAACTTGCTCAAGTAGCAACAGTTACTTATGTAATGAGAAATTCCGCTGGTAGAAGAAATTTCTATCCATTAGTAAATGATCCAGATGATCCAGGAAAACTTAAACCTAAATTTGCTTATGCCGAGTATTTCAATAATTATGGTGATGGCAAGAGTGCTCCTAACAATGCTTATGCTGATTTCTGTCATGCAGAAGGATGGGGTACTTACTGTCATACTGGTGGTACTTATTCTCATGCTGAAGGTTGTGGTACAGAAACAAGAAATCCAGGAGAACATGCTTCAGGTAACTGGAACAAATCATCAGACAATACTTTGTTTTCTGTTGGTTGGGGTACAAACAATGTAAACAGAGCAAATGCTTTTGAAATAAAGAGAACACCAACAACTGATGGTATAGCTTTCATAGATAAGAAACCAATAGTTACTTCTATATTGAATGGCACCGGTCCTACTTATATGTGGAAGGGTGATTATGATGACTATATAAAGATTAAACAAGTAGATCCAAATACCTTGTATTTCATATATGATGGAGATGCTTCTACAAGAAATGACTTCATCAGTATAGATCAGATGGATGATATAGTAAACAGAAAAGTAGAAGAAAAGATCAAACAATATACTCAAGGTATGCTTTACAATGCTAATTATAGTCCTAAATTCATTGGATCTGGTGGTGATTCTAACTTTAGTTATGTTTGGTCTGGTAATACAACAGACTTTGCTGGTCTTGGTTCTCTTGCTAATGATGTTAATACAATATTCATCATAAGAAACAATAAATAAAATTGACTTAATATAAGGATATGGTAGTTATACGAAATGGTAGATTCATATCTAGAAAGAAAACCTCATCTGATGAAGTACATCAGATGAGATATAAATCTAATGGAGATAATGGATATGGATATGAATTGAAATATAATAAGAAAAGAATATGGCCTTCATTTAATGTCAATTGTTTAGAGAATACATTGTCATTTCATTGGGATACAACAGATGGTTTAGGAGGTATTCAAGGAAACAAACCAATTCCTGACAATTCTTCTAGTGATAAAATCCATGAATTTGATCCTAATGGGGGTAATGGATATGTGAATTTGATTGATAGAGAAACATCATTATGGCATAGACCTGAATTGCAAATATTGGTAATTGGTCCTAATGATAGTAGTAACATTCAAATTGGTTCTATAGATTCTATAAAGTTACCAGGAAATGTTGATAGTGCTGGTATAATAAAAGCATCTACAGATTTTTCAAATGATGATATTACTAAAGTAAAAGAACTTTATAAGAAAGAATTCAATATTTCTACAAACAATATTGTCATAAATAAGTATAAGATAAAACCAAAGCAACCAGATGAATTTTATGATGGCAATGGTAATTATACTGATGATTATAAATACACACCTTGTTATAAAAGTACAGAAGATTTTTGGACACATTTTACAGTTAATCCTAACAACTCAACAAACAACAGATATGGTATGATAATCATATCTAAGATTTATACTAAGATTGGAGAAACAATAAATTTACTAGAACTTGGAAAATCTGTAAAGTTAGCATCTTGGTACCAAAAACCTAACATTCTTTATTATTGCCATGCAAACTGGGTTAACCCAACAGATATTAAACGTATAACAAATGATAGTTGTGAATATAATGATCTGAATGCTAGTGTTTACTTACATATAGAATTAGGAATATCACCTGATGGTGGAAATACAATATTTTGGAATGATTCACATAAAGATTCTGTAAAATACCAAGCCATAAAAAATTTGAATGCTTCTATACCTGATGTACTAACAACAAGTGCTGTAACTGTTAAGATATCTGGAACAGATTCAAATCGATTCTTATCTAATTATGGTGTACAAGTAATTAATGGAAAATCTGCTGATAAGATAGTAAGAATATTATTATATCCAAAATATATAAATAATGAGGATAATAATACAAATTATAGTAAAGAAACATATTACATAGGTTATACTTCTGATGATTACAATAACTCAGCAAACCCTTCTAATAAAAAACATGATTCCGATATAGTTGGAATAGATGGGAAGAATTGGGCACAATCTGGTTATATGTCACAATCAGAAGATAATGTAGATACACCATCAAACAATGCTTTTAATGATGTTTCAACATCATTTAGAATAAAAAGAATGATATCTACATCCAATTGGAATATAAATCTTAATGTAGAAGTAAATATAAATAAAGAAACATGTCCTGGGTATATGACACAAGAAAAATATACCACAGTGAAAAAATAAGAATATCATAGAGAAGTACAAAATGGCAACAGAATATGGCAAACCAAAATTCGAAGATTCTAGTAAAAACTTAATGTTTACTATGAAGGGCCAACCTAGTGATGATGAGTTGGCCAGAGTAGTAAATGTTGTAAGTAAAAACAATATTTCTATATCTAATTTAGGATTCACTTCTAGTTCTGAGTATTCTAAGTCACATAATAGTGATGTCACTTATGATATAGTTGTAAATACTAAAAATAATACTTATAGGATAGATTGGAAACTTAAATCAAATATTGGTAAGCATCCAAATAAAACAACTTCTCTTAAATATGGGTTGCTAAGTTGGTTTAATAATGGTAATGAGGGTACAAAAGGAAATCCAGTAACATATACTTCTACTAAACACCAAATGTATGGAGAAACTAATTTCAATTCTTCATCAAGTTTAGCAGCTTTACGTTATTTTGACGCCAAAGTTAGGGTACATGGATTAGATGGAGATTCTAATAAAGAAGTTGTATTCAATACAGCATCTTCATTTGCTGGGGATAACAAACAAATAAAAGGTGTTGCTCAAGGATTCTATAATTATGATAATCCTTATACAGTATTTAAAGCTAAAGCTGGATATAAAGATAAAAATGGAAATTGGATATATCCTAATTGGATATCTTTCCAAACAGCAAATGGTGGAATAAGTAAAGAAATATCTATTACTTCATCATCAGGAGATATATCTACTGATGACAATGCCCATTATCTTATAGTAAGTGATAACTCCCCATCTGTAAAATATGGTGATATTTCTGGTACACAAACGGTTCATTATAATATAGATAAGGATGTTAATGGAAATTCTATATCTAATACACATGCAGGATCTGTAACATTTACTTCTGATAACAATGGTAAAGCTTTTACAAACACAGATACGAATAAATCTAATGCTACTTCTACAGATAGACATACTACTATAACTTATTTATTAGAAGATTATAACACTTCTTCCAGTGGTTTATCTAATACTATATCTGGTTCATTTACTTTATATCAAAAGGGTGGTAATATACCACCTAAAGATCCAGAATTGACTTATGATTGGAGTATAATAAATGGTACTGAAAAATATGTTTCTAGCACAAAAGTTGTAAAAACAAATGTTACTGCTATTACTCAAGATGATAAAGGTAATAAGTATACTCAATATTACTCTTATGCTAACAAATATATAATAAATGTTAAAGATAATAGTGGTACTATTGGTAGTATAACAGGTACTCCATCTATATCGGCTATATTTAATCCTAAGCCAGTATATAAGACTGGAACATTTACAATTAGTGGTTTAACTATGACTCCAGCTGTTAATACAAGTAGTAGAGATATAACTGTACGTACAAAAGTATCTGGTAATTATTGTACTAATTTTAATGTTTCAAATACTTATGTAGATACAACTGTTACACAAGCTGGATCTAATTGGTTGCCAAAACCTACTGTTGTTGGTAAATTATCAATAACATGTGAAAACCCGCAAACAGATAAAATAGATCAAAGTAGTCCTGCATCATTCAAAATAAAGCAATCAGTTTCTGGTACTTATTCAACAAGTCTGAGTAACGTATTATTGAATGGAAATACAAGTAATGAATTTTATTATGAATTTGGTACTATATCAGCTTCTTCTACTAATATAAAAGTTTCTGGTGATATAAAAGTAACAGAACCATCAAATAAGACTTTTACATATAAAGGTGGATCTATAAATGTTACCATGTATCCTGGATCTCTTACATTTGATGCTGGATATTCAAAGAAAGTTGATGATATAAAATGGAAACTTAAATTTACACCGGATTCTACCCAAAATAATAAACAGTATACCAATGTAAAAAGTACAGAAATAACAGTTACTCAAACTGGTATCACAGAAGGTTCAGAAAAAACTTATAATCCATTGATAATAACTGGTAAATCATCAAGTAATTGGTTAACTGTAGGAAATACTTGTACATTTAATTATAATGATTATAATAATTATATAAGTACTAAACCAGCTAAAATGGCTTTAAGTGCTAATCCTAATAGAACATCTGTAAATAAAATTACTGTTACTGATACATATGCTAGTAATGTATATAAAGTAAAGATAACCGATGTTGATGAATCCGTAGAACAAACCGCAAGTTTGGCTTTAAGCAGTTCTGATTCTAATACAACTTTAAATAAGACTTCTATAACAGGATTCAAACAATCCACAGAAGCAATAAACTGTAATGTTTCATTATCTTATAAAGATCCAAATGGAGCTTCTAATAAGTATGTAAATTTAATAGGTACTGGTTTAAGTATATCTGATACTAATGAACATAATTTATCTATACCAAGAGGTACTACTGGGCATACAAACAACACACTTACAGGATTAAGTGCAGTTGTTGATGGGGATAATGATAAATTGACAATTATTACAAGTGATGGTAAAGTTTTATGGTGGTCTCCTAATCCTGATACTTCTGTATATTTAAATGTAAATGCTTCTGGAAGTAATCTTGGAGAATATACATTATCCAAATCAAGTATTACTGTTAGTATTCCAGGAGATTTGAAACAAACCCCTTGGGTAAAATGGTATTCTAAAGCTGAAGGTGGAAGTTGGACAAAAATATCAGATGAAGCTTCTAATCCAAGTATATCACAAAGTGGTAGTGCTGCTTCTGCTACTTCTTCTAGTCCATCATTAACTGCAAGAGGTACTGGTTATGGGTTAACAAACAAACCATTCAAATTAACCAGAGGTAAACCATCTTCTGCATCTACTAAAGTATATTATAAAGTAGAATCAAGTGCCGGAAGTGCAGGAACTGATGATAGTGTGTATATAGAAAGAACAGATGGTTCTACGGGATTTGGACAAGTATCTGTAACTGCTTCTTCTACTAATATATCTATTACTGCAGATAGTTCTATATCTGTTGGATCTGAAAATTTGCAAGTACCTGGTTCTACGCAGTATACTGATTGGTATGTTTATGGTCCTACCGTTACTTTAGGAACTCCGTCCATAACTACAGAAGCTGGGCTTTCAAAAATTACCACATGGAAAGTTGGTGCTAAAAAATCTGGTGTCACTATACCAGAAACAATATCTGCATTTGCAAAACCAAAAGATAAAGAATTCAAAATATCTGTATCTGTTAACCCATCAGTTACAGCTAGATGGGAAGCTTCAATATCTGTTGGTAGTTTGACATCATCTGATTCTGGTACATTTGATACATCAAGTTATGGATCTGGTAAGATATATTCTAGTATAACTTATAAATGGAATAATAGTGATGAAGAAGTAACAAAAGAAATAACTTGGAAACCAGATGTACATGCTGCTAAAGAAGATTATGAAGAATCAGTTTCATGCACAGTAACAGTAACATATCAGGATGGGACAAAAAAATCAGATACATTGACTTGGAAAATAAAAGTTCTTAAGACAGATGTTACATTTGCTGGTACTTTGAAATGTAGTGATGATAAGACAATAAATGCATTTGATCCACAAACTTATGATACATCTGCTTGGGTTGATAAATATAAGGTTACTGCTACTTCAGGTACATTAACAGAAGATTGGACAAAATCTTATCCTCCGGTTTTAAATGCAACAGAACATAAATTAACTGCAGTACAAGGTACCGATGCAACTACTACAGGTAGTACATCATTTAAGTATACTTTCAAAACACCAGAAATTTCAAATGCTAATGCTAAAAATACTCTTGAGGATGAACATACAGTTTATTTATATTGCTATGGTGTAACAGTTGACTTTGCTGGTACTTTGAAATGTAGTGATGATAAGACAATAACTGCATTTGATCCACAAACCTATGATACATCTGCTTTTGTTGATAAATATAAGGTTACTGCTACTTCTGGCTTACCAACTGTTGATGAAAATGGAACTGTTACAAAACCTGCACCAACAGAGGATTGGACAAAAACTTATACTTATACTTTGAATGATACAACACATAAGTTGACTGCAGTACCAGGAGCTAATGCAACTACTCTTGGTTCTTCAACTTATGAATATACATTTGCATGTCCTGTTAGTAGTATTCCAAATACCATTGCTATTGGTAATAATGCTTCTAGTAAGCATACGGTTAAATTGTATACTTATGGTGTATCTCTTGACTTTACTGGTACTTTGAAATGTAGTGATGATAAGACAATAACTGCATTTGATCCACAAATTTATGTTACTACATCATCATGTCCAGATTATACTATTACTGCTAGATCAGGTATCAATTCTGATAATGAATATTTGAATGGTATAAATGGAAATAATGTAACAACACAAAATTGGACTAATATTAAAGTTAATGGTGTATCAACAGCTAAGTCATATAGTGATACATATCCTCCTGTATTTAATGCTACAACATATAAGTTGACTGCAGTACCAGGAGCTAATGCAACTACACTTGGTTCTTCAACTTATGAATATACTGTTACATCAACTTATCCTAGTGTAGAAAGTAAGTTAGTTGTTAATACTAAATTACAAGACAAGAAAGAAGTTACTTTATACACTTATGGTGTATCTCTTGACTTTGCTGGTACATTAAATGTTAATGCCCCTAAGACAATAACTGCATTTGATCCACAAATTTATGTTACTACACCATCATGTCCAGATTATACTATTACTGCTAGATCAGGTATTAATTCTGATAATGAATATTTGAATGGTATAAATGGAAATAATGTAACAACACAAAATTGGACTAATATTAAAGTTAATGGTGTATCAACAGCTAAGTCATATAGTGATACATATCCTCCTGTATTTAATGCTACAACATATAAGTTGACTGCAGTACCAGGAGCTAATGCAACTACACTTGGTTCTTCAACTTATGAATATACTGTTACATCAACTTATCCTAGTGTAGAAAGTAAGTTAGTTGTTAATACTAAATTACAAGACAAGAAAGAAGTTATTTTATACTGTTATGGTAAATCTTATTACAATAAATAATTTTTATAACAAAACAATCTTACAAAGGGAAGAATTAGTTCTTCCCTTTTAATTTTTATATAAGTAAGAAATCAAAATAATTAGCATGGCAAAAATATCAGATGAAGCAGTACGTAGAAGTAAAGGAGTAAATTTACCGGGAGGTATACCACAAAAGGACAATAATTCTATTACTGGTGAATTGTCTTCAATTGTAAAAGAAGTATCTAAAGATATAATTAAGCACATTGATGAAGTTTATTCTGGGGTAGATCTGATATTTAATGGGTTATTGGATCCAAGCCAATATAAGCTTTCCCAAAGTGATATGGCGTTAATGTCTTTTATATCTGGGGGTCAATCTATATCAAAAGATCAATCATATTCTTCTAGGCAAACAAATATTCAACAATTTGCTAAATCAATATCTGAAAATCTTAATAAGACTAATAAGATATTGACATCTGATGGCATGCAAGTTATTGTGACTAATTTTAATGAACAGAAATTAAAAAAAGAAAAACCACAGAATGTAGAAGTAAAAGTACCTGAAATAAAACCTGTCATAAATATACCTGATTATAGTAAACAATTAGATGTATTAAGATTTACAATAGAAAGATCAAGTAAAATTGCATCAGATAATATAATAAAGGTTTTAACTACTAAAAATGAAATAAAAGAAAAACCACAGAATGTAGAAGTAAAAGTACCTGAAATAAAACCTGTCATAAATATACCTGATTATAGTAAACAATTAGATGTATTAAGATTTACAATAGAAAGATCAAGTAAAATTGCATCAGATAATATAATAAAGGTTTTAACTACTAAAAATGAAATAAAAGAAAAACCACAGAATGTAGAAGTAAAAGTACCTGAAATAAAACCTGTCATAAATATACCTGATTATAGTAAACAATTAGATGTATTAAGATTTACAATAGAAAAATCAAACAAAACTGCATCAGATAATATAATAAAGGTTTTAAATAGCAATACCAATAATCAAACTAATCCTGTTGATTTAAATAATTTACAGATAAAGATAGATGACTTGAACTTATCTAAAGAGTCTAAAGATGTATTGAAAGATTTGTCAAATGCATTAAATAGTGTTGCTAAAGTAAAGTATGAAGTTAAAGATCAAAATATAGTACAATATCTTATAGGAATAGATAAAAGTATATCAAAAATAGATATAGATAATCTTAAGAAGAAAATATCTAAAGTCAATAAGTTGTTGACAAATGACTTTGCTGGTCTTTGTAAAGCCATAAATTCTGCATCTATAAACTCTAAGAAAAATATGTCTCAGTTATCAAGTATAGTTGAACTGATGAACGGTATTCCTTCTATAGGAGAAATAGATAAGCAGAAAATGAAAACCCTGAAGAAAAATCTTCATTCTATATATTGGATGACATCAAAATCAAACATTCTTACAGGGCTTGGTATCACTTCTAAAGGTATCATATCTGCTATTATAGAGAATATAGTAGCTAGATCAAAAGAAGCCGGACAAGGCGGATTCAAATCAGTAGGTGCTTTAGCTAAATTTATAGAGTCATTAGTTTCTTTAGGAGAAGATACAAATGTAGACAGAACCAAGATAATGAAGAGCCAAATGGCTCTTTGGTCACTTCTTAGAATATATGATGTAAAAGGTCCTATTGCTTATCTTACTTTACAAATAAAAGAACTTGGTGATAATATACTTAAGGACAATGTTGTTGGAAAGAACAATTCATCACTTAGTGCTATAGAAGATATGATAGAAGACATTAGTACTATTGGGAATTATATAAAGTTTAAAGATGTTGTCTATAGCCAGTTGTTAGCAACTTATGCTTTAGGTTCTGCTTGGCTTTACATAGGTATTGTTAAGTCTCTTTCTAAGATAGATGACACTGAGCTCAAGAAACTGATAGGTGATAATGGAAAGCTTGCATTTGTCATGCAAGTTGTACAGAGACTTTCTGCTAATGAATCAACTTCTAAAGATATAAAGAGCGCTACAAAAACTTTGGTTCAACTTGTTATTATGATGAGTGTAGCAAACATGATATCTAAAGTAAGTAAAAATGGAATAGTTGGGATATCAGATGCTTTAGTTTTCTTAGATAAGCTTGACTTCTTAGGTCAAAAAATATTCACTATGCAAGATTCTGCTATCAATGATGAATCAGTTCCTAACATAATGAAGAATTGTGAAAATATGGTTCTTAGTTTAGGAAAGATTGCAGTTGTCAGTACTATAGCAGGAATGTTTGTTGATAAAGGAAAAGAAGGAGTGTCAAATATGAAGACTATGGTCACTCAACTTAAATATTTAGTCAACAACATAAATAATAAGAAGAATCCACTGATTGCTTCTAAAGATGATGTATCTAAGATAGAAAGTTGCCAGAAGATAGTAGAAAGTCTTACTAAATTATCAATATTAGCTGCTGTAGGAGGGTTGTTTGCTGTCAAAGGACAAGATGGAATAAGAGAATATAAGAAAGTAGTAACTAAGCTAAAGAGTTTGATAAAGAGAATTCAATCTGATGGTCTTGATATAAACCAAGAAGATTTGAAGAAAATAGACAATATAGAGAAATTAATAGAAAAACTAACTATAGTGTCCATGCTTGGATCTGCAATGGGTATAACTGCACCTTTATCAATATTAGGATTTAAGTCTATGCAATTATCTGCTGTAGCAGTAGGTAAGATGATAGATACTCTTGGTAAAATAGAAATAAATGATGATTTCTTTGATAAACTTAAAAATATAGGTATTGTTGTAGCTATAGCATCAGCAACAATGTTAGTTGGTGCAGTCATAGGAAAGATTGTTCTTCAGAGAATGCCTGAAATACTTGGATTTACATTTGCTTTAGGAACATTCATACTTGGTGTGATAGGAGCTTACAATCTTGCTACTAAAGGAATGGATGAAGCTTTGGAGCAAACTAAGAAAGTAGCTCTTTTAATATATATGTCAGGAGCTACTCTTTTGCTAGGAGCTGCTGTTATGATGATACCAGGTATCTTTACTAATGCTGTTCTTTTCACACTTTCTCTAGCAGCATTTATAGGTGCTGTTACTTTTGCTTATACTCTAGCTAGTGAAAGAATAGAAAGAACTATAGAAATATCAGATTCATTTATAAAGTTAGTAGTGAAATCTGGTTTGATATTAGCTTTTGGTGCTGCAGTCAATGCATTCCTTCCTACTGGTAGTGTTCTTGGGTTTGCATTTTCATTAACTCTACTGATAACTGGTGTTATAGGTGCTTATACAATAGCTAGCAATATGATAGAAGAAACTATGTCATCAGCTGAAGAGTTTGCTTGGTTGATAGGTATAGCAGGATTGACATTACTTCTTCCTACTATATATATGACAAAACATCCAGTTCTGTTTGCAACTGCATTACTGTTTGCTTTTGAACTTGGGGTATTCGTCTTCTTAATGAAGTTGGCATACTCTGGTGGAGATTTTGCAGCTAATTATATAGGTGCTAAGTTAGGTGTTGTTCAAAGCACTGACAAGGCTATAGATGATGCTAAGAATTTTGCAATTTTAGTAGGAATATCTGGAGCTATACTTCTGTTAGGTGCTGCTATCATGAATATAGATGGAATGTTCTGGTCTGCTATAGGATTTACTCTTACTTTAAGTGCATTTTTGTTAGGAATATCTGCAGCTTACTGGGGAGCTAACAAAATGCTTGGTGGGCAAAAAGGAATGATGATAGCACATGAGTTTTCTAATTTAGTTGCATTGTCAGCAGCAACTCTATTGGTTGGTGGATTGTTTATGATGATACCTAATATGGCGGTTGCTACTGTATCATTTGCCGGAATATTAGGTGGTTTTGTAGCTGGAATAACATTAGCTTATGGGTTTGCAGGAAAAATAATTAATGAGAAAACATTATTCTTAGGATATGCATTATCTGCTTTAGTATTAGTTTCTTCTATAGCATTGCTTACTGGTGGAATGTTAATGATGAACTACCCAGACTTAGATATCAACATACTCAAGTTCTTAGGATTAGAATTTGTGTTAGTAGGTGGTACTGCTGTCATACTTGGTATACTAGGTGCTGTCAAAAGCAAGCTTAAGACAGGTGCTTTAGCATTGATAGGTGTTATTGCTTGTGTTGGACTTGCCGGATATGCAATGATGGAGATAGTGAAACTTCGTGACAAAATAGGTGACGACTGGGGTGGAATCTGGGCTACTATAGGTACTACTGTAGCTGTACTATTCACATTTGCCGCTGGTGTAATAGGTCTTGGATATCTATCAGCTGGTACTGGTGGTTTAGGAGCTTTAGCTTTAGCAGCAGGTGAAGCTGCTTTAGCCGGAATCATTGGATGTGTCTTATTAGCTGGAAAAGCTATGCAAGAGATAATAAAAGTAATGGATATGGCTTCTAAGCTTGAAAGAGTTGACACTTCTATTATAACAGATGATATTAAAGCAATGTTATCTATAATCTGGGAACTTAAGCCATTTATGAATCCATTGATTGATATGCTGATAGTTGCTGCAAGTGGAACTATTACTAGTTTAGGATATATGATGTCTAAACTATCAGAAGGAATTCAAGACTATGCTAATCTCTCTATACCTATATATGGAGAAGGTGGAAAGATAGTTGGAAGAAGAAACTTGACAGATGCTGATTTTACAGATGCTGCTGAAAATATAAAAACAATTATCACTATACTTGGTGGTACCATTCTTGATACATACAAAGAGAATCCTGATATATTCTCTAATGGAATGCTTGGTGACTTCTTAGGTATGGATACTCCATTTACTAGAGTAGTAAAGTCATGTACTGGAATGGGTAAGATGATTGATAATATAGCAGAAGGTGTCAAAGACATGGCTGATCTCAAGATAGCTATCTACAAAGGAACAGATAAAGTAGGATATAGAAGATTGACAGATGCTGACTTCAATTCTGCAGCGGCTAACATATCTACAATTGTTACATGTTTAGGATATGCAATATTAGACTTATATGATAATGCTCCTGAAGGAATGTTTGATAGTGGATGGCTTGGAAATATGATAGGAGTAAAGACTCCATTTGGTCGTGTTGTAACTGGATGTACTGGTTTAGGAAAGATGATATCTAGTATAGCTAAAGGTGTGAAAGATGTAGCTGACTTGAGAATACCTATATATAGTAGTGATGGAAAGCAAAAAGGAACAAGACCACTTGATTTTAAAGATTTTATTAATGCGGCATTCAATACCCAACTCATAGTATCATGTCTTGGAAACGCTATTATGTCTCTTGGAAGTAATCCTAAGACTGCTTGGATGTTTGAAGATCAGTCATTAATATTTAAAGATGGAACTTGTTCTAGATTTGCTCAAATAGTAACGGCATTAAAAGGAATTGGATCATTAATATCTGAAACTGCAAAGGGTGTGAAAGATGTAGCTTACTTGAGAATACAAAAGTATGACCCAAATGGAAAGCTTCTCAAAGGACAATATGAGAAAATACCAGTAGAATCATTGAGACCTAAAGGTGCTGTATACAAGAATGTTACTGCTTTGATGTCATGTATACCAGCAGCTGTCATGTCTATATATGATGCTCATAGTAAAGATTGGTTTGAAGATGCAGGATGGTTTTCTAATGATGGTAGTACTAGTCCATTCGCTAAGGTGAAGAACTGTTTAAGTGGACTTGACAAGCTTGTTGCTGCTAATGTAAAATCAATAAAGAGTATTCTTGAATTGAAGTTAGATCCTCTCAAAATGATTGAGCTTTCAAATATCATCACTGTAATGATTAGCTCAGTTCCTGATGCTGTAATGAAAGCAACAATGGATGAGAATCAAGAAGAACTTAAGCCATTCTTTGAAAATGCTGAAGACAACATTAAGAAAATATCTTCTAGCTATAGCTCTTACACTAAGCTTCTGAATAATATAGTATCTTCTTATAGTGACATACTTAAACTAAAATCTAAGTTTGGAAAGGAAGATGACATACATGAATTAAACAAAATAGTAGATGCTGTTCTAACACAACTTCCATTTAGCATGTCTAGAGCTATTCAGAAGATGCCTAATATTAAAGATGATGAGTTATCTTCTATACAAGAACAGTTTGATATATATACTGATATACTGAATGATGCCATCAAGTCTTATAAGAAGATAATTAAATTCAAACAGAAGTTAGAGAAAGAGACTAAAGATAATGCCGCAAGCATAGTGATATCACTCTCTGACATACCTAAAGAGATGGTCAAAGGAATATCAGAGACATTTGTCTACTTGAATACCAAAAATTTGTCTAAGAACATACTGATGTTTGGTCCTATGATGGAGGATTACTATAGTGGAATGAAGATGTTGTTTGATGTTTATGATGAGGCTCCAAAAGATACTTCTAAATATGATAATGTCATAAATGCAGTAAAGGGTATCAATGTAGAAATAAGTAAAGTAAAGAATACATCCCAGTTTAGAACAGAAACTCAAGATGTATCTAAGTTTACTAGATCTATAAATACTTTGGATGTGGCTAAAGCTCAAACAATGACTAATCTCATAACTGCATTAGACCAAATGGCAAGAAGATTAGGTGGTCTTGACAAATTAACAAATACTTTGGCAAATAAGTTAGCTGTTGTATTGGATAAGCTTGTAAGAGAACTTAAGATATCTGCTAAGACTATAAATCAAGCTGATGAAATGCAGAAGAAACGTCATGCTGCTATAAAGGATTCTATTTCTAAGATAAGTACATTGTTAAATAAACCAGTAGAAGTAAATGTAAAGCAAGTACAGGATACAGAAAATTCAACTATGCAATATGGTGACACTTCTACTCCTGGACAAAACAGTGCTGAAAGAGATGAAACCCCAGCAGGAGGTAATCCATTAAATAGTCAAACTCAACAATCTAAAGAATAAAAATATTCATATATTATAGAATATGTTTTCATTACCAGGAAAGAGAGATGGGTTCAGATTGATATTACCAGATGAATTCATTCCAGATGAGATACAAGAAAAATATACTAAGATATTGCAAGATTCACATAGTTTCATAACTAAACCAATAGAATTCTTGAATGAGACAATACAGAAAGTAGAAGTACTTGGATTCTCATCTGGTACTGTAGCTCAACAGCAAACTAATCATGGAAATCCAGTAAGGCTTCCAGGAAGAACTGAACAAAATTGGATGCAAGGAGGTGCTAGTGATGTAAATTACAGAAGTGTTGCTAGTCCAGCAGCTTTAGTGGACCATACATTGAACATAGATTTCAGGCATACTTTAGGATATGTAAATTATTTCTTATTATTTGAAAGCTTTTGCTATCAATACTGTAGAGATACAGAAAATTTAGATAAGAATCTTGACTACACCTTTAATGTTGATCTGTTAAATGAAAATGGATGTGTATATTCTAGAATTGTATTAGATCACCCAGTTATAGATGGAGTAGATATGCTGCAATTTGACTATACTCAACCATTAGCACAATCTGCTACATTCAGATGTGTATTCAAATATTCTAACTTTGACTATCAGTTCATTCAAACTGATGCTAACAACAGATTTGAAGAAGAACAACCATTTGACAAACCTATAGAGGAAAGTGTAATCATTAAAAAGAAAGATGATACAGGGTTTAAGAATTACCCTTATTCTAAGGTATCAGTACATGGTAATACAACAGATAATCTTGATTTGAATCATGACCCAGAATTAAATGATGATTGTGGGCCATCTGATAATTCTAAAACTTATATTGATTATGATGGTTCACCAATAAAATAACAGGGTTCCCCTGTTAAGCGCCTGGGTCACACAGGGAGCGGATAATTGTTTATAAGTATAATTTATAACCTACTATATTATAAACGTTCCTGTGTGACTTTTTGTTTAAATAGAATTTGAAATTTTTAAAAATCATTTCTATAATATATTTGAACAATTTAAATAAGAAATAACATGAAACGTGAGGATCGAAAGAAGTTTGAAAACGTCAGTTTGTTTACATTTGATGAAATGTTGAATGGAAAATTAGATAGATGGGAATCTTGCACATTGAATGGAAGAAACAGTCCAGCATTAGTATATTCTTTAGTAATTGATATGTTCAGATATATTGGAGATACAAGACCTGAAGAACAATTGCTTAATGAATGTAAAACCGATAGAGATTGGTTCCAGAAACATACTTGGACTACAATTCAACATAACAAATGGAGAGAAGAACATCTTATCCCTGTAATTATGAAAAGAATGAGATTGCCAAAGTATCGTGCAGAACGAGAGAGTTCTTGGTTTATGTTGCAGTGGTCATTCAAAATTGAAGACTAAGATTAAATTAACATTTTTTAATTTGAAATTCATGAAATCAATTTATATATTTGCACATTTTTATTTATAAGTAAATATGTAAATTGATTTCATGAATGTTTTTATAGGAATTGATCCATCAATCAACAGTACTGGTATGGCAATAAGAACTGATACTGGCTACTGTAGATTTTTCATAATAAAAGGAGATAAGCTTACAAAGAAAGAAAAGAATGCTCAATTAGATAATTCTGAAATTTTTGAATACTGTTTATATCAAAAAGAAAATGTAAAAGATACAAACAATGCACATGAACGTGAACTAGCGAAAGCTCACAACTTGTCAACTATAGCTGATACAATATATAATATCATAGAAGAACTATTACAGCAATTCAGAAAAACCAGTTCTATTGATTCAGTAACAATATGTATGGAAGGCATATCTTATGGTTCCATTCATAGTGCTGCAGTAATGGATCTTGCTGGATTGAACTATCTGATAAGAGACAGATTGCATCATCATACGGTTGTTGGTACTCTTCTTGTAACACCACCTGCAGAAATAAAGAGATTTTATACTGGGTCTGGCAATGCAAATAAGGGCTTAATGATTTCAACATTCAAAGGTTCATTTCCTGATTTTGAATTACCAAAGATAGACGATATTTGTGACAGTGAGGCAATGGCAAAATATGCAAGAAATTGGTTTGAAAAGAATCAGTAATGTTTCTATCTTAATAACATGATAAATGAGATAGAATATAATATAGAAAATATAGCAAAAGAAGTACTTGGTGATGATTTTAAGTTTAGAGAGAATCAACTTGAAATTATTGCAAAGATAGTACGTAATTGCATAGACGAGAAAAGTAATCACCAGACTCATTTGGTTCAAGCACCTACTGGTACTGGTAAGTCAATAATCTTAATAATATCTGCATTAGTACTTGCAGAATGTTACAACAAGAAGAGTTTTCTTCTCTGTTCTGATCTTTCTTTGTGGAAGCAATATGATGACTTTATTGATTCACATAAAAAGCTGAAATATAAGATTGGAAGAATAAAAGGATCTGCAAATTATGTTTGTCAGAAAAACAACAAAGAAGTCAATAAAGGAGAATGCAAGATAGCTAAGGTTTCTTGGAAAACTTTGATTAATCCAGAATTAGCTGATGATTGCGGATATGATTGTGCAAGATGGTGCCCTTACATTAAAGCAAGAAAGCAAGCTATGCGATCTGATATTACTATCATGACGTATCAGATGTATTTCAGAGCAGTAGCTGGTCATATAGAAGTAAATCCAAATGCTTGGTATGTTCGTCCTATTGTATTTTGTGATGAGTGCCATAATATTCCTAATTTGCTTCAAGGTTCATATTGTCCACAATTGAAAGATACAAATCTTTCTAAGTTGTTGCACATATATGATTATGCAATAAGTTTGAACAATGATATGTTTGCTGATGAATGGCAAGAAGAATTGTCAAGTCTTTCAACAGATATTTCTTGTTCACATAATCAGTTGAAGGATAATCTTGAAGCTTTATTCAATTCTATATATGAATGTAATGACAATACTGTTCTTGACAGAATAAAAGAATATGCTTATAAGATTAGTATGTTCAATGGTGTTGTAGATAAGATAATGGAAAAACTTTCTGCAAACATCAAAGGAAAGGGTTATGTTTCAAGTACAGAATATGAAGTATATGAAGAATGTGAATGGCAAAAGAGGCATGAAACTATGCTTAAAAATTACTTCAATATTGTTGCTGTAGAAGAAAATAAGGATTATGTTGTTGTAACACCAAATGAACATACTATAGAAATGTTCAACCATAAAACTGGAAAGGTTGCTAAAAAGAAGGAAAAGACTATCGATTTACAATGTGCAAAAGAAGATTATATTGCACAAGCATTTTTGTTACAAGGGCCAGAACATGTTGTTATGACTTCTGCAACTATAGGAAATATGGGTAGTTTTTCTGAAAACCTTGGTATTGTTGATCCATTAGAGGATAATCTTCCATCATTGTTTGATTTTACGAACAGTCCTATATATGTTCTTTCAAGATGGAAAATGAGTCAGAAATTCAAAGATGAAAGTTTTCCACATGTACAAGCTGCTACTTATGAGCTTTGCAACAGATATAAGAATAAGAAAGGAATAATCCAGACTTGGACTTATGATCTTGCAAAGAAGATATATGAAGAAGCTCCACAAGAATTGAAGGATAGAATGCTTTTGTATAATGATGCAAAAGAAAAGAGAGATTTGATAGATTACCATAAGAATACCGATTCTGATACAATATTGGTTGGTCCAACATTGAATGAAGGTATTGATTTACCAGGAGATGAATGCAGATTCATCATTATGATTAAGATGCCATATCCATATCTTGGATCTAGACTAGTTCAACGTAAGAAAGATTTGTATGATGGGTGGTATCAAAATGAAACATTGCGAACTATTATTCAAAGTATTGGTAGAGGTGTAAGATATGATGGTGATTGGTGTCAAACCTATATCTTGGATGGCAGTTTTAACTTCTGGTTTTATCAGATGAAATCTTCAATCCCATTAGAAACACAAAAGAGATTCAAATTCTATAGTTAAAATATTCATGAAACTTACAACACTTGTAAAATTAAATGAAATGAAGGCAACTATGATATTTAATGATATTGTAGTTGAAGGAGATGAACAATCTCCATTACAAAAATTTTTCAATAAGCATGGTATTGTACCAGAAAAAATAAGTCCAGATTCTAAAGTAAATCAAATTGGATTTTCAGAAAAGGAACAAGCTTGGTATGGGTGGAGTCACCGAGCTATCTATGGATTCAAAATTGGAGCTAAAGCAGGTCCTGGTAAAGTTGGATATGAAACATTGAAACAAGAGAATGGACCATTAGAAGCAAAAACATTAGATGATTGTAAGAAGATGGCTATGGCTTTTGCTAAAGAAATATCATAGAAATTTTTGAAATTTCATATAAAAAATCTATATTTATTTTGTATATTATTTCATAAGTTAATTTTTAAAACAAAATAAATATGGATTTTTTGGATTTTATTAAAGAAAGTTCACCAAAGTTAAATAAGATTCTTGAAACAGAATATCAGAATTATCTGAATTTTCAGAAACCATTGGAATTCTTGAAGGTAGGACATATCTATGAATGCAATTCTATCAGGTATGGAGGTGGCGGTGGTAGATTCATTATTACTGCGGTTGCTCCATTCCTTAAGAAAGGTTGCAATATCTCAGATCCTGAACCTATATATCATATCATTTCATTGAATGAATTGGATGAATATGACCCAAGAGAAGATGATGTTCATTGGGAGACAATAGATAAGATTTATGAAATGGTCTTGACAGATGTTACAGATGAATATGAAGATAATGATAAGATATTCAATTGGATTCACCCAAAACCATTCTGGGAATTCTATTGGGATGTAGATAAGAAAAGGATATTCAAAGTGCATACATCAACTTGGTCTTATCCTGATGGATGGTGGAATGGTGACAGATACAAACCAAAGAGATGCCACAGAGCAGAATGTTATGTGCAACCATTATATGTAGATGAAGTAAACAATACAATTGAAGCAGAATGTTCTTATTCATTAATTAGATTAGGTGCAGACAATACATGTTGGTGTGTCGATACTGGAAAGAAAAGAATGGGTGGATATTGTGATGGAAGATTTGAAGGTAAGTTCAATAAGAGAAGTGCTTGTTCAAGAGTAATTGGAGTACCTTACTTCAGAATGCTTGATAAAGTGTTTAAGACAAAAGAAATTGAATATGTTACATCATTCAAACCTTATCCATTTACTTCATTGTCACTTTGATTCATTATATATAAAAACAAAAAGAAATGCAAAAGAAAGTATTATATATCTATGGTTATGGTAGTTCACCAGAATCAAGTACATGCAAATGGCTAAAGAATAATCTTCCAAATACAATTGTATATAGTTTTGGATATGTTCAGACAGATCCAGAAAATTCTATTCCGTATTTATGTTCTTTAGTAGAAGAATTAGATATCGATATTATGATTGGGTCAAGCCTTGGTGGGTGGTATGCTATGCATGTTGCAAGTATTTGTTCATTACCAAGTATTCTCATTAATCCTGTTACAGATTCTACTTTAGAGCAAGTTGTAAATTATGTTTCAAATCATGATAGTCATGTTGTACGGAAATTAGTAAAATATTCCAAAGAACATCCATTATTTGAAACAAAAGAACATTGGACTGGATATCGATGGGATAATGCAGAAAATGGATATTATTCTGTGTTAATTTGGAGTGATAATGATGAAGTTATTATTAATAGCAATGATATTTCAACAGAATTAAAAGAGAATTTCTTAACCAAGTGCATAGTAAGAAATGGTAAGCATCAACTTACAAATGAAGAAAAGGAGAAGTATATTATTCCTTATTACAATAAATTAGTAAATGAAATTATTCCAAAAGTGAATAATTTTTATAAAAATACAATGATAATGCCATGATTAAGCTGTCAGAATATGTGAATGAACATTTCGTAAATGGCACAAACAAAACACAAATAAAAGAATTGTTAGACAAATACTATCCTCAAATAAAAGAAGTGATAGATGATGGATATAGAGATATTGGTGGTGCTATAGGATTTGGTGATAAAGAAAGTATATTGAATGAATCAGATTTTTGTAAATTATACAGAGATAAAGAGGGAAACATTTTAGCTGTATCATTCTATGCAGATAAAAGACATCCTAATCGCCACCAATTATGGCTTAAAGATGATAGAAAACAGAACAGAGGAAGAAAGATATGTTGTTGTGCTGCTAGAAAAGGATATTCTGAATACTTGAAGAAAATATTGGTTGAAGATTTTAAAATCACAAATAGAAATGTATGGGGTGAATTCTCATCAAAAGCAGCGACATTTGCAATGAAATGTGGAGCATTGCCTATTCCAGTAAATGCAGCACAATCAATACTTTCTGATAAGATATTTTCTGATAAGAAGGATGATGGATATTTCTATACAAGAGAAATAGGTGATGAGAAACAAAAGCATACAAAAATTCTTATGGGAAATCATCTTTTCTATAGTCATAATATTGATGAGAAGCTTACTGAAGAAGAAATTCAGAAGTTTAAAGAATTGGCAAAGAAATATGAAGTAGAAGATAAGGAACTAAACCATATTTAATATGACAGAAAAACAATTGAGATATACTCCTACATTATTTATATTGATAATGGGAGCTAATGCTGAAATTTGTAAAGATTTTACATTTGAAGATGAGTTTAATTTAGCATTAGAAACATGGGCTAAAGAGCTTCCAGAGAATGTTAGTATTGTGTATTATGATGGTGGAGCTTATATGAAATCTGAGTTCAAACAATATAAAGATCATGAAAATGTTTGGTATTTGCATCTTGCTTGTGAAGATGATATGCAATATACATTTAAGAAAACTTGGATGGCATATAGTTTTATTGCTGATAGGTATTCTCCAGATTGGATATTCAGAACTAATACAAGCACTTATGTGAATATCAGAGTTTTAAATGATTTCATAATGAAATATGCTGATCCAAAAATTACTTATGGGTCTGATTTGTATTCTCTATCTGAAGCTTGTTGTCCTTATCCACTTTGCATATATCCAAGAGGAAATGGAATTCTTACAAGTAAGGAAGTATATGATAAAGCAATTATAAAGAATGGTATTTCTTTTTCTTATCAGACTATTTGCGATGATATCGTATTTGGAAATCTGATCAACACTTACAACATCAATGAAGGTAGAAAATATATTGACTATATTGGTGGATTACCACATGCATGGTATAAGTGTGTAGACCAAATATTTGACAATGGTCATAAATGGAGTAAATATGGTGATTATAATTTGAATTATAATGACTTTGTAACTATTACTGTCAAGAAATATCGAGAAAGAGAGAAGGAAAAAGAACATTATCTTGAACTCCATAAAGAGATAAAATCAGATCATTTGATGAATATTGTAGAACCAATATGGACAAATGAAATGCTTGAATACACTAAGTCACCTAGTATTTTTATAGGTTCTATTATTAATTATATAAACCTAGAAGAATGGAAAAATTTTGATAAAAATAAATTATTCTTAATGGAAATTTGTAATAAAGCTTCTGATGATGCTGAACATTACAAATATAAAGAAATCCAAGGATACAATTTTTTCTAAAATTTTTGAAATAAACAATAAAAGTTCTATATTCATAATGTTAATGAATGTAGAACTTTAATTTTTTATAAGTATGAATATTTTAAATGTAGATAAAATTTTCACTGATGCAGTAAATTCAAATATTGGACGTGCTGTTACTATAAAGAGAGTAAATGAAGAATGGAATGGTAAGGAGTTCATTGGTAATGATGTTACTGGTATTTTAGAAGGATGTGAAACTTATACAGATTATGTAAATGATGGTTCAATATCATTCTATTTGAAGGTAGATGGAAATACTTATAATGTAACAGATAGAGATTTTTATTTTGTATAAGTAATTATAGAGAAGTAAAAATATGAAGAATTGTACAGAATTAGATAAATTTAATTTGGAATTAGTATTGCAAGCAATTTTATGGTATGGCACAGGTTATCATAGTCGTAATACTACCATCAAGATTGATTTGCTAAAGGATATTTTTGAAATAACTACAGCAGAAGATTTACAGAAGCTATATAATTTGTTAGGTGATAAGTCGAATAGAATTTATGGTGTATGTTTTGCAGATGGTACAGTAGAAATGTATCCTATTAATGAATGTCCTATCTATTTTCTTTCACATGATCCGGCATTGACTAATCGTTCTATCATATATTCTTTTAAGGATGATCTTGATGATGCAGGTATTTTTGTTACAGAATTCTTTACGGATTTACGAGATTGCCTATAAATTCTCCAGGGAAGCGCCTGGGTCACACAGGGAGCGGAAGAATATGTTTCAGTATATTCTATCAGCTAAGACAATTTTAACGTCCTTGGCACAATAATTTAAGTTCTTGAACAGAACTATGAAAACAAAAAAGAGAACCTTCAATTGAAAGTTCTCTTTTCTTTTATATTATTTATCCTCTTATTTATTTTCAAGCATTGCAAGTTCTTTACTTAATGAAGAAAGAATAGCAATTTTTGTAGGATCATTCTTATAAGATTCTGCAAGTTGCTGTATCTTCATACGGCGAGATTCAATCTTTGCATCTTTATTTGCTTGCAGTTGTTCATGTATCTGTGCATAAGAATCAGGGTCTTCTTTCTTCAAATCTTCATCAATACGAGCTTGGTAGTTTTCACGAAGATTTATGTTAGTCAAAGACTTGATTTGATCTAATGCTTCATGCATGTATTCAAAATTCTGGCATTCATTACACTTTACTTGTGCACTACGATTCCAAGTCAGTGTAACATTCTCTTTACCTTCTACAATTGTAGCAATACTACCATCTGCACATTCAAGAACTTTAGCTGTATCTACTTCACAAATGTTATTCATACCTTCTTGTACAGTAGCTACATTTGCTACAATATTCATGAAGTTAGTCTTTGTTCCACCAAACATAGTAGTAGAAAGGTTGTCACAATAAACTTTAAAGTCTACTGTATTGTTGAATGATTCATCTACAATACCATCCTTCTTAAGTTGAATACCAGATTCAGCAAGAACAAAAGTAAATGGCTTTTCACCAAAGTTAGGAGTCCAAGTAAATACAAGACTTTCATCTACCTTTTCAAAGTTAGGAAGAAGATAGTTGATAGTATTGAAAGTCTGATCTTCACACATCTTATTCTCTACTTTACCTTCTTTGATACAATAAGTAAGTCCATTTACACAGAACCAAGTTTCATCTTCATTCACAATAGCATAAGACAATGGATTGATCAGAGAATACTGTTGTGTACGTACTTCATCAACATGCATTGTACCATATACTTCTTTACAAATGTTTCTGAATTCTGGAATGTACTGGATGGATTTTAATGCTCCGGCCTTAATATACTGTACTACTTCTGATTCATTCATTTCAAGAAGCTTTTCTGCTGTCTTACAACCTTCCTTAGCAATATAACCATAAGGATCATTAGAATTTTCAATGATCTCACATGCACTTGCAATCTTCCAACTTATCTTGTTTTCTGTTACATACTTCAGAACGGACTCTAAAATAGAAGCAATGCCATTGTCATACTTGTGGTTGCATGCTTCAGATATGAAACCATTGACAAGGCCGTAGCTTGCTGGATTTGTGTAAAGATAGCCACGATAAGATTTCAAGAATTCCTTACCTGACTCGGTAATAGCCTCTGTCATATTGAGCTTTTCAGCAAATTGAAGGCCTTTAATCAAATTTAGATTCATTTTAGTTTTTGGTATAATTTATTTATGACTAGGTTCGGATGAAACCGAAACACTTAATTTCTATTTTATTAAAGTACAAGATTTAATTCTTAGTTGTTTAAAAATAAAATAATTTATGATAAATTTCAATTTCATAATTGATTGCTTAGCTTCATTAAATACTATGAGGAATGATGTTGGGTCTATGAAAAACATCAATATTCTTTCTGATATGATTAAAGAAGCTATATTGGACAATCAAACAATATATATTACAGGAATAGGTAAGCCAGGATATATAGCTCAAAAGAATGCTGCCACATTGAAATCAATAATGGTTGATGGACAATTCATAGATGCGTGCTTAGCAGGACATGGAGATTTAGGACCTATTTCAACTGACAAACCATCTTTGTTGATTGCTATGTCAAAATCTGGATGTTCAAATGAACTTTATGTGTTGTTCAAATACATGAAACAATTGCGACCAAAATGTAAAATTGCAATGATTTGCATGTCAAATGAAATGCAATTGAATAAAGTAAGGTCATGTAAAGATATTGATTTTATTTGCCATATAAAGACAGATCCAGGAGAGTTGGATGGATTTGGAATTGTACCGGCTACATCAAATATAATATTTGAAGCAGTAATGTCCACAGCTATATCTGGGGCATTCAATTCAGAAGAGCTTGGTATGGTAAACATGTGTGAAAGATTGCAAAAGAGTCATCCATCAGGAACATTGCAATCAAAAGTTACTAATCTTTTGAATACTTTAAGAAATTAATCTATATTAATATTGTCTATATTAGTATTGATTTAAAATTGATGAAAATGAAAAAGAATTGTTTATTTGTTGTTCAGTCACATTATCCAGAAAGCCATTATATGGAGCTTAACTTAGAGTTAGTTTTTCCATTCTATTTGGTTACAGATGGAGAAAAAACTATAATTGAGAGAAAGATTGATGAGTTGCTTAATAAATATGATGGGGATATTTATGTTTATGAGGCATTTCATGAATATGCCGAGTTGCTAAATTCATTTCTTTGCCACAATAGAGAATCTTATGATAGAGTGCATGTAATTTCCGAAATTGATCGAATGGGTGATTTGACAAAAACTTTTTCTATTGAATGTTGGGATAAAGGTATCAGAGAAGAATTTGACCAAAAGAAATATCTTAGGGATTTGTCAACTAAAAATACATGCAGATATTTCAATCAGATTAAAATTGAAGATGATAAAGTAATTAAGATTGCAAAGACAGAAGATGCTATCAAATTACAAAAAATTGAAAATGATTTCTACGACAAATATAGCAATATACCATGTTTGTGCGGAAAACAAGGATATGATGAAAATAAACATGAATTGATTTTGAATAAAATCGACGGAGTAACAGCTCAAGAATGGTATTATAAAAATGGTGATTTTAAGAAATTGATTTCTAATGTAATCAAAGCTTTACATACCATTAATGATGTTGATATAGATGTAGATGATGAAGATGAAGATATCAGAAGAGCATTCTACAATGAATTGATTGGAAAGGTATATACTAGGGTAAATCCATGTAAGAAATTGATTGATTATTTCATTGAAGAAACAGAAGTAAGGTGTATTGATTACATGCCAATTACAACACATTTTAATGTATTGATGGATGCATTAAAGAAATGGTATGAAAATAATGAAATCAATTTCAATGCATGTCTTTGTCATGGTGACCCAAATACAGATAATACAATGATTGATAAAGATGGTAATGTAATCTTTATTGATCCTCGTGGATATTTTGGGAATCTTAAGACAATTGGATTAGGAATGGCAGAATATGATATTGCAAAATTCTGCTATGGACTTAATGGATATTCAAGATTCAACAGTGCTCCTTATGTCACAATTGAAGAAATTGATTATTCTGATGGTATGAATCTTAAATTAGAATATCCATCTGGTGATTTTTCTTCAATTACACAAATTGATTTGGATGATATGCCAATTGATACAAATATAAAGATTATCGTTGGTATTATTTGGATGAAATTGACTTCATATATTATAAATGATCCAATGAAGAGTGTAATTGCTTATCTTTATGGAAATGCAATTTGTACAAAATATTTAAAGGAATTAAAATATCTAAAGTAATGAACATCACTTGGTTCTGTTCAAGAAATAAAGTTAAAATAAAAATTGGGATATCAAATACTGTATCCCAATTTTGCTCCAACTGCTGTTAAAATTAATCGACTTGTCATTAAACTACCTAATGGACCCTTCAAATCAATTCCAAGAACATTAGCAACAGCTTTCATTATTGTAGGGCCAACAGTAAAAGCTGCAGCACCAGCAAATAAACCAGTAAAAAGTCCTTCTTCTATTGGTTTACCTTGTTCTTTAGATTCTTGAAGTGACTTAATGATGTCATCATAAACTTGAGATTCATTTATAGGTTTCTCAAGATACTCATTTATTTGTTTCATTGGATCACCTTAATTAATCTGAAATTATATCATTTGTTGTTTTCTTTTTCTTAGAATCTTCTGTTACCATTCCTTCACAATAAGTATGAATATGGTTAGTTTGATTACATGGTACCTCCGTTATTACTGTTTCCATTGTCTTTATTGTCATTATTTTTGTTTTCTTCAGAATTACCTGATTTAGCTTCAGCCTTCATAGATTTGATAATATCCGCAATTTTTGGACCTTTTGTCTTGGACCAACCAGATGATTGATATCCATAAGGTTTCAAATTATCTAACAAGAAACTGAAATCAGATGAAAATTCTGTTATCAAAACTTTACAAGTTGAATCAAGTTGCTTAGTTAATGTGGCAACCTTTGCTTGTGTATTAGCAAGACATCCAGCCACAGTAGTTGGTATCAAGAAACCTCCATCAAAGAAACTGTCTTTTGCTTCTTCTTGACCAGACATTACTTTAATCCATCCTTTAACTGTTGTTTCAAAAGCTGGCCATTGCTTGAATGTACCGGCATCACCCTTTACTGATTTATCTTTATTATCTTGCTGATCTTGGTCGTTATTCTGATCATTATTCTGACCATTATTTTGATTGTTATTTTGCTGATCTTCTGCTTCCAAAATCAAATCACTTAAGCTTTTCATCTTTTAATTTTCTATAAGTTTGGAAAGTTGGCAATGTACCGGTACATTGCCAACTCTATAGATTTAGAATTTCTTACCTCCTCGTATTGCTGAATTCCTCATCTGCTCTGCAATCATCTTTTCAGCAAGTTGTAATGCTTCATCATCTTCGGCATTCTCATAAATTCTTGCGCAAGTAATAAATGATCTACAACTAACTTCAATAGGTTTTCCTTCTTCAACTAATTTTTCAAGATAATTCATAGCTTTAGCTTTTGATGACATTGAAAGATGATTAGATTCAATATTTGGCATAATACCACGAATTATTTCAAGCAAATCCTTAGTAGAGAAATCAAGTGATTGTGTAAATGCTCTATTTCGTAATGCTGTATCAATTTGTCCAACACTATAGTTTGTAATGACAATCATACCGCATTTATTGTAATGTGATTTAGGGACTGGAACACCTTCATCATCTTTAAGTTCACCGGAAACTTTATATGATACAAGACGACCTTCATCATCTGCTGTTGAATCAAGGGCCGCCTTAAGAATATTGATACAATCTTCTGGTGCTTTTGGACCTACCAATGAATCAGCATCATCAACTAAAACAATATCACCCTTACCTTTATTGTTATAAAGTGTTAAATAAAGCTGTCTAGGTGTACATTTACCTTTTACAGTATTATCGGCAGTCATAGTATATCCTGCTGCCTTCAATTGTTGCTTTACACGGAAAGTCTTACCGATACCAGGAGCACCACAAAGAATTACAGCAGGTTGAATTCCTTTAATAACCATCTTTATATATAACTGCATTTCCTTAAATGCTGTCTTAGGATCTGACTTAGCAGTTTCAATCTTCTTTTCTGCTTCTGCAGCACCGGCAATAGTAGATGATACTGAAACATTTTTCTTTACAGAGCATTCAAGATCATCTAAAGATGTTGCACCACCTTTAATAGCATTCAATATCTGACGATATTCTTTATAAAGAGCTTTACCAAGATCTGGGTCAGTATTTGTTTTCATTTGGGCATATACTTCTTTCTTACGATCTTCAAGTTCTGTTTCATTGATCCACTGATAAGATTCTCCAATCTTCTTATATTTATGACCAAGATTTAAATGGTACTTTTCAATAACCTTATCTTCAGAAATTCCTTCATAAATATGATATTTCTGGGCACCAAAATACATGTCACAAGAAATACATTCATTCTTGGTATCATATACTTTACGTCCAAGCTTTACTGCTTCTTCTGATGAAATATCAAACTTACCACTATTTATTACATTTGCAATTACTGGAATATAATAAACAATACTAGCACCCATCATTTTGATTTCCAGTTGTGCTTTAATTGGTTTATTGTCATCACCACCAAAAAATAATGAAGCAGTATTTGTTTGATTGAAGAAAGCAACTGAATAAGGTACCATAGATTGGCCGCTCTTCAAGAAGTTGATACTGAATGATGATTTTGGAATGCTTCCACCCTTATCTGATACAATATACATTACAGAGCTGCAATCATTACCATCTACTTTCAAATCAGATACACCTAAAGACCATACATGTCCTATGGTAATTTCTTTCTTCAATATGTTGAGAATTGTCTTCTTTGCTTTATTATAATCTTTCTCTTTAAATGCCTCATTCATCCATTGAGAAGATTCTTCTAATAATGTTTTCTTATTTACAAAATCTAAAAATGACATATCTTATTTTACGTAATTTGATTTTTTATCTTTAACAATTTCATAATTGTTTCCTTTTTCTGCATCTGACACAGCCTTTTTAGCTTGACCTTCAGTGTCACAAACCGTGATGATGGTACCATCATCTTTGTCTTTTACAACGAATACTTCAGCTTCTTCTTCAAAAACTAAAGCATCATTTAATGACTCTAATAAACTTTTCATTTTATTTATTCTAAAGATATCTTTATAGATAAAAATATTGATTTATTTAATAGCACCACTATCAAATTTTCCATTTTTCATTCTATTTAAAGCAGAACCTTCTTTATCTGGATAACTGCTTGGTTTAGAACCCTTTTCTTGCCCAGCTTTATCAGTTTGTGGCATTTCACCTCTAGAAGGAGCATTATCTTCTGGGTAATTATTTATCTTTACATTCCAAATATTGTCACAAATAACTTGCAAAGCTTTCTTTCTTATATCTTCACCTTTATCTGTATCAATATTCATTTTCTGTAAGAATATCTTAGCTGGTTCTTCTTGTAATTTATCATCCACATAATCATGAATCTTTTCTCTATCCCATTCTTTATCATATAAGTTAGGACCATTTGTCTTTCCTGATGGTATTTCAGGATCTTCATCTCTAGCTGCTATAGCTGCAGCAATATTACCTTGTACAGCTTTCAACATCTGGATAGGACTTATATCGGCATCATAATCAAAGCATACCATTTCACCTTCTGGATTAATCATAGCACACTCTGACCAACGATGATGTCCATCTATTACATAATTACCTCTAAATGTTACTAATGGCATGCCAGCAGTAATGATTTCATCTTTAAACAAATCTTTCATGTTGTCAGGATTAGTAAGACTATGTTTTACAGATTTGTCAACATCTATTTCATTTTGTGTTGGTCTCAATTTCAATGGTTTGATAAGCTTTACTTTAAATACAAACTTTGTATCTCCTAAATCTCCACCAAAACCATCCTCAAGCAAAGTCTTTGCTTTGGGGTCATCAAGCATTTTGTTAAGTATCTTTACATAATCAGGATATTTCTTTCCCTTAAGCCACTTTTCTAATTCTTCTTTACGTTCTTTATTAGAATGTGTTGTTCTTGCATTTTCAAATATGTAATCTTCTAATCCTACCATTTTATTTACCTATCAAATCTGATTTTGTCTTTTCTGCCCAATATTCAGAATTGTCATATATTTTCTTTATGAATTTTTTATTTCCTAAATATTCAAACAGTTCATAATTAAAATATAGATAATGATCTTTATCATTTAATTTTTCTGATTGGAATCTTATGGCACATATATTTTCACTAAGCTTATCTACTGTTGCAAGTATGTATATCTTTTCTGTATTTCCATCTTCATAAGAATACCTATATGAATAATGTCCCAATTTATTCATATCATGTTTCTTACATCCATAAAATATGATATCAAGCAGATTAGAAGGTACTTTCTTATTGATTAATGGGAAACTTACTTTATATATCAATGGATCTAGATAAATAGACTTCAATTCTTCCACTTTAGAATTTACTATTGTCTTATCTTCTGATCCTAAAATATCTTCAGATAACCCTTTTAAAGTATCTATTACTGGTATACCTAATGGCTTATAAAATTCAATCAGATTTTTCCAATTTACAACATAAGTAATATCTAATCTTTTTATTTGCTTAGTATATCTTTCAAAATAATCATTTTCAAATATCTTTTCAGAAACTTCTAATTCTATCAAAAGATCATTATTCTTAAGATATTCTATCTGTTCTTTCCAGTAATTATCTATATTATCTAAATCTCCTACAAACAACAGATATCCATCAAGTTCTCTAAGTTCATCAGTTAACCAATAACAGCAATCTTTAGCTGCTCTACTCAATAATGAATATTCTACTTCATTTATTGATTTATAACATAAATGTATAGCTGTAATGTCTATATTGGAAGTATTTTGATCTGAAGAAATATTGTTATTTTCATCATTTATTCTTTTCCATACATCCCTATTTACTAAAACTGGGGATGATTTTTTCAGTTCTTCTACTGTCATAGCATTTCATATTCATATATTTTATAAGAAGAAGAACTGTATTGGTTCTACTTGCTGTTGAGTCATATCATCATAAGTCATAGTACATTTATGGATGATTGGCATTTCTAAATTTGTTTTAAGTCTTATATTTCCAACTTCATCTAATCCAATCATATCTGACTTATCATATATTGTTCTTATATCAACATAACTTAAATCTTTAGATGATGTAAAATGAAGTTCCTTCTTATTCCAATAACCCTTGTATCTAGCTATCTCATCTGCTTCTGATATGAAATCTAAATCAAAACTAAGTAATCCTGTGGTATTTTCTATAACATACGATATCAATTCAGATTTACTTATAAATAATGTATCAGTAGGTAATGACATGAAGTAATTAGATATTACATTAGTTATGCTATTTTTTATAGAATCTTTTATTGTAGATGTCGATAGCTTTATATAACACATGATAGAATATCTTCTTATTATTGGATCTACAAAAGTAAGGGAAGTACCAACAAAAGCCTTATTTGATTGTTCTAAAGCCTGAATAATCATAGATTTTTGATTATCAGTCAATAACATAGATTCTTTACTTAATTTCAAATAATCACTTGGGGTGGATAAATGATCTTTAAATTTAGAAAATGCAATACAAGTTATCTTTGTAGAATTTCTAGATGACATCAAATTGAATTGTCCAACAAATGAAAATCTCTTTAAGAACATTTTGAAATTGTCTTCACTTGCTAATACTAAAGATCGAGAATTCATACCAACTAATTCTTTTACATTTGCGATAGTATCGGCATCTGTACCTCCACATATATAGCTTGTTATTGTGATATTTAGCAAATCATTAGCTTCTACTAAATCTCCAATAGAATTTCTTATGGAAGATTTGAATTTTAAAGTAACATCATCTGATGGTGAAATATTTCCAAGACTTCCATCATGTGATATGTATTTTACAGTTATTTGGTCTCCTTCATTCAAATTGTGACCATGATATCCATTACCAAACATAACAGAGAAACCTCCATCATATCCATTCTTTACTACACAGCTATGTTCATCTTCTATCATATCATACAAACAACTTGATATTGACCATCTTTCTCCATTCACATATACTTTCATGTGATTGATATCATACAAGCTATTTACTTCTGCCTCTATTGTTTCCAATGGTTCTCCTTTAGCTGTAGCTGTTGCTCTTTTCCAAGTACCTTGTAAAATAGATATGGAATGTGTTACTAATGGCTTGCTCATATCTATTACTATAGAATCAACTGGTAAATCAACTGAATATGTTACACCGGTTGACTCATTCATCAACTGACATTCATCTTCTATAACTATCTTATCTGTTGAATTAGATATCTTATTAGAAATAAGCACAGTACCTGAAGCTGAAGCGCCATAATATGCATCATATCCGCTTATCTTTGCTAAACTATATATTGATTTCTTTCTAGTAGCAGTAAATATATTCTGTTCTGTCATAGCATCTTCTATGTAGAACATCATATTTTGCATGACACCCTTTATTCCTTCTAATACGGATCCAAATATTGATGATTGAGAATATGCTTGTCCTAAACCACCAAATGATTTGTTGAGAAAATCCTGCATGGTTTCAGAAAAATTCTCATAAGATGTCTTTAATATTTCAAATAGTCTCATTTATCTGTATTGATATTTCTTTTCTTTAACTAGATTACCAGTATTTGGTGCTTTTAAACCTATCTTAACCTCATATATGTCTCGCAAAGATCCTTTTATGACGTTTACTTCTATGCTTACATTCAACTTATTGCACCAATAGGTATTTTCTATTATCTTTCGTTGTATGTATGATTGTACTTCCATAGGAGATGGAGTCATTTGCCATAAGAACTGTTCCATGTTTACCCCGAATCCTGGGTTTCCTAAAACTTGAGTACAATTAGTTCCAAGCAACAAATCTAATTCTTGTATGGCAGCATCATAAGGGGATTCTATTACTTTGCTATTATCTAATGCAAGATCTATTTCCATTCTTATTCTATAGTATAATTTCCAGTAGATATGTATTCATTTTCAGAAGTCAGAATATCATATTTTCCAGTTGCTTCATTTATAAGCTTAGAATTTATATTGAATATTACAAATGAAGATGTTCTTGAACTTTCATGCCACTTGTTTTCTCCTATTGACAATATGAATTCATCTACTTTGTTTACATAAGAAGATAATGATATTCCAATGTTTTGTGCCATGTTTGAACGCAATACTATATTCTGCAACTCTTGAACTTTAAAGAATATTGGTTTGTAAATTATTCTTGGTTGAACAGAATTCTTTTGTATTTGCTGTTTGTCATCATTACTCTTTACTATACGGCAATTCATATTGCTTATGAAGTTGAAATTCTCTTTATTCATATCATCAATATCTGTTTCTTTTTTCTTTATAGACAATCTAGTATACTGTTGTTCATTTATTGTATATTTCAATTTGTCTTTGGTAAATAATACAGTAGGAGAAGAACAGTTCTTACCAATAGCTCTGTCTTCCATTATGAGTCTTACATAAACATTATCTGGTACTTGTGACCATTTAGAAAATAGGTCTTTCATAGGAAACAAAAAGTCATCAACCCTATCAGAATATGATATTTCTTCATGTATTATGTTTTTTGACAGATAGTCAGAAGAAACAATACATGTATATTTTACCATTTCTAAGCTATCACCTAAAATTTCTTTCAAATCTTCATAATCTTTAGCCTTTTCTGATAATAGCTTATATTTAGAAAAATCAGTACTATATATTCTTTGCCAAGCAGATTCTATAGAAGAAAATGATTCTGGATAGCAAAATCTACCAACTACTGATATTGTACCATCTATAAATTCAAATGATGCTTTTATTGACATTTTAAAGTCGTCGACAAAATAACAAGAAGCCGGTTTAGCATATTTGTTTATAGTGAATATTCCATTATCTGATATTGATTTCCATGGATATAAAGTCATGTTTAATGAAATCATTTCAGGAATAGAATATGGATTTTCAACGTATTCTTTCATTTCTGTTCCATCATCTTCCTTATGATATTTCCAATAATGCAACAGTAAGTTCATATCTGCTAATTGTATGCATCCATTTTTTGGATTTTCTAATTCCCTATATACCTGGTAATCCGTATCTTTATGAATGGTTCTATTTAAAGCATTAGTTTCTTCAGCATATTTTATCTTATCTTGTGAATATTCATTTCTGAATATCAATGATGGTTCTTCTATATATGTAGAACCATATAAAACATCTCTAAAGTCAGGAATTTCTATTTCAAAATACTCATTGTATATATCCTGATTTAATCGTCTTTCTTTACCAGTATGTTTATCCTCACATTTTATCATATCACAGTACCAATGGATATGTAAAGAGTTTACCCAGCTATCAACATACAATATCATGTTACGATTCAAATCAGTTGTTGGATGCCATATTCTAAGCTTTATTGTTTTAACATTCTTTATATATAGATCTTCATCAAGCAATCTGTTGTATGAATATCCACCCAATGTAGAATCATGTTCTGGAATTGAGTATTCATGTTTAATAGATTCAGAAAATGCATCTGAATTTGTTGACATCAACGGAATTCCTGTTGTATTAGTAGATGGCCATATTTTAGGGGTACCCCTATCTATTGGAGCTAAGTATATATCTGTATCTATGGTCATATCATTTATGACATCAGTATTTCTGAATGCAACATATTGTTTAGTAGAAATTATATCAGAATCAATCATTTCTACTAAATATTTATCTCCATTTATTATGATTGTGTTGCTTTTCATGTAAGTTAGATATATGCTTAAGTAAAAATATCATCAATTGAATATCTTTTAAGAGTTCACCAGGAACAACAAAAAATGCTTTAGACATATAATTTATAGTCTAAAGCATTTTCCAATCCCTGACCGCCCCAGGCGCTATTCTAGGGAATCCATGATTATGAATCTATTGATACTACTAATGGGTCACCAATAGTAGATGGAGCAACAGTTATTTCATCTTCTGGTCTTGGCAATACACCTGAAGAAATGAGTTTTCTAACTAAATGATCTGTCTTTTCTCCTAAAGCATCTGTATCAATATTCTTTATTCTAAAGAAGTACTTGAAGTGTGAATAGTCAGATAGTTGTACTCCATAAAGATAAGAAGTATCAAACCATTTTCCTGCACCCGCATATATACCACAATGATTCAATATAGTAGATTCATTCTTTACACCTATATCACCAGGTTTAAGATCATCAACAGATATTCTTTCCCAATCATTATCACTGAATAAAGTGAAGAAGTCAACACACATGTTAGGTGTCTTTACATTCAATGCCTTCTTCATTACATATTTGATATATCCAGAACAATCCAATCCATATTCTGGTTTGTCTTTACCATGTATCTTATAGAAAAGACCTGGTTGCATAAGTAAGCAGTTGTACATTACTTCTTGTCTCTTACTAGATATAAGTGACCAGTCATGTTCCCAAAGTTCAAGAATAGTATTTTTGTCGTATGATGTAAAGCATCTGCCTTTGTCTTGGCCAAATTCAAAATCATCAGTATGGTAGATAGCATTCTTCTTCATGTATGCTTCTATCTTATCTATCACAATGTCAAACATATTATGCTTGATTTGTTGTGATATTCCTTGAACACCCGGACTTGAATTATATTCTATTACAAAGTCACCATCAGTACAAGCCATCAAGTCAATACCAACCCATCTGCATCCAGAAAGCTTAGCAACCTTCAATGCAATTTCTTTTTGCTTGTCTGTCATCTGGTATTCTTCTGTCTTAGCTCCTAATGAGACATTGCTTCTGAAGTCGCCACTTATCTTATCACGTTTCATACAAGCAAGTATCTCATAATTAGCACCATCAACGGAAAATGCATGTACACGAATGTCACCAGTATTCTCTTTATATTCTTGTATGATGAATTCTGCTTCTTTATCCACAGCAAACATAGCTTGCAGTATTCCTTCTATTTCATCATGATTGCAGATGAATACACCAATACCAAGACTACCATTCAGTATCTTTACTACGTATTGTCTGTTTTCTTTCAGTTCATTTATGTTCTCATTATCTTTATAGATAGAATCAAGCATCTTCCAGAAACTTTCTCTAGTATCGTGGCATTCTGTATTCAAGTCCTCCATCAATTCTCTTGTTATCAGTACATATCCTGGCTGTGGAATATTTTCTTTAGCCAATAAGTTAGATGCAAGATACTTGTCAGATGCCATGATGATTTCATCTATAGTATTCAGCATGAAGAAACCTTCATATTCAAATGCCCTCATCAACCCAATATAGTTTTTCTTATTGTCATCATTAGCTTGACCTTGGAATATGATAGTATCATGAATGTTAGAATGTTTCAATGAGAAATGCATGTCTGTTATATCATCATCTATAGATATGATATGATTAGAATAAGTAAATCGTACTGTTGCTTTGTTCAACCATACAAGATTCAGCTTTCTCTTATGACAGCAAATAGTCAAATAATCTTGATAAGACCAATCTTCTTCTTTTTCTTCTGCCGCTTCATCGTAACTCTTTACTTTCTTTTCTCCAACATAGAAGCATATTACATTCTTTATTTCTAACTTGGTATCATTTTTCAGAAGCGTCATTGCTTCATTTATGTTTGCATGCCCTATGTTCTTATATTCTTTTTCCATTTTATTTACAAAGTTCATTTATAGCTTCTACTAACTTTTCAAAGAACTTACAATTAGTTTCTTCTATGTTAGGGTCATTGATAGGAGAGCTCGGTCCAGGTGCACCATTCAATTCTACTACTATAGTGTTTCCATTCTGTAATGGTAGCATGTCAACACCACACCATTCAAGACCAGATGCTTTAGCAGCTGCTAAAGCCAGCTTTTCTTGTTCAGAAGTCATCTTGTAGTCATCTTCCATGTCACAACCAAGACTGAGATTAGTTCTGAAGTCTTTACCTTTCTTTCTCATGATAGAAGACAATATCTTTTGCTTACCATTCAATGTAAGTACATGAGCTCTGATATCACCATCTTTTATATCTTGAAAGTCTTGTATGAGTATTGGACAGTTTTCCTTCAATTTGAACAAACATTGCAATATAGATACAATGTTTTTGCCACGACAGCAAAACACACCTTTGCCACCATGTCCATTCAGAATCTTACAAACATATTTTAATCCATCATCAAGCTTACCATAGAGTTGCTTTAGCTTTTCATCTAGCTTCTTATGATCTTCTTTATCTATATCACCAGAAGTTGCAAGTACATATTTTGGTTGTGGAAGTTCTGCTTTTGTCAAGAAACATGCAGTTGCATATTTATCAGATGACATAGCTACTGCTTCTGGATTGTTCAATATCAGTATATCTAATTCTTGTATAGCATCAAGTAAAGCTGATATCACTTCCTTAGTATATCCACTACGCATCAATACTACTGTGTTCTTAGAATCTGCTTTAGTAAGTACTACATCTGGCAAGTCTTTCTCTCCACTATATATGTGTACTTTATCATCTTTGAAAGAAAAGTTGAGCTTGGTAGGATCTGCATATTCTACTTTTATCTTATCTCTCTTAAGCATCTTTACAGAATTCAAGTAAAGTTCACCTATCAATATTATTCTTTCTACTTTCTTAAGCTTAGTATGATTTTCTACTTTACTGTTACTGTTTTTTTCTACTATATATTCTATAGATTTCAGTTCAGTAATGTAGTTTGTTCCATTGTACTTCATTTTCAAATTGAATAAATCTTATATATGTAAAAATACTTTTGAAAAGTTTATGCACACTTTACTATATTGTAAATATGTTAACTATGTTATAAATATGAGTAGAATAATAGAAATAGAAAGAGATAGCAGACCAGTAAATATAAAAGTAGGATATCTTCCAACAGAAGAAACTACTGTATATATCAAATGGGCCATATATAAAAAGAAGCATAAGTTTCTTTGGAAGACTTGGTATACATTTGATTATGACTTGACTGTACCATATATATCAGAAAAGCCATTGTCCGCAGCAGAACGTGAATCTAACATCAAATTAGAATTAGCTAGTATAGAAGTAAGGCATAGTATCTATCAGAGAATTTTAAGTAAAAAGATGCAATTAAATTGAAATTTTCTATAAAGATTCTATATTTATTATGTATTATTTAAAACATTTAAAATTTGATTATTATGGTTATTGCAATTATTTTAATATTGTTATCAGTTTGCTTGTTCTTGGGTTATTGCATTTACTCAACATTTAGTGAAAGCAATTTTGATATTATAAATGATATCAGATATGATAAGAAAGGTTTCTTTGGAAGTATTGCTGTTATCATTGTATGTTTGGTAGGAATTTACTTCTGCTTTGTAACACCTACTTCATTTATCAGAAATGAGTATGTACATAAGAATGGTACAATGACAGTAGTTGAATATTCACTTACAGGTGATTCTACAACCAATACTAATGTTAAGTTGCCAAAGACTACTTATGGAACTGTAAAAGAAGTAAAATTCCATTCAAGACTTAATGGTAAGATTTGGAATTATTATACTGATGTTACTGTTCACCTTAATGATGGTAGAGTACTTTATAAGGAGCTTAGTGGTAAGAGAAAGTCTATTAAGGAAGGCAATGGAATGTCATTGACAGAAACATTCTATCCTTATTACGAAATGGAATTTACATTTAATTAATATATACATGGAAGCAGTTGGATTTATCTTAGTAGGAATATTGATAGGTGCATGTTTAGTCACTTTAATGTCATTATGGGTATATCATCAATCATGTCCAAATTATACAGAAAGAGAAACTGGAGTTATTTGGCACTTGAAAACAGTAGCAGCAGATGCATTTTCTGGTAAAGCTGTCTATATAATGCAATCTACTAAGACAGCAGAAGTATTAGCAATGAATATGCAAGATTTTAACAACAGGTTCAGACAATAAGTTTGAACCTGTTTTAGTCTAATTACTATATTAATATTAATATTAAAGTTTAATTAAAAAGAAAGAAGTAAATATGAGTTGGAAACCTAATTTTGATTACAGCAACAAGAACATGAACTTTTATAAAGTTGGTTGTAATTTCGATCCTAAATTGATTGATGTTGCTGTAGAGTTGAATAAGAAATATAAGGGTAAGTCACAGATTGTAGAATTTTTTGGATCTGATGCAAGTAATGAAGTAGTAACTGCAAGACCAGGTTGGAGATTGCCAGATATTGATAAAGAATTCTTTGCAAATTATGTAAAGAAGTTGAAGGATAACAATATCGCATTCAACTATACAATGAATTCAATTCAGCCTTATGGTTCAAAAATGGAAATGCTGAATCATAAGAAAGATATTCAGGATCTTGTAAAATGGCTAGAAAATATTGGTGTAGCACGTATTACTGTGGCAAACCCAATGATGTTACTTTTTATTAGAGAAGTATCAAATATTGAAATTGAGATGTCATGTATTTCTCATATTGATACTGTGACTCAGTTGAAGTATTATCATGAAACATTTGGAGTAAATAAGTTCTGTAATTCAATTCTTAAGAATCGTAATAAGCATTTCTTAATTAATGCACAGAAGTATTGTGATGAAAATGGTTGCATATTAGAATGTATGGCAAATGAATTTTGTGGAGTAGCTGGTGTTGATGGAAATGGTACTCATTATGCCACACATTGTGTATTTAGAGATTCTTGCTATCTCTGTCATGCAACAAACAAGACAAAAGAGGATAGTATGTCTTACAATAATTATCCAATGGGATATTGTATGTCAGCACGTTCATCAACTCCAGAAGCTTGGCTTCGTATGAGATTCATTAGACCAGAGGATCAAAAAATTTATCGTGAAAATACTGGTGTAAATTATTTTAAACTTTCTGGTAGAACTGGTACCACAGATTATCTTGAATACATTATGAATGCATATATGTCAGAAAACTATGATGGTAATCTTCTTGGTTTGTGGAAACCTCTTTCATCAATTTATGATGGAAAAACAGAATTGAAATCTAAAACAGATATTGATATTCCAAATAAGAAGCTTGATGGATTCATCAATAAGTGGATGGATGGAAATGGATGGGAATGTGCTGACCAGATGTGTGGTACAACCTGTGATTATTGTGCAAAATTTGCTAAAGAACATAACTTATATGACTAATATAACTAACTCTGATTTGAAACTTCTCAAATCATGCAGAGCAGAAATTACAAGAGGTGACCGGTCATTGGTCAACCTCTTGATTTCTAGAATGAATAATGCTATATTGATAGGAAGAATCAAGAAGAAAGCAGATGAACCTATTGTACAACCAGACAGATGGAATCATGTAATGAAAAATGTGCATAAGCAATTAGAAGGTTCAAGACTTAGTACTGAATATAAAGAAGAATTTGACTATCTTATTGATAGTATATTCAATATTATTCATGAAGTATCATGTAAATTGCAAGAAAAGGATCATGACAATAGATAAGAAATTTGTAGACGACCACATGCAAGATAAGAATATCTTGTACATACCTATTATCTCTTCTATAAATAGAGAGACAAACAAGTATAATTTGGATAGTGATGGAAATGTAGTACGTTTTATTACATTTTTTGAACATCATAAGAATTTCAATACTTTGACAATATTGCTTCCAAAGAATAATGAATCACATGATATCATTGACAGGTGGGTAAAAGACAATGATAATATTGAAATCATTTGGTCAGATAATTTTGGTAAGCATGCTGGTGAACAAAGAAGTGATTCTGATGTTGTGAGTAAGATGGAGATGGAATTGTTTGAACTTATAAATAATCCAGATAATGATAATGATTTCAATATTGTAATGTTTGAAAGTCAATTTTTAGGAAATTTATTGGTTGACCCATATTGGTTTAAAGGATTTGAAAAGGTTTTCTGGTGTCCAGTTTGTAAGATTGATAATGAGCATACAAGAAATTTCTTAGAGGGATATGATAATTTGAATAAGAAATTGTTTCAACTTTCGGATTGGTCAATTGTAGAAAGTCCAACACAACTCAAGAAATTCTCTTTACCAGAATGTTCAATATACCCTTATTATATGATGATGGATCGCAATCTGAAATATTTTGATTATATGACAGATTTTGGATTGAAAGATACTATTAAAACAGTTAAGAATCTTGATACAGGTACTTATTCTATTTATTATATTCCTTATAGATTGACTGATGAAGGATATAAAGTAGATGATGTTATTTCATATATTAATTATGACTATGCTGATGTGGTTGTTGTGTATTATACAGATCCAAACAATAGTGGAGCAATGGAAGATTTGAAGAAAAAATTCAATTCAAATGTTGTTTTCATCAAATTATCAACAGATAGAAATACACATTTTACCATGTTGTCATCAGAAGATGTTGTTGTACCATACTTTGAAGATTTAGATTTCATCAATCATGCAACTTTATGGGAAATGATGTCATCAAAATCAAGATGTCAATTTGGAATAACTAAGGAACAATATGATATGAATTCATATAATATGAAATCTTGTGATAGATGTTTCTATATTGATTTAAAGAATTTATAAATGAAATAAAATGAATCATGATAGTATTTTATTAAAAATCTTTTTTAATAAAGAGAATAAGATAATTGGAGGAAAAGTAGCAAGGATAAAAAGAATATTCCCAAACATATTGTCTTATTTAAATAAAAGATATCCTGATTCATTTTCTTTAAAAGAAACTCTAATTAGGATGAAATATCATATTGATGTTCATCCAAAATGCCCGGTTTGTGGAAATTTTACAAAGTTTTATGGGTTTAAAAATTTGATGTTTGCAAATCATTGTTCTAACAAATGTACTCAATTAGATAGTGAAACTAAAATAAAATTTAAACAAACTTGCTTTAAAAAATATGGGGTTGATGCTCCAATGAAATCTTCTAAAATAAAAGAAAAATCTAAACAAGTTTGTTTAGAAAAATATGGTGTGGAAAATATATCACAATTTTTTGAAACTAAAGAAAAATATAAACAAACTTGTTTAGAAAAATATAATGTTGATAATCCATTTAAATTAGAAAAAACGAAAATAAATTCACATTCAAAAGAAGCTAAAGAAAAGCAAAGAAAAACTTGTTTAGAAAAGTATGGAGTAGAAAATTCATTCCAATCAAAAGAAGTTAGACAAAAATATAAAGAAAATTATAAAAGAAAATATGGAGTAGAAAATCCATTTCAAAACGAAATAATAAAAGAAAAGATAAAACAAACTTGTTTAGAAAAATATGGTGTTGATAGAGCAATTAAAAGTGATTTGGTAAAAGAAAAATGTAAACAAACTTGCTTGGAAAAATATGGAAGTAGTTCACCAATGAAAAACCCATATATTGTAAATAAATCTATAAATAAGAGAATTCAAAACAATACTTGGTCTACTTCAAAACCAGAAGAAGAATTGTATCTTTATATAAAAGAAAGATTTCCATCTGTAAAAAGACAGTATAAAGATAAAGAAAGATACCCATATTTTTGTGATTTCTACATTCCTGAATTAGATTTGTTTTTAGAATTGAATGGGACTTGGACACATGGAAACCATCCTTATGATATGAATTCTAAAGAAGACAATTCTATATTAAATATATGGAAAGAAAAATCTAAAGAACATCCTATGTATTTAAGTGCAATAAAAACATGGGTTGTAAGTGATGTAAATAAGAGAAATAAAGCAAAAGAAAATCATTTAAATTTTAAAGAAGTTTGGAATTTAGATGAAGGAAAAGAATTTATAAATAAATTAACTAGAAGAGAATAAAGATGAATGTGATATTAGTAAGTGGTGGATTACAGACTAGATTTAATGAACTTTCTTGTTTTCCTAAGATATTGTTGCCATCAAAAGATGGAACACCAATTTTGATTAAGCAATTAGATTATTTTGATGAAGCAAATACAGTAAGTATCGTTGTAAATCAAAAATTTGCAAAGATCATGAAAGCTTATATTGAAATCAATCATCTTAATGTTGATGTGATTGTATCTGATAATACTAATGGTTCAGGCAATACTTTAGCTTCTGTATATGATTGGCTTCCAAAAAAGAATGTTTTGTTTTTCTGGTCAGATATTTTGTTTGATAATGATGAATTCAAATTGGATAGAAAAATTGAAGATAAAGACAATTGTGTGATTTTTACTGTAAATGATGCAAAATATCGATATAAGATAGAAGATGGTAAGATTGTAAACAGATCATTTGCTTATGATGGAAATATCCCAGGTATCTTTTGGATCAAAGATATTTCAGAGGTTATTCCAACTAAACCATGTGATGAAAATAAAGATTTGATTGATATCATTCAAGAAAAAGTGAATGATGGTATGATTACTTTTGTTGAGTCAAATATCAATACAAAGATTACTGAATATAAGTCATTATCAGAATATAAGAAGATTATGTCAACTTCTTATCAGAAAGATTTAGTTTTACCTACTGATATGGAAGTTTCGTATACTGATAAAGAATCCATGCAATATGTAGCAAAAACAAATGAGCATTTGAATTATCAATATGACTGGATTTCTTTTTTATCTTATAATCCTGGAATTAGTGATTATGTTGTAGATATGCCAGTAAGTAAGACAGAAGACGGATACGTTTGTGATATGCACAATCTTGAAGGATATACACATGCATCAAAGGTAAATCTTACTAATCTTTTAAACAATTTTGTAAGATATAAAGTAGATGTACCATTGTCAACATCTGTAAAATTTTTGTTAGAAGAATATAATGGTAAACCACTGAAGGGGATTTGTGATACATGCAGACTTTTTGAAAATAACAGAACATTTGCAGAAGTTCAAACACTTATAGATAATGCATGTAATCTTCTTATAGATGGTTTAGCGAATGATGAATGGGTATTAACTCATGGAAACATCAATTCTCATAATGTTCTTGTAAATATGACTGGTGATATCAAATTGTATAATCCAGTATCAAGAAGAAATGGATCTTTTTTCTGCCATCCAATTGTCGACCAATCAGAAGCTTATATGGTAGAGATTGGATTAGATGAAGCTTTGAGAAAGGAAATGACATATAAAGTAGATGAACTTCCAAAGATAGAAGATTGTGATGTGTTTATTGAAACTGCTATCTATCTTCATTTACTTGGTATGCTTCCAATGTTTGCAAAAGATATTATGAAATTGAATATTGTATTGGAGTATGCTATTTCAGGATTGTCTAACATAATTAATGAATGTATTGATGGAAACAAGTAAGTTTAAGACATCAAGAAGAGTATTGAGAGAAGGTTTGACTTGGGCTGATTATTTTAAGTCCAAGCATACCTTAGAATATATCAATATGAAGAAAATCATAATTTCTGACTGTGATGGTATCTTGACTGATGGAAATATGACTTATGATGACAACAGAAAACGATTTAAAACCTATGGTTGCCATGATAAGGAATTATTCAATATTGCTAAAGACCTTGGATGGGAATTCTTATTTGTAACAGATGATAGGACTGGATGTGATATTACAGACAGAAGAATAAGTAATTCTTTCATGTTACATGTTACAGAAGCTGATCCAAATGAAAGAGAAAAATTAGTTAAGAAATATAGGGATAATGGATACATTGTTGCTTTTATTGGAGATAGTCCAAGTGATGTATCAGCTGCTGTAGCGGCAAATATATGTGCTACTACAGATAATTGCTTTGAATATATAAAACCATTTTTTCATTATGTTTCTAAATATCAAGGTGGACACGGAGGATTTGCTGATATATTATATCAACTAATGCTAATGGATAAAGATGATCTTGAAATCTATAAGTAAATCATAAAATCAATACTGTATTTTTAATTTAGAAATAAATTTAAATACAGTATTTTATGATTAAACATATAGAAGAACCTAGTGGAAAGGGAAGAATAGCATGCATATCTTTACCAGTAAGACATATACTAGTGAATAGAGACAATATCACCATGTATAATGTATATCATTATTGGAAGTATTTGACAGAATTTTTGAAATATGATAAAGTATATATATTGACAACATCGTTGTCTAATTCTGGTGAAAAATATAATAACATATTGAAAGATTGCCCATTGATATATGGAATTGAAAAGAAAGACTTGTTATTAGATTATCATATAAATGACATGTGGATTGTTCCAGCTCAGACAAATATATTTGGTGGAATGGCTATTATGACCTTTCCATTTTGTATGAATAGAATATATGAATGGTGGAAATCAAAATCTGCATCAGATAAGATGATATTCATTAATGATGATCCAGAAGTATGTAAGCTTTGGTTTTTCCGATATCATACTAATCGTTATGCTATTAAGAAAGATGCAAGGATAGTGTGGAAACAAGGAATAAATCAAGATAATTGGAATACAGAAATTGATTTGTTAGAATCAAGATATGATGATATATGCAATATGGAAAATGATTTTGATTTGGCATTTTGTGGATTAGATTATGATAAATATGTTAAAGAGTATGGGATAAAGGTCTTGCCAAAATCTTGGTTTAATTTCAATGTTTACTATTACATTACATTAAATGATGATTTAGATTTGAGAATGAGAAATTATGACTTTAATGATAAGAAATATTCTGCTTGCTATTATGGATATATTAAAGATTTAGATAGAATAGCTAGAACAGAAGAATTTTACAGTAAAGTTGATAAGCCATTTTTAGTAATTAAAGGAGGTAGTAAGAATTTCTTTAAACATGTAGATTTTGACCATGATATAGATCTTGTAAAAAATATGCCTTATTCAGATTTGCTAAAATTTGTTCCATCAAATGCTAAGTCTTCATTAATAACACATAACAAATGTATATTGGGTAATCAAGTATCACCAAGATGGTTTGATTTGATGCTTATGGATATTGTATGTTTTGTTGACGAAGCTTTTGATCCAAACCATGAATTGTGTGATGATTGGCTTTATGAACATACATATTGTAAGAATGGACAAGATTATGCAGACAAGCTTAAGAAAATAGAAAACAACGAACCATTATATAGAGAGATTGTTCAAAGACAACGTAAGTTTGTATTTGAAAAGTATGAAAAATATCTCCCGAAATTCTAATTTATATATAAAGTATATTAAATTGATTAATATGAAATGGGTAGAAAATAAAACACAGATTCCTATTTATGGATATCAAATATCTACAGATGGTAAGAAGTATATTTATGTTTGTAAATAAAAATGGAAAAAATTCGGATCATAGTTCTTGAAGGTTGTGATAGAACCGGTAAAGGAACATTATTGGAAAATTTAAAGAATAGATTTGATGATTTTTTAGTATATAATCCAGTATCAGCAGAGAAGGAAAAGGTAGATTATAAAAATCCACAGAAATTTGAAGAGTGGATTAAGAAAACAATTCGTAAAGTACTTGATGACTTATATACTATGTCAAAGTTGAATGGTACTGATAGACCTATTGTAATGGATCGTCTTTTACTTACAGATAACGTATTTGCAGATTTATTTGATCGTAAACATGTAGTGGAAAAGTATTTTGGTAGAGAAATTGAAGCAAACTTCAAATTGACTAATTACATTATGCTTTGGAGAAATCCAGAAGAGTATAAAGATCGAGTAAATTTGTTGAAAGAAAATCAAGATTTTACAGAAAAAGAAATTGATGATATTCTAAGTTTATTCAATGAATATAAGAAATCAAATGATATAGTAAAGTTGATTGACAATACAGATACACCAGAAGATATATTAGATGATTTTGTATCAACATTTATTGAAGAAACCCCTAAATGGAAATTAGAACATGATAGTACAACACACTAAAACATTGAATTATACAAAACCTACAGATTTGTTCAATTATATTATAGATACATATAAGGATGAACAGTATATGAAAGATTATGTTCTTAGTGCATCTAGAACAGAAATTTTAGAAGATTATACAAGTAGGAAGAAGGTAATGGTAACTGATGTTTTACCGTTAGGTGAAAAGGACTATGATAAAGATGCATTAGATTTTGCTACACAACTTGGATGGGAATTTACATTATATTCAGATAATAGTATATGCCCATTATATGATGAACAGGATTGGTTAGCAAGTTGGAATTGCTACCATTATGATGATGTAGAAAAAATATGTACTTATATTCGTTCAAAGAGAAATAATGGATATACAACAGCATTCATTGGATATAAGATGGAAGATGTATTTGCAATGTTTGAAGCAAATTATAGTGGTACTTGTGTTGATGCATTACAATATACAAAGCAATATTGTGATTTTGTATCTGATAGGACATTCAATTCATTTGCCTTTGCTGAATTGTTAGTACATATAGTAAAACAAGATGTGAAGAAATTCTTAAGAGAAAATTTCCAAAAATATTTTATTAAAAAGTGAAAAATATTTGAAATATTCTTGAATAATTCTATATTATATATGTTAATTTTAATTATTTAATTTAATTTAATTATGATGACTACATTTGTTAAGAAATATAATTTTGCTAAGTTCATTAACTTCATTAGATCAATTGATGGAGATTTCAATAATGCTTCTATTGAATATATTACTGATGCAATATATGATGATACATACGATAATAATGAAGATGAACTTGTCAATTCTGACAAGTCTGGTATCATAGATGTATTAGATATCATTAAGACAGCAATGACAAAGAAAAGAGCTAAGAACATTACTGTTACTATTGCTGATGATGAATATATTGATGATGTAATTAATGTTTGGATGAAACTTGACAATAATCCTACTTATGTTTTGTCATTATGTAAAGGAATTTATGAAGAAAAGATAAATGAATGGTTAGAGCTTAATTAAGTTCTGCCATTTCTAATTGATGTTTAATAATTTAAAAAGTAAAATTAAAAGAAAAATGAAGAAGTTTATTTTAACAATGTTGCTGGCTTTGACAGCAGTATTTAGTGTTAATGCTCAGACACAGTCTAATTATGCTGGTAGTTCTAAGTTTATGGACAATGTTTCTGTCGGTGTAGTTGGTGGTGTTGAGACTAATCTCAATCAGTGGAATTGGCCACATGGTGCTGTAACTGGTATTGTTATCAATAAGGAAATTACTCCAGTATTTGGTGTAACACTTGAAGGTACAACTGGTATCAATAACATTACTAATTGGAATAATGGATATCGAACTAGTTGCAGCAATGCATTTGATACTTGGTCAGTAATGATTGCAGGACGTGTAAATCTTACTAATGCTATTTGGAAGTATAATGGTAAGCCACGTAAGTTCGAAGTAGAGACTAATACAGGTATTGGATACGGTAATATGCACCATGCTTATCATATTGATGGTCTATGGAATGATCCAGAGCATCTTGCAAACCATTACATGTGCAAGCTTGGTCTTAATCTGAATTATAACGTAACAGATGCATGGACTATTACTTTGCGACCAGCAGTTATTTATGCTATTAGTGAATATAATGGAGCAAATTTTGATACACGTACTTCTGTAGCACAGCTTACTGCAGGTATTGTATATCACTTCAAGACAAGCAATGGTACTCGATCATTCAATAAGGCTAAGCTTTATGACCAGGCAGAGGTTGATATGTTGAATGGAAAGATCAATACACTTCAGAAGAATCTTAATGATGCAAATGCAACTATTGAGGTAATGCGTGATTCTCTTACAAAGACAAATACTTTGATTGAGACAAATGAGGTAACTAAGATGGTATATCCAAAGATTCAGTTTAAGAAGGGTACAGCTAAGATTGAGTCAACATCTATGGCTAATATTTATGATATTGCTGATGCATTAAAAGATGTTGATGGTACTATCAAGGTAACTGGATATGCTTCTACTGAAGGTTCTACTAAATATAATAAAGAACTTTCACTCAAGCGAGCAGTAGCAGTTAAGAATGCACTTATCAAGGCAGGTGTTGATGCATCAAAGATTAAGACTATCGGTGCTGGTCCTGTAAATAAGTTCTCTCCTGATAACCTTGAGTTGAATAGAATTGTTACAACAGAGAAGTAACATTAAATAAATCCTCTGAGAATTGTAAACAAAAAAGCTCAGACCCAGGGTCTGAGCTTTGTTCGTATATAGATTAAATAAATTAATACAATTGAATATGTTTTTCATTATCTGAGTCTTTTCTCATGATACTTGAAAAATTAGAATATCTACCGACAGTTTTTATTATCACATTACATTTTTTGAATCTAGGATCTGCCCAAGAAACGAACCCAACAACAGTCAACGGTAATTTTCTATCTGTTCTTGCATCCATGATAACAAAAGTCATAGGTTCTTTTTCTCCATAATGAGATACCTTCAACTTACCATCTTTCAACATCTTCAATATATCATCTTTAGCGCCCATTACAGCTTCAATAATTTCAGGATCTTCAATTTTTCTTTCAGATTTTTTATCCTCAACATGAGTTCCTGTCATTATGCTTATAGGAGAATACTTGTATGTTCCTTTGCTTTTATCAAATACAGGCCAAATTTTCTTGTTAGCTTCAAATACGAAACCCAAGTCAATTTCCAAAGATTCTGATATATATTGTGAAAAATTTATCATAGTGTTTGAAATTTTCGAAAGAAATTCTATATTTATTATGTAAAAATAATAATGATTAATAATGATAATTAAAATGAAAAGAAACATGAACACTTCAGTAAATAAAATCGAGAATACAGTACGTCACTTCGCTAATAAGATGGGTATCAAGTTGACAGAAGTAGAAGTTGGATTTGTACCTTCTTATGAATATGAAGTTTATGATAATGAAACAGATGAAACTGACAATACTTATTCAGTTTTGGTAACTGTTGCAGATCCTCAGACCATTTCAAACAAGAAAGCAAAAAAGTTTATTGCCCAGTTGGAAGGAATGTTCTATGCAAATAAGAAGTGCAGAAAAAACAATGAATCATTATTTGTTTACTTCGATAACTATGATGTTGAAGACTAATGTTTTATTCTTAAATAGAAAATAGAAATGGCATCAGCAAAGATAAGAAATATAGAAAAGTGTAAAGAAGAAGTATTAGGTATTTGTTCTAAATACCAATTGAATGTACTTGATATATCATCAAAAGAAGTTCAATTAGATGATTTGCATAAAGAATATGTAATTGATATTTCTACTGATTGTAAAGATGATGATATCTATGACAAAGTCTATACAAGATGTGGATTCATTAATGAAGAGCGTTTGCCTGATGCTGATCTTACAATAAATTTAAATGAAGTCAATATATTAAAATGAACAAGTTAAAGAAGAATTGGAAAGAAATTTTGATTGCAATCTTGATATTGTTTGGAATGAACAAATGTACAGTAAGTTGCAATAGAGGATCAAAATTGAACAAAGCTAATCAAGAAATTGCATATAAGGATAGTTTGAACAAAGTAATGGCAGATTCTATTAAGTCATTGAATGTTACTATTGCTAATTTATTGGATAAGAATGGTATGTTGTCAGAATTTAATCGCCAGCAAACTAAGTCTGATTCTCTCAATAGAGCTACACAGAAGGAACAGCTCAATCAAGTAAAGAACATGGTTAATCGTCTAAAAAGAAAGTAATTATGGCACGAAGATGTAACAAGTCACCAAAATACATGTCTGAATATGAACATGATTTGACATGGATGGCAATGAGATATGCCATCGGAAGACATACAATTGCTGCACATTCTATTTGTTGTGATATGGGAAAGAATGTTTATGGGAGATTATCACAGAGGGATTGTGAATTCTTATCTTCTGATATTCGGAGAGAGATTGCAATGAAATTAGGATGCTATCCATTCAATTTTGTAATGAGTTATGATATTCCAACAAATTCTGATGACTATAGACCATTGTCACGATTGATTGAATGGATGATGGATAACAATATTGAAACCCCAGAAGACCTTACTATTTGGGATGAAATTAGATATAAAGGAAAGGATTTTTCTGGTAATTCATCATACGAAGCTACACAGATTGATGGACCTAAGCATTATGAGACTTCTGACTTTTTAGATATGCTTGAATGGGAGAACTTGTCAGATCTTCTTGATGTTAAGAATCATAAGTTTTGTATTGTACTGCAAAATGGTAAGATGGAATTTAACATTGTTGAATACTTTGAAACTTATGTAAGAGAATCATATAAGTCTTTGACATTCAAGAAAGTTAAGGTACCAGTTGCGGAGTACTCCAAGAATCCTTATGTACTTCCTACTATTGATCCCCATACTATCATCGAGGCAGATCTTACAAAGGAACAGATTTATGCAAAACAGAAGGAGTTAGAGAAGAAAGGCAATGTTGTAGAAATGCCAAGTTTGAAATACAGTTAAAATATTAAAATATGTTAAATAAACTAAAGAATTTTTGGACAAAAATTTGTCTTGCATATTACATTATCAAAGCAGACAATAATCTTGTATTGACAGATTCTTGTTTCCATACATCAGTAAAGAATTTGGATATCTTATCAGATGGACACCATTATATCTGTTTAGAAAATGCAGATGGTGGATTTGATATTTCATATATGATTCCATGGAATATGGGTAAGAAGTGCTTTACTATTACTGTTTCAAGATTGAAAGGCGACAATGCAGGTGCTATAGCAGATGCAACACTTGATTTGTTGAACAATCATACAATGTCTGGTATGATTACAGGAGATAGTAAGAATCAACCAAAACCAACAAACTATATTTCTTATAAGTAATATATATGGCTACTATAGATGATATTAAAGAGGCAGTAAAGAATCATAACGAAGGTTTCTATCTTGATGATTATGAATTTGAATGGTCTGCAGTATCCGGAAGAAATACTTTGGTTATAACACCATTAAAGGGAGCACAGATCATATCGATGTATGTTGATGCTAATGACAAACTTCATGCAATTGTTAAAGAAGAGCCTTATAAGCAATATAATCCTATCAATATTACTGTAAGAGTACAGAAATGCCCAATTCCTGGTAAGGAATATAGTACAGAATTGAATCCAGATTTTAGTAAGGATAAGATTATTTTTACAATATTCAACAAGTGTGGATATCCGGAGTACTATGTATATATGGACCTTAGGAATGAATATTGGATGAATGAATATAATTTAAAGAAAGCTAGTAATTTACTTGGTTCAATTTTTTGAAATTATTAAAGATTGTTCTATATTATAATTGTAATGATTAAAATATAAAACAATGGAGACAATAAAGATTAAGAAAGCCAATGGTTCAGAAAAGACAGTTATATTGCCTGTACGTGGTATGGTAGGTACTTTACATGTTGGATCTGATCGATATGTTGTATGTTGTAATGCTGTCATAAGTAACAAGAAAGTACGTCTTGTGAATATTTATGATATTACTGAAGATAATAAAACCCAGTATATATATGAAAAGGATGGAGCAGAATACTTGACAGATGAAGCATTCAATAAGTTCGTACGTGGTGGAGAATTATATTCATTAAGAAAGAATGGAACTTGGAGAGAGGTTGGAATTCCAACACGAGAATCATGTTGTATTGTGACGTTTGGACATGCCAATCCACATCTTGATCCTGACTTTTAATAAATAAAATAAATTAAATTAACAAATAAATAAAATTAAATAATCATGGGAATTTTTGATATTTTTGGAGACGTTGTAAAGTTGACTGAGTCTGATAATGTTACTAAGTTGAATGATGTTGATATGAGTAAAGTTACACAGGAAGAGTTTAATGATGCAATGGATTTTCTTGATGGTTTGAAGGATAATGACTTTGTAACATTGCTGATTGGTGATGAATATATTGACAACTTCAAGGAAGAACTTCAGACTAAATGGGATATGACTCATGAGTCTCCAGAGCCAGAACCTAAGAATGTACCTACAGGTAATACTGTAGATTCACAGATTGATAAGTTGGTTGATGAGTATATGGGGTCACTTGATATTCCAGATAATTCACTCATGAAGAAATTGGTACCTATGGCAAAGGCATCTTATAAGAAGTTTGCAGAATTCATTTACAATCACGAGTAATTTATGCTTGTAGTATCTGATTTAGAAAAAGCATTGACAAGATCTCTTGAAGAGGTCTTGCCATCTGCTTTAGAAGAAGGTTTCAAACATGTATTGCCATGTACTTCTAAAGCTGGAAATAAAGCTGCTAAAGAATTTGGTGAATCTATTACTAAAATGATTGCAGAACCTCTTGGGGTTAGAATGGCAAATGCAATAGATTATTATATCAAAAATGCTGATATATATGGGCAAATTATAACAGTCGGTTCTCCTACAACACAAACTGCTAAAATTGAAAGTCCTAGTCCATTGACTAATGGAAAAGTACCAAATACTTTAGGTATTAAGTAGAATATTTTATTGTATTTTTGAAATTTAAAATATAAAGGTTCTATATTATAATTGTAAGATAAATATAATCAAATGTGTTGCAACACACATTTTAACAAGTAAAATTAACAAAAACATTTAAAAGTAAAATTATGGCAAACGAAAATTTGAATTCAGTTGAAAATGACATTCTTGGTTTTGACCCTAGTCAGTTGACAGTTTATCAGGAGCAACCACAGCAAACTTCAGGTGGAAATCCTAACATTTATCACCCAAAGCCAGCTCTTTCTAAGGCAGAAGATGGAGTTTACCGTTCTCAGATCAAGGTTATCTATAATCCATGGGATCTTCGAAACAGTATTCTTGAACAGCAATCTTATGCTTTGCAGGATAGCAATGGTTTCTTCTCTGTTGTAAGTTCATTGACAAACAATGACAAGAATTGCCCAGTATTTAAGGCATGGAAGCAGTGTCATTTCTCTAAGGATGAAAAGATGCAGAAGCAGGCTTTGACCAAGGACAAGGGTGGACGTGGTTTGTTTGACAAGCGTTATGCACGTTATGCACTTATCCAGGTGATTGAAGACAATAACCAGCCGGATCTTGTAGGAAAGTACATGTTCTGGAAGCTTCCTAAGGCTATTTGGGAGACAATCAACGCTAAGATGGCTCCAAGCCCTGAGTCTAAGAAAGCTAGTATTCCTGTTATGGATTTCTTGTTTGGTCGTGCTATTGACCTTGAGGTAACACCAGGTCCAGATGATCCTAAAGCACCTGAGCGTAAGACTCGTGAGATTAGTTACAATACTTCAGAACTTACTGATGATGTAGTTAGTTGTACTAATCCTGATGGAAGTCCATTGCTTGATGATGATCAGCAAGCTGTACTTGACCAGTACGTTGAGGAAATGACAAAGAAGGTTTGGAAACAGAAGGATCCAGATGTTCGTGCTACAGCTCTTGCAGAAATCAATGCCGAAGAGAACACAAAGAAACTTCGTGAGTTGTATCATGGTGTAATTGAGAAGATCAAGAGCTTCTGTCCTAATTTGATTGATGAGCTTGGTTACCATGAGTGGTCACCTGAAGTAACAGCTCGTGTCAATGCATGGATTAATGTAGTTCTTGCTGGTAATGATCCAACAAATCCATTGCCATCAGCAACATCAGCAGCATCAACAACTACTGCCCCTGCTGCTACTCCTTCAGATACAACAGAATCAACACCAACAGCTGGTTCTGATGATCTTCCATTCTAGCTTCAGCTGAACTGAAGCATGAAGTTCTAACTTCAAAATAAAACAAAAGAGCAGAATTCTTAAGAATTCTGCTCTTTTACTATATATTAATTTTATTCTTATTTTGTAATAAATTTAGAATTAGGATTAATAGTTCTAAGTATATCAGATAATATTTTCATGAAATTTCCATATAATGCATTATATATTGGGCTTTCAAATTTCAAATTTATTGGAAATTTATCTATGTCATATTTTATTATTTCTCTTCCACTACATGAAATATAAAAAAATACATCATTATCAGGATCATAAAAATTAATTGCATCTAATGATTCTGCTGTTAACCAAAAAGTATGATATTTCTTATCATCTTTTTTTGAAATTTCTCCTTTTTTAATTTTTTCAGATAAACTATCATGATCTAATGAAAAGTTTAAAGGTATTAATACTTCTGTATTCTTTAATAAATTATTAGTAACTCCTTTAATTAAATTGTCATAAAATAAACCTTTTTCTCTTAATTTCATTACTCTGACCCAATAATCTGGTTCGGTTTCTTCTAATTTATCAGATAATTTTGCAAATTCTTTTAAATTAATGACAACATTTCCGTATAAGTTAGTATCTTTATCATATAATGATCTTATACTTACTCCTGAAGCACACTTTATTCCATCCACAGTTGCAGAAATAGATTTACGGTATACATCACCAGTAAATGGTGCTATCTTTTCTAGTTTATGTTTAAGTCCCTTATATTTATCCGGAACATAACTACCATCTGATAATTTTTCATCTTCTACTGCTTTAAAGAAAGCACCCATGAATTTACCTGCTCTATCAAATTGTTTTTTAATTACTGCTTTATCTGCTGCAGATTTATATGTGGCACTAGAAAGCTCCATAATAGGGTATTAAACTTTCAACAAGAAATTGTGATAATGATTTCATTTTTTTTTTTGTTTTTATATATAATAAAAATAATTTGAAATTTTTTATGTTTATTCTATATTTAAGATGTTAAATAATAAATATAGATTATGGATATAAATTCAATTATATTTTTAGTAATTTTCTTTGTTATCGAAAGTATTCTTCTTACATTGAATTTTACTTACAAACCAAAATATAAAGATGATTTAACATATAATATATTTAAACTTTTAGTAATGATATTTCCTAATTTCATGATAATAGTTTATGTAATTATTTTTCATGCTTTATAAATAAGATGTTTAATTTTCAAAATTTATGATTATGACAATTTTGATTGGAATTATATTAATTTTTGTAGGTATCGGATTCTATTCAGCTGCTGATAGAAATGGTATAACTAATGAATGGTTGTGCATGCTTGGTTTCTTAACAATGATGACTGGAGCACTCATGATTGGAATGACAATGGATGGTACAATGTAGTTTTAACTTTAAAGTAAGATAAGAATGAAAAAGATAAAATATTTGATAGTAGGTTCAGCTTTTCTTGGTGGACTATCTGGAACATTACCACCCATGTTCATTAATGCTAGTCCTAATATTAATTCATTAGTAAAAGAAAAAGAAGATAGTACTCATCTTTGGAAGAACATTAAGCTATATAGTGTAGTAAGAGATACATTGACTATAGAAGAAAGAGTACAACGTATTGAGGAAATGATGACCATTGACATCAATACAATGGCAAAGTCTTCTGATGTACATGAACATCATACTAATACTTATGAACATATTTATACATATAAGAATGCAAGTATAAGTAAGAAAGGAAAAGAGTTCATCAAGAAATATGAATCTTGTGTCCTTACTGCTTACAAGCTTAAAGGTGAAAAGAGATATACTATAGGTTATGGTCATGTAATCTATGAAAATGATATCCCACATAAGATAAGTCAAGAATATGCTGATAAGCTATTTGATAAGGATATGGATAAGTTCAATGTTCATGTAAGAGAATTGCTTTCTGAACTTGACCATAGATTTATCTATACTCAATCATTTATTGATGGGTTGACATCATTGACATATAATTGTGGACCAGATGGTGTAAGAAAGACAAGGTTCTGGAAACGAATGAAGGCATGTCGATATGATAAGGAAACAAAAGCTATCAATAAGAAAGACTTGATTTATGCCATAGAAGCAGTAAAGACAGCCAATATTTCTAGAATATATTATTCTGGTCACAAGAACAGAAGAAAAGCAGAACACAATAAAATGACAGAAGAAGTATAAAATATTATAATTATGAAAGTAAATACTAAGAGTGCTATTATATCAGCCATAACATTTGTATTGTTTCTTACTGGAAGTATGCTTATTGTCAACAAATGTACTGGGGCATCAAATGATATTGCTATAGTAGGTGATACATTGACATCAGAAGGTAAAGTAATGGAATTCGATTATCAAAATCATAAGTTCATCAATATTGTAAAATTTGATGAAAATGGCAATGCAGAAAGTTTTGTTGTTCATGATCCTAATTGTCGGTGTAGTGTAAAGAAATTGAATAATATCACTACAGTCATTACAAATAATGACAATCATAATAAGTTGAGTTCTGATTCTATTGTAAAAGCTAATTTCAGAGTTGTACTTTCTAAACTCAATTCATTACATAATGACAATGCCGCATTAATGAAAGAAGTAAAGACTTTGCGAACAGAAGTAGCAATGCTTAAGAAAATGAAGACAAATTGTACTTATAAACCTATTCATAGAAAAGTACAATCAAAGAAGAGAAGATAATAAACATCACTTATAGTTCTGTTCAAGAACTTAAGTTAATGTTATCTACAGAAGCGCCTGGGTCACACAGGAAGCGGAAAATTGTTTAAGAGTATATTTATATACCTGAAATATATTTAACGTCCCTGTGTGACTTTTTATTTAAATAAAAGTTTGAAATAACTTAGTTCATTTTATTCACTAAGTGAATGAAATTAATTAAAATTGTTCTATTTTATATTTGAATAAAAAATATTGAAATTATGATGGAATTGATTTTTGGAATAATTGCTATATTAGTAGGTCTTTTCATAACAGTACTTGTCCTGTTTATAATAGTAGGATTAATAAAACTGTTTATTGGAAGTATAGCTTTCATGGGAGGATTTGTTTTGAAGGCCATAGGTAGTTTCATCTTTTGGTGTATTGCTATCTTTGTTGCATTATGTTTGATTTTTTAAATTTGATATATAGATTATGATGGATGTTAATGTAGAAAACTTGAGAAATAAGAAATTGTTTAAAGTACATGCTGATATTACAGTACATGGACAGTTTACTAGTAGAGTACTTCCATTGTCTATAAGTATTATCGCTAATGATGAGCAAGAGGCGAAAAACATTGCTAGACAAGTTAAAATTACTAATGTGAATATTACTAATGTTAGAACAGAAGTAGATTTTAGTAAACATAATTAAGATGAAGACAACAATAGTAAAGAATAGAAAAATTCCAACCCTATATGAACTAGGTTTATATGGATATTATGGTGCTATTTCATTAATTTCTGCTGTATTGTCTTATCCATTATCTGATTATTTTATGGGTAATAGTAACAGAAAAATAGATTTTTGTTTGTCAATCTTTATGACATCAATTTCAGCATGTTTAGTATTTGTAGCATTCATTATATGTGGTGGAATTCCTTTAACAGAGTGGTTAGATGAAAAAGAAAGAAATGAAGGTAACAATTTCGATAAATACATTTTTTAGAGATAAGATACAAAAAGATGGATTCAAGACTTATATTATTGCAACATTGATAATTGTAGCATTGATGTGGTTTAATGATGTAGGAGAAAATACTATTCCAGGATTCATCTTAGTATATCTGTTTTTTGTGTTTGTTAGTTTAGTTTGTTTAATGATTAGTAGCGATGATGAATACAGGAGAACTCATCCAGAGTAAGAAATTCAACCATAAAGCTTTTTGCATTTTATATTCGATTTTCTTTGGAATAGCTTGGTTTATCTTAAAATATGGTGTTGAATATACAGGTAAAGAAGTTATGATTCACCATTTGGTACTCATGACTTTATTTACTATAATCATAATTATAATATTGACATTCATGTTTACAGAATTAGATATTTGAAAATTATGAAATTAGTACAAGATTGTAAGATTGGAACAATAATGGTTCCGTGTATTGTATATGCTGTTATATGCTATATTTCTTGGAATTTTTTTGCAACAAACTTGGTTGAAGAAAAAATGGGTATGTGCATATTTGCAACATCATTTTATGTGATAATATCAATGGTGTTTACAGTATTTGCCTATGTAGTTGTAGTAGTAATTCAAGAAGAGTTTAAAAATTTAAATAAAGATTAATGATGGAGAATGTTTTGAAACTGACAAAAGAAAATGCAAATAAAGTATTGATTGTATATCATAAAGAAGATAATGATGGTGTGTTTTCTGCGGCATTGATGTATCATTGGATTGTTGATTGCATATCTAAACATTTACGAACTAAGAAGGAAAATGTTACTTTACTTGGTGCAGATTACAATATGCTAGATACATTAGCTAAAGATAGAAAGAATGATATGTGTCCTTATAATTGGATAAACAAATTTGGACATGTTTATATGCTTGATGTTTCATTCAATAATTGGAAAGTAATGAAGTTCTTGCATGATGCATATAGTTGTCGTTTAAGCTTTAGTTGGTTTGACCATCATGGTCCAGCATTAGCATTAGCAAAGCAACATGGATATGATGATACACCTGGATATAGGGCAACAACTACATCAACAATTGGATTAGTTTATGAACATTTGTTTGATGTGCTTAGAATCAACCAGAATAAGGGTAATATGCCACAGTTGCTTCAGTATCTTGCTGGTTGGGACAGTTTCCATCCTAAGCAGTATTGTCTTGGATTAGATGATTGTTATGGGGTCAATCTTGTAATCAATAGAGACTTTGAACTTGATTTTGATAAAGTATATGATTGTGTAAAGCATATTATGTACGATGATGGTTCTGAATCTGATTATGGAAGAAACTTCATTAGTGAAACCGTACTTGATGCAGAAAACATTGTTGATTATGAAAACTATAAGAATAAGCAGTTAGTAAACAACTATGGTGATTTTGATTGGAAGTTCATCATCAATGGAAAGGAACGTAAGGCAGTTGCATTGTTCTGTCAAGGTCCATCATCAAGCAGAATGTTCGAATCAGTAGCAGATAAAGTAGATCATGCTATTGTCTTCAAACATTTGCCTAATGGAAAATGGTCTGGTTCTGTATATAATGTAAGACAAGATGATGATAGAGAATACAATCTTGGAAGATGGATTAAGAGTTTAGTAAAGACTGCAGGTGGACATCCAGGTGCTGCTGGATTTACTATCAGTAATTCTAAATTCAATAAGTGGAATAAGAATAAGACAGTAAGTTAATAGATATAGGAGGATAAATCTATGTTTGATATTACAATAAGTATTTGGACATTGGTATTGCTTTCTGGTTTTACTGGTCTTGGATTTGGATTATATATAAAGACAAGACAGAAATTAGATGAAGCAAACCGAATATTAGTAGCAAATAAGCTACCACAAGTGATTTGATATAGAAGTTATTTTAATATACAGTGGAGAGCTAGCTCTCCACTTTTACAAATAGATCTTTGAAATAAATTAACTATGAAAGTAAAGAAAAGAGATGGTAAAGTCCAAGGCTTTGATCTTAACAAGCCAATTCATGCACTTGAAAAGGTGTATAAGAATGGAGTGAAGAAAGAAGTTCCTGATGGACTTATTAGTAAGTTTACAGAATCAATAAGAGCTTGGTTAGAAACCATGAAAGAAGATGTAGTTGATATTGAGACTGTACAAGATTTCTTGAGAGATTTCCTCATGTCAGTAGGAGAGAATGAAGCCGCAGAGCAATTCATCATTTACCGAGAAGAGAGATCTAGGTATCGAGAATCTAATACAAAGCTTGCTAAGAATATTGCTACAAAACTTTATGCCAAGAATGTAGTTAACCAGAATGCTAATCTTGATGAAAACAGTTTTAGTGGTCGTATTGGTGAAGCTGGAGCGGTTGTTTGTAAAGATTTTGCTTTGAAAAACAGTATGTCGAAGATGGCAAGAAAGAATCATGAAGGAAACATGATTTATCAGCATGATCTTGACAAATTTGTATCGGGTATGCACAATTGTTTGACAGATCCAGTTGATATTCTTCTTGAACATGGCATTACATTGAAGCAGTGTGACATTCGTCCTGCTAATTCATTGAATACTGCATTCCAATTGATAGCTGTCAATTTCCAAGTACAATCACTTGAACAGTTTGGGGGTATTTCTGCATCACATCTTGATTGGACAATGGTACCATATTTCCGTAAGAGTTTCTTTAAGCATTACAACAATTGGTGTGATGGAATTCCATTGATGAAGTGGGCTAAACCTAACATTGATTCTAAATCTATCAAACATGTTAGTGTTGATGATAGAATTTATACTGGTGTTGGATTGTTGAAACCATTGAAGAAAATGATATGGAAGAAAGCTTGGAATTCTACATTGAAGGAATTGAGACAAGCTACTGAAGCAATGAGTCATAATCTCAATAGCTTACAATCACGTAGTGGTGCTCAGTTGCCATTTTCTAGCATCAATTATGGTACATGTACTTTAAAGGAAGGTCGTGAAATCATCAGAGCATTAATTAGTATGACATTGGAAGGTACTGGTAAGTATCATCGTACTGCTATATTCCCATGTTGCATATTCCAATACAGTAAGGAAATTCATGGTTCTAAAAAGAATCCTGGTCCTAACTATGATTTGTTCAGATTAGCATTGAAATCTACAACACAACGTGATTATCCTAATTATTGTAATGTTGATTGGAGTACTAACTGGAAAGGTAATATATTTGATAGGGAGCAAAAGAATCGTGCATTGAAAGATTTGCTCAATTTCTCTAATTCAACATACTGTGCATTTGCCAAATGGCTATCAGAACACCATGATTATGAAGATTATTTGTCATTGGAAGGTTATTATGATTGTATTGAAGATCATTGGGAAATTAAAGTAAAACCAGCAGAGAAATTCACTAGATATGAAGTGATGAGCACGATGGGTAAGCGTAATACTACAGCCCATCTAAAACCTCTCGAACCATGCTTAATGGGTGTGGCAGCATAAGAAAATAAATAAGCTGCTGCTAACGGTTAGGTCCATTTATAATAGATGGATGAGATCCGTGCTAAATTGATAAATTTATTTATCATAAAGGTGTATCGACTATCCCTGATGAGTGTAAGGGAGTAGAATCTGAGATAAGCACAGATTCGGAGCGTGAGGCCTCTGTTCATTTATGATAAATGAACTTAGGAACATATAGTCAGTCCTGTTAGTAATAACAGATAAGATGTGTAGAACATATAATGGTTATGATATCAATTGTGATTCAAATTATTTCTTTGACATATTTAGAAAGATAGCAGAAACTGGTAAAGTACAAGACAATTGGATGTTGTCTGCAAACCAGAAAGATGGTCGTGGAAACATTTGTCCTGTTACTATCATCATGCCTACTTTAGCTATGATGGCAAAAGAATCTGGTAGTAAAGATGTAGTAGAGACATTCATGAAGCTGCTTGATAAGAAGATTCATGAAGCAAGAGAAATGCTTCTTGAAAGATTTACTTTGATTTGCAGTCAGAATTCTAAGTCTGCTCCATTTATGTGGACAAACAATACAATGGTAGGATATATCCCTGAAGAAGGCCCTGTATCTGCTATGAAGCATGGTACATTAGCTATCGGACAAATTGGATTAGCAGAAACATTGCAGATATTGATTGGATGTGACCAGACAGAAGCTCAAGGTCTTGAACTTGGAAAGAGAATTGAAAAGCTATTCAATGATAGATGTACAGAATTCAAGAAAAATGATAAGTTGAATTTTGGAGTATACCTGACTCCAGGAGAATCCCTTTGTAAGACAGCAATGACAAAATTCAGAGCACAATATGGTAATGATGTTAAAGGTGTTACTGATAATGACAATAAATTCTTTACAAATTCAACTCATGTACCTGTATACAGAGATATTGATTGTTTCAAGAAAATTGATATTGAAAGTGAATTAGATAAGTTCAGTAATGCAGGATGCATCACTTATGTTGAAATGCCAAGTTCAGCAACTAACAATATAGATGCTTGTGAAGAATTAGTGGTTTATGCAATGGATAAGGATCTTCCGTATTTCAGTTTGCATTTCCCATTGGATTATTGTAGAGATTGCCATAGTAAAGGTGACTTCAATGGAACATGCCCACATTGTGGAAGTCATAACATAGAGGAACTAAGGATGGTCACAGGCTACCTTAGTACTGATGTTTCTAATATGAATGAAGGTAAACAAGATGAAGTTTCTAAACGATTAAAACATGTTGAACAAAATTTAATTTAAACTAAATCAGGATGAACTTAAGTTCATCCTGATTCTATATTATAAATATGGAAACAAAAGATTTACACGTGATAGCAGTTACTGGTCCAGATATCAACAATGGTCCTGGTTTTAGAGTAACTATATGGGTATCTGGATGTACACATGCATGTCCTGGTTGCCAGAATAAGCATACTTGGAAATATGGTCAAGGTCATAAGTTAGATGATATGGTACCATATACGAACATCACTTATAAAGACAAGATATTGAATTTGATAGGTGATGAACATATTGATGGTGTAACAATTTCCGGAGGTGACCCATTAGACCAATCTGTACAAGCATTAGAAGAACTTGCTAAGTTTCTTTCTAATATAAAGAAGAGATATCCAGAAAAGAGTATCTGGCTCTATACAGGATATTTCATTGAAGATTTGAAGAATTATCCTCATAAAGAAGTAATTAAGAATTGTGATGTTATAATTGATGGTCCTTATGTAAAGGAAAAACGAAACATAACAATACCATTCAGAGGAAGTACTAATCAGAGAATTATCGATGTACAGAAATCATTTAAAGAGAATAAGATATGTACTATAGATGATTCAGAATTTGTAAAGTAAAATTATGAATAACAGAGGAAAAGAAGCTGTAGAAGCACAGAAGCAATTGATAATAGAGCTTTGTAAAGAGAGATATCCTGATAGTTTAGATGTTTCCGAAATTGGAATGCGAACTGGATGGAAAATCAATAAGCTATTGATAGATGACTTGGTAAATGATGGCATTATCGAATGGGATGATTTGACAACAATTAAACTGAATGGATAATTTTAAAAGTGCATGAAATTTTGAATTTATTTTTGAAATTTCATGCACTTGTTCTATATGTTAACTAAAGTTAACAGGAAATAAAAGTTTGAATTTTAATTCAACTTTTCTATATTAGATACGTTAAACAAATATAAATAAAAACAATGATTAATAAGTATAGAAAAAAGCCTGTTATTATTGAAGCAATTCAATGGGATGGTAAGAATTTGCCAGAGATTGATAGCTTTGTTGGTGGAAGTATTGGTATCAAAGGTACTAGTCTAGTAATTCATACTCTAGAAGGTGATATGGAAGCATCTATAAATGATTATATTATCAAGGGTGTAAATGGTGAGTTTTATCCTTGCAAACCGGATATTTTTGATAAGACTTATGAAAGAGCACAATAAAGAGAATTTAACCAACTTGACAGATTTTCTTGGTACCACTTTGAAATATGGTGACAAAGTTGTATTTTGTGATCCAGGTGAATCTAGAAAATGCCTTGAACATGGTACTGTTGTTGGTTTTACTAATAAGAGAATTTATGTTGTTCATGGTGATAGAAACAGTGAAATCCTGAAGGATTCAAGAGATGTTGTATTGAATTATTACTTTATAAATAAATAAAATTATGATTAATCCAGTTCCTGTATATAAGTATGTTAAAGCAAATCCATTGATTAAGCTTAATGTTAATGATAGAGTTTATGTTGTAAATGGCTTTACATTTTTGTCAAATCAATATGGAGTAACTAGAAAGGATTGCCTTAGAGATATTAATTTTGAAGACCTTACTAAGATTGGTCTTTTCGATAAGACAATTACTAATTTCAATATATCTAATTATTCTAAAGGTGATTTGATTGTACTATCAGATAATAAGGATAAGGCAAGAGAAGTATCAGCTAGCAATCCAACAAAGAATCGTGTTGTTGAAATCGCCAAAGAACCAACTGTGGTTATTCCACGAAAGGGATATGGTAAATCTCCTTTGAAGTTTATTCAAGAAATGGAAGTAAGAGATGTAAATACTGGAAAGATGCAAATCATCAATACAGATGATATTGTTTGCGACACTAGAAAGTATTGGTTCATCAATTCAAAAGGTCAGGTATCTTGCACATATTATTGGATGAATCCTGTTGCTGATTTGTACAGAAGCAAGACAAACAATATATATTATTCACATGACCATGCAGTTAGTGCATTACAGACTATTGAATATAACATCAATAATGATGCTGCTGTACTTTCTGGTGGTGATACTATGTTAGGTAAATCAATGATGATTGACAATCTTGTAGAAAAGTAGATACCATGCAAGAAATTCTATGTATGTTGATTGGTACTATAATAGCTATATTTGTAAGCTTTGCGGTACCAGAAAAATACCAAGAAAAATTTATTTTAGGATTCTCTCTTCTTTATGTAATAATTTATGTAATATTAAGGTACGATTTATTTAATATATGGGACACGATATACTATTTGCATTTACAATTGGAAGCATTGTTGCATTATTGTTCATTATACCATTGATATTGATTGAAAGAAATGTTATCAAGACATCAAAAGCCATGAAAAGTTTCTTTGAAGATGAGTTGAAACTTTCTTTTCATGTTCCTTATAAGAATTCAAAAGATGGCAGCATAATCATATTTTCAAGGTCTAATGGTTTTACAAAGGGTGGTACTATTGAGGCATTCAAATATGTACCATGGAAGTCAAGTGAATTAGTTCAGTATAATAAGAAAGAAATGAAAGAATTGGTAAAAGACCTTTGAACAAAATAAATAGATCATGAAGGATTTTTTTGGAACAGAAATTAAAGTAAGTGATATTGTAGCTTTTACAAATCCAGTATCTTCTAGGAAGTCACTTGCTTTAGGTAAAGTAACTGCAATAGGTAAGTCATTTGTAGAGATAGAAACTGAAAACCCATATTTTGATGGTGACATCTATCCAAATAAATATGATTATGTTAAGAAGCGTCCAGAAAATGTAATTGTGAAGTCTAACTAGTACTTAATTAAAGATATTATTTTTAAACCAATTGAATATATGACTTACGAAGATTTTTTGAAAACCTTTATTGAAGAAAATAAAGATAAAGTATCAAGAGATAGATTGTTTGGTGGATATGATATTGATCGTTATGATTATGATAAAATGGTCAATAAATGTTATTGGTTTATTACCGATAAAATGAATCTAGAATTTCCTAGACCAGATATTGATTCAGAAGAATATCATGATTATTATAGAAATATGATGATTATGAAAGCTTTTTGTGATGCATTTCAAAAATATGCTGATAATCATCTTATGTATTTACCAAAACCACCAAGTACAGAAGTATATTGTGGACAACGAGATTAATAAATATTACTATATAAATGGAAGTGAAAATTGATTTGATGACTAAAGAAGAAATGTTGCAAGAGTCTTACATCAACAAAGGCAACAGATATACGACTGAAGAATGGCAACAAAATGGAGATTATGTGACAACAGATCGAAATGGCTATTTGAATTATGCAAATGGTGAAGAAGTAATTGATGAAAACGATTTGCCGGAAGATGGATGGTTTGATTGTACAGAGTATGATGAAGACAGTGATGTTGATAGCTATTCTGATTCTGGTTTTTATGATAACCCATTATATGATAGTGATGACGACTGGTGATTTAAGTAAATTAGATAAAGCAGAAAAGAAAGAATTCATATCTGCTGTAAATGATGCTATACTGAAACAAAAATATCGTATAGTAGTAAGAAGAATATTCAAGCAGTATACTTACAATGATACTACATATCTTATTAAAGAATATGCGGTACAGAAAAGAAAGAAGTTCTTGTTTTTCTATTGGTGGGATTTTTGTGATAGAAATGAACATGGATGGGTAAAATGGACAGATAAGCTTGAAAATTGTGAAAAATACATATATGACAAATATCTTGGTACTGGTGTAAAACCTACATTTGAAGTACTAGGATTGATACCAAGTGAATGACAATTGTCATTCACTTTTTTGCATTTGTTTTGAAATTTTTAAATTCATTTCTATATTAAATCTGTTCAAAATAAGAAGTTTAATTTTTAAAATTTTATGATTATGATTACAAAGACTTTGAATGACTATGCTACAGAACTTGCGATGATAAATGCTAATTTCTGTTCAACATATTTACCAAGCGAAATTTATGGTTTCACTCTTGAAGCTTTACGTATTTTGATTTGCAATCGTATTATGAACAACAATATTGTTAAGATGGAACAGAAAGATATTGATACATTGATTGGTTTTGTGTTAGATTTTTCTGATGCTAAGATGATTACATATCGTGAAGCTCTTGTAAAATATTCAGAAATTTTACATTGCTAATTTTTTGAAATTTCTTGGTATTATTCTATTTTATTCATGTCAAATAAATAATAAACATTAAAATATTAAAATTATGATTATCGATTTTGTTAAGTTACATATTGCAGAAGCTCTCAGTGAAGTTGCTAATAACTATGGCAATGAGGAATACCTCAATGAAGTAGTTAAAATCAACTTTGATCAGTTGGTAGAAGATATTTTTAAGGGTTTAAATGGATATTTTACTAGAGATGCATGGCCATCCGTAAAAGATATCATCTATACCATGCTTCTTGATAAGAAGACTTTAGATGGTATTGCGAATGCAATCAAAGGTATGATGGCTTTACACAATTTTGATATTGAAAAGGCTGGTGGAATCATTAGATATTAATATAAAAAGTAAAATTATGATAAATACAAATCCTCAAGTTATATATGCTAAGATTAATGCTAATATTGAAAAGATTATTGGCAAGATAGCAAGACAGATGCTTGATTTATATCCTAACATCAATGATTGTTTGAATGCAGTATCAAGATTATCAGAATCTGATATCAAATGGAAAATCTGGCGAATAGCAACGAAACAGAATATATTTGATGAAGCTGAGTCATCAAACTGTATTGTTGAATCATGTGTATTAGATTTGTATGATGATAGTGCATCATCTGATACATTACATAGCTTTGATTTTCGAGCAGCTATTCACAACATGTGTATTCTCATTTATTATACTAACAAGAAAATTACATCATACGATGCATAAGTATATCAATTCATTGACAATTCATTTTTGTCTTGGAATATTGTCAGCATTTATTGTCATATTGGTAGCAGACAATATCTCTTTAGCAACGATATGCTTGCTTGTATTTGCTCTCCCTATATGGTTTACTTTCTATAATAGAGTAAAAGATATGGCTTCAGAAGAAATTTCAGAGAAGTTAGGTTTTAGAGGTAACAAATTCTTAGATTGTACAAATGAGTAACTTATATAATATTGAATCAAGATATCAGTATCATACAAGAACTGGTATTGAATGGACAAAATGGTTTTGTATGTTGTCAGAAGGTCCTAATGAGGATAAAGCTTTTCTTGAGCAGAAAATTTCAGACTATAAAGATAATGATAAGAGGATAAAAGCAAAGTTGAAGCATGAATATCGTATAGTTGATTATGTAGAACCAGAAGAGGTTCATGCATTTCAGAAAATGTATACTAGAAGAAAGAATAAAAACTCTAAAAAGTCACCAGGAACAACTAAAAAGTCTTAGGCTGATAGAATATACTGAAGCATATTTTTCCGCTCCCTGACCGCCCCAGGCGCTTAACAGGAGAACATTATATTATATATTAGTAAAACTTTTAAATATGAATTTTTATGAAGCAATTGAAGAAACAGAGTGGAGCTTCGCGTATCGTTGAAGTTCTTTTAGGACAAGCATTATTGAATTGTAAGATTGGTAGCGTCAAATCTCTTATTGAGAAAGTAACTGATGTTACTGGTGGTAAGTTTGATGTAAAGAAGGTTGATGGTCCAGACAAATTAGATGTTGAACTAGCACCATGGATGATTTCATTGGAGATTGGCGATACTAAGGTAATAGTTAAGTTTAGCTTAACGGTAAATTATTTTATCAATAAGATTGAAGTGTCAGAGTGACATTTTGGCAGGAATATATGACAATGTGTCAGAATTTTGTAATCATGAAATTCTGGCACACTTTTTTCTATATATTAATTAGATAAATAAAAACATATATAAGATTAAATTTAAAATGAGTAAAGTTTTAGGCTTGGATCTCGGTACTGGTATGTCATGTGTAGCAGTAATTGAGGCAGGTAAACCAGTTGTGGTAGTAAATGAAGAAGGAACAAGAACAACACCATCAGTAGTACAGATTACAAAAGATGAAGTGAAGATTGGTAATGCAGCAAAGCGTGCAATGGTAACAAATCCAAAGAACACTATCAGTTTTGTAAAGCGTTTGATGGGTGCTGATTTTAATGATGAGAATGTAAAGAAGATGCAGAAGCTTGCAACTTATGATATTGTAAATAAGTCTGGTAAGCCTTATGTTAAGATCGATGACAAAGAATATTCTCCTGAACAGATTTCATCTATGATTGTTGGCAAGATGAAAAAAGTTGCACAAGACTATGTTGGTGAAGAAATTAAAGATGCAGTAATTACGGTACCAGCTTGGTTTGGTGATGCTGCCCGTACAGCAACTAAGACAGCAGGTGAGCTTGCTGGATTGAATGTACTTCGTGTAATTAATGAGCCAACATCAGCGGCATTGGCTGCTAACTTGATGGAAGACAAGAAAGACAAGACTGTTGTAGTAGTGGATTCTGGTACTGGTACAGTCGATGTTTCTGTTCTTGAGTTGTCTGATGGTATGGCTGAAGTACTTGCATCAAATGGTGATGTATATCTTGGAGGTAAAGATTATGATGATGCTATTGTAAAGTGGGTAGTTGATGAATTCAAGAAGTCAGATGATGTTGATTTGGCAAAGGACAATATGGCTTATGCTCGTGTAGTAGAATCTGCAGAAAAAGCAAAGATTGAATTGTCAAGTTCAACACAGACAGAGATTAATCTCCCATATATTTCTATGAAAGATGGTGCACCATTGAATCTTGCTATGACACTTTCTCGTGCTAAGTTTGAATCTCTTGTAAAGAATTTGAATGATCGTACTGTTGAAAAGGCAAAGATTGCTGTAGAGAAGGCTGGTAAGAAATATGATGATATTGATTGTATCTTGCTTGTAGGTGGTACAACTCGTATTCCATCATTACAAGAGGCATTGAAGAAGGAATTCAATAAGCCATTGAATCAATCTGTAAATCCAGATGAAGCAGTTGCATTGGGTGCTGCTAAGCAAGCTGATATTCTTGCTGGTAATTCTACTGGTGATTTGTTGCTTCTTGATGTTACTCCATTGTCATTGGGTATCGAAACTAAGGGAGATATGATGGCACCTATTGTTGAAGCAAATACAACAATTCCATGTCAAAAGAAGCAAGTATTCACCACATCTATTGATAACCAACCTATGGTTGAAGTGAATGTATTGCAAGGTGAACGTAAGATTGCTTCTGGCAATAAGTCTATTGGTAGATTCAGATTGGATGGAATTCCTATGGCAAAGGCCGGTGTACCACAGATTGAAGTTTGCTTTGATATTGATGCAAATGGTATTGTTACAGTTACTGCTAAAGATCTTGGTACTAATAAAGAACAGCATATTACAATCAGTAACAACACACTTACTGATGAGGAAATCAAAGCAATCAAGGAAGATGCTGAGAAGTTCAAGGAAGCTGATGAAAAGAAGACACAAGAAACCAATGACATCAATGATGCAGAACGTTATATGTTCAATACAAAAGAGATGATTGCCAATGAAGACTTTGTCAAGGCTACATCAGATGAAGATAGAGCTAAAGCACAAGAAAAACTTGATGCATTAGAATCAATTGTTGTATTGAAGGACAAAGACCATGATAAGATCATGGAAGCTAAGAAAGAGTTAGAAGAAGTTTGGAACCCTATAGTTGAGAAATTCTATGCCGATAAGCAAAAGAGTCAAGATTGTACTAATAAGACAGAGACACAGGAAGGAAATGCAAAGGAAGAGAATGCGTCAAATCCTGACAATGATAAGAAGGAAGAAAAATCAGATGATGTAAAAGTAGAAGATGCAGTAGTTGAAGATGCATAAATAATTTACATCAATAACAGTTTGAATGGTCGATTGAATGAATGAAATTTGATCGACCATTTTCTATATTTAACATGTCAAAGAATAGATAACAAATAACATGAAAGATTACTATGATATTTTAGGTGTATCTAGAGATGCATCAGAAGATGATATTAAAAGAGCATATAAGAAAATAATGCTCAAATATCATCCAGATAGAATGGGTAACAAATCTGATAAGGAAAAGAAAGAAGCTGAAGAGATTGTAAAATCAGCTAATGAAGCTTATGAGACTTTATCAGATCCACAAAAGAAGCAAGAATATGACAATCCAGGTTTTGGTGGAGGATTTGATCCATTTGCTGATTTCTTTGGTCATGATAGGTCAAATGGGACATCTTGGCATACTGAAGATTATCGAGATTTGAGAGGTAAGAATTGTGAAGGAAAATTGAATATTGATATTTCTGATTTCTATTTTAAAGGTATCAAGTCAGTAGCATATTTGAAGGATTTCAGATGTAATGTTTGTGATGGTGAAGGTGGTACTGGTGTTAAAGTTTGTTCACACTGTAATGGTACTGGTATGGTAACTGAATCTAGACGGCAAGGAAACATGTTCTTCCAATCTAGCCATCCATGCCCTTATTGTAATGGTAAAGGCAAGACAGTAGAACATAAGTGTGCGGCTTGTTCTGGTACTGGTTTTATTGGTAAGTTGGTAAATGAAGAAATTGACTTGTCAAGAATTCCATTGGAATATCTTTTGAAAGATGGTATTAGAATTGATGTTGGTCCACTTGGTTCTGAATCTAAATCTGTAAATGGAACAAATGGAGAACTCTATATTACTGTACAACATACTTATGACCATAATAAATATCATATTGATGATTATGGTAATGTAGAAGGTAAAGAAGATATTGATTGGAAGGATGTAATGCTTGGTGGTAAGATTGAAATCAATTTACCTGGTAATAAGAAGATGAGAATAAATCTTCCAGAATGTTCTGAAGTAGGTAAGAAACTTAGAATAAAAGGAAAAGGTATTGATGGGCATGATTATACAATGGTTGTCAACCCAGTATTCCCTAAAACACTTGATAAAGAAACAAAGAAAGCAATTGAACATTTAAAAGAGAAAGGATAGAATAATGGAAGATAGTAAGGTTTTATATTATATAAACAAAGGTATAGAAAGATTACAAGAGAATTGTAGATTTCCACCAGAATCTATTATAGATAATGATAGATTTTTATCTGCTTATGCTTTTACAAATAATGATTATAGAATATTCCAACGCTGGATAACAGTAATCATGGAAGTAAAAGCAATAGATACAAGTAAGTCATTCTTCATACCATGTATTCTCCGTAAAGTACCAGAACGAATATTTAATGAAAGAGTAAATGATATTTGCTATGGCGCATCTACTCAATATACATTGAATGATTCATATATAGAAGATTTAGAGATTGTATTGAATGAAAAGTATTATAAGATACTAGCAGAAAACAATTTCATGAAGGCAGTATATTGTGAAAATGGAGAACTGAAAATGAGACAAAGTTATTCATTTGATACAAATATGTCTGTAGCTGCTATGAAGCTGTATCCAAGAAAATGCAATTTAGCTTTCTATCCATATTCATTCAGTATGTTTGCATATACATCAGATCGAAATTCATGGAATACTGAGTTGATGAATATTATCGGAGACAGGAGTTTTGAAAGTATAACAAAATTATCTAAACAATATTTTACTATCAATGATGTAAGTCTTGGAACATTCATTTCTAAATTGTCTCTTAATGAAGGATATTCTAATGGAAGATCTGGAATTGGATATGAGAATACTATTATGAAATGTGTATGTAATTCTCTTTCATTAGTATTTTATGATAAGACAACATTATCAGATGAGGAAATAGAGAAAGCTGCTATTACTATAAATGAAAATGATCCTAACTTCAATAAAGCATATACTATTGATTGTCAAGGTAAGAAATTTAAAGAAGTGGATGAATTCTTTGATAATCAAGAAAAAATAGAAAAGAAAAATAAAGAAAATAAACCAAATATTATCATAACAAATGATGAATTTTTGATTTAAATTTTTCTATATTATTAATGTTAAAACAATTAAACTTGGGCCATTACGGATTTGACAATCGATACTAAACTTCGGTTGGACGTGAGTTCGAATCTCACATGGTCCACTAAACTTGAAAGAAGACTATGGAAATTTTAGACAAGAAATTTAGTAAGTACAAAGTATTTTTTGCAGAGAAAGGTATTACATCTACTTCTGCTAATCATGTTTCTAATAAAGGTAAAGAGTTGTTGAAGTCAGAACAGGCAATTCTTGACAATATCAATTTTGTCAATACTACTGCTTCATTGCTTTCTGGTGGTGAATCTAGAACTATTACCAAAGGTATGAGTGCAGATTCTTTTGAATCTATGCATAAGACTATTGCAAAGATTGCAAATCTGAATGCTATGAGTGCATGGATTCATGAAGCAATCAAAGCAAAGACAGAGATTCTTGAGTATGTTCAGTCACTTAGTATTGACAACTGGGCTAAAGAACAGAATATTGAACTTCCAAATGCCGCATGTAAGGAATTTCCAATTACTGAATCTGATGTAATTGGTACATGGGATGTTGCTAAAAGAAATAAGTATTATGTATATGAATCTTATTGTTCTCTTGTTGGTAAGTTCATTCATCCTAAAGGAGCATTTTATGAAGCTAAAGCACAGATGAATAATGCTGTACAGAATCCAAACAAGGTAGAAGGTTCTGGTCGTGATGCAATCATTTATTCTTATGAACCGTCTATGCCAATATCTGATGTAAATGTAGAATATAATTGGTTGTCTACTGAACTCCGACATAAAGAAGCAGAATTCAATAAGATGAAGCAAGAAATTGTAGATGCTATTACAGAAGATAAGCTTGCTAAGGCACAGAAGTTCAATGATGCATATGCAAAATATATTGATACAATGGAAAGTATCAGAAATAAGTTTGACATGTGGAAAACTAAGGCTGTAAAGGAAGTTAGTGCATTGAAGATTTATCTTCCACAAGGACCTAAGCAGACTTATGATGAAATCAACAAATAAAATTAAAATATTGACATAGTAGATTTGCAAGTCCGGTTTAAGATAAGCAAGTCAAATGACATCAGTTATGTGATTACTTCTGAATATATATCTATCTTAGTAACATAGGTGAAAGCCAAAATCTATATTGGTTTTGACTCTGATAATGAAACTGAGTATCAAGGGATCAAATAAATTTTTTGACCATACAATGTGTAAGCGTACACGCTATGTTGTTATGGTGTTCTAGTTCATGATCTTGCGCCTTGATACGTTCTTGCTATAGTTCTGGATATTATTGTCATGAACTGATGTCAACGGAAAGGTTAAGAAATAGTAGAAAATATTTAAATATGTTTTTGAAATTTCTTAACCTTTTTCTATATTTATTATGTATTAAAATTAATGATTAAGATTATGATAAAGAACAATTATTCAAAAGCATATACATATACGATTATTGTGAACATCATATTTGCAAATGGTGTTAAAGAAAAGCTTTGTCGATACACTTGCGACATCAATTTGAATCCAATTAATAAGATTATGGACAAGTTGAATGCTACATTGATTGATAAAGATGGTACTCCAACGTTAGAATTTGCTAATTGGATTATTGAGAATCATCCAGAATTCAAGATAAGTGATATTCTTGATAAGGATACTAGAATATATTTTGAATTTGTTGATTCACTTCCTGCAATTAACATTTAGAATGTAGAATATTTAATAAAATATATTATGATTAAAGATTTTGATAAGAATAAAGTAGAAGTGATGGATTATGGTTCAAATGGTCATTATCCTATTCCATTAGAAAAAGATATTGTTATTGTACAGGTATCAGTTCCGTGTTATGAGGTAGGTGATGAAGTTTGTACATATTTGTTTCAGATACTTGTATTGAAGGATGATACTTCTTGGAAATCTGATTATGCTAATTCAGATGGTACACCAACCGAATATACAAGAGAAGTTATCAATCAGATTTCTGGAACAGAATATGATAAAGAAGTATATGACAAGACAGAAGTGGCATTTACATATTTGGAAGATATTCCTAATGTTAAATATTGTAAATAAGATAGATCATGAGAAAGTTTGTAGTAAGTACAATAATTAATTGTAATCTATATCCAGTAATGAATGTGGTAATGGCTGATGATATTCATAAGATTATGGATGATGATAGCCATCCAACAGAAAAGATGATAGAAATTCTTACAAACAAGAGCCCTTATCTTGCATCTTATATTAAAAGATATAAACCACAAAGAAAAGATATTTATTGCAATTATATTTGCATCGATGATGATTTGATACCATCACCTTGTAAAATTGACTAAAATGGAAACTAAGAAATATAAAATTTGGAGATTTGCATATACTAGTTGTGTTGATGAATTGATATTGCCAGCTGATATGAAACTTCATCAGTTGCATAAGCCATTTGATGTATGTAACATATTTTATTATGCTAAAGAAATTGATAGAGAGGTAGTCAATTATTCATACGTTGGTACTATGCCATATTCAAAAGAAGCTTGGAAGATTCTTCATGACAACAAACAAACTTTGAATATCAAATGTTATAATATATTTGATAATGATATTGTTGTTCATGTAGATCAAATTTATCCATTGACTGATGATTTTCCAGTGACTGATGAATATCCCCATATAGGTGTTTCATATTTCGAAGAAAGAAATTATGCGGATGGAGATATTTATGATTACATCAAATTTCATGATAAGAATAAGGAAAAGCCTAATTATGAAAAATTAGCAGAAGATTTTTTCTATCCGGTAACAAAATACGTCAAGATTCAAGGTATCGATGAGAAATTTCCACTTATGTTGGATGTTTATGAAGTAATATTGACAACTAAATTGGATGATGTTCCCTTTGAAGGATTGATACATACAAGTAAGAATGTTGATAATGTATTGCCATCCGAATATAATTCAAGAGTAAAAGGAAAAAAGATAACTCAAGCACAATATAATTTTGCTTGTGCTAATCAAATAGGTTTAATAGGTTAATAATGCTTATAAGTGGATAAAACATGGGAGAAAATAAAAATATTGGAATTTGGTTTGCGGTAAATAAAGACAATAAATTATTTCTTTTTACATCAGAACCAAAACGAGTAGGTGATGGATGGTTTGGTGATTTCTTTTTGAATAGCTTGATTCATAATAACATTGAAACAATGTTAAAAGGAAGCAAGTATTCATTTAATGATGAACCCCAATATCTAGAATTTAAATTAACAGTACAATAAAATGGGTAAATTAATAGATGTAAGTGTAAAATATTTTGGGCGTACTTTAGGATCATCATTAGAATCCGTTAAGAGGGCTAGTGAGTTTTATAAGAATGATCCTGGTACAATTGATGATCCTAATTCATTAGATGAATTGTGGAAAATGGTAGAAGAATGCGAAGACACCAAAGAAGCGGCGGATAAGTTATTGGAAGATATGAATGATTGGTATGACAAGCATCTCATTGATTTCAGATCTATGCTTGGTTTCTCATTGCAACCATTATGGGGTTCAGTAGGTCTAACATTATCAACATTAATGGAAAAGAAATAACATGAAAGTACAAAAGACAAAACGATTGGTTGTAGGTGATATTCATGGTAATTATGATAAGTTCAATACTATTTATAATTTGGAAAAACCAGAAGACCCAAATACTACATTGTATGAAGTAATTACTTTAGGTGACTATTTTGATACCTATGAAGATATCACACCAGAGCAGCAATTAGAAGGTTTTAAGAATTTGTTAGCATTGCAGAAGAAACATAATAAAGAAGAAGGTTTGTTCTATATGCTTATTGGTAATCATGACTTTCATTATCTTATTGATGGTAGTGACAAATATAGTGGTTATAACCAAGTAACACAGTTGCTTGCTGGACAGTTATTGAAGGATTGTGTCAAATCTAGAAAACTTAGATTTTCTTTTGTTGATATGACAAATAGAATCATCTATAGCCATGCTGGTGTAACAAACAAATGGATTCATGAACGTCATAAGGTAAGTATTCCTATTAATATGATTAATATTGATAGTTTTGACAACTTCAAGTTTACTTACGGTTCACATTTTGATCCTTATGGAAATGATCCATTGAATGGCCCACTTTGGGTAAGACCAGAAGCATTGTTATCTGATATGTATGAAGATTACGACCATGAAGCACAATATATGCGTACTTGGACTCAGATTGTAGGACATACTAAATGTAAGGAACCTATTATTGCTCATGAAGATGGTTCAAAATGGAAACCATCAGAAGATTGGTTCACAGCTAAATTCTATGATATTGATTGTCTTGAAAATGGATATTATATTGTAGAATGGTTAGATGAAGAAGGTTATATTACAGATAGAGAAGTTAAGAAATTGAAATAAAAATGAGCAGAACTTAAGTTCTGCTCATTTCAGGGTATATAGAATAAAATAATTATTGATTATAATAAGATTTACCATAACAATATAAGTTAACTGTATGACTAGTAGAAGCATCAGTACCAATATGTATATTCTTTGGAATCTTATCAATAGGACATACAAATGTATATTCATAAGATGAAGTACCAAGTGTAGAAGCATCAGTACCTTGTACTGCAGTTAATGTATGTTTGGTTGCATTTAATGTATAATTATAAGTTTTGGTCCAATCCTTTGTTGATGTACCAGAAGTAGCAGTAACTTTATAATCAGAAATAGAAGCTGTAGTATCATAGGTTTGTGGATCAAATGCAGTTATTGTCTTATCATCACTACATGTTAAAGTACCAGTAAAATCAACTGTTGCTCCATAATTTTTAAGGGTAAATGTACAACTAGCAGTTGATCCTCCATAAGAGATAGTACATGTAACATCAGTAGTATTACCGTCAGTTGCATTTTTACCAGCAGATACTGTAACTTTATTTGTACTTGTTGTACTATTACCATAATCCCAATTATATGTTACACCTGGATCATCAATTACAATAAAATCACCAAAATTAACACCATCAGTTGAAGTGGCCATTTCACAAACAATATGTACACTTAAATCAAATGTTGAAGCATTTGTATCAAAGTATGTATGTTCAATAGTTTGTGTTGTATTTGTTTCATTAACATTTGTACCACAATAAACATAAAGATTATATATAGCAGTCATAGATGTTACTTCAAATGTCCACTCATAATCTTTTAATTCATATTTTTTATTTATTTCATGGTTTTCTATTGTAGTAGATATATCTACACTATCTAATTTAAACGTTCTAATACCAATTACATCAGGAGTGGTTGTAACTTCTATTGTTTTAGTAGTTTTATCATACTTTTTACCATCACATAACCAATTGTATTTTATTATTGCATTTGAAGGTAAATTTTCAATAAAAGAAGGCCCTATAAATACTTTAGTATTATTCTGTACTGGTTTACCATTTTTCTTGCTTAATTTAATTATTGCTGAAAAAGGACTAACAACCTTTATTCCGGTACGATCTTCAGTAGCACCTATTGTACATTTTATAGGTTTACTTATACTAGTAACACTTTTACATTTATCATAATTTGTACTATCAGTTTTAAAATTATCTTCATGGACATTAATAGTTGTATTCTCATACTTTTTAATTCTAGTAAACTTTGTGATATATGCTGATTGTATTTTTGCTCCTTCAGAAGATATAGATTTATCAATAACTAGGTTTGCACAATTAAATGTTTTGGTTATTTCAAATTCTGCTGATTGTGTACCTTTACCATTCGGTGTTCCTTGTTGCACTACAGGTGCACTAGCAGTATTTTTATTGTAAGTGTATTCTAATTTTATAGTTCCTAATGGTCTTTCTTTAATACCTGTACTTACTCCTCCTGTTACTGTATAGAATTCTAATTTCTTAGAATAATTAGTAGTATCATTAGACTTATCATCTATTTCTTTTAATAATTTAACCAATTTATTACCAGTCCAATTATTCACACCAGGTGTTATAATTGAACCAGATTCACCTTCATTCTTATCATAAATTAAATGACAAATTTTGCTCTTTATAGTTTTAGAATCTAGATATACTTTTGTTTCATCAATTCCTTCAGAAGGTTCAAAAGACCAACTATAATAATTATCAACATCAAGTTTTCCAGCTGGTATTTTAAAATATGTATAAGTTAAAGATGTTGAAGGTTTTGTCAAGTCCGGAGTTGAAACTTTAGGATCAAATCTAGTAGATGCAGCATTGGTATAAGGGGTATCTTCAATGGGAATATTCCATTTTGTATCAACATTAATCTTAAAGAATGTGTCCTTTCCTGGTTCATACTTAGGTTCATCCGAAGCTGATATTGGTTCATTACCTCCAGAAGCACTTACCATTATCTTATCATCTATAGTATTTAATGTTATATTATCCCATGTTAAAACACCATTATCTAAAGTAACTTTTCCTATAAGAATACCTGTTTTAATAGATGTATTACCCGATTTACAATCATTTATATCTATAAGTTCATCATATAAATTTAATGTACCATTTCCATTATCTATAATACTATTAAGTTTCTCTGATGTAAATTTTATAGTACCTGGCAAAGTTTTAGGATATAAAGGAGTTTTGTTACTTAATTTAGCAGGTATCATCGTAATAAATACATTATAATCATTTACTAAAGAAAGATCATCCACGGTATTTAAATATGTTTGCCCATAATGTTTAAGAGTAAATGTACAAGTTGAATGATATGTTTCTTTATAAGTTGCTGTACATGTAACTATTTTATCTTTAGAATTATTATACCCTTTACCTGGTTCTAAATCAACTTTTGTATTATTTCCATTTGCTTCTGTTATAATATTGCCATTATCTTTCCATGAATATGTTACTTTAGGGTCATCAATTTCTATCCAATTATTATAATCACTACCATTTTCTGTTGTTCTATACCAACATCTAACATATACATTTAAATTAAATGTTGATGCATTTTCAGCCCAATATAAGTGCTCAATTGTTTCTGCTTGTGTTTGTGTTTTGGTAGAATATATAACAACACTATATTGATAACCAGTACCCGTAGTAACTACAAATTTCCATTCATATCCTAACTGGTATCTTGTAATGAATGTTTGTCCTGAAATTTCTGGATATGTAGAATTATTTTCATATTCATCTGTAACAGTACATTCATCTAATGCAAATGTTCTAGTACCTGTTGTTGAAGGTGTAGTTGTAACTTCTATTGTGTTAGTGGTTTCACCATAAGATTCACCATCTAATTTCCAAATATATTTAATTGTTCGTTTTTTAGGTTTAACCATTTTATTACTTGCTGGACCAACAACAGTCTTACTACTATTAGAAGATATTCCATTCATCTTTAATCTATCAATTATGGCAGAAGGAATAGCAACTACAGTAATATTATTTTCTGTATTTTCTGTACAACCTATTGTACATTTGATAGGTTTATCTATTGTGGTAGTACTACTACATTTATCATAATTTTCACCGTATTTTGTAAATGTTCCTTCTTTTATATTTAAAGAAGCTTTATTCCATTTTACTCCAGCAGTAGTAAACTTTGTGATATATGCTATATCTTCATTATTTCCGGTTGCTGATATTGATGTATCTACTAAACAACTACAATTTATTTGATTTGATACTTTAAATGTTGCTGAATTAGTCTGTTCACCTGCAGTTTTACCATTTTGAGTGACCTTAGTAGTAGCACTAGTACCAGTCTTTGTATAATCTAATTTTAAAGTACCTAATGGTCTACTATCTTGAGCTCCAGTTACACCTCCAATAACTTTATAAAATCCTACTTTATCTTTATTTTCTTTTATTTCTTTTGTTAAAATGTAAGAATCCTTTGTCCATATCCACTCATTAAATTCATCAGTAATATTTTCTCCTCTTGGTTTAGGATTATTAGGATAATTTATTTTTACAGTTCTCTTAGTGTTATTACTTAATGTTACTCCAGTTACTCCTTTATCAGGAGTAAATGACCATTTATAATAATCATTAACATCTAATTTTTCTCCTGGTACCTCAACATCAAATGTAGATTGTCCATTAAATGTAGGATCAGAAGTATCTGTATATGGACTATCAACATCAGGAACATTCCATGAAGTTGAAACAGATATAGTAAATTTACCATCTGAACCTGCAGTATAATTTGGACTATTTGTTGGTGTAACATCATGTGTACCTTCTTCTGCTCCAACAGTTACATTATCCAATTTGATAGTTGTCCATGTTAATGATGCAGAATCTTGTGTATATGTACCTATATCTAATGTAGTAGATTTAAAATCTTTATTACCAGAGACACTTAATGAACCTGATCCACTTTTTTTTCTACTACTAAATGTTAATATTGCTGGAAGGCTATCAGGATATTCTGTTGAAGTACTACTACGTTTTGTCGGAGTTGATCCTACATACACATGTCCATCAGATAAAAATGGAGTGGCTAAATAACCTCCATAATCTTGTCCAAATCTATATAAGTTAAATTCTACAGTACCAGAATATCCTTCTGCTGAACTTACTGTAACAGAAATAATTTTACCTAAGCCTAGGTTATCCATACTAGTTCCTGGAGTTACAGATGAAACATTAACTGTTGCTGTGTTATTTTTATTACTATCTGTTCCTACCCAAGTATATTTAACACCAGTAATACTTGTACTATCATTTTTCCAATCATCAGTACCTACCTTTGATTGTAATTGATAACCAGCAACTTTTAATTCCCATTTAGTTGAATCCCAATATATTTTTTTACTTGTATAAGCTTCTAAAGTAATCTTAATTCTAAATTGCTTCTGTTGGGATGTTATTGTAATTGTACTACTATTTAATTCATTATATTTATTATCACCATTAAACCATGCAACATAAATAACATAAGTTCCTGGTTTTGTTATATGTACAGTACTTTCTCCAGTAGTATCTAATGATTGCCAATTTTTAGTATCAGTACCTTCAACAACTGCCATTTTAGCAGTATATGTAGTATCAACTAATGGGCCTACAGAACCAGATGATGATTTAGTTGTTGTTTGGGTATCGCCAATCCATCCATCTGGACTTTCTGGATGTATACTAAAACCATACATATAATTCCATGTCTTCTTACCAGTATGTTTGTAATTTACTGTTAAAGCAGATATTGATTTTACTCCTAAATATGTACTTACAGGAACATTATATTTAAATTCTTGACTTGAACCTTCAAATGTTGCAGTAGGTACAGTAGTTGGAAAATTACCTTCTGATAACTTATCGGAATAATTATATATGTATGTACTTATATTCTCACTTGACCCAGTATCACCTGATGGGTTAGGATCTGGTGATGTTATATTAGATACAGTAAATGCGCCATAATCAATAGATTCATTATAACTTTTATCGGCAGGACCCACTGGTTTAGATGTGGTACAATTTACTCCAGATGTTACAAAAGTATAAGCTATTTCATCATGCCAACCTTCTTGCCCATTTTGTGGTACTGTTATTGAATTTCCTTCGTATGTTATACTACTATTATTAATATCTACTACTCTTATCTTAATAGTATGGTTTATTGGATCTGCTGTTTTATAATATCCTGATGTATATTTGTATATTCCTTCATTTACATCAGTCCATTCATCAGAAGATTTCAAATCAAGAGAACAATCTCTATCCCATGTTGCATCATTGCTTTGTATATATTTAGTAGTAGAATCTGACCAACTTCCTGTATCTACTTTATATTGATATTTATAATTAGCAGGGTTGGGTTGTACAGATCCGCTAAGTACAATACCATTGGCAGGGTTTGCAGGTTTAGAACTAATTATATTGCTACTTACAGATATTGAATAATCTTGCTTCTTACTAGTTGCAGATTCTGTTTCTACAGTACCTGATGATTTAGATATAATAATAGTTGCACCATACCAAGGAATAGTAGTATAATTTACACCAGGAGTAAGGTTTTTTTGTCCTGTAACATACAATTGTTTAGCTGATTTGAGACTATAATTGGCACTTGTACTCTTACCATCAACAGGGTATTTGGTGCTCCCATCACAACTATTTATACCTTCACCAGTTCCTTTTATAGTAATAGTACCAGATATGTTAGTACCATTTTGAGATATAGTTATAGTAGATGGGCTTGGTGTCAGTACACCATCTTGATAAGTAGATCCTGAAAATGATATAGTGCCAGATGTTGCTGATGAATTTTTAGTAGTAGATGTAAATGTAAGTGTACCATCACTAGCAGAGGCATACCAATTACCTATTATTGGCGGATTAGAAGCCAATGTTGCAGTAAAACTATCATCAGTATTGTCATTATTCCATGTTTTGCTTGCCTTAGAAAATGTCAAATCTTGAGTACCAGTATCTTTCCAGGATAATGTGGCATTTCCAAATGCATGATTAGCAGCACCTATAGCAGGAAGTTTGATATCTACACTTTTAAATTCTTTTAATGTCCAATATTCTTGATTTGTCGGAGTATTTGCGGTATTGGATATTGTCCAAGTACGTTCAGAAACACCTGAAGTAAAACCTTGTCTGAATGTAATATCTGGATGTAACTTTATTGTAACATCACCTCCTTTATAAGATACTGCATCATTAGATCCTTTAGTTATAGTTACTTTACCACCACTATAAGTATTTACCCAAGGCCTGCTTATTGTTGGCATTATAACAGAAACAGATTTTGATGATGCGTTGTAATTCCATCCAGTTGTCTTTTCTGTACCATCTGAAGTTGATATTCCCCCTATACTAACAGTAGGCCAACCATGGCCATATCCATCATTATAAGTTGTAGTTGTCTTACTTCCTTGTGTGACTTTCCATTTCATATTGAATGATGGATTATTCCAATGCATTCCATGCTGTGTTAAAGTCAATGCTTGATATGGTTGACCTTTGATATCTTTAGGTGTAATGTTTTGTGCACAGCAATTGGTGACAGTCATATTCTGTCTAAGTGTACAAGAACGAGCTGATCTATTAGTAGGAGGTGTCCAAGATACACCGGTAACAGAACCAGTAGTAGAACCACCGTTAGAAATAGAAGTATTATTTAATGATAATGAAAGAGTACCACCAACACTTGGTTTGTCATCCCCTTGGTCATCAAATGTTACCTTTGTTGTATTTCCGGAGGTTGTAGAAAGATGTGCCCAAGATGGATTGCTATCTATAGACCAAGCATAAGATATTCCTAACTTAGAACCTGGTTGCCATATTCTGAATGTATAAGCGTTAGTACCTGTAGGCATAGTAGAGCTTTTATTTATCATCAAACTGTATGTTACATCAACATATCTCTTATAAGAAGAGAAACCATCATCATTAGCAGTAGAAGTTGTGAATCTGTCATATTTACCATCATACCATGCTTTTGCTTCTACATTTACACTACCACCATCATAAGAAACAGAATTGTAATTATCATCATATTCGAAAACTAATCTCTTAGGATAAGTAGGCAGAGTATTGTATGTAAATGAAAGATAGTTAGTATTGTTCCAAGTAGCTGAATTCTTATATGGGTTATAAGTATAAGAATGATTTATTCTGTATTCTGATTTATTGTTTGTTAATGTACAGAAAGTAGGAGAACTAGACTTTGCATCATCATGATTTGATATAGAAATATAGAGTTCTCCATAAGGATCTGCTATATTATAGAAAGTTTGGAAAGCATCATATTTTTCTGTTACAACACGGCCACCAGTTGCTTTAGTCTTACCATCACTTTTATAGTTGTCATTTGTACCGTAATTATAGCTAGTTAAATCATATTTTATGCTTGGTTCATATTGTATTTTGTGTCTACGGTAACCTGCAGTAAAAGTTGTACCTTTTACAGATAAGTTAGTTCTAGATATGACGTTGTTGTTGGAATTACTGTAAGGACTTACACCATGCTTAGTATCATCTAATCCTGTTGGTTCAACAAATCTGGAATCTGTTTTGCTTCCAAATGGATAGAAATTGAAATCTCCATATACAGATCCAATCGTATTCTTATTAGCTGTTGCCCAATTGAAATAAGCAACATAATCATTACCAGTCTTTACTTCCCTATTAGGGCTAGTCATGTGATTAGTAGTATAGAAATAACAAGTAGTATTATTTCCTGTAAATTCTGCACCATTAGGATGAGGAATAGGTTGGGATACATTACCAGAATTTGCTAATTCTACAATAACCCAATCAGAATCATCAAAAGAATGTCCTCTTGTATTGTAATTGTAATTTCCACTATTTGAAGTAAAATAATTTCCGTAATCTGCCATTTGATTTAAAGTCTTTCTATTTAGAAGTTATTGTCTTACTTACCATTTGTTGATCCTTTATACTTTAAAGAATCTTTTTTGTAAAACAATTCTATATGTACATCGGTTTTCCAATTATTTGTTTTGTTCTTTCGACCTATCTGGAATTTTTCTGCCGACTCTGAATTTGCTTGATATTTAGCCCAGTATTCACCGGATCTTCTCTTGGTGACCATATCTATACCGCTATCTTCATTATGTGTAGCTGTAGTATTTGTGGGTACATCAGAAAAATTGATACATTCATATTTTTGAAATGTGTTTTCACTATTGTTTGCATATTCATCATTTGGCAAATCTGTCCAGATAGGTATTCTCACAAATTTGAATGCTTTAGTACCGCATACCTCAGCCCCATCTTTTAAACTTGTTGATATTGAATATCTGTTATAACTAGATTCACCTTCTGGTCTACCACCAACATTTCCAGGTTTAGTAGAATAATTAAGTAAGGTAGCGGTCAAGTACTCGTTGATATTATTAGGTACTACTGAGGTGATTCCTCTAGCAACAAGATTAGCTCCTATAGTACCTCCTATTTTTGGATCTGATTCTACACCATTCCACCATACTGTCTTACCTCCATCTGGACTTACTCCAAACTCTATATAAAGCAATATTTCTCTTCTTTTTACATCCCAATTTGAATACCAATGCTCCAATACACTAGTAATTGGCGGATTTTCATAATCTGTATAATCCAAATTTACAAACTTCAGGTGGGTATAATAGAAAATGTTAGGTTTTTGCCAAACTTTCAATAAAGTGAATTCTTTAGGTAGGCTAGCATTTGGTAAAGAACGTTGACTTTCTTCATTTGTAAATGGAACTGTTCTTGGATGACCTAGCTTAGTAGATCCAAAAGTAGATGAAGGTTCAAAATATTCCCATCCTAAAGCTTCATTAACAAAACCTATGAATCTCACTTCAGTATAAGCTACTTCTGGTGTATTATTAGGTCCTATAAAAAAAGAAACAGTATAGTCAGTAGCAGAATCCTTATTTGGTTGGTTTATCCAAGTATTAGAAGAAGAAGAAACTGAAGAACGTACTATATCAAGATAATGATATTGAATATAAGTACTTCCTTCTGATTTGTTTATAGGATAATAAGTTTTATTTGTTATTCCATTAGAATTAGAAATATTTGTAAATAAAAATTTACCTTCATCAAATACAATGTTATTATCTGATTTAGTGTATTGATAAGATGCAAGGATAGGACCAAACTTCAAAGTATAAGTAAGTTCTCTTGCCTTCAAATCAAAAGAACCTGTTCCACCAGCAGGTTCTATTTCAAAAACTTTGTTAGGGTCAAAATCAAAAGTAGATTGCTTGGTAGGATAAGCTGAAGTAACAGATCCTGTCCCTATACTGAAGTCTCCTTGCAAACCACCATCATTAGGATCAGGAACAAATTGCAGGGTGTAAGCAGAGCCTTGGAATTCCAAATTAGACCAGTCCCAAGAAGTACCCCTGAATACAAAAGATCCAAGCTTACTGTTTGTTACTATCTTTGGTAAGGCTTTACTATCACCCTGAAATACATATCCACTTTGAAGTATTACTGGCATTTGATTTTGAAGTTCAATGTTTATTTATATAAAAATTGAACTTGAAAGAAATTTAATGTTCAACTGGTATACCATTTATTTGTGTAATACTATCGATTATTTCAAAAAATTGATATCTATCTCCTTCATCTTTATTAATTATCTCTTCATCATTATCATAATTTGTTATATCCACAGATGTACTTGTATAACCAATATATGTTTCTTTAGATGAACTTAAATAGGTATATAATGTATCATTATTTTGGGTATAATATGTTTGACTACTTGTATAATATATCCATTTATAATAATTATAAGATACATATATACTAAATCCAGGATTATCACTATCATCAAAAGATAATGTTTTTGAAGTATTATCACTATAATATGCTACTACCTTGATACATTTATAATCCGATATATTTATCGTTCCATATTCTATTCCACCTGTATTAGTATATTGTGAATCATCATAATTGTATGATGGGCCATTTATTATAGATATAACATATTTTGTAATAGTAACTTTTGGTTTATTCCATTTAAATTCACATTTTATACCATGATATTCTGTTGTACATGAATATGGTAAATCTAATGGCTTGGATATCCAATTAGCAGTGTCAATAGAATAATTACCATTTTTATCTGGATATTCTATAAATAAACTATGTTCAAATAGATCGTTTGGTAGTCCAGTCAAATTTCCATCATAAACTTCTTTATCTCCTGATTTAGTATATGCTCTTGCTGATAATTTTCCTAACCCATACATTTCTGGCATAATATTTCATAAATAATGCTTAAGGGAACATAAGTAAAAACATAGGGAAGTTCCCTCTATTCTACATAACTCTTCATGTTGCACTTTTATAACATGTCACATATAATTATGTTCATTAGCAATTCATAAAATTACAACGAGTCAGTAGCGATTCATTGATTTGTAGCTATATAAAAATAAATATGAAGTACATCATGTACACTATTTAATATATATTAAAGGTAGATTAAAATAATTTTGAAATTTCTAAAACCTATTCTATATTTTAAATGTAAAAAATTTAAGACATATAATTATGCTTATAAATACAGAAAAGAAAAAGAAAGAAATAGAAGAATTCATTAATGACAAGATTCTTCATAAACAGCCAATATTTGTATATTTCAGATATATTCCTTCAAATCGTACGCTTATTATCAAAAAGGAAAATATTCTGAAGATTAATCCTAATTTGGTTGATGTGAATTCAAAAGAATGGATTGATGAAGATTATCCTATTCAGTCTGATGTTCATTTCAATCAGAATTTTGGTAATATTGATGCTATCCATATTCTCGATTCTTTAGATAAGAGAATTAAAGATGAGGTATCAGAAAATTTCAAATTAGACATGAAATATATCAATAGAAGTTTCATCAATGACAATTTCTATTTGAATGTATTGTTTGATTCTGAAATTGAAGCTTACAAGAATGAACTCTATAATGAGATTGTAAGTATTAAAGATAAGTTGAACTTTCTAAATTATTAGTACATGTTTATTAATACAAATACAATTGAAGCAGTAAAGCTTACTTATAAAGACAGATATTCAGTAAAGAATTTGTTGAATTCAGATAATGATATTCGAATTTGTGTATCGAAATATCCTAGCAATTATCGGGTTTTAGATGGTTGTTGGATTGTCAGTATGCCAGCTCATTACTTTGTAAAGAAGTATCTTTATAGTGATGATCCTGAAATTGCTATTGATACAGAATTGGATGTTACTTCTCGTCATGATGTGTTTGATATTCTCAATAAGTTCATGAATCCTTACAATCTTCGAAATGACCATACAGTAGAAGATTTGAATGAACATTGGAATTTTACAATTTTGGATGCAGAAGATATTCAGCATATCATTGATGCATACCACAACTATCTTGAAGTTGTAAAAAATGAGGTAGATAAGCAGATTTGGAAACTTGCTAACGGTAAATAAGATATACTATGATATACAAGATGATTGAAGATGACAAATGGGAGTATCGTACACAAATTGTAACAGTGCATGATATTTCTTATGACCAAGTAGATAGTAAGCTAGATGGTGCTGATGGGTGGGAAGCATTTAGTGTAGAACACATGTATGATGATAAGTTTGTGGTATTTTTGAAGAGAAAATACAAAGAAGTAGAGAAGTAAAAATTATGACGTATCGTAATAATAATCCAGTTTTCATGTATCCAAAGGATCCAAAGAAAAGAATTTGGCTAACTAATTATGCAGGTATTGTTGATGCAGATTGGAAAGAAAAATGTTGTACTCCTATCATATTTCTTGATATTGATGGTGTATTGAATAGTGGTGATTGGGCAGAAGAATTGTACAAGAATCCAAATCCTAATTATCACAATTGGTGTGATCCTAAGACTGTTGATAGATTGATTGAATTTTTGCAATCAACAGGTTTCATGCTGGTATTGTCATCATCTTGGAGAAGGTCAGGTAATATCTATGAAACATTCAAATCTTTAGATAGCATACCATATTTGAATAAGATATCTCCTTATATCATAGGACAAACTTGCAGATTGAATTTAGGTAGAACAAATGGTAAGCGTTGGTGTCGTGGTGATGAAATCAAAGTATGGGTTGATGAGTTCAAACCAAGCTACTATATGATTGTCGATGATGATACTGATATGTTGATAGAGCAATTTCCAAGGCTTATACAAACAGATCCAGAACATGGATTGACAGATGATGACTTGGTTAAATTGAAAAATCAATTAGCATTAATATGCAATAAAGCTTGGAAAGAGAAATTTGACTTTTCTTTTGGTGACAGAATATTGATGTATAATTATACTACGAAATCTTATGAGTGATAAGACAATACGAAATTTTGCAATAATTTTCTTCACATCTTTGTTCATATATTTAGGGTACACAAGATGTATCATTGGTACCCAAACCAAAACCCAATGTATTGAACAAAGATTTAATTATGATCCTTATGTTGGTGAAACTCCTGTATACAACAATACATTGACTACATTTCAGGTGACTTATAAAGATGGAACAAAGAATAAAGTGAATGCTGCTTCTGTCATATATGGACAGACAAATGACAACATTTACTTTCTTGGAAACAATAGAGATACTCTATATATTATGCCTAAGATAAATGTAGAAGAAGTAAAGACTTTATCTAAATGATTTTGAAATTTCTTTAAACTTTTCTATATTAAATTTGTTCAAAGAACAAATCACTGATGCAATTCAGTTGCATTTTATATATGTCAAATAAAAATTAATAATTGTTATGATGAATAGAAAAGACATGGTTAAAGTTGCTGACGAAAGCGTTGAAGGTGCTAACATTTACAAGTCAAAGATTGGAATGCTTTATATAGAAGATTCTAATGGTTGTCTTCGAATTTTGAACCCAGAAGATTCTTTCCAAGGAAAATATTATCCTAAATACAGCAATATTGTTTTTGAAAGTAAAATAAGATGATTTGTCATCATGAATAAAAAAGATAAAGTTGAATGTGATGATATGTACAAACCTTGGCATGTTTTAAACAGAAGATTTCAATGGTTATCATCATATTATAAATCCTTAAATAAAGAAAAATGGTTAAAGAAAGTTTACAGCAAAAGTTGAATCGTCTTCTTAAGACAGAAGATGTTGTCAATTTCACTTTTAAGAAGAAGAATGGTGAGCTTAGACATGCTCGTGGTACAAAAAAGATGGATAAAATCGAATCTATTGATGAAGGTGCCATTCCATCAGGTAAAGGTTCTCCAAAGACTGGTGTGATTGCCTACTTTGATTTAGATAAGTCAGCTTGGCGTTCATTCCAAGAGGAATCATTGGTTTCTGTTGAAACTCAGGAATCTGATGATATGTTCATTTAAAATTCATTTATTATGTACAGAGATAGTTTAAAAAATCATTTGAATGTAGGTGATGTTGTAGTTTATGGTGACCAAGAAACAAATACTCATCTTGGATATATCATGAAGCTTTGTCCTACTAAAGTAAAGATTCGTTCATTGATTCGTCAATTATATAGTGGGACAGATAATGATAATGGTCCTGTTCAAGTTTATGAATCTGGTACTTGTCTTAGATATGCAAAACAATTGACTAAAGTAACTATTCCACATCTTGAGATTGTATCTAGAGAAGGAGATTAAAATTTTAAATTAAATAGATTATGGGAAAGCAAAAGAGATCGGAAAATACATATCAGAAGATTAATACAATCTTCAAGCGTGATATAAACAATATTATCATGCCTTATGATAGTTTTACTCTTCCTGAGTTTGAATGGTTGAGAAATTGCAAGTTTGATGCTACTATCAAGATTGATGGTACAAACATGCGTATTGAAGTTTATCCACAGATTACAGATAAGCTTTGTAATGGTACTGTATCATTGTCATGTGGAATTGCTATTAAGGGTAAGACAGATAATGCTAATATTCCACCTATGCTTGATGACTTCATGTGGAAGACTTATGTTTCATCTGATGGTAAGAAGTTAGAAGGTAATGGTGATCTTGTAAGTAAGATTTTTAAAGCGTTTAGACTTCCAGAATCTTACATGTGTACAAGAGACTTTGAAACTGGATTGAATATTCAAGAGAATGTCGATTGGATGCTTGAACGTGGATATATTAAGAAGTGTGGTTGTCATACTCTCAATCAGAAGCCATTTGATGATCCAGATGCTGTTGTAGTTGATGACTACATGGTTGATGAAGAGAATTGTACATTACCTAAGATGTTTACTATCTATGGTGAAGGTTATGGTAAGAAGATTGGTAAGTCTGGTTGTCGATACCTTAAGGATAGTGTAAGCTTCAGAGCTTTTGATGTTAAGGTAACTAACCGTGATGGTTCTTCAGTTTATTTGAATATTCCACAGCGAGATGCTATTCTTGATGAGATTGGTATACCTAAGGTAATTAGTCTTGGTCAGTTTACCATTGATGAAGCTATTGATTATGTTAAGAAGGGTTTCAAGGATCCATTAGCAGAAGATGATAGCTATGTAGCAGAAGGTCTTGTATTGAAGACACCAGATGGATTGCTTCGTAAGAATGGTGATCGTATCATATTCAAGATCAAGCATGGTGACTTTGAAAAGTACTTGAACAAGTATGGAACATTAGATAAAGTTGAACAAATTCCTAATCCAAATTATTAAAGAGTTTATATGTTGAAAATTGTTAAGTTGAATCCAAACAAATTAAATTACATGAATCCAGATGGTTCTATGGTCTCAGTACCAAGACCATCTGCTATTCCATTCAATGTAATCAATATGAATAAGATTAAAGCAACAGGTTATGCCAATGGTATTACGATGGTGATATTCATGGATGAAAAGTTCAAGCCTGCTGATGAGATTCATTTCTTCAGAATGGTACCTAATGATATAGTAGAAGGTCTTATCAATGGTGTAGCAACCAAAGTAGATGAATTTCTTAAAAATGCATTAGATGGTGTTTATCCAGATTATGTTGAAGAGAATCGAAATTATTTTATGTAATTAAAAAAATGTTAAAATGGCACTAAAATTTTATGTTAGCTTACCTATGGCTTATCATCAGAAAACAGTAAGAAAGAGATATGATAAAGCTGTAGAAGAAATCAGAAAAGAATATCCAGATGCATTAATTTATGGTCCTACCAATATCAACGATTTTGATGAAAATGGTCTAGACCCTAATGCTCCTACACATCCTTGGTCTTGGCACTTAGGTGAAGATATTAAAGATTTGCTTGAATGTGATTATATCTATTTGTGTAAAGGATATAATGATTCTAAAGGTTGCCAAGTAGAACATAATGTTGCTAAAGCAATGAGAATGGTTATTTGGTATGCTTCAGATGCAGATCAGAAACTTGATCCAGAAGAATAAAATAAAAGGATGGCTTAATAGCCATCCTTGTTTGGTATATATGAAATAGATGAACCACATTCATTACATTTTACTATATAAGGGATATGTGCTCTTTTATTGATAGAATATTCTGTCAAATCTATTTCATTACCGCAATTGTTACATTTAATCTTCATCTTTGTCTAGTTCATTATCTATTTTGAAACAGATTTCTGCTTCTCTTTCAACATTTTCTTCAGAATCAGAACTATGCATACAGTTCTTCATATCATCTTTACCATATTTGTCTCTTACTTCATCTTTTACTTTCTTCAAGTCTTTTATAGGATCTTTACAATCTTTGTAAAGTTTGTAAGCAATACAGTTACCTGAACTCATATAATGGCAAAGATCATCATAAAAATCTTCCTTTTCATGCACTTTATAAAGGTCCCTTGCTTCATCCAAGTTCATCTTTATAGTCTTATAGTTAGTGATGTCCCAACCAGCATTTTCTAACATATCTTCAAAATCATCTTGAACATCTAAGAATTCTGGTTTGAGAATTGCGAAGCCATTGAATTTCTTCTGCATGGCTTCACAAATATAGTTGGTTAAGCTTTTCATTTACTTAGAATTCTTTAAGATACTTTTTAAGATTTTTAATATCTTCCTTTCTGAATTTTTCATTTGGTACAAGATCGAATCCCCAAGAACATGTACCTTTATCTAATATTTCTTTAATGTCTTTACCGTCCTTTTCACTGTCAATAAGATCTTTATTGTAAAGAACATAATATTTTACAGATTTGCCACGATACTTACTGTTTGTCTTTATAATAGCAATACCTGTCTTATCAAACTTCATACCATTGTAAAATTCTGTCTCACTATCAGTATTACCCTTGACTTTAATGCTACTCTTAAGGACTTTAGCAATTTCTACCATGCCACGGATTTGAATACGATATCCATCAGTATCATAAGCAATACATAATGCCTTTTCACCTGGGTTGAAATTAAAGTCTTCTGATTGGCGTAATCCATCCTTATGTAAGAACATTCCATTTTTATTAGAACCATTAGTTTGGAATTGTTCTGTTATGTTATTTATGCTTTCATAAATGTAATTAGTTAAACTTTTCATTTTTGTATAAGTATTCTTGTATGTTTTTTCTGTTGGTGGTCAACATTTCCTTCTATGCTGTATCTCACATCTATATTATAATAACCAGAAACATTTTTAGAAGCTTCATCATATAAGCTAAGTATCATAGCATTAGAATTAGAAGTTATAGATGGCTTGTTCTTATTTAACAATGATAAATTCTTTACTGACCATTTGGTTGTCTTATCTAATATGAATGGGAATTTCACATTATCAATAGTAGCAAATATCAAATCATCTTCTTTAAAATGATTGACTGGATATTTTTCTTCCAATACCATTCTATTTATTAAGAAAGTATCAGATGACCTATATTTTTTCATTACAATCTTTGTTTCATCATCCGGACAATATTCTATCTTGTCATGAGGATCAAGATCCATGTCACCAATAAGCTTGTCTTCTGTATCTTGTGATATGAGAACAGCAAACCAGTTAGTGTCATCATGCATAAGATAGAAGTCATAGTTGAATGTATTGTCATCTCCTATAGTGAACTTTTCTGTACCATCATTATTAAAGAACATTCTATAAAGTTCTGCTAGTTCAGAAGGTTGTTCCCAATGATTTGGAGAATACCACTTAGTATCATATATCTTACTATTGTACTTTAGTTTTGATATTTTACTTATGTTCAAACCAAGTCTCTTTCTTTTTTCTAAATCATTCATCTTATACAGATACAAATCATAGATATGTATTCTGTTCAGATATTTCTTGTTGTTAGAAGTAGATACGGTCTGTTGCATGCTACTGATAAGTGAATCTATAGACTTCTTTACATTTTCTGAAGTAATTTCTTGCTTCATGTTCATATCCACTTCATCATTCTTAGGAGTAGAATCATAATCTGTCTTTACATTATCTCCTCTGAATTTACATTCTGATTTCCAAGGACAGTTGCATTCCATATTGCATACTGAATCTGAACTGTTATTCCAGATAGGGATAGCAATATCTTGATATATTCTAGGTATACCAGACAAGGTATATCCACCAAATTCATACGTTCTTCCATTTGGTAACTTTATTTCACCTGTGGTAGCCAATCTTATTGTTACTGTTGACTTGTGTCTCAGATGTTCATCTATATAGAAAAGCTTCCATTTGTCAGAAGTAGCATCCCAATCAATATTTCCTTGCTTATTGTAAGCTGGATCACCTAACCCTATATCTTTCTTCATCATTATCAAATCATTGTTTGATATTGTATATTCATGAAGATTTACACATTCATTAGGTTTTGTCGTACTCAGATCTTTTAAGTCTAATCTTATCTTAGCATAGTATTCATTGTTAGAGTCTACATCAAACAATACATCTACATAGAATTTGCTTAAAGAATATCCTTGATTGTCAGGTATATTAAGTCCATTATTGAACATGAATATTGGGATAACAGAATTTCCTTTCTTATATATTAATTTACTGTTCTTTACTCCTAAATTGTATATATAGCATTTAGAAGCAATATAGTTGCAGAAATTGTTCATTGTATTAGTAGAAGCATTATTAGAATCACTATCTGAAATATCAGAAGAAGCATTGTCTATCATATACTTCAACTTGTCAAAGAATCTTATGTCATTCACTTCTGCTAATCCTGGAAGATACATATAAGAATTGAAGTTTACTGAATCATCTTCTATAGACTTTATTTGAGAAAACAATGATTTGTCTGTTGTATACAAATTTATGTTTGCTTTCTCTGATTCTGTCATTCCATCAAACTCTGGATCATTAGGATCTCTATATCCTTCTTCTCCTGGTTTAAGTTCTTTTACTTCTGTATAATTGAAATATTTGTATTCTAAAGTACCTACTTTCAATTGGAACTCTGGTGCTTTCAATATGAAGTCATAATAATACCAGTTGCCATTGCAGTTTACTGACAATCTGTATTTCTTATCTATCCAGTAAGTCATATTGAATGACTTTACTAATGACTTTGGTATCATTATGAAGTTCTTATAAGCAACATCACCTTTTCTTTGAAAGAAATTGAATGATGAACTATATATCTTCTTACCACTCTTACTGAGCACTAAGGTAACATCAAAGAAATCTTCATCTTCATCAGACAAGAACCAAATAGGTATTTTAGCGCAGATATCATTAATATATATTGTAGGATTTTCTGTTGTCTTTCCTAATGTTTCAGAATTTGAAAACTCATTATAGCATTCATCAAAGTAAGATTCTTGGTTGTATATGTATATTATATCAGATCCTTGAAATCTTACTGAAGTATGTGTACTTCCAATCCAAGTAGGAGTTTCTGTTACATGAATGCTAGGGCTTACTATATATTTGATGTCATTCATCCAGCAATGTTGCTTCATACTAGATGATATAGTTGTCATTATAGGTAAGAAGTACTTCTTCCAGTAATATTCTACCATAGACATCTTTATGTACATGTCTTCTAATCTCCAGTTATAGTAAGGTCTCCAGAATTTTATGTCTTGTTCATCAAACTTATCATAAACCATCTTGTCAAACAAGTTTTCTGAAATAGGCTTACCTTCTCCTATAAGCTCTTCTGTCCAATACTGTTTGTCTAAAACTTCTGTGTATCTGTCTATATCCATCCATATAGAATAAGCAGAAGCTTTTCTGAAATGTTGCCAAGACCAAAGATTATCAGACAAAGTATCAAAATTGTCTTGTATATATTGCTCTAAGAATTGGTTGTCGGTTTGATTGAGTCCTCTTATAGTGATATGATTTCCATAGCCAAACCAATCAAGAGAATCTTTAGCTGATTCATAGTTTCCACATTCCCCTTTGATATGCATATAATTCAGAAGAAGTTCCTTCAACTTATGAGAATATTCTTCTTCATCTATATTGTCAGATTTTACATCAGTAAAGTATATTGACTTCATCAGATCTTTAGGAATATTTATTCCCATATTCTTACCATTTATGATAAGCTCACTGTTTTCCATGTGGAATTCTGCTCCTATAGTATAAGGGCACCAGTTATTAGATATGTTGATGAGGATATTAGTTAACCAAGTAGTTTCTTCTTGACTTAATGTAACAACATAAAATGTCGCTACTGATACTGTTGATTTTCTTCCTTCTACTTCTACATTATCTATTACTGTAAGGTCGTCTGTATAAAGTTCATTACAAAATTCACTTTCTTCTATGTTGAGAGGATCAAATATATTACTGTTGTTCTCTATACAATTCTGTATATATGCAGAGCTTAGCAACCAGAAATGTGTATCATCTTTACTGTCATTCTTGAGTTTTACAGTTATTTGGTCATTAGAATTCACTATGATTCTTACAGGCTTAATATAATATCTGTCTATACTAAGCTTGTGAGAAGTTGTATCTGAAGTGAACCAGTCTACATAATTTCCTATTTCATATTCATATCCTATTGGTTCATTTTGCCAATCCTTCAATGAGTATATATGTCCTGTATGATCGATGAATTCCATTGTTTAATAAGATGATATGTGCTTGAATTTTCTGATTGCTTCAACATGCTTGAACATGGTGATGAGTTGAATATCTATAAGTTGTAAGAAAGCTACTAATGTTGGGTTTCCTCTGAACAGAATAGGTGGAAGAACTCTTATCAGAATTCCATCCCTAGCATAGTCATATTTTTTCCTTCCAAGATTTGTTGATTTTTGATATCCTAGAAACTTATAATCTAAACTTTGCTTTATATCCATTTTAAATAGTATTAGTATTTATGAAGTAGTCAGCAGAATGGTTCTTCTGAATCCATTCATCTATCTTCTGCATTTCTTCATTAGCCATGTCTCTCCATATACTGTAATTTAAAGTAACTCCACCTGGTAGTTTGAATTCAAATGTACCAAGAATAGTAGCCATAGAACGTAAGCCAAGACAAACACAATATCTGAAGAAATAGTAGTTCTTGTACAAGTCTTGTATCTTAAGTCTCTTATATACATTGAGCATCAAATCAGAATGTCCAATAGCTCCTAGTACAACAAGGTCATTACTATAAGTATTGTAATTATATGTTACTGGAGTATTGAATATGTAGTCAAAAGTATCAAGTTCATATAATGCCGCTGTAACATCAGTCAATGTATATCCACCACCTGATCCATATACATCAGATAGGCTACCACCAACTCCAGATGCTATAGCTGAATTGTTCAGTATCATTCTTTCCAAAGAAAAGTCACCCATAACACCATAAGACCAACTATCTGTTGCTTTGTACAATCCATTTACAGAAAGGATTTGTGGTGGCAACTTAGCAATCATGTTAGCGCCACATTTTGTAAACTCCTTGAATGGAAGACAATACCAACGTTCTTCTATAGCTCCATCGCAATTTTCCCAGAAATATTGTGCTGCTTGCAATATCAATGGTGGAATAGCTGATGGTTGCATTGGTAAATTTATTGCACATGTCTGGGTTAATTCTTGAATGATTCTTTGTATGAACTGATAATCTATTTGATCCTCTATTTTTTGTTTTCTCTTATTATATTCTTCTATAGAAATTTCTTTCTGTATTAAAGGATTATTGCCTGGATTTATGTTTTGTATGCAACTCATTGAATTCAATCATTTAACTTATTTAAAAATTGAGTTAATAATTCATCTATAAAATCTTTTCCTTCTTGTAATGACCAAACTTCTTTAAAATTTAAATTATTTCTTTTAGCTGTTTCTCTTTTATTTACATCATATATAGTCCATGTCTTTATTGCATTTAAATAATATTTATGGCCATTTTTATATTTTGATTTCCATGATTCTAATTGATTTTTATCATCTACATTATTTTTGTTGTAAGGATGTTTACCATGGGTCCAATTTCCATTTAATTCAATAAAATAATTCAATTCTGGAATATAAAAATCACATTGCCATGGATATTTCTCTTTATCTCTATATTGTCTTTTTACTGTTGGAAATTTAGATTTTATATACAAGAAAAGATCTTCTTCCGGTTTAGAAGAATTAAATGAATTATGTTCTTTTAAATTTAAATTTCTATTATATTGAACCTTTTCAGAAGACATTATATCTGACATTTTTGTTTTCCAAATAGGAGATTTGGATATCCAATCAACATTATATTTTTCAATACATGTCTTTTTATATTTCGCTTTTATAACTTCTGATTTGAATGGGTGATCTACTCCATATTTTCTTAAAGAAGTTTCTATGGCAATTTTTCTTTTTTCTTTATCTTTTAATGGTGTTTCATATCCATATCTATTTAAACAAGTTTGCTTATATTTTTCTAATTTTTCTTTTGCATTATATGAACATTCATGGCAACAATATATAGTAAATGGTTTTTTAAATTTATTTGTAAAGACTACTTTATTTCCACAAGTTGGACATATTGGTCTTATTTCTATTTTAAGTCTCATTCTTAAAATTGTTTCTTGCCTAGATAAAGAATCATTATATCTATTATCCAAATAATCAGATATATTAGGATATTTACTTAATTTTCTAATTTTCCAATAATCATTTTTTCCATCTTTATTAGAAATAACTTTCAATATTATATTATCGTGATTTGTTTTAATATTTTCCATATTTATTAAAATAGAAATAATTAATTTATATTGTATGTTAAATAAGATTAATGTTAAATTTCACTTCAGGGACGTTTAAAATATAACAGGTTATAAATTATACTTACATCCAATATTCCGCCAATCTCGTGACCCAGGCGCTTTCCTAGGGAATCCTGTTTTTATTTATATATTCTGATTGTTTTAACGAGTGTATCCTACACCAAAATCATTTTGAAATAAGTTTATCTAATTTACTATTTTGATACAAGATAAGTAAAGTAATATAATGATTTTAAGATTTAGAATAATTGAAAGAATATTAGATGAGTAACAATTCAAATCCATTAAATATAGCACAATACCTCAAGAAGGTTGCGGAAAGCTATTCTGGAAAGACAGCAATGACTGATATTTATGAACAGTTTCGTTGTATGTCTAAAGAATATGAAGCATTCAATGAAGAAGATACAGATCAAGAAATATATTCTTCTGTAAACTTTAAAGAATGTTCTAAAGAAGAGCAAGACAGATATCTTGATTCTGTACTTAGCATGGTATCGTGTTTGATTACTAATTCTATTTATGATAAAGTAGGTATTGTACAGTCATGGAAAGATGTTTGGATGCTTACTCAGGATCCTATATATAAGAATGTTGAGAAAGCAAGCAGAAAAGTAGTTTTTTCTGTTTCATCAAACAATCGACCAATTGGTGAAAAGTCATTCTTTATGTGGAATGGAATCCAAATTATAGATATTGATATTAAGAATAAGAAGATTGCAAATGAACTGAAAATAAAGATTTTTGAAGATCTCAACAAATATCATTGGTTTTTAGGAGTTGCTAAGTCAGCATCTGGAAAATCACTTCATGTTTGGACAAAAATAACACCAATATCTTATACAGATGAAAATAAGAAAATTGAATATTTGTGTAACTTCAGACATAAGTACAGTTATTTGTATATTGTTCTCACCAAGTATATGAAAGAAATTGGATATACAAAGGATGATATATTTGACTGGATGGATATGGCGATGGCAAAACCACAGCAAGGTATCTTCATTACTTCAGATAGTAAAGCATTATTGTCTACCAATTTCATAGACTTACGACTTGATGCAAACTTTGAAACTGCATTTGATACTGGGTTGGAATCTATAGATTGGATATCACATCCAGATTTGAAGAATATCTTTGCTAAGTTGGAATGGTTCAATACAGAAAACAATCAGAAGAAAAGTGTAGATATAACAGCAGTTTCTGATATAAATGATGTTGATCCAAGCAAATGCATTCGTCGACATTATAAGCATGCACAACGTTGGCAACTTGCAAACACTCTTACTTCTCTTTATGGATATGATAAGGCATTACAGTATATGGTTGCTATTTGTGATGGTACTGATTATAAAGAGCTTAAAGGAGATGTTAAGACTGCAAGTATACACGATAAGCCAGTTTCTGTTTGGGCAATCAAACAGTTGAACAAATACCATGGATTCAATATTAAGATAGAAGATGACAATATCTATAAAGAAGAACAGAAGTCATTGACTACAAATGAAGAAGATGAAAAAATATTCAAGTCACCAACAGATGTATTGAATGATAAAGATGATAACTTAGTAAAGTTGCATTTGAATAAAGATCAGTATCTTTCTGATTTGAAGGATGATATTCTCAAGAATTTGAATCATATTACATTGTTGGAAGCAGGTGCTGGATATGGAAAGACTGAAATGATTAAGGCATTCAAAGCTAAGACACTTCTGATACTTCCATTTACTTCAACAATCAAAGCAAAAGTAGAAACATCATCTGTAACATCAGATTGGTTATATTACTATGGAAATAAAAAACCATCTTTAGAGGACTTGCTTTCAAACAAATCTATGTCAATGACAATAGATAAGTTTTCAAGATTGAATGTCATGGAACTTGATACTGCAGGATTTGAATATATAGTACTTGATGAGTCACATCTCATATTCACTTCTTCTTATCGAGATGTAATGGCTCCAACAATCCAGAGACTTGCTAATTGTAAAGCAAAAATAATCATGATGACTGGTACTCCAACTGGAGAAATGCTATTCTTTCCTGGTATCAAACATATCAAAGTTGAGAAAGATGACTATAGAGAGAAATCTTTTGAATTGAACATGTGCCCAACAAAAGTAGAACAAATGATTGAAATGGCTCATTCAATGGCAAAAGATATCAAAGATGGTAAGAAAATTCTATATCCAACAAATAAAGGAAATCTTTGGTATGATCAGCTTACAGGTCTTGTTCAGCAATATCTTGATGATATGAAGTTTGGAAGACAGATAAATTGTTTCTATTATAAGAAATCCAATTATGGTGAAGAATCTATGGATCTCATCAACTTTGACAAATCTATAGGAAATAATGATATTGTATTCTGTACAACTTACTTGTCAGTAGGTGTGGATATTTGTGATAAGTTCAGTTTCTCTGTTTATTTTAATGAACAATGGATTCCTCAGGATATTGAACAGTTTGCAAACAGACTTAGAAACAACAATCTGTATCTTAAGATGTTTCTTCCAAAGAAAGATTCTGTTGGAATGCCTATCAATTATTACTATACTCAACCATTAGATTTGAGTTTGAATCAAGGTGATTTGCTTTTAGCAAGAGATTTGATTAAGACATGTAATGATATGATAGAAAGAAACAATGAAGAATCAAAATACAATCCATTCATTCAGTCATTGCTTTCTACTAACAAATATCTTAAGTATGATGAAAATCAATGTAAGTATTTTATTGATGAGACAACATATAAGTTGAGTGTGTTTGAAGACAGATATGCTAGCTATATGAAGCAACTTCCAATGATGATTGAAGGTCTTCAATATTATGGATATGTTACAAATGTAATTGACCATGAAAAGGAGATTTCAGAAGACAGATTGGAATTCATTGAAGATTATCTTAAGTCATGCAGACACATGAGATTCAATCAAGTTACTGTTGAAACTTTGGATTTCTTGGATCATGTAAATGATGGAAATATTGATTTGTATCGGGAACTCATTTCTGGAAACTACAACATATTCAAAGATGATGAATATAGAGAGATGAGAGAAGACAATAACTTATATGTAAAGGATATTGAAATAATGGAAAGAAATGTTCCAATAGTATTGTCATTGTACAAAAACTACAACATAGATACTATCAAAGATATATATAAGTATTGTATTGACAAGAAGCAGAACAGAATAAATTTCAGTAAGCTAAACAGAATCAGAAAGTTTGTTTCAATAGAACAAAGCAGAAGAAAACGAAGACTTGATTTCCCTATCTTGAGATTTGTAAAAGATGCTCAGAAATGGGCTGATGATACAATGAAATGTACAAGAGAAGAAATAGATGAATGGTTGAAGGAATATGCATGTAAATATGCAAATTCTGTAAAGGATGTTGTAGTTGAAGATAAAGCATATCTTGAGAAGATTTATGATTTGACATGCAACTTATGGAAAATTGTAATTGACCAATCTAAACCGAAAAATGGAATCATAACAATAAGACCATTTGAAATGCTTTGGGATACTAAACAAGAAATAAATGAGATTTACCAGAACAACATTACTAAGCAGTTCTTCTTACAAGAACTTATAGAAAACATTAAGATAGAAGATGAAACTAAGAAAGAAGAAACATTAGAGGAATATGAATCTAAGTTACCAGAAAATCTTCCACACACTTCAAAATACAAATTAGAGCAAATTGAAAGTCAATTGAAGAATGTAATACATGATGGTTATGATTATAGTGATTATGCTTCAAAGGATGGAACAAATAAGAGATTTGTTGAGAAGATGGAGAATACTAATTCATTACGAGGTACGATCTTTGGTCAGAATTTGAACAAATCTGAAGATACTTCTTACATGAAGAAAATGGAAGAGAAAAATTTATTTGAGGATTGTCCATTTTAATTGAAATGGACACCTCTTTATTACTATATTAATATTATTATGGAAGATAAATGTTATTATTGTCCAAGAAATTTCTATTGTAATAAGAATGTTTGTGAAATAGAAATTAAAGAAAGAGAAAATCTCAATAAGAGAAAGAAACACGTATTTAAATTGTAAATGGAATATGATAAAATTATTACAAATTTATTAATAAGTAATAAAAATAAAATTAGAAATGGAATATTAAGAAAAATAAAATTAAAATATCCTAATATATTATCTTATTTAATAAAAAGATATGATGATTCGGAATCAATATCTGAAACTATAAGAAGAATTCAATATAATATAGAAAAAAGACCAGTTTGTAAAGTATGTGGTAAAAAGGTAAACTATATTTGTAATGGGAATTATAGAAATGTTTGTTCTTTTAAATGTGGAGAAATATATTGTAGAGAAAGAAGGTTTAAAACTATGATAGATAAATATGGTACACCATATCCTTATGAAAATAAAGATATAATGCGAAAAATGAGGGAAAATTTAAAAAATAAATATGGTGTTGATAATCCTTCTAAATTAGAAAATGTAAAAGAAAAGAAGAAAAATACATTTATAAAACATTATGGTGTAGATAATTATTTCAAAACTGAAAAATCAGTTAAAAGATCCCATACAAAAGAATGTATAAATAAACAATATTTGACAAAAATAAAAAATAATTCATTTGGAAAATCTAAACAGGAAGATACAATATATGAAAAAATAAAAGAAGTATATCCAGATGTTATAAGACAATATAAAGATAAAATAAGATATCCATATAATTGTGATTTTTATATTCCTGAGATAGATTTATTTATAGAATACCAGGGTTATTATACTCATGGTAAACATCCATTTAATATTAATAATGAAAATGATAAAGAATTAATGGAGAAATATATAAATAAATATGGTAATAACAATCAACAATATACTATATGGTGTGTAAAAGATGTAGAAAAAAGGAATACTGCAAAAAATAATAATTTAAATTATATTGAATTATTTAATTTTAAAAAATTAGATGAATTAATTGAAATAATAAAAAATAAAAACTATATTAAAAATATTAGTAATTTAGTAATTTAAAACAATATTAAAATGGGACATACATTAAAAATTTGGAATGAATTTGGAATTAAGTGTAAAACATCTTTTCATGCTGCTGGATTGGATTTCTTTGTACCAAGATTAAATGGTATGGCGCCAGATAAGAAAAGAGCGGCGTATTTTGCTTTTCAGAAGTCATTTGATATTTCTGAAGTTGATATGGGTAAGCTTTGTAATGAAGCTAAGCGTATCTTAATAGAGAAAATAGGAGACCCTGTAAGAGCAGATGAAAATTCACTTGATACTGTGCATTTATTTTTGGCATTAGATAGTGTAATGACTAGAAATAAACATAATACAATGCTAGAAAAGTTAGCAGATTTTTGCGATCATCGTCTTGTTTATGATAAGAAAGAAGATAAAGTAGGTCTTTGGCTAGATTTCGGAGATCAACTTAAAATTAATTCTGGTATTCATGAAGTATTACCGCTTAATTATGCTGGTGTATTCTTAAATAAGTCTGGTAAAGGTAATGAAGGTTTTGATGTCCGGTCTCAGGTGGTGGATGATGATTATGTTGGATGTGTACATCTTTCTATTTCTTTTACAAAAGATAAGAAGAGTCCAATGGTTTGGTGTGGCGACAAGGTTATTCAGCAGCTTATTCTTCCTATTTGGCAGGTATCTGATATTGATGAACTTTCTGAAGATGACTATAGAGAGTTGATGAAAGATTCCGAACGTGGAGAAAATGGATTTGGTTCACAAGATCATAAGAAGTAGAATATGGGAACAACAGATTTCAACAATGTCGATATCGACATGAAAGATATGAAAGATAAGATGAAGGAATTGGACAAATGTATTGGTATGATGTATTATACATATCATGAATGCCCAATTCCAGATGATGATAAGTTGCTAAACTGGTCATTCAATCTCATTAAGCATCTTGAAGCAGCTAAACCATATATTGCACAACATTGCACTATTAGAAATACTTATCATGATTTCAACATGCAATTAGTAAAGTATGTTATGCCAATATATGAAGTATTGCAGAGATGTTATGACAATATGCCATGTCACATGAATGGTTCTGAACATCATGTTTATCTTTATAACCAATTAGAAAGCTTGAAAAAATTACTTTTTGATAAAGATGAATGTAGATTGATTAAGAAAAAGAAATAAAATTGATTGCTGTTTTTGTTTTACAATTTTTAATTAAGATTAAGTAAAACAGAAACAGCAATTTATGTTATCATTTCCAAGTACATTAAATAAAGGTGGTTCTCATCTCATTACGCCACAACAATCTAATTCTTTGAAAGATGTATTGAACAATTCATTAAGATCTGCATTTAATGCCGCAGTATCAAAAGCAACATCTGGACAAGGTTATGATACTGATGGTATAAGATATAATGAAGATAGGGACACTTCTTCACTGATAGATGATTTAGATTTCTCTTCACATCCAACAGTAAAATATGAATCAAATATGTTGGCACCTCCTGCTAACAAAAACAATGAAACAAATAAGCAAGCTGTAATTTGGACACCTACTCACATGAATAACCAGATATTCCAAGTGGTGAACAATTACAGATGTTTCTTATCTGGTATGCTTATAGAAACAGGAAATGATGGTGAAAAACAAGGTACTAATGGAAAGTGGTATAAGACATATAATTTTAAAGGTGACTTGACTCCATCTTTGTTCAATCCTTATCATGCTTTGCCAGTATATGGAATAATGGAAAACGTTCCATTGATGGATGGTACATTTCTTTCTAAACATGACAAAGCTGAAATAGCTAAACTGGATGATTGTTCTATAAGAGAGTTGGTGAATCTAAGTTCTGTAAGAAAGTCTATACTTGGTAATGCAAGATACAGATATGCAGATTTCATGTATTGTAAAGATCTTGGAAAGATTTCTAACAACCACATGATAACGTTGCGTAAATTTGCTATTCCGGTTGGTGACAACATATTCAGATCAACAGTGGCAAAAACAGCTGGTGAAGGTAAAGATGATCCAATGTCTTCTATTGGTGATGTTGGAAGAATGATTACTTGGTTTGATACAGATGACAATAAGCTTAGTGATATCATGTCTTATGAATATGAAGCTTCTTGGAAAAAACTTGATGCTAAGATACAACAGTTGGATTCACAAGAAGATGATGAAGGTAGAGGTATAGCTGGTAAAATCATAAACAACTTAAGTCCTGGTTATAACTTACAATCTGCACATGGTATCAATTCAGGTGGTTTGCTTGGTCAATTGATGAACAGTATGGGTATAGGTGCAAATACACATGAATATCAGCATAATGATGTTGCATTAGGTAGAAACTATGACAACAACAAAGTGTATACTCCAAGAGATACTATTCAAGATACCCACATATATGAAGGTAAGCTTACATTCAAACATGAATTTACTTTGAATTTCTCTTATAAGTTGAGAGCTTATGACAACATCAACCCTAAGTCTGCTTTCTTAGATTTGCTTGGTAACATCCTAACCGTCACATATAGAAAAGGAACATTCTGGGGAGGAAAGAGTGAAATATTAGGAGCTAAACCTAATAAAGCAGGATGGCAAAAATACAATAATGTATTGAAGGGATTGTCAGATGCTGGTGGTGACTTATGGAAAAACATATTTCATCTTGAAGGAGCTAATACTGATGGATTATTAGGTGCTCTATCTCAATTTGGTAGTTCTTTACTTGATATAGTAAAAGGAGCTGGAATGGATATAGGAGGAGCAGCTTCTAGTGCAATGCAAACTGCCAAAGATTTCTTATCTGGTAATATTACAGCTGGTGAAGTAATGGGTAAAGTAAAAACTAGCGTACAAGCTGGTGCACAAAAAGCAGCAGATTTGAATCTTGGTCAAGTAATGATGGGTTCTATAAAGAACAAATTAGGTCGTCCAGCATTATATGCTTTTGACTCATTGCTTACTGGAGCTAAAGTAGGTCTTTGGCATGTAACTATAGGTAATCCAAAAAATCCTATTGCAACATTTGGAAATCTGATAATGACAAATGCAAAAATAACTCATAGTGGTCCATTAGGATTTGATGATTTCCCAACTGACTTACATGTATCTGTAACACTAAAGCATGCCATGTCAAGGGATGCTACAGAAATATCTAAGATGTATACTAAGGGTCAGAATGGAATATACTTTTCATTATGTTCTCCTTTCAATACTATAGAATTTAATGATGGAGAAAAAGCTCGATCAAACATAAGTTTGGAAACCCCACCAGCAACACCTCCTAAAGGTCAAGTAAATGATGTAACAAAGAAACAAAACCAAAACAAAGAAAACCAGAAGAATGCAGATAATGAAAAGAAAGATGATGATAAAGATTTGATGGATGATGAGATAAATAATAGTAAAAAAGATAAACCTTTAGATTTGATTCCTGGTAAAGCAAATACAGCATTTGATAGTCCATCAACTACTCAATATACTAGATTTGCTTGGAGTGGTTGTGATACTGAAGAATATATAACATCTAAAGATGAAATGCGTTAACCATTATTTCTATATTTTATTAGAATAAAAACATAGAATAAGACTGCAATAAAGAATGAAAAGAGTATTATATATTGGTTTAAATGGTTATGCTGGATCTGGAAAAGATACAGTTGCAAAGATGTTGTCACATATTTTGAATTATTCATTTTCAGATAAAGAAAGTGCATGGGATAGTTTTAAGAGAAATTTCAATCCAGAAGAAACAGCAACATTTCCTCCTGATAAGATGTATAATAAGTGTATGTGTATTGCTTTTGCTGACCAATTGAAGGAGTTGTGTGCTAACATGTTCCAAGTGAATGTTGAGTATTTCTATACATCAAAAGCCAATTCTTGGATTTGTATCAATAAAGGATTTGAATTTACTAAAGAGAAACCAGATCCTAAGCATATCATAACTGCTCAAGATTATTATGTGAATACAAGCATGTATCAGGAATCTGATGATAAATTCTATATGTCATTAAGAGAAATTCTTGTTTATGTTGGTACTTATGTATTGCAGAATTCTATTTCTAAAAGAATATTTACAAATGTTGTAGAAAAGAAAATCAACCAAAGAACGAATCTTGAGTATGCTATCTGTACTGATGTACGATTCTTACATGAATTTGATTTTATCAGAACACATCAAGGTGTAATGATAAATATTGTCAGGGATGGAATTACACAGTTGAATAATGTTGCTGAACATGATTTGGATGATGAAGAAAATTTTGATTTCACTATAGAAAATAATTCTGATTATGAATCTTTGTTCTATCAAGTTTGGGACATGATAAATGAAAATGTAAGATTCAAAAATATAACTATCAATTTATATTCTCATGATTGCTCTGATAATTTCATGGTTTTAGATGAGTTACCGGTTAAAGATACATATAGAAATCATGGTTATATTTGGTATCTTGTTTCAGAATATGGAGCATCAAGAGTAGCACATGATAATGGGCAGATAGTTTTCATAGACCCATCAGGTGGTCCAATGATAGAGGTTGGAACATTATTGAATCAATATTCAGATATAAGCAATATATTGAATGAATATCATAAAGTAAAGAAAATATGGTTTGACACTATTACAGGTAGACCTATGATAGAAACAGAAAAACCTTAAAAAGACTTCAGGTTTACTATGTGGAATATTTTTATTAAATTAAAGATATTCCACATTTCATTTATATATCATGTTTGAATTCTTCACTAAAATGATTGAGGAATTTGGCGGCCTAGGATTAGCTATACTGGTCTTAGGTGGCTTGCTATATTTCTTGATATCTCGTTCTGATAAAAAGGCAGAAAAGTCCATAGCAGATTTATCTGAAAACATATCTACTACATTAGCTAACCAAAATAAAGATTTGCTAAATACATTGACTTCATCAAATAATCAAATGCAAGCTAATCTGATCAATTTGATAGAAAAAACTATGAATCTTAGAGATCAGAATGTTGTAAAATTACATAATGCTAGTATGAACCATAGAATGGATATATCTGACAAAATGCAAAAAATGTTATTTGAAATGATGAATTTCTATCATGCTAGAAGATGTGGAGTAATGGAATTCCATAATAGTACAAGTAATTTGAACAATCTAAGTTTCTTATGGTATGATTTGTCTTATGAAAATATGCAAAGAAATGTCACACCTATATCAGGGCAAGTAAAAAATCTTCAACTTTCAATACTTTCTCCTGTTATGTCAGACCTTATAAATAATGACGGTATTGTAGTATATAGAAGTTCTGAAATTAAAAAACTAGAACAAAGATCACCTGTATTGTATGACCATTTGAAAAACAAACTTAATGCTAGCAATATGATTTATGCTGGACTTTATAGTTGTGACAATAATTTAATAGGAATTGTATTTTTGGAATACAATGACTTTTTCAAATATCCAGAAGATATAATAGATTTGCATGATATAAAAGAAAGAGCTAGTGGAATATCACAGTTGCTTGAATTCAAAAGTATGGTTTAACAATTGCTTATGGGTTTGCTTGATACATTAAAGACTTTGGTAGAGGATACTCCGGAAAGTAAAAAACCTAAACAAACAAATAAGAACAAGTCTTCTGATAGTACTGCTAAGTCAAATAAGGCTGAATTAGATAAAGTAAAGAAAGATGCATATACACCTAATGGTATAGATCCATCTGTTAGTGAACCACAATGGGTATTAGCAGATGAAGAAGATGGAACTCATGAATTGATGAAGAACCTTACATGGGCACGAAATCAGCTTGGTAAAGAGATACTTGAATCATTTTTAGAGTATGATGAAAGAAACATTAAGGGTGGACATGAATATCATAATTTGTTAGAAGAAGAATTTGATGTCAACCAAGACCTTTCTTTAAAATATGATAATGAAGCTTATTGTGAAGAAGAGAAAAACTACCAAGAAAATAAAGTTGGGGCCACTAATTGGGTGGATCCAGATAAATCTATAGGTGATCTTGTTGTTGAATGGATGAAGACTGGACACTTCACTGGATCATCTGATTTAGGTTCTTTTGGCTTGGATTTTTCTGGCGGTGTTGTCGGAAACTGGGATTTAGGAAAATCTATCAATCATTTAGTAAGTGCTTCTCATGAAAAGTCCACACACAGATGTGCTAGATATGTGAGAGAAGCTATAGAAGCTGGTGGACTTTCTTTAGTTGGTCATCCGGAAAATGCCATAGAATATGTAAAATTTCTACCATCGGTTGGATTCAAACATATAAAGCTTATAAAATATGATGGACCTTATAAGACATATATGAGAGAAGCAATGCCTGGTGATATAGCCGTTATGGCAAATCCAAAAGGAGGAGCTGGACATATATGTATGTATACAGGTAAACAGTGGATATCAGATTTCAGACAACCAAGAGCTTGGGTATATGGAGGACAATGTGGTCTTCTATATATATTTAGATATACAGCAATTACACAAGGAATAAAAATGGGAAATCTTTCAGCAGGAGCATCTGGTGTAAGCCAAGAAATGTTCAACGCAATATGTCATTTTGAAACTGGACATAGTTATGGTTATCAAATGACACCTAAGGATTTGAATGGATATGGACATGACAAAGGACATAAGACTTATGGTTATGGTTTGTTAGTTCATCCAAATGGAAAATACATGGATCAGATAAAACCAAGGTGGACTCAGCGAGAATTAGAGGCATTATATGTTACTCATGTTCAACAGTTCAGTTCTAAAGTCAGAAATTGGGCTAGTTCTCATGGTTTGCAATTAGCACAAAATCAAATAGATGCATTGACTTGTGCTACATTCAATTTTGGTCCTGGATTCTTGACACTATCTAGATATAAAGTATGTGCTTTAATAGCAAGTCATGCACCTATGAGGACTATTTGGGCTACTTGGTCAACATTGTCAGATCATAGAGGATTAGCTGGTTTGAAGAAACGTCGTAGATGGGAAGCAAACTGGTATATTGGAAAGAAAACACCTCTCCCATAAAATTTAGTTATATGCAATATTATGGATTTCAATAGTTGTATGCCTGCCCAAGAAGTATTGTTGACAATGGCTATTAATGATATGTCATCAATATCTATACTTGGGTGTGATGATATAAAATATGACACCTCTTGTTTAGAAGTGGCATGGAGTTATGATGGTATCAATTGGTCATGCTTTGCTTCTTATAATGATGCAGAAAAGGTATTAGTTGATAGTCCATCTGATTTCTATATAAAGTTTAAAGTAAATGGTATTGTTAATGATGTAAAAGATGGTGATGAAAGTGTAGACTATACTACATCGATTGCCTCTGGCATCTCATCACCATCTTGTGAATCATCTAGCAAATACAATCCTTATGCCGGTCTTACTTCTGCTATAGCTTTACAACAATCATTGTCGGATAGTGTTGCTTGTATGATTGGTATACCTATATATTATTTCAAACTTAAACCTGATTCTGGTTCTAAAGATATCACATTCAAAGAATATACTCTTATGAATGTAGAATCAGTAAAGCAGATAAAGCTTATAGTAAATGAAGGTCAGATGCCAAGCAGCAAACCAGAATTTTCTGATTTTGGATTAGATTGGCAAACTGATTGGGAAACTGAGATAAGCAAGACGATGTTTGCTACAGCTTTTGGAATTACTGCTCAACCAATGGAAGGTGATTTGATATATGTTCCAATGATGAAGAGAATGTGGATGGTCAATGAATCTTATGAAGAAAAGAATGGTTCATTGATGTGGAACAATACCACATTCAAATTGTCATTAGTAAAATATCAAGAAAAAGGTTCTGTTGATTTAGGAGATTTTGATTCTACTATAGATAGCTTGGTAAAGACAAAGTATGAAGATTTGTTTGGTGATAAAGAAGGATTAGATAGTGGAGAAGAAACAACGGAAGCACCAACATATTCTGGAAACGGTATGTATCCTGTATATGAATCTGATTCCTGTAGGAAGTATGTTACTTCAGAAGGTACAAACTTTGTGGATACAAATATCTATCAAAGAGGAACATTGATAAGTGACAGATGTTACAAATTTGATCCATCACTTCTATATCAGTTTAAGAATAAGATAGTATATCAAAGAAAATATTGTGGAGATGAAGGTAGTACAAGCATTATTGTTGGTTTGAATGGAATGTATGATTATGATTCTGAACTCATAAAGATAGGCCATATCATATTGAGATTGAAAATGACAAACAGAAGAATCAAAGTAAGCTTAGATAATGTAGAAGATTGTTCTGTATACTTACCTAAGCAAGATGCCAATATTACTGACAATCATTATTTCATATATTTAAGATGGTCTAAATCTAGAAATGTAGTGGAATTAGGAGTATCAGAATATTCTTACAATGAAAATGTTCCTCTATATAAGCTACAACCAGCACATTACAAGTTTAACTTAGATAATTTGACAGCGCATAAAGTAGCAAAGTGGAATATAGAAATGGTAGAAGATGAAAAGCAAGATGTAATGATAAATGGTTTACCTGGAACAGTTACTAACTTCAAACTTTTTGATTCTTATATAGATAATGTATCAGAACTACTGCAACAGTATCCTACAAGTCAGCATCTTATGATAAATGATACAGCTAGAAAGATAATAGATATGCAAGGAAGTGGAAGTGCATAATTTTTAAAAAATCCTATAAAAATTTGAAATTAAATTATTCTTTTCTATTTTATCTTTGAACAAAAAATAATAATTATGGGACAGTTTAGAGATATGTTTATGAATATCAAAGGTGCAGTAACAGATAATTTGGGAAATATTGTAGTTCCAGGTGAACTTGTAGGTTTCCGTAAGACAATTGCTGGAAATGGAGTATTCATCTATGGTAAATATGATTATCTTGAGGATGGTAAGCTGCATATCATTACTTTTGGATTCAAGACTGATTTACTTAATGATCCAGAAGAATTGAAAAAGAAAATAAAAGGAGAATATAGAATCAAAGAGAATTCTAAGTTCTATAAAGTAGTTAAGAAAACTGATTAATCCAATTTATTTTTAATCAAATATATTTTATGTAGAATTTGAATGAGTAAAACTGGATGGAAAAAGGTTGATAAAGAAAATCCTGAATGGAATGACATTGATACAATGTTGAATGAGTCTGATCCAGTTTTGACTGATGATCCAGATGAAGAGCTTGAAATGCCTAAGCTTGATCTTGACTTGGAAAAAGTAGAATCTGAATCAGCAACACAAGCTCAGTTCATAGTAGAACGTCTTTCGGGATATTATTTTGATGCAAAGTATGTTGATGAACATCCTTATATTGTTTGTAAGATACAAACAGAAATGCAAAGTATAAGGAGACTTCTCAAGATGCTCACAATAAATGAGAAAGCTCAGGATAGCATCATAATGGCCATAGCATTGTCCATGTCAAAGTCAACATTATATCAGTCTCTTACATCATTACAAAATTCTACTTTATCTATACAAAAGCAACTTGATGATGTTGTTACTAAACTAGAAGATATATTCAGAATGATGCAAGAGGAATGCCAAAAATCATTCGAGGAAAAAGATAAAGAAGATGATGGTAATGGTAAGATGGTAATAAAAGGTTCTAGAGAGTTTATTGAAGAAATGACAGCACGCTTAAATCAAAGAAAATACACAACCACAACTACTAATAAAACTAATGAAGGTCAAGCAACAGCTTGACCTTTTGTTTATTAATTTATATGCATGTCCAAATCTCTCTTATCTTATTGAATTCATTATAAGGAAGTGTCCAATATCCGTTTCTTCCATAGCTTCTACCCCAACTGTTTCTGATAATGAAACCATTCTTATCATATCCAACAACTGCAACACAATGACTTCCTTCTAACTCTGCTCCATTCCAAAAGTCATTTCTTGAACTATCATATACAGGTAATGCTATCAATACTGGCCCATTGCATAATATTGCTTGCTTCAATATTTGTTCACTTCCTATCATTGCAAAGTCATGTATCTTAATAGTTCCAACATTTGATTTGATACCGTGTGTTCTTGCTAATGACAATGCTTCTTTGATAGACATACCATTATCATGACCCTTATTTGATCTTGCATTATATATTTGCTTCAAATCAATATTGTTGTCTTTCTTTGAAGTCTTCAACTTCATATCAGTAATCCAATTCAAAAAGCATGCAAGAGCATGGGTGACACACATGTTTGTAGAACCTTGATCTGTTATTGGGCTAAGATAATTTACAAAGCTATATTCATCAGGAATCTTATTAGTTAAATTCTTAGTGATCTTCTTATCATGAGCATCAATTTTCGATGCATTGCAACCTAACATTCTCATGATTATTAATAAAGTATATATAGTTAAAAATTAGATGAAAAGAAATCTCACACAAATGCAAGCCACGGTAATCACTTGGATGATAATGATTGCTATGATATTGTCATTCTTCTTCATGTCTTGTAGTTCACCAAAGCAAGTTGACAATACAACAATGCAATATGAACTTGATACATTAGTTGACAGACATTTTATAGATAGTGTATGTGTCGCAGATACATTAGCAAGATATCCTGTAGAATGGATATACTCACCAATGAGAGGATATGATACAAAGAAAGACATATCAACTTATGGGTGGATGAAGTCAAGCAACTGGACATTTTATAGAATAATCAAATATGAAGATGGCACTTATAGGTTAACAAAAAGAACTATACGATAATAAAAATTCTCCAGGATGGCGCCTGGGTCACACAGGGAGCGGAAAAGTATTTAAGAGTATAAATTATAACCTAAGAAAATTTTCTACTTCCTGTGTGACTTTTTGTTTAAATAAAATTTGAAATTTCCTATCATTATTCTATTTTATACTCGAACAAAAAAAAATAATAATTAATAACATCACTGAAGTGATATTAAGAACTGAAGTTATGAGTTATACATATAAATACGTACATTACGCAGTAACAGTAGATAATGTAATCTTCAATTTGAAGGATCCAAATAATCCTAAGGTGTTGCTCATCACTCGTAAGAATGAACCATTCAAAGGAAAGTTAGCACTTCCTGGTGGATTCTTAGATCCAGATGACAGATCTGCAATGTCCGCTGCTATCCGTGAACTTAAGGAAGAGACAAACTTAAGCTTGAGTTATATGTTTCAAGTTTGTGCTCTTACTAAAGAAGGAAGAGATCCACGAGAGAGATGCATTTCTATTGTATATGCAGATACTGTTCATGATGATTTTGAAGGTCTGATTAAGGCGCAAGATGATGCATCAACAGTACAATGGGTATCATTAGTAGGTCTAAGAAAAGATGATTTAGCATTTGATCATGCTACTGCTATCTGGAAATCTATCCAAGAATTGTTTGATGATGAGTCAAATTGCATTTCATTGTTTGATATCAAAGAAGAACAGTATCAACACACAAAGATGCTTCTTGATACAATAAAATTCAATTTAGGCCAAACTTTTTTACCAATATTTTGAAATTTTAGAAGTTGTTTCTATATGTTAGAACTTCATACTTCAGTTCAGCTAAAGTTAACTAAAGTTAACAGGAAATAAAAGTTTGAATTTTAATTCAACTTTTCTATATTAGATATGTTAATTTAATAATGAACATTTAAAAATTTTTATGATTATGATGAATTCAAATACAGTAAACAATTTCAACTTAAGTGCTCCAACTTCTATTGCATTCCGTTTCTTACAGGTACACAACCAGTTAGAGCACAACATGAAGAACTTGACAAATGAAGCTCTCAAAAGTGTAATTTATGAGATTGTTTGTAAGATTTATAAGTCTTATGTAAACATGGGTTACAAAGAAGAGAACACTCCACAGTATCTTGATATTGCAGATACATTGTTTGAATACATTACTAATCAGAAAGTTTTCTTAAATCAATTAGTAGATGTATTAGATAAGAATCATCATGACTATGACATTATGAAGTATTGTGCTTTAGTTCTGAGTTCTACTGAGTACATTCTTGGAACTGATACTCTTGATGAACCAGAAGACTAATTTAATATTAAATGACATGACTGTAAAAGAAACTTTAGATGTAATATCTGAATTGATTGATTGCCAGATATTAGATGGATTTGCATTTACCACAGTAAAATATCTACATACAGATGAAAATGCTGTTATCTTATCTGATCTTGCCACTGATGTTCGCGATTGGGTTAATAATGGTCATGAAGATGCAACTCCTGAAGAAGTAGCAAAAGAATGGTGTATGGCTCCAGTCACATTTAAGGATTTTATTGAGAATTTCCAAAAAGTAAACTGGAAGGATATATTTATTTTTATTTAAATTTTATTTGTACATAAATGAAGACATTAGTAGAAATTCTTGAAGGAAAATCAATCAAGCTTTCTCAAGCATATAACAGATTAGCAGGTATGGATCCTAAGCAAAAACTTGGATTCTATGATGAGTACTCAGATCCTAAGAAAGAATATACAGTAGAAACATTCAGAAATGACCTTAGAGGTGTCATTGACATTGTTGGTGATGTTGATATCAATGAAATCACCAATAAGGAAGCTAAGAAGTACCTTATTAATTTGATGAATAAATAAATCGAAAAATGTTTGATGTTTCTTAAATTACCAGAAAAGATATCACAAACAAAAAGATCACATTACAATAAGAACAAACATAGCAAAATTGCGTTTTCTTCTAAAGAGGACGCAATTTTATTTTTATATAAACAAAAGAATGATGACTTAGAACCATATTATTGTAATTATTGCAATAAGTGGCATGTCGGACATAAAAATAAAAATCAAACTAAATAACATATAGATATGAAATCTCTTAATGAATTCTTAATAAAAGAAGAAAAATCAATGATACAATTGGCTGATGCTGTAGACAAGTTAAATGAACTTGGTAAAAAGAGCATTCCAGCTAAGAGAGATCGGGATGACAAACAATATACAGCTGATGAGTTAGCTAATGACTTGCAAGTTGTTATTGACTTATGTGGTAATATTGATATTGATGACTTAATTGGTATTAAAGTAAAGAATTATTTAAAAACATTGTTTAAATAAAAAGAATGAGGAAGACTTAAGTCTTCCTCATTTTGTATTGCTTCTCAATATATCTTTTACTTTATTCAAAACTGTCTTATTAGGACAATCTTCTCCTGCTCTGTTCATATAGAATACAAGTCTTTTCATTGCTTGACCTTCTGAATCTGAAGCATCTAACAATATTTGAGCTATTTCTCTAGGGTTTGTTTTAGTAAACAAACCATCAGGTGGATCCCATTTACCTTCTATATCAGATAGCTTTTCATTTACAAATTCACTTAATTTTTTCATATTGTATTTTATTTAAATAAATCTTGTTCTTCAAAAGCAAGTGCTGTCTTGGCAGTCTTTTCTTTCTTTTTCTTTTCTTCTATCTTTGGTTTCTTCTTATATACAAAGTCAACTATTCTTTGATCTATATGTACACAATTTTCTAAAGGAATTTCTTCTATACTATAAGACCATTTCTGTTCTTTGTACATTTTGATACGTTGCAAACCTTGTAGATATATCTTATTGCTAGCTATCTTAGGATCAAATTGATCTGTAACATCATATAGCTCATAAACATCTTTCATATCTGACAAACCAAGTCCTCTACCAATAGACTGCATATTGATTACTTGGGATTTGAATGATTCAAATAAGAAGCCATGACAAAGATTAGAAAGTGTAATACCTGTGCTCATGATAGAATATCCTGCGATCAGTATCACATTATTTTTGTTTTTCATCACTTCTTTCACAATCTTTCTGTCTTTAGAACCACCTATTACATATAGAACTTCTCTATCTGGGTATGCTTCTTTCACTCTTTCATAAACATATTTTATATATTCACGATGTTGTGCAAGAATTAATGTATTATTAGGACAATCCTTAAGCTTTGCTATCAACCAATCTATTCTTCTTTCTTTGAAATGTACAGTCATCATCTCAACATGCAATGCATTAGTCTTAGTAGATTCCTGTATTACCATCTGAAGAAAATGCTTATACTGCAAATCTTGATACTGCTGCCACTGTTCATCAGACATCTTACTTGTGTTTGGTTTCTTTTCTCCATAGATTTTCCATTTAGCATCAAGAATACCCTGTGGTAATTTTTTCTTATAAGCAATTAAGAATTTTGGATCTGACAATGGTACATGATCCATTTTCTTTGGATTCTTCTTATTAGGTACTTCTTCAAATACCGACAAACAATATTCTGCACATTTAATCCAATCTTTGATAGATTGCCATTCATTCATATACTGCAATCTGCACTGTGTTATCTTAACGTCAGAAATATAACCACCATCTTGTAAGTCTTTTGGATTCAATTCTTGTATCTTAGGACCTAGCAATGCATTAATACAATGTCTTTCTATAGTAAAATCTTTTGGCAAAGTACCTGTCATTCCAAATGCTATCTTCACATTTGACATAAATGGCTGACTTATGATATCCTTAATAGACTTAGCAGTAGCACGATGTGTTTCATCAACAAACACCATATCATATCCACATCGATCTATTCCATTACCATCAAAGAAATGTGGATTGTAACGTTTTGAATTCTTATCTAAGAAATTCACAAGTGTTTGGAATGTTGCAATTGTCAAATCAGATGATTCAACTAACTTACCACCAGACCAAAGGCATTCACTATTGAAATAATCACCATATTCTTTGAAGTCAGAATATCCTTGCTTAACTAAATCAATACTTGGTACAACCATCAATATTCTGCGCACACCAAGATATTCTCTTGCATATCGAAAAACTATGTAACTGAGCATAGTCTTACCAGATCTTGTAGCAAATACCGATGTTGATCGCTTCCATTGCAATATGTTATATGCTCCTTCATACTGGTATGGCCTTGGTGTATACTTCAAATTCCAACTATCAACTATTTTCTTGAATTCTTCAAATGAATGTGGGAGATTTGACTTGAACTTGGTTTTATCTAAACCATCATATTCCCAATTCTTTTCTTTCAAGAAATTATATATAGTCTGCCATAGTCCAATAGAACAATACCACACCTTTGTACCTGACTTCTGTACATATTCATATAAGAAATCTTGAGTAAATGGTATACCAGTAAAGCTTTTTAAATAACATACTGGGTCAATCAAATTCATTTTACTCTTCAATTCATTTATGACCTTTTCATCTTCTTTAGTATCTACTTTCAAGAACAGATATTGGGGTGATTTGTTGCTAAACAAAAAATGTATCATAAAATTATTTTTTAAAATTGCTTTCTAACCATTCTTCAACTGTTGGCCCTATATGACTCCATTTATTATATATTTCTTTAAAGTCCTTGTCTAATTGTTCTTTTGGAGTTTCTTTAAAATACTTCTTAAGACTTTCTAACAATTTCTCCATATTCATTTCATTTTTTCTTTAATCAATTCTTCAAAGCTTTTAAGTATATTGATATTGTCATGTACAAACCAAGTATGTACTTCAAATCTCAATTTGGATAAAAATTCAACATGATCCATTGTATGCTCATAATTCAGATTTCCAAAATCATGTGTATCAACATAATTTGTAATGTAACTTACTGATCCATCAACTATCTTACTTATAATGAAACCAACTGGATTCTCAAATATCTGACAATATCTAGTCAATTCATCTTTAGTAAATGATATTTGAAAAGATTCTGGTACATCAGTATCTTTATCAACAATCATCCATCCTATTACTATATTGTCAATTTTGTAATCAACCATTGGATTTCTCATTACAAAATCTTCATGTTCCCATACTGGCAAATTGTCTATTATTCTCATTTTCTAATAATCTTTATAAAACTAAAAATGGAGAACTTAAGTTCTCCATTTTGGTAATTTAACTCTTACTTGTTGTTGGATGCAGCAGCATCATCAAGTCCAAGCTTAGATTGAAGAGCTGAATGCTCCTCTGAAAGCAAGTAAGTACGAGCCTTAAGCTTAGTATACTCATCTGAATATGGCTTAGTAAACTCATTGAACTTCATGATCTTTACCCACTCGTCATGACCTTCAAACTGAAGCTGACCCAGATTCATAAGGATTGTATCCAAAATTGGGTATGGGATTGTCTCAAGATCTGGATTGAATGCATCCCACAACTGAAGCATACCTTCAACATAACTGAACTGAAGCTTCTGCTTATTGATAAAGAAACGATAAACTTCTACAGCTTCCTTCAATGCTTCCTTATCAGCAACCTTAAACTCATACTTTGCAACCTTACGGTCATGCTTGTCAATTTCCTTAATGAGATCCTGCTCCATTGCAAGCAACTCTTCATTTGTCTTACCTTCAAGTGTCTTTACAAATTCATTATAAATTTGCTGATTCTTTTCTACTTCTGATAACTTTTTCTTACTCATAATAGTTTTTAATTTACGTAAATTTATAGCAATATTACTGCACATAGTGCGATAATCATATATAATATAGTTTGTTTCAAAACCCGTTTCAAAGCATAAGTCATTTCTTTTCTGCTCACAACATCAATTACAATAAGATAATTGTCTGCATTCAATGGACCCACATGCTTTATGTCGACATTAATATAGTCATAAAGCTTATTTATCTTAAACAAATTGTCAATCAAATTGAATTGTCTGTATACCCAATTCTTCACATATTCATTACTGTTTGTGTTGTCCCCATCAATTTCTATGATTGTATTGTTGAAGTCAATCTTTCCATCAATGTCAATATAAGGGTTTATTACACCATACAATCTTCCAATCCAATCTTTCTTTATAGATATCCTAAGATACTGCTTCAGAACTGTAAGAAATTCTTTACTATATAGAGTATCTGATATGTATGACATGTCAGTAATGTATCTGTATATAGACTGTACTAACATTACTAATCTCCAAGTCAGAGTATTTGATCCAATTTTCTTCAATATCCAACTTATGCCATGTGATTTCTTGTAAATCATGATAAATTTCTCTATTTTTATCTAATAGATGAATTAGGCAATTAAAAAATAAAATTTTTCATTTTTATTTGAAATTTTTCCTAATTGTTCTATATTCATCTCGTTAATAAAATATAGAACATAATCTTGATTAATTTCAAGTTATGTTTGAAAAAATTTAGAAATTCAAACTTAAAAAGTTCAAGAAAATATGAAGAAATTATCAGAATTTGTTGTAGAAGCTAAGTCACTTGATGTACAGAATGATACTTTGGATTTTATTCCATCTGCTAAGCTTAAGACATATCTTACCGCTGCAGACAAGTTCATTTCTGTTGAGGCAAAGGAAATCATCAATTGGTTGATTGTAAACAATGCTACATATATGAAGGAGATTGGTTCTCTTCAAAATTTCTATGGTAAGGGTAAGCCAAAAGATCCTAAGATGCAAGAGTTGTACAAGTGGATTGGAACACTTGCTAAAGCACATCGTCTTCTTGAGGTACCAGTATTCCAGACTGAAGAGCAATTCAGTGCAATTATCAAAAATGAGATTTCACCAGATGAGATATTGCTTGATTTGAAGACAAAGAAAGGTCGTGATGCTGTGGCTAAGAAATATACTCCATTGGTTTGGAAGATTGCTCGTGGATTCAATGGAAAGTCTAGCTTCTCTCTTGATGATTTGTTTGCTTTTGGTATGGAAGGTCTTACCATTGCAATGAATCAATATGGTAAATCTTCTGAAGAGACCGCTAAGAAACGTGGTGGAAAGAATGCTGAAGCAGAAGAGATGGCTGGAGAATTGAAAGATGAAATGAAGAAGCGTAAGGCATTCACTTTCTTGAGTTATGCTAGCTATTTGATTCGTATTGTAATCCTTGAAAATATCAAGAATGCTTCACACTTAGTACGTATTCCGGTTTCTGTTCAGAATAGGGAACGTAAAGATACAGGTAGAAATACAAAACAGACTTCAGTATCTGGTGAGTCACCTATCGGTGGTGGAGATGAAGGTAAGGGAATCTTTGATAAAGTTGATTCTAAAGAAGATGCAGATGCTTCACTCGACCAGCAAGATATTGCTAAGCTTTGGAAGATGATTGTTAAGATGCTTGAGAAGAAATTTACTGAAAAGCAGCTTGATGTATTCTATAGTATGAATGGATTGTTTGGTCATGAAAAGCTTAAAGCAAAGCAGATTATGGCTAAGTATGGTATGAAGAATCCATCAGAAGTTACTAATTCTAATTTCAAAGTTCTTCAGTATGTTAAGAATACTCCAGAGTTGAAGAAAGCATTTGCTGAGTTGTATTCTCTCTATAAAGAATGTTTGAATGATGAAGATCAGAGAAATGCCGACCCATCAGTATTTCGTATAAATGACAATGATACTGCATATCGTGAGTAAGATGAAAAGCCTATCTGAATATATGAATGCATTGCTTGAAAGCAGTATTGAACGATATTCAATCAAGATTACTCTCAAGCAATTCATTGACAAATATGTGGAATTATCTAAGTTGTCAAGAACCAAAGCAATATCAGAATTAGTATCTAATCTGAATATGTACAGTGATGGCGGACCTAATAAAGAAGATTGGATTACTTCAAGTCAAAGCAAAGAAATTTCATTTGATGCTTATACAGAAACAATAAGTGGAAAAGAATATCTGTATATAGAAATTCATGATTCTAGTTATGATACTATGAAGGTTGCATTCAACATTAAAAAAGTTGACTTTGCAGAACAGTTGTATGATTGGTTCAAAAATACTGGTAGAAAGCAATGATTAATCTTAAGAGCTATGTAGTCATGAAAGAAGAATTGGATGGTGATAACATTCAATGGAAATTCAACAATTGGTCTAAAGGAATAGAATCATCTGTATTGGACGCATTTATGTTAGATGCGTCCTATCAAAAAGATATAGATAGTTTTAAGAAACTGGTAGATGACAGTGGTATCAACTTCAATGCATTGACTGATGTAATGAATGATGATGCAAAAGGATTGCCAGACAACTATGACAATATCTATGTTCTTAAGAAAATAATAGACACTATAAATATATTAAATAAAGGAAAAAATGATTAGTATTTCAGAATACTTGAACGAAAATCTTGATGAATTCGTTTTTGAGTTGAAAAGCCAAACATATTTGAATGCTGCTAAGAAAGCAAAGAAACTTGGTGATCCACGAGCAGAAAAGTTCTTGCAAGCATTTAAAGACAATATTGATAAAGAATTGATGGCTACAGAAGGTCCAGATGATGAAGAAAAGAAATTCAACATCTATTATAATGCTGATAAGAAATCTATTATTAGACTTAAGTCTCTTGATAAGAGAGAAAATGGAAATGGACCATTATTGGAACAAACTAACAGAGGAACTTATTTCGACATACGAAATGATGACATTGAATTTATTGCGAATGTTTATGTTGCATCCAATAAAGATGGAGATAGACAAATCTTCTTACGTCAATCTATCATAACTCAAGATAAATGGAAATATGTATCAAAAGAATTCAATAGAGTTGCTGAAAAAATAAATGATTCAGAATCAAAGAAGCCATTTACTTTTGTTAAGATGTTTACAAATACTGGTACTGTGGAATTTTTCTATATTATAGATACAGATAAGTTAATTCCCATATTCTTAAATCATGGTAAAGGCAATAAGTATGAAGATGATGAGTGCTTAGATAATTATTCAGAAAATGATAAAACTGCTATCAATGCTATCTGTAAAGCAATGAATCAAAATCATAAGGATATATAAATATTGTTTATGAAACAATTAGTAGAATATATGAAGGAGAGCTTGGCAACGAACTCTCCTTTTACATTAAATGAAGATAGAGATCAGACCATCCGGTTGAATGACTTTGAAGCTAGTTGGAAGGTAAAAGATCCAGAAAACAGAAAAGGTATCTTTGTAATAGAAGTACCAGAAGACTATACTGATGATGATATCAATCAATATATATCTGATTTGCTTCTTGAAAGCATGCCATCTGATGATGATTTAGCTAAAGAATATTTTGGTGTCAATGCTGATAATATCATAGATGCTAGATTTGAATTTGAAAAGAAAGAAGATGCAAAAGATGAGTTGCATTGTACTTTCGACTTTGACAAATCATTAGATGACAACTATAAAGGAGAACAAGATAACCTGAAGAAGTATGCATTGGAAAATCTCAGATTCATTGTAGATTGGTCAGAGTTTGATGTTGCAAATACATCAGATGATGGATTGCTATACGACTTATGGGATATCTTCAAGAGAACAAAGTCAAGCAATATTGTAAAATATATGGATGATAAGATAAAGTTGGAAATTGAAGAAAAAGATATGGTTTTTGATAACAATAAGAGTGAACTTATTAAAGACAAATAACTATATTTATAATGTTTAGTATTTAAAATAATAAAATGAATAAGAAGAAAATAACAAAGTACATTTATATTGGATTATTTGCCGCATTGTACCTTAGTGTTGCTTTAGTTTCTGGTATACATGCTGTTGCATTTTTCAGTTTAGCTAATGCTCCAGCTTTAGGTGTTATGCTTGCTATAACTTTTGAAATTGGTCAAGCAGCAGTATTGTTTAGTTTGCTTACTAATCCAAATCAAAGAAAGAAAATCATGACTTGGGTTCAACTTTCGATTTTTACACTTGTACAAATCCTTGGTAATGTTTATTCGTCATATAAATACATTGTTTCTAATTCTATGGAAAACTTAAGGTTTTTCAAAGAACCAGTATTTATTTGGACAGACTTGCCGGACCAGATGTGTAATGTAATTATAACATATCTCGTGGGCGGAATTCTCCCAATTTCTGCACTTTTGCTTACAGAGATGTTGACAAGTTACTTATATAAGGAAGAGGATAAAGTACCAGAACCTACAAAACAAGAAGAAATAAAAGAAGATAAGAAAGAAGAACCAGAACCAGAACCAGAACCAGAACCAGAACATAAGATAGAAAATGAGCAAGTACAAGAACAAACCAATCAAGAGGAAGAGGCTATCAAGGAAGATGGACGAATTTGCGAGAGAGATAATAGTGGGAGCAAAGAACCTGAAGGAGTTGTCAATGAGACAGATGAAGGCGACACTGAGGATTTGACAAAAGAAGAAGCAGAACCAGAAGTTACTGAACCAGAAATATCTAAACCTAATCTTAAGTCACAATTCTTAAATATTTAATTTAAAGTATTTTTAATTAACGAAATACAAAAAAAATAATGGAATCATTAACAAATTTTATAAATGAAGCTCTAAGCAAATCTGAATTCATGGATATCATCGATAAATATGATGATGCTAGAAAGTTGGATAATTTGGATAGTTATTATGATGATTTAATAATTGGGTTTAGCCGTAGAGAGGAAATAAATAATGTTGTTGTAAAGTCAATTGGTAAAGGCCCATACTATGTTGTTGGTATGGATAATTGGGCTGACTTATTTGATAAAAAGGGTATCACCAATATTCTTAAAAAAGCAGGTATTACTAGATTACCACATTGGGTAAAAAATGTAAATGATAGAAGTGAAGAAACAACATACGGTTTTGTCGATACTACAAAAATAAATGATTATTATCATACTACTGGAGATAATATGGCATGGAAAAAACATGAAATTAAAAATGCCCTTGAAACAAATAAGAAGTTAAAAGAACTTGGTCTAACTAAGGAATTGGATGATAAGCTTAAGCAAATGACAAGTGCTTTTGATTTTAAACCAATTAAGCTTGAAAGAGATGTAAGAGCTAGTAGAGCAGCAGCTGCTAGAAAAGATGTATGGGGTCATTATTATGGTGGCGGTACAGGTAAACTTGATATTGTACCAAATATCTTATTAATTAATGGAAAATTAATTAAGATTCTTACTATGGGTGTAGAAGGTAATGCAGGAAGTGCAGGTATATATACTTTGATTATTCCGGCAAGTGAAATTGAGAATATCAAAGATTAAAATACAGAGTAAAATAATTAAAATAATGCAAAATGCAGGATTTTTCTTTTGAAATTTCCTGCATTTGTTCTATATTTATTACGTAAATTAATGAACATCACTTTCAGTTCTGTTCAAGAACTAAAGTTAAATAATGATTATTTAAATTTTTATGATTATGAAAAAAGTAGTTGATTTTATGGATACCGAGTTTGCAAAAGACGTGATTAATGATGATGAAAAAATCATCTTTAAAAAAGTTTGCAGAGCTTCAAAGAACAATAATGTAAAGAATACCAGTACAAAGAAAAATATGAAGAAGCAGAAGAAGTACGTGGATTTCCAATTCAACTTATTTGGTGAAACAATAGATGTTTGCTTCCATGATAAAGTATATTCTGATTACGATAATTCTTGCTGGATCTTTGGTAACAGTAACTTATCAGAACAAGTAATCAACTTGTCATTGACTACTCCATCTGATAAGCCATTAAAATCAGAACAGATAAAGCAGACATTTGTACATGAATGTGTACACATTATGCTTGAATCTGGTCAGTATTTTGAAGAATCATGCAATGAAGGTTTAGTAGAATGGATGGCTAAATGCATCAATATGATGTTCTTCACAAATACTGAACTTGCTAAGCACTTTTAATGAATATCACTTACAGATCTGTTCAAGAACTTAAGTTAAAAATCTCTAGGTATACATAGGGTTCCCCTATTCCGCGCCTGGGTCACACAGGGAGCGGAATATTACTTAGAAGTATATTCTATCAGTTGGAACAATTTTAACGTCCCTGTGTGAACATTTAACAAATTTAAATATATATAAATAAAATGGAAAACAATAGTAATTATACAAGTGGATTGTCATTTTCAAGTATTTTGTTCTTGGTATTTCTTGTACTTAAGTTGACAAATGTTATTGATTGGTCTTGGTGGTGGGTAACTGCTCCACTTTGGATCCCTGTTATAATCTTTTTAGTTTTTGTTGGTGGATTGTATGCATTTTATCAGATACTGAAGTATTACAATAAAAATAAATTGAAAAATTTTAGAAAAAATTTGAAATTTTAAGGCTTTGTTCTATATTTATTACGTAAGTTAAAATATAATGATTATGAATATGACAAAAGCTGAAATTATCAAGAGTAATATCGAGAATATTAATGAGAAGTACAATACCTCATTTGGAGTTATGATTGTAAATCACAAGAATTATGATAAGGTTCTTGTGATTAAAGAAGATGATTCTTGCTTCACAATCAAAGATATCATTTCAATATTGCATAACTCTAATTTGAATGAATGGAAGATTTCCTTGAACTATGGAGATAAAGGTGGTGACTATATTGGTTTCACTTACTTAGATAATATCACAAGAAAGAATGGTTATATGATTTTGGATGGTGATTCAGAAGAATATGATGACAATGTAATGACTGGTTCAAGCTTGAGAGAAATGTTCTTAATCAATGGTATGAAAGATGAATTAGTCTACATCAACAACATGGATGAAGGTGGTGATTTTGGCACTAACCGTAGAATGACTTACATTGAAATCTATGTAAATAAGATTGGTACATCAAATCGAGTTAACTTAGGATAATTAATTTAATAATTTGAATATAACATGGGAACAAATTTTTATGCAGTACTTCCAGTAAAGAAGAAGGTAACAAAGAATCTTGAGAAGGCTATTGAGCTTATCAATAACACACCTTATGATATTGATGCCATTGAAGCAGAGATTTTTGATGCAAAAGAAGAAATCAACAAAAATCGTATCCATCTTGGTAAGAGATCAGGTGGTTGGGTATTTGATTGGGATGGCAATGACTTGAAGTATTATGAACCAGTATTAGAGTCCATTAAGAATTTTGTTGAATCCAACAATGCATGTATTGTTGATGAAAATGGAAACAAATATACATGGGATGAATTCATTAATGATGAGATTGGTGATGTTTTGAAATATGATTGTGGTGCTCTTACTGGTAAAGAGTATTATGAGCAGTACCCAGAACATCGTACACCTTATACTAGAGAATATCAACGAGAAATGGGTATGTTTAAGAAGTATGCTATGAACAATACTATTGAACCTAAGTATCATGATTTCATTACTAAAGAAGGATTGAGATTTGCATTGTATACAGATTTCAGTTAAAAATGAATTGAATATATTTAAAGGAGAATTGCCATGTCAGTAGATCATTGTATAAAAGCTTATAAAGGAGAAGTTTGGTTACCAGGTTGTCAATATACTTCTTATAGTGAATTTGAACGAGCAAAAGAAGAATGTTCAAATAATATTGATAGAATAAAGAATAAGATTCGTCAGATTTGTATTTGTACGCCAAAGGATGTGTTTCCATCAGATTCTGAAGGTGATACACTATGGAAATTGAATACTGAAGTTGATGAATTGTTTGATGAATTGAATGAATATGAATGGGAAATGTGTAAAATCAATACCATTCAAACAATTCTTGATGATTGGGAATATACTGGAAAGAAGGATCCTAAGAAAAATTGGACTAAGATTAATCCAGACTTGTATGCAGATTTGAAAAAGGATATGAAGAAAACCATTGAATCATTTGATGGTAACCCAGAAACTATTAAGAAGATGAAAGAAGAAAATGATAAGTTAAATGAAGAATTAAAGAAGAAATTGGAAGAGGAATCTTAAGATTCCTCTTCTTTTATTTTGTTACTCTAAATATTTTATTAACTGGTATGATTAGTGGATTTGATATTTAATATATTCTTATATTTTTATTTGGAAGAAGGATATATGTATCCTTTTTCATTACAATATTCTTTAGCTTCATCTTCTGTCTTAAATGAAATTATATCAACATCATTAGGTATAAGTACAGAAGTATTGAATAAATCACCTTCTATTATATCTGTTACATTACTATCTTTAATGAGTAATATTCTACCATCTACTTCATTCTTCTCATCAGTATTATATTCAACATATTCTAATGTATTATCATTAATTGCTTCATCTTCTATAGTTGCTAATGATATAGAATCAGGTTTAAATGTTTCACCCGGGTTGGTATTGATAGGAGTTTCTGGTGGTATTATACAAGTCCATTTGTAATTGTTTACAAGTACATAAAGCATTTCCATTGGGCTTGTTGGATTGCCATCCGATACACCTTTCTCAAATCCTGTTGGTTCTTGATAAATACCAGTTGGTCGATAAGATACTGGCTGGGATTGTGAATATGCTGTCAATTTAAGATTATACCAAGGATTTCTTTTTCCTTTATATGGACCATCTACATAATTTTGGTTATAACCAAATTGTTTAGTATGTTCATATAATGACTCTATAGCTAAATCAATAGTAGTAGGTTTCCTATCTATTCTATCTTGTCCAAATATCTTACCCCAATCTAAACTTTTAAAATTGAATGTTCTATCCATCCATTCCGGTATTATAATTTTCTTACCTTTAGGTATTTGAAAGAAAGTAGGAAGTACTGTTATGTGTGATAAATCTTCTATTTCATTGAAACAAGTACCTGTAACAATATCCATATCAGTATCTGTGGCATCCTGCCAAGATGATAATGGATTAAGTTGATACAAATTTGGATTGATTTTAGTTATACCATCTTTTGAAAATATAGTCTTTATATTACTTGTATCGCCATCTTGACTTATCTTTATATATCTTATATTTGGAAGTTCATTGAATTCCTTTATATATCTGTCAACGCCACCATGTATTGTAAGATTTACAAGATTCTTTAATTTGACAATATTTCTGATACCATTATTATCTGCATTTCTATCTGAAACAAATGAATCAATATAAAGATTCTTTAATTTAGTGAGTTGCCAAAGACTATTTGGATATATATCATATTTAGAACTTATTGCTGATCTCAATCCTAATGTAGTCAGATTAGGACAATATAAGAATCTATCTGTATTTATTACATCACATGGACATTCAGATGTATCTATTGTAGTTAATTCAGGTACTTCAAACAATGGATACTTACCAAATCTAAGATAATATGCATATATGTAATCAATATAACCTTTTGTAAAAGTCATTGTAACTACATGTTCCTTTTTTGTGCCTTGGAATATGTGATTTCTAAATGCCCAATTAGGTATCAATACATCTTTCTGGCCATCTGTACCATTACCAGTATATTTTCTGTAATAATCACTATCATAACTATACCATCTTACATAATAGAAAAAACCAGATTTAGTAGCTACTACATGTTCTATTTCAGAATTATCATCCCAATTGATATCTAATTCAAATGATACAGGACTCCTTAATTCTAGATAATCATTATTGTCACAGCAATTATATCCATTAGGGTCATATTTGATGTATTCTTTAGATGTATTATCTACACTACCATGAGAACCATGTGTATTTAATAGAAAGAATTCTCTAGCAGTAGTAACATAGAATGTAAGTTTTCTTACTAATGTTGTTTGTGTACTATTAGTACAAGCACCATTTACCATAGGTATGATATCTCCAATTAAATCCATATATAAATATTATGATAATATATTTAAATAGCACCACCTCCTAATGGTACTTGTTTGATTTCAGTTACTATCCAATCACCAAGAACATTTGCCTTTTCATATATATGATTAGCATTATAACAAACTACTTGAAAGCCAATAGAAACATTAGGGAATGTTTTATTTAATGTTTCTGCATTCAATGGTACTGTTGTATCAGACCAAGCCTTCATATTATTGTATTTTACCGTAGTAGAAGCACCAGTAGAATCAATAGATATGGCACCAGTAGAACCGTTTTCAGGTATTAAACTAGGAATATACATTTTAGAACCAAGACCTATTTCTACACACCAAATAGTACCTTTCTTTATGAATGTAATTGCATCACCTTTCTGAAGTTCTATTTCTGTTAATGAACCAAATTTATGTATAGCATCACCTAACTTTATGATGTTATTTATATCATTAGTATTGATTAAAGTAAAACGATCAATATCTACATAATCTGGTACAGAAAATCCAGTTATAGCAACTTGAGATTTTGTAGTCAAATTTACAGTAGGTGCTAATACTTCTACTACACCACCTGTGGTAACAGTATCTGTTGTATTATGAGAATAAAGTATGCCATTTGCAAACATCATTCCTTTGTCTTTAATGAAATAAATCTTATTAAGTTCATGAGTACCTTCTGCTTTGAATTTAGCAAAAGTGGTTTCTTTAAATAGTTTTGCCATTTGAATTTAAAATATGTTAATTTATAAATGACACCAAACAGATTAACATATATTACAAAATCTGTAAGTCTTACTGTCGGTGTCTTACTGTTTCATTTATATAAAAATAAAAAGGACAGAACTTAATTGTCCTGTCCTTTATATATTAGAAATATTTAAGTTAGAAATTACTTATAAAGAGCATCCAATTCAGCTTTTGAATGAATTTCTGCCCATGGTTCATATTGAATCATAAGCTTACCAGCATTATTCTCTACTTTGATGTACTTATTATTATCAGACTTTACAGTAGTCATCAATGCTTGTCCATACAACCATGCATCTTGAATTGTTACTAATGAAGGATCAACCTTAGAAATTTCAGTAATATCCTTTAAATAATAAGTCTTATTACCTACAGCTACTTGTCCATCGATATTATCAAGTTTAGTATCAGACATCAATGTAGCTATCTTAGTGGTAACTGCAAGATCTTTAATCTTACCAGCTTCCTGAGAAAGACTTACAGTAACAAGAGGATGAGTAGCATTATCTTGAGCATGTAGTTCTGCAGCAAGACTATCACGGAGTTTTGCAATCTTAGCATTTACAGATGTTGGATGAGCAACGATATCTTCTTCAGTAGAATTGATTTCATCAATCTGGGTTTGAAGATTAGCATCACCAGTTCCACGATCTTTGATTTCCTGGTCAAGAGATTCTCGTAATTCTTGGATCTTTTTATCAATACCATCAGTCAAAGTCTTATCGCGTTCAATAGCACGATTAGCAACAGCTGCAATCAATTCATCAGTAGCTTTGAACTTAGCGGCCACCTTAGTAGAATCAGCTAAACCCTTAATATCAGCAAAGTTGTTAGCATCAGCATGTTCCTTAATAGAAGCTGTATAAGTTTCAGATTCTCCTTCAGTGTGAGTAACAGTAGTAGCAACAGTCAAGTCTGTGGCATCAACTACAGCATTAACTTCATAACACATACCACCATCAACATCTCCAGGATGAGGAGTATCTGTTGTAGTAGGAGTTGTCTTCTTTACTGCAATATATGTAGGAGTACCAGTATGAATTTCTTCAAGCCTGAATACATCATTCATAGGGATATAAGTTACCTTATTCTCCCCATCGGCATTCCATGTAATCTTGATAGCAGGAAGACCATCTTCACCTTGAGCAACATACTCTACTGAGCTAATCATTCCATCAACGATGAAATCATTAACATCAACAGCAGTACCTACCATTGTACCATCCTTGTCGGCAAGATACATGCTTGGGTGATTAGCAGGAATTCCATCTGGTTTATTTTCTGCCAGTTTATTAGCATAAACAAGTTGCAAACCAGAAGTAAGCTTACCAGCCTTAGTAACTACTGTCAATTCATCAGCTATTACAGCTACTTCATAGTTCTTGTGACCATCAACATCCTGAGGAGTAACAGTAACAGCAGAATCAGTTGCAGCAGAAACCGTAGTCATCTTCTTTGCTACATATTTAGCAATAGTAGATTTAGTAGTATCATCTACAATTTCATAAGTACCATCAGCAGTAATACCTTCAACACCAGTGATTTTCTTGATAGCATTATCAAGATTTGTAAGATGCGCCTTTGTTTCTTCAGATACACCAAATACTTGACCATGAGTAACAATTTCTTCAGTATCAGCTAAGAAGAAAATTCTGTCATTATAGTCTGTTTTACTGGTAGCTACAACTTGTGCCTTTAATGAATTAGCATCAGTAGTTGCATCAGCTTTTACATAAATAAAGACTTTCTTTAAATCAGCCATATTATTTTATAACTAGTTATATTTAATTTTTATTTTTATTATTGTCCACATGTACAACCAGGCCCACATTGATTTTTATTGGTTCCAGTAGTACCGCCTGTAGTACCGGTAGTAGTATTAGTAGGGACATAATTATCAGCCCAAGTACCATACAAACTATATGTGGATCCGTTTATTATACCCCAGTATTCATCACCTCCGAAATGAACAAAGTCAGTAAGATAGGCATACGCTGAATATGTGTATGTCCAATTGTTATCTACCTCTGTAGAGGTGTAAGTATTGCAATATGTTTTAGTAGCTTCAGCTGCTCGCTCAATATAATCATAAGTATAAGACAAGTCAGCTTCATGCTTTTGAATTGCTGCTGCTAAATCAGCTTGAATTTGACTGATGTTATTAAAGTATGTGTAAGTATCTTTAATAACACCATCCACACGGAAATTGAGATAAGCTAATGAACGACGATTTTCTTTGACACCAGTCTGCAATATATTGATATCATCATGATGTGCATGTTGTCTAGCAGAGATTTCACGCATAGCATTAGTCAGGCTAGCCAATTGACAATCTTGCTTTCCATTAAGCTTCTCTATTCCATCTATTCTATATTCATGATTGGAAACAGTATTGGATATGGCTCTTACGGTTTCCATACCTGTTGCTCTTCTAAGTTCATGCCATAGATGGTCTATAGTGTGGTTTTGTTTCTCATTTATCTTTTGAGAAAGCTCATCAACAGTAACAACTTTATTAGCATGGTCTTGAACGAGAACAACCAATGCATCATCATCTATTCTTGATGCATAAGGTAGTTCAGATATTTTTACATTTCCCATTAGTTGTTGTTCAATTTTGTTGATTAAAAATAAATCAAGGTGTCACCCGGGTGACACCTTGACCATATTCATATCTCTTTAGATTAAGCAGTGTAATCCTCCCAGAATGTAGCTGGATTAGCCAATGCATCTGTAATCTCCTGGATAGCTTGTTTACGAGCAGTTACCTCATTAGTAAGAGACTGGGTTAAAGTAGCAATGTTGTCAGCATTCTTCTTGATAGTGTTTACTGGGCCACTAACAGGAATAGCTTCACCATATAATGCAACATCAGCAGCCTTACGATCTGTAACTTCCTGTGCAATAGTAGTAGTAGCAGTAGTGTTAAGACCATCTGCATATTCCTTAGCTTCCTTCAATGCCTTCTTGATAGAACCATTTACAGTTTCCTCACCCTGGATAACATCAAGCTTACCATTAATAGTATCAATCTTACCCTGAAGATCTGAGCTAGCACCACTGACAGCAGCATCAATATAAGTCTTTACATCAAGAGCATCAACAAGACCAGTAACAGCCGGTGTAGCATGTTCACCTTCTACAGCAGCCTTAGCATTAGCTACATTACACGTAACTGGTTTGATAGTAAGCTTCTTCTTGGCATAGCTAACTTCAAAATGTGTCTTATCACCAGATACAACATCATTCATATCAAGCATCTGACCAAGATCGATATTTACATCAACATCTGCAGCAGCACCTTCGAATGTGAGCTTCAATGTATTTGTATCAGCATCATAAGCAGAACTCTTTACAACGTGGTTGCCAATGATATCACTAGCCTTGATAGATGAATGAACTACACCATCTTCTGATGTGAAGTCGATAGCCTTAGTAGTAGCATTGTAAGCAACTGTCTTAACAAGAAGAGCACGCTTAGCATCATTATCTGTCTTATATGCATCAAGTGCAGATTGTACAGCATCGATAGCAGCCTTTACTGAATCCTCAGTACCCTTACCATTGTTGTCAAATGTCTTCAAGATAGACTTGATGTTAGCAATCTGAGCCTGAACATCAGTAGAAAGACCATAAGCAACACCCTGAGTAACAATCTCCTGGGTCTTTGTCAAGAAGTAAATCTTATTGTTGTTAGTCTCCTTAGATTTAGCAATGACTGCATCACGAAGACCAGCCTCTGTAACACGAACAAAAAGCTTGTTTAAGTTTGTTAAAGCCATAATTATGGTTATTTGTAAAATATATTTATTGTTTGCAAACAATTTGTACATTAAATTGTCTTATTTAAAAATAGCAGAAAAAGTTTCTAAAAGTTAGACTATTTGTTTGAAATTTCTACAAAAGATTCTATCTTTTATACGTCAAATAAATGTTGAATATAATTTTAATGCTTATGTGTGAAAAGAAGTTTTGTGATAAGAAATGTTTGAAATGTAAGTATCATACTATTGTACCAGATCCAGATCCAGATGATTGGTTCAATGATGATGATATGGCTATGTATTGTACTAATCCAAACAATACAATGGAAAAGGAATGGACTAGTCCTAGCCAACGAGAGAGAGTCTTGTCTTATATTTCTGACAAGCCTTATCTGAAGAAAGGTTGGACATTTATTTGTGGATCTATGCGTCCTTATGAACTTAGTAAGAGCAGAGAAGATAATGTATTTGCGAATAAAGAAAGTGAGGTACTGTTATGATGTTCATTGATGACAATGGGTATATTGAGTACAATATGAAGGAAGTATCAGAGACTTATATGCCTACTAGAGCAGAATTAGTTATGGGTGAAAGACCATTCTATAATAGATATTTGAATAACAGAAAGAAGAAACATGGAAGAAATTAAATTAATTAAGGATATTAAGGATATTGTTACAAAGCAAGATGCCGATACTCTCAGCAACAAATTGATGAATGCTGAAGTAGAACTCAATAGGACAAGAAATTTCTTGAGTGATGCTAGCAATTTCTGTACTGATGATTATGATATGGGTCTTTCTTGTAAGATGATTTTAAGAAAGCATATTGAATATCTTCAGTATAATATTGATTTGCTAGAAAAGATGCTTACCAAGTCGCAAAACAATAAGTATATTAAGCGAGATGAGGCACCTGAGTTGACAACTGTTTATAAGAAAGCAGATACAAAGAAGGAAGTTCCTTACTATACAAGTTCTGATAATGTTGATATGCTGATTTGATGGAAAAGTTTGTAAAATTGATTCCTCGAAAGATGATAGAGGAGATGATAGCTTATCGTGATGGAAAGGTAGAATTGACAAATGAAATCATAGGTGAAGTAGATAATTTCAGTGATTTTGTTGTATGCAATAACATAGAGTTGCCAGGATTGCCACATGGATACGGAACGCGCCTTTACCATAAGGATGATAAAGAACATCAATATCCAGTTTCATATACAGATGCATATTGTCAGATACATTATAACATGTTGAAAGAGCATGTTTGTAAGGTACTTGACATACCTAACTATGTATATCTTGATCTTGAATATATGCTGTCAAAATATTTTGATTAAATTTTGAAATTTTCTAAAGCTTTTCTATATTATAATCGTTAATAAAATATATAATGATTATGAACAAAGTAAAGACAACTATAGAGAATTTTTTCAATTGGTATACTGGTAATGAATTTCTACATTCTGATTTCGAATATCATGTAATGGAATTCATTACTCCAGATTTAGTTGAAGAATTTGGTTCTGATGAAGAAAGTGCTTCTTTTACATTAGCTAATGTGCTTAAGTACATTAAAGATGATGAAATCGAAGTGGAAGTAGGTAAAGAAACTGGTGATGCATCAGAAAGCTATTATGCCAAGTTTACTATTGGTGATGGTGTTCAACTTGATAAGTTTGACTTATGCATCTATACAGCAGATCCATTTAATAATAATTAATATAATATAAAGTTATGAATGAAAGAAAATTAGATTTTAGAGCTTGTTTTGAGCCAAGTTATTCAATCCAATCAGGTGATGCTGAAGTAGCAGAAATGAGTTATGAAAGAGCTCATGAGCTTATTTACGGATAAACAACAGAATTATCATGACAATTGAGAGAATAACAAAACAGAAATTAGATAAGATTAAAGATCTAATTGGAGATTTAAGTGAAAGTTCTCGTAAGAATTATGGTCCTGGTAAGTTTTTTACTAATGAAACTATAGTCAATGGAGATAAATTGAATGTTTTGACTGCCTTAGTCAAGAATTTGATGGTGGATGCTGAAAATTTGCAAAAGACTATAGATATGTATATCGATTTCATTAGAGAAAAGTTACCTAATGAAACTATCACATTCGATCCAAATAAAAAGAAGTTATATATACCAGAAAAGTTATATATACCAGAAAAGAAAGAAGAAAAGAAACCTATCAATACTCCAACTAAACGTAAGGCACCTAAGCCTACTAAGCAAGTGAGTAAACCAGATGTTGCAAATGACAATGGTAATGATATGCTTCTTTTGTAGAAAATAATTCAAATAAATTTGAAATTTTTTGAAACTTTTCTATATGTTATAACTTCATACTTCAGTTCAACTGAAGTTAACTAAAGTTAACAGGAAATAAAAGTTTGAATTTTAATTCAACTTTTCTATATTATTAACGTATTTAATATATACAACAAACAAATATTTTAACAATTTAAATTAAGAAAGAATTATGCAGAGTTTTGAGTCAATTATTGGTGGAAGTGCAAAAGAGGTAAAGGATATTCGTGTAAAGAACGCAACACGATCAATTCAGACACAGTCTGAGATGGATGTAGCTAAGATGGTACAGGACTATCGTAACATGCAGAATGACCTTGAGAATTCACTTGACTTGGGTATTACAAATACCACAGATGTTGCCACTAACTTGAAGGCAATTAATCCAGTCGAGATTCTCAATAAGGTGAATACTACAGCTCAGTCTATGGCAGTTCTCGCTCGAAAAATCAAGATTGCAGTCAAGATCCATAACACATTGTTCCCGACCGCTAAGGTAACTGGTTTGACAGATGATGAGCTTGACTTCTTGAAGGACTGCATCTAAGTCCTTTATTTATTTGTAAATGAAATGGACATTGCTTTGAACAAAGTAGTGTCCATTTTCTATATTAAATCATATATAATATAGCAATAAATAAAGATAAAAATGGAATATAACGTAGAGAAATATGGAGAAAAGAAAGTTTTCTCTGAGCAGTGTCAGCAATTTATGAAAGATAAGCTTGGAGGTAAAGATATTTATTCACTTTCATTGGAAGAGCTTAAAACATATAAAGAGGACTTGGAACATCTGATAGAAGAGAATTCAATGTTGGAATTATGCAGTAAACTTTTGAATAATGCGGCGTACGGTGCATGTGCAAACAGATTCTTTTATTTCTATGATATGCGTGTTGCAAGTGATATTACATGTGAGGCAAGAAACTTGACAAAATTCATGTGGCATAGACTTGAAGAGTTTTTCCATGAAGATATTTGGAAAAGAAAGGATTTGTGGGAAAAATTTGGATTTGAACTTGATGAGTCAAAACATGATTGGTTTAGAGAGCAACATATTAGTGAATATAGTGATACTGATTCTGTATATACCCAATATGGTGATTTCTTCAGATGTTGGACACCAGAAACTTTAGCAAGTATTCCAGAACGAGATGATAAGATCAAATGGATATTGAGATTCAATAAAGAGTTTCTTGATAAGCAAAATACTGAATGGATGAACAATATGTACAATCCACGACATTGTCATTCAATTCATGAGTTTGAGTTGGAAACTGTTTCTGAAGCAACAATTACATTGAAGAAAAAGAAATATTTGAAGGCTATGTCTTATTCAAAAGGCAAGTGGTTTACACCTTCAAAGATTACCGGTGTTGGAATTGAGCTTATCAAGACAACTTCTCCTAAGCTTGCAAAGGAAATCATTACTGATATGACAAGGTCATTAGTTTATGAAACCGGTACAATGTCAAAAGAAGAATATATTCTCTATTTCAACAGCAGATTGGAAAAGTGGAAGAAGAAATTCTGGTCAGCTCCTATTGAGGATATTTCTCAGTCAATTAATGTTGGTAATTATAAGAAATATGTTTTGTGTGATGAAGAAGATTTGATGTTTGCAAAACAGACTCCAGTATCTGTAAAATGTGCAGCAAGATATAACTATTTAGCAAAGAAGAACAATCAGAGAAATCTTCGTATTGTACAAGGGCAGAAAGTAAAGTATTACAATATAAGATTAGGAAGTACAAAGAAGGCTGAAACAGATTACTTTGGATATCCATCTGGTGAACTTCCATCTTGGGCACCACAATGTGATAAGGCAATACAATGGCAAAAGAATGTTCTTGATCCATTGAACAGATTTCTTGAAGTAATGAAATTCCCATTGTTGAATGGTAATGGCACAGTCCAGTTTGACTTATTTGGAAATGCTTAAAATGAGCATCTCTTTCTAGTACTTCATTCTTCAGTACACCTGAAGTTATTTTTAACTAAATCCATTAAAATTGAATTGAAAAATGGCAAAGAAATCAACTAATACAGAAGAAACAAAGCAATCAACAGTTGTTTTGAATGATGAAGTAAAAGTAAATCCAATCCAGGATGATACTACAAATTCTGGTTCTGATACACCAGAAGATACAACTCAGGACCCAGCCAAAGATCTAGTAGAAAATACTGGTGATAGTGGTGATAATTGTCCTCCTGCTGGTGATTGTTCAAATCCTGACCATGTATGTACTTGCAAACCAGGTCATTGTCCTAATAAAGATTGCAAGTCAGGTCATTACTGGACAGAAGGTACTGAAAAGGATCAGTATTTGTACCATTATGATACAGAAGATGAAACTAAAAAGTTAGAAGATGCTGATCATCGTATGGTAAATCCTGATTATAAAGCCCCAGAACCTCCTAAGGATCCAGATGATGGTAAGACAGATCCACCAACTCCATCAACACCATCAAATGACTGTGGTCCTGAAGTAGCTGAACCTTGGGCTCATGATGAACTACTTCAAGATGCTGATGGCCACACAGGTTTGGAACGTGAACTTCGTTTGCATTGTGGTGTTACTTATGATGTTGTAAAGATGTGGTTAGATGAAATAGCATCAGCAACAGATAAAGATGCAGTTATTGCAAAGATTGCTTGGCACATTCCTACTGGTGGACCTAAGAGTATCAAAGTACACCATAAAGAAAAAATCATTGCAGCACTCAATACTTTGAAATAATCTGTATACATATTCTATATTCTTCATATAAAGATAAATATAAGTATTTTTGTTTAATTTAAAGAATATAACATGTTTCCAGGATTTGTATCATTATACAAGAGAGATGACAAAAGTCATCTCTTCTTTTTCCCTGGTATTGATGACCAAGGAAAACCAATATACATGTCATTAGACATGACAAATATAGATAGTGACTATACGTTTGTCAAGAATTCTGACAAATCTATTGATTATACTTTCAATACAGAAGTTAAGAAAGTTACAGCAGATTTGATAAACAGAAAAGATGGACTAGCATATAGGATGACTGTAAAGCTGTAAAATGAAATATAAAGAACACAAAGATCATCAGTTTATATATGTGTTGGGTTGCCCATCAAATCCACTAGGTGTCATGAATCGATTGATGGCTTGTGGAGGTGTTGTTGGAGAAGATTTCAAAAGTATTGAATTAGCTAATCCTCACCATGTATTCTACATTGATTTTCATGACAACAACAAGATTGTCTATATGGAAGATGATACTATGTTGTGGGAATCTTTGAAGAAAGTTTGGAAAGAATTGCCACCATTGAATGAGATAGAAAGCTTTCCAGAATCATGGGAAGAAGCAGTAGATTCATTTTATGAAGCTCGTTCTTATGAGGATGATGACAATTCTGTATTGAAAGATGACCTGTATGAACTTGGTAAGATTCTGATATTGAGAGATATCTACAGAAGAGGATGGGAACCATCTGATGATGGAACACCTTGTTGGGCTGTTGCTGTCCATAATGGTGAATTAGATGTAAGAAAAGTTACTGGATGGTCAAGATTGTTGTCTTTTGCAGAAGACAGTCAAGCAAACATGTTCTTGAATACATTCGGTAAATCCATAGAAGCTGTGAAGCAATATATTTAAAACCTCCATTGAATGGAACAATCAATTGATTGTTCCATTTTTTTTTTTTTTTTTTTTTGAAATTTTAATCATTTATTTTGAAATTTCTAATCTCTATACTATATTATAAACGTTAAAATAAAGATGTTTAATTTTTAAAATTTGAATGATTATGAACTACGCAGAAGTTAAAGCTAAGTACACAACAGTTGAGTCTATCGATATTCGTTTGAATGAGATTGATGAACTTACTAAGGTTGGAGCTGAGAAATATACAAGTGCTGTTACTAACTACATCAACGAAGTGAATGATGTTTTGAAGAAGTTCAACATTACTGAGTACCATGTCAATGTCGCTTCTGATAGAAATGTAAGCTTCAAACCAGAAGATAACAACAGTTTCTATGAAGTAGATATCTATCCTTCTTATGAGTATAATTGGGATACTAACAAAAAGGTATGGGATTTCCGTTTGAATATCAGTTCTTATGGTGATGTTAGAATCAACAATCTCGATGAAAGAAGCATTAAAGTTCTCAAGTACTATGAGTTTGTTGCGATGATTATCAACAACAAGGAATTTGCGAAGGAACTCGAAGATACTTGTCACAAGAATGTTGATAACCTTTATAAAATCAATAAGGAATATTCATTTACTTCAGAAGAGCAGCAGCTTAGAATTCTCCGTAACAACCTCATTAAGGAAGCAGCTTACGGTAAGATTCTTACTTCAGTTATGGATGCCAAAGACAAGACTCAGTTAGTTGTAGTCAAGAAGAATGTTTCAGAAGATGAAGCTGATGGAGTTCGCAAAGGTGAATTCATCAAGGTGATGACAGAACCTCTTCCTAATACTCCTGAAACTCGTCCAGAAGTTGACAAGAAACTTAAAGAAATTGCAAAGACAAATGAAGGTAAGTTTATTCTCACTCAGATCAGATTCATTAAGTTGAATGAAGAATAAATTCACACAGGGACTCTCAAATGAGTCCCTTTTATAGAATATGCTTCAGTATATTTATCCGCTCCCTGTGTGACCCAGGCGCTTAACAGGGGAATCCTAGAATTAATTAATAATTAGTAAACAGATATGTCATTATTGAGAAGAAAAGCATTAGTCAACTATAAAGTTAGCTATACCACGATGTTTGGAATTTCTGGTTTCTATGAATGTACAAAACTGATGTGGTGCAATATGTTTGGTAATGTTACTGAAAATACATTAGATACATGGACAGCTATATTAGAAGATGAAGAAGCCAAGCAGTTGAATGAACGAACATATTCACATGGTCAAGAAAATGAAGGTAAAGTAGCAGAATTACATGTTGTCATTACAGGTTTCACAAAATTAGATTTGAATTAATAATGGAATATAATATAATTGGTAAGTACAATAAGGATTGCAAGATTTTTGCAAAGACAGTTGAAGAAGATGCATTGAAGATGGTTTACAGTATTTGTGACTGTCCTGCATTTAAGAATCAGAAGATAAGAGTGATGTGTGATGTACACTGTGGACAGGGGATAGTGATAGGATTTTCTTCAACTATTGATAAGGAGAATCCAATGGTCAATCCAAGCCATGTAGGTGTGGATATTGGTTGTCAGGTAACTTGTATCAAGATGTCAAAGCCATGTCCAGAGGAATCTTATGCATTGCTTGAACATCGATGGAAGAAGGATATCCCTACTGGATTCACTATCTATGATAAGAAGATTGCTGATGAGAAGATGTTCTACAAGATGTGCAATACTGCTATTGACAGAGCTGTTGCTACAACAGATTTTGTGAACAATGTAAATGTAAATGAAAAGTACATTTCTGATATGCTGAAGCGAATTGGTATGGATGAAGGTACTTTCTGGAAGTCATTAGGTACTACTGGTGGTGGCAATCATTTCTTGTCTTATGATACTGATGATGAAGGTAACGGATATATCATGATACATTGTGGTTCTCGCAATTTTGGTTTGAAGGTAGCAAAGTACTGGGTGAATGTTGCAAACAAGCCTTATCATGTTGACAGTTCAGAATGGGCAAAGCATATTGAAAAGATAAAGGACACATATCCTAAGTCAGAGTGGAATGAGCGAATCAAGAATGCAAAGGAAGACTTTGTATCATCTGTTCCTACTGGTTATCTGAATGGTGAGAATCTGATTGGTTATCTTACTGATATGGTAATTGCACAGACTTATGCTAAGTACAATCATTTGCTTATTTCAGATAAGATGACTGAAATCTATACTAAGATTGTCAAAGGTGCTACAACAGCTCGTGTCATCAATACTATGCATAATTATATTGACTTTGATGATATGATTATCCGTAAAGGTTCTGTCAATGCTGCTTATGGACGTGAACTTGTGATTCCTATCAACATGCGAGATGGTGTATTGATTTGTGTAGGTAAAGGAAATGCTGAATGGAATTGTACTGCTCCTCATGGTGCCGGTCGATTGATGTCACGTTCTGCTGCTAAGGCAAATCTTTCTATGGATGAATTTACTGAAGAGATGAAGGACGTTTGTTCAACTTCTGTCAACAAGTCAACATTGGATGAGTCTCCTATGGCATACAAGCCTATGGATGAGATTATTGAACAGATTGAACCAACAGTTCAGATTCTGAAGAGAATAAAAGAGCGAATAAATATTAAAGCAGCTGAATAATTTTTTGAAATTTTTGAAGTTGTTTCTATATGTTAACTAAAGTTAACAGGAAATAAAAGTTTGAATTTTAATTCAACTTTTCTATATTCAGTATGTCAAACAAATATTGACAAACTGAATGTAGAACAATTTAATTTTTAAGATTATGATTACAAACAATACAAATGACGCTTTCGAAAATCTTCTTCTTGGTGATTCTAATGGTATTAAGTTGAAGATTACAGACTATACTAAAGCAGTATTTTCTATGAATGAAGTAGATGGTACTGTTAACCTTATTTTTGAAACCACTACTAAGGATGAAGATACTGGTTTGAAGATGGTATCTAATAAAGTTCATCTTATTGAGTACGATGAAGATTTGATGAACGGAAATACCATTCAGGATGATATTGATTTCCTTCTTGAAAAACTTGAAGATTTGTTGAATGAAGATTTTGGAATTGCTCCTATTGGAATTACTAAGTGGAAGAATTCTAACTGTTTGGAATACTAATATTAATATAAAGATAAAGAATATGAAAGTACAGAACGAAGCAAATATGAAGTATGTGATTTTGTCAACTGGTTTGGTTGTTGATATGGATAAGGTTATCGGTGTACAACCAAACCCTGACAATGAGAATGAGTTCTTCATTCATACTATTACATCACAGTATTATAAAGTATCTAAAGAAGATTACAAGTATCTCATTACTTGTGGATTTGGATTGGATGTAAAAGAGATTGCATGAGTGAAAGAGAATTTGAACGAAAAGTAAAGGAATGGCTAGATAAAGGATATTCTAGTTCTGAGGTCATTCATACTATAGAATGTAACTACTTAGGTACTTGTATTGCTGATATTAAGTTTTTCTTTACAGAAAAGTATAACAGAAATGATTACTATACAGTAAGCTTACATTGTATATATAATCCTGATAAGAAGGAAGTAGAAGTTTACTGCAACAGAGATACTGATCTTTGTCCTAAGAGAGATGATGTAAGTATCTGCAGTAAATGTACTGCTTTTGATTCTGCTTTACATTTCATAAGTCAATTGAATATCAATGTATGGGAATATGGTTGGTTCCATAACTTGCTGTTTCAGTTGTTCAAGTCAAAGAATCGAAAATAAATAAAATTAATTATTATGATGGATGCTGTTTTTGTGGAAAATGAGATTAAGAAAGATATTGAAGAATGCTTGAAATATTTTGGTTTCAAGAACACTTCATTATGTGAGCATAAGGTTTATGTGTCTAAGCTTGATAATTTGATTGGTTGGGAAATTTGTGTTTCATTCTTCAATCTTGGTACCAGTTCTAGGCATAATGTAAAGTTTATGTTTTTTGGAATTCCTGTTGATTCTGATACTACATTATTCAAGATGGTACCATTGAAGAGCAATTTGTCAACAGAACAAATGGAAACAGATTTTCTGGATTTGACTTCTTCAAATCCTAATAGAGAAATGCCAAGCATGTATTTTCATGACTATCCATTTGCTACTGCTATTGATTTCCAGCATAAGCTGATTTTTGATGAAACATTCAGTCACAACATTCAGTGTGATATTCTTGAGAATTATTGGAATAAACTATACAAGCATGGAACAGAAGAGAATTGTTGATGTTGATGCAACAGAAGCATTAGGTGAATTAAACCAAGGTGTTGAATTGAAGTATCGTATTGTTGAAGTAAGTCAACATAAGAGAAAGAAGCAAGATGATGGTACATTCAAATGGGTAGATGAAGTATATTATCAAGTTGAAGAGATTGTACCATCTGGTTGGTTTGGTCGCAAATGGCAAACTGTTGTATTTGAAGATGAATATGGTACCATTTCTGAATTTGAAGATATTTCTGATATTGGAGATTGGCTATTATATAGAGATGGCAAGAGATATAATGTAGTTAAACGTTACAAGAAAAGAGATTAATATTATGGAATTTCTAGTAAGCTATAAGGTAACTAAACGTAATGACGTAAATGATATTGTTGTAGAAAATATTAATGCTTTAGTATTAGATACAGATAGTACTGATAAGCATCATATTGAATATAATAATGTTGTTGACAGAAATGTATTAGATAAGTGGAGTTTTGAAATTTGCAATACAGAAAGATTTATTGATGGATATGAATATACAATATTGAATTGTTCTATTCTTTCATTCTGTAAGTTAGGACCATATTAAAACAAATAAGTCATGAAGTTTCTAGTAAGCTATAAAGTTGTAAAGCGGTGTATGCAGACAGATAAGATTGTAGAGAACATTGATTCTTTAGTATTAGATACAAGAAGTACACCAGAACACCCTATTGAATTCAAAAATGTTGTTGATGAGAAAGTACTTATGATGTGGGGTGATAGAATCTGTAGAAAAGAGCGAGTTGATTATGAATCTACTTTCACAATTCTAAAATATTCTATCCTTTCATTTTGTAAGTTAGGAACATATTAAAATTTTGAAATTTCCTAAGATTGTTCTATATTTTAATCGAACAAAATAATGATGATTATGGGAAAATTAAAAGAAGCATTAGTATCAATGGGTTACCGAAAGATGGAACCTAATAAGCCACTTTGGATGAAACCAATTGGTTTTTCTGCAATTAGTATCAAGATTGAGAATAATATTGTTACAATGAAGATATTGTTCAATAGTAAAAATGAAACTGAAGTTTGGTCTGGGTGGGAATTCAACATCAAAAATGATACTGATATCTTAAAAGAATTGAAGTTAGGTGAATGTGAGTTGATGAGAGATTTTTATCCATTTTCAAGTTCTCCAAATTCAAAGTTTGATTTCTTGACTAGATTAGATCAGGCAAACTTAATTTCTGGTTGTATTTAACTTAAAAAATTATTCAATTATGTTTACGATTATAGGTTTTCAGTTTAAGAGTGATGAACATTGCATTGGCTTGTCAAGAAAGAATTTGAAGAAAGATGATGTAACTGTTACTGAACTTATCCTTCATAGAAAGAAGTATGAATACAATAAGATTCGTACTGTTGTTCTTGACTATGTTTATGAAATTCATGATAAAGGAAAGTATGATATTACTATTTGGGAAACTATTTGTAGAGTTGCAAAGAGTTTGAATTGTACTTGTGTCTGTCGATATAAGGCTATTACATATATAGCTAAGCCATCTAGTGCTCCGCAATTGGTAAAGCTTTATCATGAAGCATTACAGAAGAATTATCTTCATAAGTTTGGTCCTGATGCACCTAGCAATTGCAACTATCCATCAAATAGAGTTTTGTACAATTTCCATCATTTGAATTCTTACAATGAAACTATAAAGAATTATATAGAAGAATTGGAGAAAATGCGTAGAGAGAAAGCACAGCTTATCTTCTACACATTTGCATCAGATATTGAAGATGAAGTACAGAAAAATGAATTTCCAAATGATACTTCTAATGTTGTAAGAATGTATGTTCGTACATTATACAAATTCATTATAGGACTTTGCAAGAACAATAAGAAGAAGTATTTCTATTATGATGACTTACCAATAGGTTGTTTAGTACCTGGTGGTAGAAAGGATAGATTTATTGATGATAGAATTCGTGAGCACTATCTTGAAATGTACATTGACTATTGCATCAAATTCTCTGGTGAAATGAGAAAGATGGAAGTACTTAATGAATGTGGAAGCATCATGAAGAAACATGTGTATAAAGTATATGGTAAGAATGAAGAAGTAGGATATTCAAATATCATGGTTTTGGTTGATTATGTATGTAATTGGTCACCTTCTTACTTGTAAACAGAATTAAAATAATATAAATATATAAAGATTATGACTGAAGAACTTAGAAAGTGTGCAAGTTTGTTTGATATCGATATTTTCCTCTATAAAGATATGGAGCATGGAACATGTGGTGAGTACACAAATAGTTTCAATGTAATAGTTGAAAAGCATTCAAACAGATTATTGAGTACTTGGTTAGATGATAAATATTCAGATATCAGTAAAGTAAAGGGTCTTATTTGTAAGCCTATCAATGAAGACAGTTACTTTAATCCAGTACATTATTTCTGGGAGTGTGCTGCAAAGATTGCAAGAGAGTATCATATTACTATTATCTATTCATTGAAGAAGAATGGATGCAAGTATATTGTAAATGATACATCAGATCCTGGTATGATGTATGACTTGATTCCAAAGCCAAGATTCTTCAATAATGTAATCAAGGTCAATGGAAGAAAGTATTGTCCTATCCAGTATGATTTTGAATATATGGATAGCAATATGGATTTGCTTGACAAGCTTAAGATTAAGGTTTGTGGTCCTAAGATGCCAAAGATTTCAAAGGACTACTATACATTCATGATGTCTGAATATTCTATTGACACATATATTGATGGATTGAAAGATGAGATTGAACGTTCTTATAAGAAGAAGGCAGATATCAGAACTAAAGCATACATGAAGCTTGCAAGTAAGTATGTAAATAGAATGATTGCTAATCCAGTATTTAATGTTTTGACAGATCAGGAGTTTGATGTTGCAAAGTTGATGGTAGGTCTTGTTTATGTAAGTTTTGACAAGTTCCCATATACGGCAGCTAAGTCTGTTACCCCTATATATGAAACTGATGATGAATGGTACAATATCATGAAAGAAGTAGATTGGCTTCTTGGATATGAGGTACCTGATACCGTAAATGACAAGTCTATTGCAAAGATTGTTGATACATTATCTGAATACAATAAAGATAAAGAAGATGGTGGTCAGTCATGTTTTGACTATCTGAAAGATTGCCATTGGAGAAAAAATAAATAGAAAAATGATTGAAATTTTATTTGTTTATTCTATATTATAATTGTTAAAACATTAATGATTATGATTATGAATACAAATAAAATTTCTTTCGATAAAGCAGTTGTAAATCTCTTGAATGGAGATACTTATCTTTTCAATTGCAAGTTTGATGATACTTCAACTGTTTTCACTATTGATGATGACGCTCTTACTATTAATCTTGCATTTTCAAAGAAAGATGAGAATGGTGAATATAAGATTCTTGGTAACAAAGAAGTATCAATCTACAGTGTTGGAGGTACTCCTATATTTGACTTTGATGATGTAGAACGTATCATTGATGCTTACGATGATGGTGTAAATGAGTTCTTCAATTATGATACAGACAATGCCTATCTTGAAGATTTGGATTGTGAAGAAGTATACTAATAATTTAAATGATTATAAACTATGAGTAAGATGATTAATAAGAAGATGAAATTTGATGAGAAACCAATTCCAAAGGTAAATCAGACTTGCATGTTCTTTGATGATGGTAAGATTTCATATAGCAGAATGTATCAAGCAACAGTAAAGCAAGTAATGGTATATGATGATGCACCTGATAAAGTCAAGAAGACTTTTGAACGTGAATCTAAAACCCACGATTGGATTTGGAACAATACAACTGACTATATTGTTGCTTGTGAAATCAAAGATTATGATAGGAATCTAATCTGGTTTGCTAGAACGGTAGATGGTGGATGGTTCAGTATGGATGTTGATAAAGCATGGCAAGGTGGTCGCTTGGATATCGATGGTGAACTTGAAGATTATCTAGTAAGTTTGTTTGATTAAAGAATTAAAATATAAATACAAATATAAAATTAAATTATAAAAATCATGGCACAGTCAAGTAATTCACAGTTTGCAGTACTTTCAAATGGTTTGATTATTAAGTTTTCAAATATTGTAGGAATTCAGCCTAATGCATCTAATAATGGTGAGTATTATGTACATACAGTAACATCTCAGTATTATAAGATTAATGTTAGTGATTATAATTATCTCAAGAATTGTCTTTCTCGTTCAGAGTTCTATACATTTGTTAGTGGTTTGGTAGTAAGGAATGACTATGTAATCGGTATTCAGGCAACTGATAAAGATGGTGAGTATTATGTACATACTACAACACCACAGTATTACAAAATCAATAAGTCTGATTATTGCCAATTTATTGGTGACAACTTTACATTCAATACTTCTGATCCAGTAGAAACTCTTTAATATAGAATATTCATGGAAAAAGAAATGAATGCAAAAACCCTGGATGATCTTGTAAAAGATATTTTAAGAGAATATCCAGGGTTTGTTGTTCCAGCTAGAGGATTCTGGCCAGAAAATGTGCCAATGATAGAGTATTCAAGAGAAAAAGATGAATACTCATGGGATTGTGACAATAGAAATTGCAAAGGTGAAGTATTTGGAATTCCTGATAATAGATTCAAAACAACAGATTCTACATTGGGTCATACTACTTTAGGTGATTTGAAGTCTATTATAGATGAAGCAATAGAAAAATATGGTTCAGATACAGAAGTAAAGTTTGATGAACATGAATACAAAGCATACAACTGCAATACTAATTACAATGTTAATGTAAATATCATTAAGAAGAAGTATGAAAATAATGATGAGTATTACAAGCGCATTACTAAAGCTCTTGATGAATATAAAGAGAAAGTTAGAAAAGAAAAGCAGTTGAAGAAAGATATTGCTGAATTGAGTTTGATGCTGAATACTGATACTTTACGTACTGCTAATATTGAGAATTCTGATTTATATACATTAGAAAAAATTCTATCAAAATTGAGAGATGAGTAGTAAGTTCAATAAATATATATTTTATATCGATTCAACTAGACAAACAGTAAACTTTGATTCATTGGATGAAGTCAATGAATATGTTTGTGATATGACCGGAGTATCAAAAGATCAAGTTGTCATTGTTGATGATGTTGAAGAGAAAGGTCATTCAAATGTATCGGTTAAAGATAAGTTTGGTGATCAGATGAGAGTGGTAGGTTTTGTTTATGGTTCTAGATGGTAAATTGTTATGATTAGCTTAAATTTTCAGCAATTGGATGAAGAGACTATGGTTGCTCTTTATTCTATAGAGTTTGATTCTGGTACTCTATTGAAGTCAATGTTGAATGATATTCAAGAGTTAGAGCAGAATGGAAAATGCCATAGTGTTGGTATTGTACAAATTTACAATCACCATGAGTTGTATGATGAACCTATTGTAAAAGTAAAGTATGTAGGTGGTGTTATTTCTAATGATGAATGGAAGAAGATTCCTGTTTGTTTTCTCAATAAACCAGTAGAATCGGCTTATATGTTTACCACTACAATAAAGGATGGTAATTATCATATTGCTATTACAGTTAAATAGGATTATTATGGAGTTTAAGAAAGTAAAAGTTTCTAAGAGATGTAATGTTACCATAGAGGAAGATAGATTTGCAATTAATGATCTGGATGGTACAGAAAGATTGGTAGATGATGCTGATACTTATTATGCATTCAACAAAGCAGTATATTGGGCAGACAATCTCAGAAAGTTTGTTGCAAAAGAATTTGAAGATAAGTATATAACAAGCAATGGTATCAAGAAAGGTGATATGGTTGCTGTTTCATCCAACATGGAATATGATACCGAGACAAAAGAATTCAAGATAAGTAAGAATTCTCCTGTAAGTATTGGATATTATATGGGGTTTGAAGTTACTGGATTTTCTTGGAATGATAAGGTTCCAAAGTTTGGTATCAATATTGATAAAAATTGGCATCGTGGTTGTCAAATCTTAGCTGGTGGTATAGATGCAGGAGTTGGATTCATTCCATTGGTTAAAGATCATGATACTGAAGAATTCCATATACCTGAAAACAATAAGTGGCTTCATACTACTATAAGATTGGCAACAGCAGAAGAAATAAAAGAGCATAAAGAAAAGCTAGATGAAATCAAAAAGGCTCTATCTTAAATTTTAATAATATTTAACATTTATATGTTTGAATAATACGTGGCATTTTTACTATTTTAATTGTATGGAAATACATGTAAAAGTAAAAAGTGCCACGTATTAAAGTAACTATAAATAAAGCAAATACAAAGCGTATTGTTGACTTTGTCAAAACATTGAAAAAGAAATATCCTATATTTGGTCCTTGGATGGGTATAGAAGAAGATTATTTCCTTGCCGACTGGATTCAATTGATGAAGGATGAAATCAGAGCTATAAGGGATTGTCATGAAAAGGATATTATTTGTACTTATATAGATGAGGCTTTACGAATAGCTCCATTTATTTCTAGAACAGATGCAACTACATTATATCTTGCAGCTAAGAAGAAAGCAAGAGCAAGTTTAGTAAAGCAATATACTGATAAGACCTTTGATAACAATATAGACAGATACTTCAATGAAGTAAAGAAGCAATATATAGAGCATCCTCAAAATGAATGTGATGATTTAGTATTTTGTGATGAGAACAGAGAAATATTCTTGAAGAATAATTTGAAGTTAGTTGTAAACTGTGCTAAACGTTATCAGAATCTTGGTATGCCATTTGATGATTTGATTCAAGCTGGTAATGAAGGATTGATAGCAGCATTTGACAGATTTGATACATCTAAAGCAAATTTGAGAAATTCTATCAAACAAAAGATAAAGTTGGAATGTGATGAGAATAGTCCTATATGTTATGAAAAGGCTAAGAATATAATAAAAGAAGGATTTACTTATGATAAGCTTCTTGATGAAACATTAAGTAAATTACCTGTTGATGGATTCAACAATACATCAGAATTCTATTCTTGGGTCGATAAGAATGTAAAGACTGCAGTGTTTGCTTCTGTTGCATTTCAATGGATTCGTGCAAGCATATTAGTAGATATATCAAGACAAGGTCAGGTTGTAAGAGTACCTAATGCTGGTAAAGGAACAAAATTAGCTGATATAATAAGATTGGATGGAATCAATCCTTATACAGATGATTGTTATCATGACAATGATATAAGCAAGATGGCTAATGATGAATTCATCATTGAAGACAATAAGTTAGATGAAGAAGAACGTATATCTAGTTTGAGAAATGCTATAGATGAATTGTTGGAACCATTGTCACCTACGGCAAAGAGGATGATGAAGAAACGATATGGTGTTGGTATGCCTTACAGTATGTCAGTATCAGAACTTGCAGAAAATGAAGGTGTTTCTCTATCAACAGTTAAGATGACTTTGAAAGATGCAACTGATAAGATATTAGAAAATATGACCCCAGAAAAGAAAGAAATCATCATGAATATGATGAATGGTAATAACTAAATAATTCGGATAATTATGTATTGGAAATTTTATAATTTATTTAAAATTGATTGGGAAAATCCATTAGAAATATGGGAGAAGTATGGAAGAAAATACTTCATAAAGCCAAAGATGAAATTTAGATTTTGGCAAAAGTACCATGGTGTAGATCCAATGAATATATTAGAAATATATGGAGTTGGATTAGGTTGGAAAAGCAAATATGGGATGCTCGAATATGAAGAAGACCCATATATAGAAATTACTTTGTTTAAACATATTTCTCTTCATATTGATTTTCTAGCACCAAAATATAATGAAAAGAGAGATGGAGAGGTATTTGATGTTTGCTATTGGGAAGGCATTCTTTCCATGATGAACAATGTCAATAGCATAACAGGAGAACTAAAGAAGCCAGAAGAAGATGCATTATATGATTCGTATGTAGAAAATCAATGGTTTGGTTGCTATAATAAAGAAAAGGAAGAATATCCAGCACAAAAAACAATTAGGCCATTCTTGAAACCATTAGGTAAGCATATATTGGATATAAAGATAAGAGAAGCACAAGTAAAAGAAGCAAGAGAAAATGGAACATTGAATCATAATCATTGGTAAAAATCTACCGATAAATAAATGACAAACCATTCATGCCACCATCAACTTTTACTATTCTGTTCTTTTCTTTTACATATATGATACAGATATTTGATGGTTGTTCAATTTTATATACTATTCCACTAGCATGAAAATTTGGAAATAGATCACATGAGGCTATCATTTCAACATTCTTTCCTAATATCATAGGTTGTAATGATGAAAGAGGTAGCCCTTGTATTTTTTTATAATTTTGATTCATTTTATTTGAAATTTCTGATATGTATTCTATATTTATTATGTATAAAAATTAACGACATTGTAACATCAATTAAGAAATAAATGGAAAAGACTTGGAAAGAACTATTAGGTTCTAGATGGGATAAGTTGTTGAAACTTAAAAGAGAATCAACAGATCCTTATGTAAAAGATTTCAGATGTCCAGAATGCAATACATTAGATACTAATCATGTAATTGGTTGGTGTGATAGTGGAGATATTGGATTGATGATGATAAATGAATGTCCTAGATGTGGTACAAAATACCGTTTTCATGGTACTACTACAGGAAGATGGAATCTTGATTCATTTATTGGTGATTTGTATACTCAATTATCTGTACAGAAATAAAATTGTTTTAAGATGAATAATAAATTATTACAATGGATTAGAGCAAATTTGCTTGGAATTTTTGGATGTATGTATCTTCCAAAGAAAGATGCAAAGAACAATTTGATAGTGTGTGACATATCATTTTTTGTTATCTATACAGTTGTTGCTATTACAACAGTAGTTTTCTTTACAACTATTATCTGTCACAGTAACATACCTAGTCTAGAAAAGATGTGCGAAACAGAAAGATTCTGGTGGGCATTTTATCAATGTGCAAATATCTGTGTAATATTCTATTTTATTGTAAATATATTTAGATGGGTATTCAAGTCTGAAAACAGATATAACTATGAAGATATAACAGGAAATACAATAATTGAAAGCTTCTACTGTGCTCCATTCATTTCTTATAGTAAGTTTACACAATATTATAATGAGAATGAAAGAAGAAACAGATCAAAGCAGAATGTATTGAATAAATGTGCAGAGGAAGATTTGCAATCAGATATTAATAAATTAATTCATAAATTAAGTAAATAAAAATGGAAATGGTAACAAATGTAATTTTAGGTGTTGTAATTGTAGTTGTAACTTTCTTGGTAGTATGTTATCTTAGCGGAAGAAAGAAAGCCAATTACAAGAAGAGTTCTGGTGAGAAGCTAGCATGTACTCTTCAGAAGAAGTTTTCACATTATATGGATGATTTGAATCGTAAGTTGCGAACACCAGAAGATATCCAGCAAGAGATGCTTGATGCATTGGATGATTACAAAGCTGCTAAGGTTGATGAAGTAAAGAAAGTAATTGTAAATCTTACAAATACAGAGACAAACATCAATAGCAATATCACTAAGCTACAGAATGCAAAGCAGAATATTGTATCATCTATCTTGAAGATGAAGGAAAATCCTGAATCAGATCCTAATGTTGGTGGTCAGATGGTAATGCAAGTAGAACAGCTTGATAAGTCAATTGCTGCATCTCAGAAATCATTGGATAATTTGAGGAATCAGGTAATGAGTGTCAATGCAACAATGGCTAAGCTTAGCAACAAGATTGAGATGAAGCGAGCAGAGGTACTTACATTGATTTCAACTTATATTGCTAATTCATGTTCTAAGGCAGTTAAGTTTGATATTGACTTGAGTGATTTGATGGGTGACTATACTAATGAAATGACTGTAATGGAGCGAACAAGTAAGATTGATGAGATTGCAGAAGCTAAGGTAACTGATGTTCCTGATGATACTAATGTTCTTGCTCCACAGGAGTATATTGACAAGTACAAGAACTTCAAGTAAATATTATATAGATTATGAGATATATCAATAGAAAAGTAAACTGGAAAAATGAATATGGGTTTTCATTTGAATGCTATATTGGTGAAAAGAGTCATATCACCCAGTTCATGGTAGAACATAAAATGTTCCCAGGAAATAGAATAGTTGCTTATACAGAGATGCGACCAATGAATAAAGGATGGAATTCTCCTAACTCATTGGATATTAAAGTGACAATTTCTAATGGTGGACATGTTGTTGATCAGTTTGTTATTGACCAAGGTACATTTTGTAAAATTATGTCAAATGTTTATTATGACAGAATTTCAAAATCATTGAATTGATACAACAAAGGATGGTAATTACCATCCTTTGTTCGTATAAATAATTTGAAATTTTTCATTTTATTTCTATTTTAATAATGTACAAAAATTATTAATAAAATGAGAAAATATTTAGTGAATTATCGCGAATTAAATCCTACAGTATGTACCTCTTATACTGAATATACAACTATCTATGAAACAGAAGGTATGATGACTCAAGAAGATGTTGAAGCTTTTGAAGAAGCTAAGACTAAAGAACGTGAAAGAATAGTTACAATGGTAAGTTTTCACGAACTTGGTTATGCTAAGCCAAAGAAAGAACCATTGCCACGATTAGTTGCATTCGTCTTATATGATACATTGTACAATGAAAAGGTACTTGTCTATACTAATGAGACAGAAGTAGAAAAGTATTATGTAGATGAGAATACTGGTGATAAGTTCATTGTATTGATTGATCCTAAAACAGGTAAGAAACGTGAATACTATTGTGCAGAAAATGGTATCTTCTTTGGTAATGAAGATATTCATAAAGTATGTCCAATTAGTTGGTTGACAAAATATGAAAGATGGTACTTATTCAGTATGGAATATGAACATTACAAGCATACTAATACCTATGAACCACATGATTAAAATATAAAAATATATAAAGGAAGGAAAAATGATCGAGAAAGAAAAATTCGATGAATTGCAGAAAAGGCAAGATGATCTGCGATTAGAAAGAAATAAGTTAGCAGATGAACAACAGAAGATTCAGAAGCAGATTGATGAAATTGAAATTCAGAAATATGATGTTGAACGTTTTGTTGGAAAGATCATAATTACAAAGAAGATGTTAGGTGCAGTATATGTTTCTACTAACTATATGATTGTTGATAGAGTAGAACGTTTGTATAATGGACCACGGTTTTATGGTAAGTCTATTGAAATCTGTTTTTCTAATTCTACTGCTATTGGTAACAGTATTTGTATGTATGAAAGATCAGAATATTCAGGTATTGCTTGGTCCGGAGTAGATGCTATAGATGATACTACTACACCAGAACAGTTGAAAGCAACTATCAATAAGCTTTTGAATGCATTTGATTACGGGGATGAACTAAATAAATTGAAGACAAAACATGGGTGATCCACAGTATTTTGACCAAAAAACATATTGGAGTATAAAATGGTATAATTTGATGATTGTCAATATTGTCATTTTATTGTTTTATTCTGTAATATTACCAATACCATATACAGCATATATTGTTCTGTTCTTTGTTGTAAGTTGGTTATTTTATGTAATTAAGTATCTCGAATTGAGAGAAGAGAAAAAGAAAGAGAAGAAAGATGAGTTGGAAAGCATTGATAAATAACAGAATTAAGAAAATTGACAGATGGTTATCAAATATTTTTGTATGGGTTCTCGCAATGACTGTCTTGTTTATATGGGCAACAAAAGTATTTATTGAATTCTTTCCATTCATTTTGATAATATCATTGCCATTCTTGATTTTGTTTGATATTTGGATTGGATTCTTCTATATCTATTATATAGGAATATTCTTGTTATGTGGATATCGAGCATACTATGAATTGGATAATCATCAAATTTGATGATTATCCAATTCTTATAAATCTATTTTTACTTAAATCGATTTAAATAAAGGAATGAAAAACTTAACGGAATACATAACAGAAGCAGGATTTGATTCTAATGTTCAAAAGGCAAAAAATAGAGAAATTATCAATAAGTATTTTACTGATTTTACTATTTCTGCGGCATTTCCTATCAAGAGACAGAAGAACTATAAGAAATATTTTGACTATATGTATCGTTGTGAAATTTCTAAGAAAGAAGAAATTGATAAATTCTATGATGCATTATGCAAAATGTATGATGAAACTGGCCAAGAATATAAGCAAAATGATATTGATAGAAGAAAGGAAATTGACAAGAATCAATGGAATTCTAGCCTTGAATTGACTAAGGAACTTGCAAAGACTATGGGTGTTCCAGTGGATAGCATGCCAGTCCAATCATTATCATTTAGTATACGAACAAATCCAGATTTTTAAATAAAGAATTTGATATTATGAAGAGCTTAACAAAATGCGTTGATGAAAGTTGTCAACAGATGACATCATATATGATAAATGAAGCCAAGACTAAAGGAGAGGTTTATAAATATGAAGAGGCTAAAGATAATGATAATCCTTCAAAATTCAAAGATAGAATTCAGCTTATTGGACATGAAGGAAAATGGATGAGAGAAAACTTTGGCCCTATCTATATCGAAATGGTGACAAATTTGGCTAGAAAGTCAAAAGATCAATTCCTTGCTGATTGCGATACTACAATCAAAGCTTATAACCAAAAAGCAAAATGGTGTGAGATACTCGCATGGGATCAAGATGAAAATGACTTTGTACAGTTTGCAGCAACTGGTAGAGGTACTGAAATGTGGCATCCTGACTTCATTGAAAATAATCAAGAATTTCATAGACTATTCAGATAACTATGGAAAAGAAAGATTGTAATATTATGATTGGTAGATTTATGCCATTTCATAAAGGTCATGCTAGTGTACTTCAAGCTTTATATAAAGAAAACGGTTATCCTTGTGTAGTATGTTGTGTTACAAATACTAAATTTGATGCAAAGCATCCATTTTCAGACGATTTGATAGAAAAGGAATTTGATACTTGCTTGAAGGGTGAAGATTATTACCTCGATAAGATAATGATTAAGTCAGCTGCTATTGATAAAGTCGGTGAAGAATTAGCAAAGAAAGGCTATGGGGCTCATTTATGGGGTTGTGGCACCGATAGAGAGAAGCAGTATCAAAGAATGGCTACTAACAAGAAGTACTTGACTGATTTTCCTGATGACTTTAAGTTATTTGTTGTAAAGAGAGATGAACAGTCATCTAATGTTGATGGTATATCAGCAACTAAAGTAAGACAAGCTATTAAAGATGATGATAAGGCTGCATTTGTAAAGATGATGCCAGATGGTGCACAGAAATTGTTCAATGAGTTTAAAGAAGAACTTAGTAAAGTGAATGAAAGTAAATGTTGTCACCTCGGTGAATATATAAGTAATGAAAACTATTTTGATATCGAGTAATGATTAATTTAAAACAATATGTAGAAATAGTGGAATCTATGTTTACAAAAGCTGATTGGGATAAGCATGATGGAAAGTATCAAAAGGGAATTGTATCAAAAATTTTATCAGGAGAACCTATATATTTAGGAAAAGATTCCAATGGTGATACTTGGGTTTGTAAAAATATAGATAAAGCTAAAGAACTTTTTAAGGATGTTGATTCGATGGATTCACCAGATGAGTTCAATAAAGCTATGTCTGAACTAGATGGGCCATTATGGACCAAGATATTTAAGGGTCAAGTTTCTGGGTATATGAAAGGTGTAGATAGTGGCAATGCAGGTAATAGATTTGAACAAGAATATTTAGACAGTATACATTCATATATCCCAAAACTAGAAGAAATTACAGGTAAAAACCTAAATAATTATGAAGCTACTAGAGTTGGTGGAGATAATTTGAAAAGACCATTGCAATTTGAAGGTAATTTATTTACTTTAGGATTAAGTCAAGGATGTAAAACAGTAGGTGATAGTGTTGCAGATATAAAATTGAAGAAAGGAAATGATACTATAAATTTAAGTTTGAAAAGAGGTAATTTAGTATCATTCATAAATACAGGTATATTGAAAATATTTACTGCTGCTTCTTTTGATAAATTTAAAGACAATGGAACTTATGATCCTGGAAAAGATGCAGAATCAATTCTTGATGCATTTGGAATAGATAAGAATAAATTTGCCTATACATTTACTCATTATGATGGAAAAACTCCTGTAGACGATTTTAAGATTGATAACACTGATATAATGAAGAAGAATAATGATTTTAAGAAATTTATGGATAGTGTTATTGGTTATGACTATATCATGGTGCATAAATTAGGTAAAGATATACATTATGTAGATTTGTCAACTAAAAAAGATAGAGATAATTTGATTTCTAATTTAAAAAGGTCTACTATATATTATGGAGGAAAACAAGGTAAAGGAAAACGTGTAGATATTGAAATGGAATTTGAAAATATTACTATAAAATTTAATTTCAGAACAAAATTTGCTGGCAAAATATATCCTTCATATTTACAAGCAGATTATAAAATAAATCCATCATTTTATAAATAAATGTTAAATTTAACACAATATGTACAAATCTTTGAAGGAGGAATGAGTAATCACATGTCAAGACCTTATGATTTCCCTGAACTTACCTTAAAAGATTTAAGAGAAATAGTATTGTCAGTATTTGGCTATTCTGATCCAGTCGAATTTACAGAGAAGTTAGATGGTACTAATATTCAGGCATCTATGAATAATCAGAATGAAGTGATATTCATAAGAAATAAAGGTGACTTGAATTCTGAACGCGGTGGCATGTCAGTAGAAGATATGGCTGAAAAATGGAAAGATAAACCAGGTGTACAAAAAACATTTGTTTCTGCTGGTAAGATATTAGAAAGAATATTCAAAAGAATAGGTAGTAATTTCTTCAATCCAGATCCTAATACTAGATTATTTGCAAATTGTGAATGTATTGTTGCTGGTAAAACAAATATCATGCCATATATTGATGATAGTGTTGATTTTCATAATATCTGGGTATACAAAAAAGAAGGTGATGAATGGAAAAAGGATAAAGTTACTAGAGATGGATTAGATACTATAGAAAAAGCTATAGATAAAGATGATAAGGCTCAGCTTACTCCTAAATTGATAATGAAGGTAAATGACCAATCAAGAAAAATAGCTACTAAATGGTGTGATGAACTAAACAAACTTTGGAAACAAGAAGGATTAGGTGAAGATGATACATTACAAACTTGGGAACAATCTAGATTTAAGAAGATTGCACCAGAATGGATGACTGATGAAGATGGAGCAATATTCAGAAGATGGTTCCTTATGGATAAGTCAGTAAATATGAGAATATTGAAAAAGACTTATAAAGATCATGTTGATGAATTAGCAGAACTTGATAAAAAAGGTTATAAGAAATATGTAAGTGATGTAATGGGACCTATTGATAAGATGTTCATCAATCTAGGTACTGATGCAATAAATATGATACAAGGACTTACTAATTCTATAACTGATGAGCAAGCAAAGAAAGTAAAGAATGAACTTATATCAGATTTGAATACAGTAATAGATAAAGTAAACAAATCTGATGATATGGAATTAAAAGCAAAGCTTGCATTAGAATTGTCAAGATTAGGAGATATGAATACAAATATTCATGATACTGAAGGTATTGTGTTTACTTGGAAAGGTAGAATGATGAAACTTACATCAGGATTTGGTCCTGCAAATCAAATAATTAATTTACAATATAAATTAAATAAATAACTATTATAATTGAAATTCTTTTTATCAATTATCTATTTTTATATAAGATATTAGATATGAACATCATGTTTCTTCAAAATTAGTTCACCAATATCACTCTCATTTGAGATGATTTGATAGTAAATATTATAGTAAAGAATTAAATAATATTCAGTAAGAAATTAATGGTGTTTACAAAATATATCACAGCGGTGACTTAAAAGCGTCAGAGTACACGATAATTGATTTGTAGCTATTTCATTATATCACTCTGACGCTTTTTTTAAAAGAAATAATGAATTAGTCATGAACAACTTAGCACTTATCAAATCATCTCAAATGAGAGTGATATTGGGTGTTAGTTTTTGATATATTCATGATTTCTCTTGGTCACTTATATTCTATAAAATATATTTGAAAGAGAATTTATGGCTACAGGATTATGCTACACTCAGAGTGGTAATGTTAAGAGATATGAAACGGATCAATGGCATGGATTTGCAACTACAGGTAAACCAGTATTAAGTGCATATGGGTTACCTGTAAATAATTTCAATATGGTCACCTGGATATTTAATTCAAATTACCATAAAAATGATCCTGTTGTTTTAAATGATACTTATTTTAATTATAGTATGAATAAAACATTATTTACAATTACTAAAGAACCATCATCTACAAGTTATAAATATGAAGTAAGTTATACTAATTTTATTGATGATAATTATATTAATGATCTTAAACAACATATTATTGATAATTTTAATATCCAAACAAAACAAAATATAGATGATTATAATTTGACATATTATAATCCAAATATACTTAGTACTTATGAAACGAGTTATTCAATAATTCAATCCACATATATATTTAATTCTATAAAAGTATATTATCATAATATAGGTAATTATATTAATGTTAATAAATCTTCCTTATTCAGTGATAATTTTAATGGGTTTATAATTTACAAACCAAAGCCTTTAAAATTATTTAATATATCTAGTGTATTATTTTCACCAGTGGTTTATATTAATGATGATACAAATGAAAAAATTTTTAACAAGGAGATACAAATACAAAGTTTATGGACATTACCAATTCCTAAATTTGATGTGATTTTTACTACTGAATATAATAATGAAACTTATAAATACACACATAAAGATTATAAATTTTCAAATAATCCTCCATTCCAAGATTTAAATATAAAAGTTAGTGATAATAAGAAATTAGGAAACAGTTTTATGGTAACATTACCTCCAATAGTCATAAATGAAGATAATGGCAAAACAATAGAATATAATGGAACTAATCTACCAAATTTGAAAAATTTTACTTCTAATTTGGATTCAATAACACTATCAAATGGTAAAATTCTTTGGGCTCAAACTAATTATATGTATGAGTTAGTAGTAAAAGGATCTTTCCAAAAATCATACGAAATAATTAAATATGATACAAATTATGTTTTACATCAAATAAACCCAATAAGTTATGTTCAATTATTTATTAAAGATTTACCTGATTATTATTTAATAAATGTTAACTATGAAAGAAATATTAATGACCCAATAAATGCTAGTAATGTAAGTATAATTTGGAATGTTAAATCTTATAAAAATGGTAAAATTTTACAATCATATATACCAGGAGGAATAATAGATGATTTAAATTTTTCAATTGAATTTGATTTCTCTGTGATTAATTATTCATATAGAGAAAATGAGATAATTAATGAATCTTCAACTGAAGAAGGTAAATTTTCAGCAGATATAAATGTATCATATCCTTTAAATAATTTATATGATTTTACAAGTGATTTAGATTATGAAGGTAATGGATATGATTATGTAGCAAGTATTGAACAATTTACATACCCAAACAAGAGTCATTCTGGTATAGAAATTAAATGGAAATAAGATATTATAAATAAAATAATGAAATTATGGGTCTAGACCCATAATTTCATTATAATAATTCTAATATAAAATTAGATAAATTCTTCATTTAAATATTCAATTTATTTTATTTAAAAATATTAATTAAAAGTCCATTGTAATTTTCCGTACCTAATATAATTGCAAAGCACTTCTTGCAAATCATATTTTCTTTCTACACCTATCATGCAATATCTGTCATGGTCCATCAAGTCTTTAATATCCTTATCATAATGTTCCATAGCTCTCTCATAAGCAAGACTGTCCTTCTCTAATCCACCATCCTTCCATCTTTGACGTAACTTACATAACCAATATTCTTTGATGTTCAGATTAGGCATCACATTTGTATAAATCAGATTTCTCTTTTCTAGTTCATCTCTAACTAATTGATGAGTACTGCACATTACATTGATACCTTGCATTACTAAATCTTGTACATAATTTACATAGATTTCTACCCAATTGCTTGGTCTTCCATCATTTCCTTTCATCAAGCTAGTTTCCAAATCTATTATAGAAACCCATCGACCATCTTCCATTTGAATGCTGTTACCTCCTATGCTTGTCTTTCCTATGGCAGGATATCCACAAAATATGTGACCTATAGGTTTATGTTCCATAATTTTATTGTCTTTATTATCTTTCATTTTTTAAACTTCATATAATTTCTTTATATATTTAGCAGGTATGTTATTCTTTACAAAATAACAATGATCTTCTTTATCATACATGTGATCTCTCCAGATATCAAAGTTCACTGTATACAAGTCTACTAACAACACTACTGTATTTTCCCAATCTAAATGATTCTCATCATCTGATCCTTTTCTTGCTTGCTTAAACTCTCTTGCAAATTTCAATATACTTTCTTTACTTTCTTTTCCTTTTAATTGTATTCTAGAACTATATTTTCTATATCCATCCTTTCCATCATGACCTCTCATTCTGAGTCCAGTCTCCTTTATTTTTTCATAATTTTTCTTAGTAGTAACATGTATGAATTTGTTATTAAACAATTTCATTGTTTCATTATTACATTTGTCAGGATATTCAGGTTCTAAAATAGTATATCCATTCCACATATCAGTCTTCACATAATTGAAGAATGTACATATATCTAAGAACTTACTTGAATTAACATAATATAATTGTTTGTTGTTAAACTTTACACCTACCAATCCATGCTTGTTAGATCTATTGATAGTGCAAATCTCATATATATTGTCTTTATATTCTTTTTCTATATGATTCACCAAACTATCTACATCATGAGATTTTAATGTCTCATATAGATAAGAATTAAGTTCAAATGTATGATTAATGTATGATTCTTGTATATCTTTTGGTATGTCTTCTATAGATTCACCAAAATAAGTAGCTAACTCATTCAATCTATTTTGGCAGAACAACTTATCGTGTAAGTTGTTCTGACTTTCTATATATTCTTTTAAACTTATCATTTATTATATATAAATTTTAATCTTCCGGTATAAATTTTAATCTTCCGGATAGATCTTGACACCTTGCTCTTTGAACAACAAATATATCTTATTTGCTAAATCGTAAGCTAATGGGTGAGGTTTACCAGTAAGACCTTTCATGCGTAGATCAAAAAAATGTTCCCAATCTTTTGTAGTACCACTCATCACCAATTCCGTAGCTGTTGAATTAGGAAGTACAGTAGCTGCTTCTTGTGCATTGCAACCCATCTTACATAACTTAAGATATGAATATTCTGCACGTTCCATCTGCTTTACCCATTCATCATATACCTCATTTGAAATCAAGAACTTTCCAAATGCTGGTTTCAAGAACTTAAGCTCATTATCAAACTTATCTTTACCATAATTACAATAGCGAGATGACTCTTGGTTGAAACTGAATACACGATGGCGTTCAAACTCATTTGCAATCTGACGATTAGTTATCATTCGTACAGTAATTCGTCTGATATGGTTTATTGGTTCATAAGCACACTGATACTTAAGTACATCTTCCATTTCGTTTTCAACAATTACTCTATAGTTAGTAGTAACATAACAATAATTGCCATCACTATTTGTTTCACTATATTTGTTGAATGAAAAGAACAATGCATCATCTCTCTTACTTCTTGGCAGCTTAAGATAGATAGTACAATGTTCCAATGTTGACAAATGTTCTGAATCAATCATTCTAGACACGAACTTTTCTGCGCTACCTTCTGTTATGAGATTCAATGACTTATAGCAAGTTCTGCCTGCAATTTCTACAATCTTCTTACCTTCTTCAAGTGTTGCTTCACCTAAACTTAAAATCTCTGCCGTTTGGTTATCAATTACCTTCATATTGTTATTTTATTAATATTGTTTAAAACAAATCAAATTCCTCTTGTTTCTCTACTTTGGTTTCTGATTCTTCTTTCTCTTTCAATTTTCTCATGCTTCTTTCTAGCTTATCTTTCTTATAAGCAAACTCAAATACTCTGTTTAAGAAATTCTCATCATATTTGAATGCTGGCATATATGCTTTATAGATTTCACCTTTGTTCTTACCAAGAACTGCATCTGTATTCTCATATTCTGCTTTAGGTAAATTCACTATCATACATTGAACATGACTAGCTTCTGTACCTTCTGGTAAGTAATTCTGCAACAATGCTTCTTTATAGTTGAATACTTGCATAGTATAAGTATACCAATCAAGATTAGGGAGTGTTTGAGCAGGTCCAAGCAATGTTGGTGTCCATTTGTTCCCTTTAGTTGATATGCATTCATTTGACTTCCAATCTATAATGATCCAAGTATCGGTACGTTTGTTATAGAATAATGCATCCAATCTACCTCTCACATAGAAATCATTATCATTGATAGTAATTCTATTCCAAACTTCTATTTCTCTACCAACAAATTCAACATCGCCAGACTTCATGATTCTTTCATAGAACTGGTCAAATGCCTTGATATGTGCCTTCATTCTTTCATCAGCATCAACATCATTATCAAGCATGAATTCTTCTATAATGTTTTCATCTCCTTCTAGCTTGCATTCAGTATAAGCATCTAATTTCTTTCCATAAGTTCTAGAAACATTAGCTTTCTGTTCCCACAAGTCTAATATCTCTTTATATGACAATCCAGTCCATTTGCAGTTTATAGATTTACCTTTTTCTTCACATTTCTTCACTATACCTTCTTGGTCAAACTTAGGACTGATATACCCATTTACTGCACTAATTGTAACATACGGAATATTCTTATCTACAAACTTATTATCTAGATTTCTTAACTTTTCTATCATGTTCATTTATACTTTAAGGATTAAATATTATCTATAAAATAGAATATAAATAGTATTGATTTCAACAAAAATATAGATGAAAATATTTTGAAATTTCAGAATATTGTTCTATATTTTAAATGTTAAAATTATAATGAATATGAAAGAAATAATAGTTTACATATTAGTTTTCCTGATATTCAACTCTGTGGTTTATTCCACTAAGGTGATATTCAATTATGGAACTGATAAAGGTGCTGAACCTATGGGTAATATACTTAGTATTATCTACTTGATGGTAGTTATTGTTATTTTCTTGATTTGGATTCTTTAAATTATATAAAATATGTATTACGATAAACTTTGGAACATTACTCCTGAAGAGAATACTCTTCCATCAAAACTAGATATCAACTGTTTGTGTGGTTTTGAACCTAAGATGGATATAGTCAATATCACTCAGTTGTATTTCTTCAGAGAATATCATAATGAAGTAAGATGGACTTGCAAGTCTATAAGAATCATTAAGATGGTAGGTCAAACATTTAAGATTACACTTAATTCTTATGGAAGTGTATATAAAGTAGAAGTATTCAATAGAGCAACTGGATGGGTAGAAATACTTAGCAAATATGATTTACCGGAAGATGTTGATACAGAACCAGACCCAACAAGATATGATGGCGATAGTATCAAGTCTAAGTTTGCTGTTATCTTTGATGATATTGAGAAGATGTTCATTAGAATGATTGTTAATTTGTATAATTAAAATATTTTTATGCTTATGTTGAGAAAGACAAAACCTAGTTTGCTGTACAGATTGTTATCTGGTAAAGAATCTTATGATACAGAATGCTATTATAAGAAGATGAATGACTTGATAGAACATGACTTAGACCAGTTTGAGTTCTATGATGAGCTTGCAGAAAAAGAAAATGAGTATACTGATGCTCCATTACTATACAAAGTAGTAGTCAAAGGCAAGCATACTTCTACTTGGAGAGTTTATTTCTTAGGTGAAGATTATCCAGTTGTAGTTTATCCACTCAATGAAGGCGGAATTATCATGATTAATCAATTGTATGGTGGATGTTGCCTTCATAAGAATGGAATGGAACCATCAGAACGTAGCAGATTCTATATCAAATATGATAGCATGCCATTCATTAGCTACCATTCTTCTAAATGGAAACAGAAATACGATAAGTATATTACAGATTGGCTTACTGAACATCTTGAAGATGGATATTCTGATAGTAACTGTTCAAAAGAATATATTGCTAAACTTAAATAGAAATTGAATTAATTTATGAATACAGAAATATTCCCAAATATTAATCGTGAACCTGATCCATCTTATGATATGTCAAAAGATGTTGATATTCTCGTAATGAAATATAGAGATTATCACAATTTGACAGATGATGAAGCTAAGTTTCTTCTTGATAAAGCAAAAGATGCTTATTACAATACTGGCAAGGAAATCCTTAATGATAACGAATACGATAATCTTGAGAAGTCATTAGGTCAGGAAAACAAGACTTATGTTGGTTCAAAACATTCTGACAACTATACCGTAAAGCACCCATTTATGATGGGTAGCTTATCTAAAGTACAGATTCATGAGAAGGCCGATGGCAGTATTGATTGGACTACTTACTTGAATTCTATCTTCAGTTATATATACAATGGTAAAGAGAAAGTATGTAAGGTAATTGTTACACCAAAGTATGATGGTTGTTCATTTGAAATTCATATTACAAAGAAGTCAGATGGTACTTTAGATATAACATATTCCGGTCGTGGTGATGGTGAATATGGTAAAGATATTTCTAATCAGATTAAGCCTATCTTTGATTGCAAAGGTGGTTTCTTTAATTTTGTAATGGAAAAATCTGGTAATGCTTCTGAGGTAACATTACGAGGTGAAGTACTTATAGACAAATCAACATTCAAGCAGAGATTTGCAGATAAGTTTGCAAATACTAGAGCTTTTGTTGCTGGTATGCTCAATAGAATTGATAAGGATGTTCATGAATATGTATATCTGTTCCCTATTATCTATGATTACAGAATAAAAGAGAATGGTGAATGGAAAGATCTTGATTGGACTCGCCTCCTTACTGATAACCCATTTGAATACAATACATTCTTCCCAAGCTTCTATGATGAAGGTATTGAACTGAATACTGTAGATGACTTGATTCGTATATATAAGAAGTATGAAGAGTACAGAAACATGTCAGAATATTCTCAGGATGGTATTGTCATCAAACCAGTAGAATCAGAAAGACAGAACAATTTGACTGAACGTCGACCTGCAGATTGTGTTGCCATCAAGTACATTCCTATGACTGAACCAACAACAGTAATTGATATCGAATGGAATCTTGGTAAGTCAGGTGAATATATTCCTACTATTGTTACTAACCCTGTATATATGGATGGTAAGAAAATTACAAGAGCATCAGCATTCAATGCAGGTTATCTAATGGATAGAAAAATCAGTGTTGGTACTAAGGTTGTTCTTTCATTAGCTGGTGATATTATTCCTTACATATACAAAGTTTATGATTACACAAACTTTGATCCTGCTAAATTAGGAAAAAGCTTCCCATCATCAGATAGTTATATAGATGGAATTCATGTAATGGCTTCTAAGATTGATAATGAATTTGAATTGTTGAATTCTGCATTGAGTTTCAAGATTCCTGGATTTGGAACATCAACAGTACAAGATTTCATCAAATGGAAGAAGAAGGATTGTGAACCAGATGAATTCTTTGGTATTGAAGCAAAAGAAATGCCATGGAATATTCTTCTATGTACACCAACAGAAATTGAGAATGCTATAGGTGGCAAGACAGGTTCTAATGTAAATAAAGCATATACCAAGTTGCTTAAGAACATTAAATTAAAAGATATCATACTATCTTGCAATTTCAGATTATGTGGTGATAAAGTTGCTCAGCAAATAGAGAATAAGTTGATTGGATTGCCTTATGACTTTACAAGTATGTCACATATTGCTTATGATTGGGCTGATGATAAGGAATCATCAAACTGGAAGAGATTCAAAGAGATTCTTGATTTCAATGGATGGTCATTAGATTCTTTCAAGTTATCTGGGAAAGAGTTAGCAGACACTAAGAAAGAAAATGACAAGATTCCTGTAATACTTACTGGTGAACCAAATAATTATTCTAGCAAAGCAGAATTCTTGAAGTGCCATCCAGAATATCGAATGACTGGTTCTTGGAAAGAGGTAAAGATTGTATTCACTAATTCATTGGAATCAAATACTGGTAAGATGAAGCGCGCCAGAGAGAAAGGAGTAGAAATACGACTTTATTAGGCTAAAGAAAAGAATATCGAAATTAAATTGTATTAGAGAAAATGGTAAACTATTTATTGATAAGTGAAAACTACAACAAAGCAGAATGTGATGAACATACATTACCTGGAGAATTCTTGCTTAAGCAACTTGATAATTTTCCATTGATAGTAGATGCATCTCCAACTAAACTAGCTTGCATTAAAGAATATATCAGGTTGCATTTGAACGATGATGTGAGATATGTTATCTATCAGGATAAGAGATGTTCATGCTCTTGTTGTTGCCTTCCATCAAGAATAAATGATTTTGAAAAGTCCATAAAGAAGATAACAGCTATAGTTTATGAAAAACTTGATTTATAAAAGAAAATATCGACCTATAACAGGAAAATCATCTATGGAATCTAGAATACAGTTATTTGCTTTTCAGTTGATAGCTGTACTAGATTCTGGAGATTGGTCTACTGGTAGAAACATGTTCAATACTATAATAAAAGAGGAGTTAGCAAAGTTGAATGACTTTGATTTAGTAGAAGTATTGTATGTTGACAATATTGTTATTGATGTACATGGTAAAGTAGGTATAGGTATATATGAAGTTTCAATTTAACATTTATTAATATGTGGAAGACAGTATTTGAATGCTCAGATGGAATAGAAAGACCTAACTTTGCATTAGACACATTTATCGTAAAGGGTGGTATAGAAAAGGGAGAAGCTTATAATTTATTTATTTGCTCTAGAAATAGGATTACGGATAATTATGATAGTGATTTGTATGATGACTTGAGAGATAGAGACATAACATTCAGAATTTCCATCATGCAAACAGAAACAATTGTATATAGTGATAGAGTAAGCTATAGTACTAAATGTTTGAATCCATTGAAAGATGGTATCAATACTTTTGATGACTTTAAAACAATAAAAATTGAAGAAAAAGTTAAATAAATTTTGAAATTTTCTAAATAGTTTCTATCTTATTCATGTCAAACAAATGTTTAATATTTAAAATATTATGATTATGAACAATATGAATAAGTCAGTAGCAGCATCAGTAAACAACTCAGTAATGAACAACTCTTCTAACTTCAAGGAGTTCAACTTGGATGAAGCAAAGAAAGGTGCTAAGTTGGTAACACGAGATGGGAGAAAAGTAAAATTCGTTTGTGTTAGTCGTGATAAGATTTTAGCAACAGTCTTCGGTAAAGTTTCATACGAAGACCGCCAATATAAATTCAATTTGGATGGTTCTCGTTATAAGAACCTCATTCACAACTTGGATTTGATGATTGCTGCCTAGCTTCAGCTGTACTGAAGCATAAAGTACTAAGGCAATCAACTGGGAGAAATTTTTCATCATTTTGAAATTTTTCTCCCCTTTTCTAAATTAATTCTGATAAAATTTGAAAGAAATGAGAAATCCAAGATTATATTTTACAATTGAATTAGGAATATTTTATCCTTATCGAGGTCAAAATTCTGTATTGGATGTAAAATTTCGTGGAAACACGAAATTGATTGAAGAAAATAAAAAAGGATATACTAAGAAGCAAATAGACTTCATAGACAGAAACAAAAATAAATCAGTAATATATTATACTGATAAATATATTTTTGATTCCAAGAAGTTTACTTTTGTTTTTCAAGGAATTCCTAATATTGCTTCTGATGATGATCTGAATGATTTGTTCAGTAAGAAATGTCAGTTTGATCCAACTATGGATTATGATATTAATGATGAACAAACAGAAGTTGTAACAACAAAGGTAGAAGATGGAACAGTAAAGAAGATTATAAAGTCAGAAAATTTTATTGATTCATTACCAGATTGCCCAGATGTGGAAAATACTGGTTTCTATGTTGAAAACAAGAACTGGAAATATCTTGTAAGAAACATAATGAGAAAAAAACCAACATTATTAATTGGACCTACCGGTACTGGTAAGACAGAATTGATATTGATGGCTTGTAAGCAACTTGGAATTAATTGTGAAGTACATGATATGGGTGCTATGCAAGATCCATTAACTGATTTGCTTGGATGCCACCGTATTAAAGATGGTAGTTCTACTTTTGATTATGCAAAGTTTGTTGATGATGTTCAGAAACCAGGTGTAATATTGCTTGATGAGCTTTCAAGAGCCCCATTGATGACAAACAATATTCTGTTTCCTTGTCTAGATTCTCGTAGAGAACTACCATTAGCAATTGCAGATTCTGAAGGCCCACGTTCTGTAAAAGTACATCCAGATTGTGTATTCATTGCTACTGCTAACATTGGTTCTGAATATAGTGGTACACAAGAAATTGATGCTGCTTTAATGAACAGATTCTTACCATTGAAAGTGGATTATATGCCTGCTAGAAATGAGATAGAAGTATTGAAGAACAGATGTAAGATATCAGAAGATGATGCTACTATCATTGTAAAGTTTGCAAATGCAATGAGACAAGAAAATAAGAAAGGTGTCGTGAATTTTCCTGTTTCTACAAGAGAGAATATTGCTATTGGGGAAATGATTGCTGATGGATTTGATATCGTGGATGCAGTAAATTTTGTAGTTTGCAATAAATTCAATGATGATGATGTCAAACCAGTAAAGCAGCTTATGATGACACTTTCTTAAATGAGTACATATATGCTTTAATTTATTAAATTATCTAAATATTATTTAAAGGAGTTTGTAAGTATGGCATTACCAATTTTATCAAAATTAAAGAAAGAAGTTAGTCTTAATAAGTCCAACCACGATGTCGGCCAAGTATTGGTATCTTTTGATGCATCAGATTCTACAAAGTGTCTTATCATAAGTAGAAAGAAGTACTTTCTTGATAAGGGTGGACCTAACAATATTTGCCAATGGAAAGTATTGAAGGAAATCACTGCATTATCGGATATTGGAAAGTGTGTATGTATTTCAATGGACACAGCATTTGAGATAGTGAAGACAGAGATAGTAGACTGGAAAGAGTTTGATGATCCAAGGTATATAAATATTGATGAGTCAGAGTTTCCGTGTCCATATAAATATCAACTCTAGCGAGTTGAGATCAAGTTAATCAACTTTAATGAGTTGAGATTAGAATGAATTAAAAACATTCACACAGGGACGTTAAAATTGTCTTAGCTGATAGAATATACTGAATCATAATTATCCGCTCCCTGTGTGACCCAGGCGCCACCCTGGAGAATATTATAAGAGCTTATGAAAAAGTTAATTTATGTATTTAGAGGTTACCTTATATGCTATGGTATTATAGGTAACATATACAAGACCAAATGGAGAGATACAAATCCAAATAAGAATTATGTAGATCCATTGTTTTGGATGAAGTATCATTATACAGATGAATTGTGGTCACCACATGCATTCTATGGAAGACTTGGGAAGTATACAAGTACTAAATTATTTACTTATGAGTATGTAGGAAGATGGTTTGTTGATAGTAGTATAGAAGATTGGAATTAATATTATGGCACAGAATTTTAAAAATTACAAAGCATTTGATTATGATATAAAGACTAGGAAGAAGATGAACGATGTAGATATGACTTATGTTCCTAGATTCTTGCTAGTAAGTGTAATAGAAGATAAAACTTATGAATATATAGAGAAAGAAAAGAAGTTGTATGTAAGATGGTATACTGACAAAATGATTCCTATTGATAGAATTCATGAAATTATCTGTACAATACCAACTAAGATAGTGCTTAAGACACCTATTGGCAATGGATTAGAAATCGATACTGTATTTGCAGGGAAAACAAAAAGGATTGGTTATGATACAGATAATGCTTATGAAACTATTGAAGTAGGTCAATCTGCAGCTCATATATATAACCAATTGTACAGAAATTGTTCTAATCGCCCATATACACCTTATGGTGGTTTAGCAGATTCAGAAGAAGAAAAAACAGATAAAAACGAAAAAGACTATGATTTGTTGTAAAGAAAAGCTTAAGTATGTTTTGCATTATGTAAGAAAAACTTTTAAAGATTATTCAGTTCAATATAAGATATTTGACTTCTTTGGACTTTTATCTTTGATTTTGAGAAACGTTGCAGAAAGTTATTCACATCTTTTATATTCTTATAAGCACCATGTATGCTTCAAGAAAGTAGAAGCTTACTTGCGAGGCAAAGTAATCCATAAGTATCATGATGTTGATAAGATTGTAATGTATGCATTGTTTCCATGGTTAGGAGTTGAATGCATCAATCATATTCATACATTATGGCAGGATCATCATCCATGCTATAAGGATCTAGATGATAATAAAGCTTACAAACCTAAAGATGAAGTAGAATGGACAGAAGCAGTAGTAGATTGGGAATGTGCTAGATTCACTAAACCAGATAAGCCATTGAATGCTTATGATACATATCTCAAATATTACTATACATCAGAATATACTGGCATCATCGTAAATACATTAATATCATTAGGTTTGCTAAGTGTAAAGACTACAGATGCTGGTGTTGTATATGAAGTTACAGATAAGATGGATGATTTCAAATGGAAATAAATGTTCAATTGATTGTCAATGTTCAATATGATTGAACACTTTATTTCTATTGAACAATATTTTTAATCAATATATATCGATTAAAAATGAAATCATTATTAGAATCAATCACAACGGTTAATGAATCGGGGTTTGATGGAGTTATTGACAATATCAAAGCTTTGTTCTGTTATGATCAGCTTAGCAATATAGAAAAGGATGAGGTTGCAGAACTATTCAAACCTTATGGCGATGGTGAAATATATGGGACTATCATGAAATTTTCAAAAAATACTGATCTTTCAAGATCAGCTAAATCACAATTTAATAAATCAATGAGGATGTGTAAGGATATATATGAAGCATTGAAATCTTAAATAAAATATTGAATGGAACTCTTATATAAGAGTTCCATTTTTTGATTGTTAACATTGAACTTGACAAACTTAATTAACTATATTAGATAAAGTATAAGATAAAGTATAATAAACAAATTTAAAACTATGATAATTGACAGATTTTGGTTAAGAAAGAATCAGACGTATTATATTTTCTATTTGGATGAAAATGGTAACAGAAAATGCTATTCAAAACAAATGCATCATTGGAAAACTTATGAGTACAATCCAAATGGAAAGAAGTATACATGGGATGGTAAGAAATGTGATGTGGTATTCAAAGATGCATCTAAGTATCAACCGAATGAATTTGATCAGCTGGAATTCTTGTATAATTTGCCAGAAGATATCTATAAGGAAGTAATGGCAATGAGATTTCCACGAATCTACTTTTCTGATATAGAGACTGAAATTTCGGATGAATTTCCAGAACCAGAAAAGGCGGAACAAAGAATTCAGTTGATAAGTCTTGTTGGTCCAGATTTGTCAGTAATGGTATTAGGTATCAAACCATTGAATTCTGATGAACAAGAAGAATTGAAGGAAAGATACCTTAAATATATAGAAGATAATGATTTTGCAAAAAACCTAATAAAGAAAAAAGGTTTTACACCAAAAGTATATTATCAATATTTTGAAACTGAGGAATCAATGATTGAACATTGGTTCACTAGAATAATGCCAAAGATTGGTTGTTTAGCTGGATGGAACTATTATAGATTTGACTGGAATTATATTTGGAATAGAACAGTAAAGTTGTTTGGAAAGTTCAAAGCAATGCAATTGATGAGATCTGCCAGTGTTGTTGGAGAAATCAATAAGATTTCTTGGTCAGAGATGGATGGTACAAAATATAGTATTCCAGCACCACAAGGTTGCATGATATGGGATTATATGGAGCTCATCAAATCTTATGAATATTCAATGAGACCTTATGAGTCATATTCATTGGATTGGGTTGGTAGTCATGGTGTTAATGCTCATAAAGTAAAATATGAAGGAACAATGAAGGAATGTTATGAAAATGATTTCCCATTGTTTGTTTACTATAATGCTATCGACTCTTGTTTGAATGCTTTGATTCATTATCGTTTCAAATGTATTGAAAGTCCATGTTCTATGGCAACAGTAACAGGAATTCCAGCTCAGAAAGCATTAGGTCAGGTGGCTTTGACCACAGCAAATCTGTTCAGATGTTTTTATGATGAAGATCGACATGTTGTATGGGATTATGATGCTGTTGAAAGAACAAAAGTAAATTATGAAGGTGCTTTTTGTGGATGTGTTCCTGGTCGTTGGGAATATAGTGTATGTGATGACTTTGCTTCACTTTATCCATCAGTGGTTCGAACTTGCAACATATCAATGGAATCCATTATTACAAATAAAGTAGGTCCAGATAGTCTTGGAAGATATACAGAAATTCCATGGACAGAAGAAGAGCTTGATAAATTCAGAAAAGACCCTAATTATTTCGTGTCATTGCAAGGAACTGTATACAGAAATGACAAAGAATTCATGTTCGCTAAAATGCAAAGAATTCAAAAGGAGCGTCGAGATCACTTCAAATATCTCAATTGGTCATTACAAGGCCCAGTAATGATGGAAGTTGATCGACTTATAAAGATAAGAGAAAAGGAAAGTAAATGTCAAAAGAATGGATAGATAATATATTGCTAAAGTTATTAGGTGATCACAATGGCCATCTAATAACTTCTTATTCTCATAAATTTAAAATTGGAAAATATCCTAGGATATCTGAATATTTAAAAAATAGATTTGAAGAATTCATAACATATAGTGAAACTTATGCAAGAATTAAATTAAAAGTAGAAACTCACCCAGTATGCAAATATTGTGGAAAACCAACAAAATATGGTGGGTGGAAGCTTTTAAAGAAAACTGGTTTATTATATGGGAAATTTTGCTCTGCAAAATGTGCAAACATATATAATATTGATAAAGTAAAAGAAACGTGTAAGAAAAAATATGGAACCATTTCTGTTTCTCAAACCAAATGGTTTAGAAAACAAGTTGAGGAAACATCTTTAAAGAAATACGGTGCTAAATGTATTTTATCAAATACAGAAATAAGAGAAAAAATAAAAAATACTTGTAAAAGAAAATATGGTGTTGAATATATTTCTCAATCTAAAATTATAATAGATAAAGTTAAAAATTCTTTACTATCTAAATATGGGGTTAAATGTGGTTATAATAAACCAGATGTGATGGAAAGAATGAAATCTAAAGAATCACAATTAAAAAGAACTGAAGCTTTAAAAAGAAATAAAAGTTATGTAAAGTCGATTCCAGAAGAAAAATTAAATGATTTATTAGTAGAAAAATATGGTAAAGATGACATTGAAAGACAATTCATATCTAAAGAATATCCTTGGCATTGTGACTTCTACATTAAATCTTTAGATACATTTATAGAATTGCAAGGTATGTGGACACATGGTGGACATCCATACAACTTAAATTCAATAAAGGATCAAGTAAAATTACAACGGTGGCAATCAAAAGCCGACAATGGTTCAAGATTTTACAAGGGTGCAATAAAAGTTTGGACACAATTTGATGTGAATAAAAGAGAAACCGCTATCAAAAACAATTTGAAGTATATAGAAGTGTTCGATAGTAGGAATTTTGAAATTCTTTACAATTTGTCTATATTATAGATGTTCAAATCATAAATTCTTAGAATATGAAAAGAGTAAGTAGAAATTTACAATCAGTTATCAAGTCGGATGTAAAACCAGTATTTGGTGGTACTATGTATACAGTAAACTATATTCTCAATGAGAAAGATAATACAGTACATAGAAACATCTTATGTCTTGTAGAAGTATTGCCTGCTAAGAAAGATGATAAGCCTATTGCAAGTTGTACACCACACAATATGAAATTCTTCAAAATAAAAGAGAATGGAGAACCAGAACAGCTCTATCTTTGGAGTTGGGAATTCATGACAGATGAATTTAAGAAGAATTACAATTATGTGAACAATACAATAAATAGATTATATAAGAAAGGAAAGATAAATGTTTAAGGTAACAGAAATGGATCATTTTCACGATTGGTTGAAGAATGAACTTGATGCAATGATAGACCAAAATGTTTCTATTAAAGTTCCTGAATTAATACCATCTCCAAGAGGATTTGGTGCTAGTATAGAACGAGTAGAACATATTGGTAAAGTATTGAATTCAAGAGTAACATTAGTAGCACCTAAGAATGTCAAATATCCAGTATATAAATGTGAATTGAGAATTCACAATAAAGATGGTAAGAAAGAATGGCTTACTTTGAATGATGCTTATCTTAAGGTATTGTAAATTATATGGCAAAGACAATAGAACAAAAATATAAAGAATTATCAGAACAACAGCATGTGATCCTTCGCCCAAATATGTATGTAGGGTCTATTAAACCAGAACTTTCTACTCAGTTTGTTTTTGATTATAAAGAACAGATGATGGTACAGAAAGAAGTAGAATATGTTCCGGGTATTTTAAAGCTTATTGATGAGGTTATATCAAATTCATGTGATGAATATCGTAGACCTGATAATCTTGGCCTTACTAATGTTTCTGTTACTGTAATGAAAGATAATACTATAGTAATAGAAGATAATGGTGGAATTCCTGTTGTTAAGCATAAAGATGCTGGCGTGATGCTTCCAAGATTTATTTTTGGTAGACTTCGTACTTCTTCTAATTATAATGATGATGAAGATAGAGCAGGCCTTGGACAAAATGGAATTGGAGCTAGTTTGACAGCTATTTTTTCATCATATTTTGGTGTAATGACTGATGATGGAAAGAAGCGATGGCTCGGTAACTGGAAAAACAATATGTCTGAATTCTACGATGAGGAAATAGAAAAATCTTCTAAGAAGAATCATGGAACTAGGATTACATTTCATCTTGACTTTTCTAGATTTGAAGGTATAGATAAGTTTGACAGAACATTCAAGGATATCATATTGACACGTTGTATCAATGCTGCAGCTGCTAATCCTGGATTGAAGGTAACATATAAAGATGTTGATGTATGTGGTGAATATAAGTTTGACAATTTCAAAGACTATATTGACTTATATAGAAACTATGTTACTTTGAAGGATTGTATAGAGATGAAAGATGAACATAAGCATGTCTATGTATATCCTGATGGAGCTATCAATATTGGATTTGTCAATGGAGGTATTTGCAATAAAGGTACTCATGTTAAAGCATTGCACCAAATCATCAATACTACTGTATGTGATTTTCTTAAGAAGAAAGATAAGATTGATTTGCTTCCACGACAAGTTGATGGCAACTATAGTATGTTTTGCGACTTGACTATTTCTAATCCATCTTATGATTCTCAGACTAAGGAATGCTTGACCACCCCTGTAGAGAAATTCTATAAAGATGAAAATGTTAAGTTTGAGCTTCCAAACAAATTTCTTGATTCTGTTGTAAAGTCTGAAATCATAGATAATGTAAGAGATTGGTATAAGAAGAAATGTGAAGCAGAAGACCAACGTACTCTTCGTAAACTCAATAAAGAAGCAAGCAAAGGTCTTCGTCGTTCTGATAAGTATGTGACTTGTTCATCAAAAAAGAAACAAGGTAAGCAGCTTTGGATTTATGAAGGTGATTCTGCCGCAAGAGGTCTTCGTATTGGTAGAGATCCAGAAACCCAAGCTGGTTATGTAATGAGAGGTGTACCACCTAACTCATTGGATATGTCGCCATTGCAGATTATGAAGAATGATGTGTTCAATGATATCATTACTATTTTAGGTCTTAAGTTTGGTGATGACTTCAATATCAATGATTTGAAATTCGATAAGATTGTAATATCTACTGATGCAGATATTGATGGAGATAAGATTGCAGCATTGTTGCTTCTCCTTTTTTCTAGATGGCCAATTCTTTTTGAGAAGGGTATAGTATGCAGAAGCATTACTCCTATCATTATTGCAAAGAAAGGTAAAGAAGTAAAGAAGTATTATAGTCAAGAAGAATTTGATAAAGATGCAAGAAAGCTTAAAGGATATATGATTAAATACGTCAAAGGTCTTTCCGGTCTTGATGCATCTGAAACAAAGGAATCAATGAGAAACCCTATCTTCATGCATTTCAAGATTGATGATTTGACAAAGTCAATGTTCAAGAAATGGTTTGGTAAGAATAGTAATGATCGAAAAGAAATGATGGGAGATTTAGTATGACAGATATTGAAATAATAAATGCATATAAAGATAAAACTAAAATTTATTTTGTAGGTATGAAAGAAGAAATTAAATCATATCTACAAAATAGATTTAATGATAGTGATTCTATAAAAGAAAGTTTTTATAGAGTTATGAATAAAATATATGATAGACCAACATGTAAATATTGTAATGGACATGTTAAATTTGTTTGGAAAGAAAAAAGATTTTTAAAATATTGTTGTTTATCATGTAAAATGAAAGTTGAATCTCCATTTAAAAGAAAAGAAATACAAAATAAAATAAAAGAAAGAAATATTGAAAAATATGGAGTAGACAATGTTTTCAAATTAAAAGAATTCCATGATAAATCTAAACAAACAAAATTAGATAGATATGGGGATGAAAATTATAATAATAAGGAAAAATTTAAAGAAACATGTTTAAAGAAATATGGTGTAAATGCTCCATCACAAAATAAAGAAATAAGAAGAAAACAAATTGAAACTTCAATAAAAAGATATGGGGGTGTATTCCATAAAGAAGAAGTTTCTAAAACAATTAAAAGAAAATACGGGGTTGATTGGTTTGTATATTCAGATAAATTAAAAGAAAAGGCAAATAGTGATGAAGCCCATTATAAAGCATATATTACTAAGAAGAAAAATAAATCTTTTGGACCTCAATCAAAAATGGAAAATATTTGTTATTTATATCTTAGTTTATATTATCCAGATATAATAAGACAATATAGAGATAATAAAAGATATCCATATAATTGTGATTTTTATATACCATGTTTAGATATGTTTGTTGAATTTCAAGGATATTATACACATGGTACACATCCTTATAATAAAAATTCTATTAAAGATCAAGTAATATTAGAAAGATTTAAGTCAAAATATAAAGATTGGAAGAAACTTCCACAAATTATATCAACATGGACAATTAAAGATGTAGAAAAAAGAAATTTTGCTAAACAAAATAATTTGAATTATAAGGAATTTTTTACTATTGATGAATTAAAAGATTGGTTAGAAAATGGATAAGAAAAATAAAGATAAAGTAATAATTAAAAAAAATATAGATAAAAATGTTACAGAGTTTCTTAATGTTGATTATCTAAATTACAGTTTATATACCATATCTTCAAGGGCTATTCCTTCTATATGTGATGGGTTTAAACCAGGAGCAAGAAAGATTGTACATGCAATGTTTGAAGGATCATTAAAAAATGGTGCAACAACAAAATTACTTGCACTTGTTGGAGATACAATGAAAATATCTCTTTTTGCCCATGGAGATCAAAGTCTTATTGGTAGTATATGTACATTGGCTAAAGCTTTTTATAACTTTTATAACCCACTAGAAATCGAAGGCCAAGGAGGATATCTTCGTAGTCCAGAAGCTGGAGCACCTCGATATCTATATATAAGAAAGTCAAAGTATGCAGACTTAGTATACAAGACAGATTATGATTTGCTGAAGTATGTATTTGAAGAAGGTGATTATGTTGAACCAGAACATTACCTTCCTATTGTGCCAACAGTTCTTTCTAATACAACTATGGGTATTGCTAATGGATATTCTTTCCATAGCAATGCTTGGAATCCAGTAGATGTGCTTGATTGTTGTTTAGAGATTCTCAAAAGTAAGAAAGGTGTAGAAAAGTTTAAGACAGTTGTAAGACCTTATTTGAGGGATATCCCACAAGACAATTGGAAGTTAGAATCTGGTCAGTGGTATTGCTATGGTGAATGGAAGACAAATCAAGCAAAAGATCTGATGACAATCACTAATTTGCCATCTGATACTACTTATGTTGAATTTGAAAAATTGCTGAATAGACTTTGTGACAAACAAGAAATCAAAGACTATAAAGACTTGTCAGAAGATGGCAATGTACATTATGAAGTACAATTCTTCAAAGGTCAACTTGCAAAAGAAATCAAATCAGATAGGTCAGGTAAGAGATTAGCTAATAAGTTCAAGCTCATTAAGAAACTTCCAGAAGATTTGCTTTGGTTGCTTGATGAGAATGGTAAGCTCAAATATTTCAAAGACAGATATGAAGTTATCAGATATTTTGTAAATTGGAGATTGTCTGTTTATGTTGAGAGAAAGAAGAAGCTTGTAAAGATACTTGAAGAGAAATACAAGAACAATTCGGAATTGGTAAAGTTCATTGAACTTGTATGTAAAGGTAAGCTTAAGATTCGTAACAGAAGTAAGGTTGATATCAAACCAGATATGGATGCACAACACTTACCAATGGCATTGTTAGCAACACCTATGTCAAAAGTAACTATAGAAGAAAGAGATGAACTTTTGAAGCAGAATGAGGAAATTAAAAAGCAACTTGAATACATTAAGAATACAACAGAAAAGCAGATGTATATAAATGACTTGCAGTCATTGAAGCAATCCTTGTTAAAGGATTTTAAATGATTCAAGTTTATATCAATGACTTGCAGTCATTACGTAAATCAATTTTATTGGATATAAGATAAGGTTCATCCTGGAAGCGCCTGGGTCACACAGGGAGCGGAAAAATACTTAGAAGTATAAATTATAACCTAAGAAAAATTTCCACTCCCTGTGTGCATAACTTTAGTTCTTGAACAGAACTGAAAGAGATGTTCATTATTTTATGGAAATTTTTTAAATTCATTTTGAAATTTTTAGAATTGATACTATTTTATATCTGAACAAAATAATATGATTATGAGATTTATAATTTATAAGAACAGTAGAAAATATTCAAATATCAAATTTACAGATATTGATGAATGCAAGGAATTCATTAAGTTCAATGGAGACCATGATGAAGCAGCATCAAAAGGATGGTACTTTGATTTTTATGAATATCCTTCTGGTAAGTTTGTAACACGTCTTGTAGTAGAAGATACTGATAAAGGTCTTGTATTTACGGAGAATTGCCCAGAAAAGACACCAAGAAACAGAAGATTCAATAATAAATAAACATATATTATGACTAATTATTTCAATTTTGATATCAGTAAAGAAGCTTCAGTTTTTACTACAGCATTCTATATTGTTGGATATAGTGACTATCTGAAGAAATTGATGATGGATGATCCTAATGTTCTTCCTAATTATTCATCACTTCCGGTATATGTTCAAGATTTGGATATGGTAAACAATAAGCTTGAATTGAAATATCCTGCTTATTATATTACAGTCGAATGTAATATGATTAATCGAGAAGAAGATGAAGAGTTCATTGTAAAATGTTGGCCAGTTATGGATAATGTTGGAATTCTGACAACACAAGGAAAGTCAACAAACATGAACTTTAATGAATACAAGACATTCATATCAATGTTTGAAACAGATACTGATTATATTAGTTAATTTAAAATTATAGACATGAAAAATAATATTCTTACACCTATCAAATGGACTGGCTGCAAACGTACACAAGCAGATAGGATTATCAAACAGATGCCTAATGACATTACTTCTTATTGTGAATTATTTCTTGGTTCTGGAGCGGTAATGCTTAAGTTGTTGAATGACTTTCCTGAAAAACTAGCAAATTGCAAACATGTAATTTGTTCTGATACTAATGCTGATTTAATTATGATGTGGAAGCTCATTAAAGACAATCCAAATAAGTTAATTGACTTCTATACTAAAGAATGGAAAGAAAGAAATACATATCTTGGAAAACTTCAACCAGAGAATAATGAAGGTGAAATGGTCAATCATCGTAATACACATTATTATGCTCTTCGTGATAAGTACAATACACATTATCTTAAAGGAACAGAAGATGGTGCAATGGAATTGATGACATTGCTTGCATTTAATTTTAATGGACTAGTTCGTTATGGCAAGAAAGGATTTAATGCAGCTTGTATGCCTGTTGTTCCTGGAATGCACCCAGATAACAAGAAAGAAATCATTATGAAGTGTAATGAATTGACTAAGAAATATAATGTCCAATTTGAAAATGCTTCTTATGACTCATTATATATTCCAATGAATTCTACTATTTATTTGGATCCTCCTTATAAGATGTTCCTTAATGAAAATGCTTCTGGTATTTATAATTCTGATGAATTTAACCTTAAAAATTTCTATAATTGGTGTAATGAAACATCAAAGGATTGCAATATGCTAGTTAGTTTTGATGGTGGTACTGCAGGGGATGAAGGTTTTCCAGAATGTAATGGTTGGACAAAAATTACTAATGATACTGGAACTAGCAAATTCAGACGTCAAATGTCTAAGACAAGAGAACCTAACAAGGTATTGAAAACAAAAGAATCATTATACGTTAAATTAAAATAACTTAAGTCATGACAGAAACTAGAAGATTAGAATATGATATTGTATACATGAACATGGCTTCATGTTTGAAGGATTTGAGTTTTGCGACAAGAAGTAAGGTTGGTTGTATTATTGTAAGTTCTGATGATCAGATTATTGCACAAGGATACAATGGTATGCCAAAGGGATTTCCAAATGAATGTGAACATCTTGATGAAAATGGCAATCTTGTAACAAATGATGAAGTATTGCATGCTGAATCTAATGCCATTGCTAAATGTGCTAAGTGTTCTGAAGGTCAATGTAAAGGTGCCACAGCTTATGTTTCATTGAGCCCTTGCTTGCAGTGTTCAAAGCTTATTATTCAATCTGGTATTAAGAGAGTTGTGTTTAGAGAAGAGTATCGAGATGTTACTCCATTGATATTCTTATTGAAAGGTGGTATCGAAGTACAGATGCTTGATACTTTACATAAGAAGTTGATTGAATATACTTTTGACAAGGAAGTAGGAACTTTATATAAAGACTATTATGCATATTTAACTGTTTAATTTAATTATCTATGTTCAATAAAGAAAAGAGTATACCAGAAGAGCAATTGCATTGTCCATATATCAGCAATTATGGTTTTGTAATTGATTATACATTTGCAAGCAGATTATTTCATTTCTTGGCTAGAATGTATAAGGATGCTGCTACATTACCTCCTGGATATGAAGAAGAATATGAATATCTTCTTAAGAGTGCAAGTAAGTTGAAAATATGGCAAATGGGAGTACCAAGTAAATTGAATGAAAATTATTTCAATAACTTGAAGTCTATCAAGATTGATCCAAACTTAATTAAGTACCTTTCAAATATCAATTGTCCTAATGCATTTGATGTTGATAAGTATTTGAACAAACCATCAGATGATGATAAAACGGTACAACACAGATATGACCAAGCCTATATTGCTGTAAATGAGAATGGAGAGTATCGTGTTTTTGAAGGATATCCATATCGTCATACAGAAAAAGTATTTGTTGAAGATACTACTAAATGGGAAGAAGACTATTATGGTAAAGAACATCATCCTTATGTATGGAATGGAAAATTCAACAAATATTGGTCTTCTGCTAGTGGTAGAGGTGCTTATGTAAATAAAGAATGTTTACCAGCAGTTTATCAGAATATGAGTTGGGATGATGATCCTAAAGCTATGTAAATTATGAAATATCTTAAACTAGAAATAGGTAATGATCCATTTGATGAACCAAAACGAGTACTTACTTTTGGTAAGTTTAAAGGACACACTATAAAGGAAGTGTATGATTACAACACATCAAGAAACAAGAATGGCTATCTTGAATGGTGCCTAGCTAATATTGATGGTTTCAAAGATGAGTTGAATGAAACAGAACTTGAAATAGCAGAATCAGATTACTTCCGAGGAGTTTCTGGTTATGGAAGAGATGATTGGGAAAGTCCTAGTCCTTGGTTTGGTCCAGAAGATGGATATATTTGTTGCATGTAAAATAAATAAGTTAATATTAATAAAATCCACTATGAATCTTACAATTGCAATAACCGTCTTAAATGACAATACTCACAAGCTGATAGGTCCTTACAATGGATGCCCTATACTTTATGTGAGAGATGAAGACAATCCTGATAAGAAGCAAGGTCTACGTACTGATGAGTTTTTCAACTATTTATATAAGAATGGATGTTTCAAAGAAGTAGAAGATTATATAGGAACAAAATTCTATTTGTCTTGGTTCAATATTATTGATGGACAAGAATTTACTGAATCTGATACTTGTACTTTACAAGATATTTTTCCTTTATATATAGAAGGTTTTCCACAAAATTTTCATTATATAGAGGAATTAGATGAAGATCCTAGAGCGTTCTTAGTTTGGAACATCCTTCGTGACTGTTTCAATTACATATATAAAGCAAACTTTGATGAGATGATATCAGGAGTAGATATTGGATATCGTGGAAGTGTCAATACTAATAATACTAACGAGTTTGTCAATGTATATAGAAAAGTAAAGGAGAGGTTTGGAGCAAATGTTTCTAAAGAGAAATTCATTCAATCGATACAAGAAAGATTACAGAAAAGAGAAAAATGGAATCTGACAGAGAAGAATATCAATGGTGTTGTAAATATCTTACGTAACATATTAGAAAACGAACAATAAAACAATTAAGGGGAATTTTGAACTTTTGTTTGAAATTCCCTTGGTTTGTACTATATTTAGATTGTTAATTAATGAACATTAAATATAGTATTTTATGCCATATATTCTCAAACATACAAAATGGTTTTCTAACCGCCCTACTTATACTATCAATAAGTTTGGCATAAATCCATCTTCAAAGTTCATATATAAAGAAATGGAAATTGAAGCTTATAAGACTTCACCGGCATTGATGTCACAAGCTTTACTTTATGTTTCCAACCAAGTAACAGAAAATTCTGCACAGTTAGTTGCTAAGAAAAATTCTGATTCTTCTTATACAGATGGCAAACATATTGTTGTTGGTATGAATCCAATGAAGGAACATAAAGATGCTTATGATGGTATGGATATTGAAATGGGATTAGCTTGTCATGAAGCATGCCATTGTGCTTTTACTGATTTCAAAAATTATGATTTGAAAATGGTAAAATATCCTATTGCTCATTGGCTTCATAATGTATATGAGGATGAATGCATTGAAGAAATGTTAGGTATCAAAAAACCACAATGGATGTATTTTTTGAACCATGTATTGTCACATTACTTTTCTGAAGATAAATTCATCAATTCTATAAAGAAACTTGTTCTTTCTAACAGTAAGATAGATATTGTACAGTTTATGATATTGTATATGATTAGAAATTCAGAACTTTCAAATAGATTTCCTAAAGAATGGATTGATGAATTTGGTCCAATGTTAGATGAGATATATGAAAAGGTTATTGTAAAAATTGAAGATCCAAATCAATTCAAATATACTCCTACAAAAAATACTGTTGTTGCATGTCTTGATACTATAGAAATAATCAAGAAATATGTAAAGTTAGATGATCTCAATTCAAGATTATCTAAGCCAAATCTTGGTATGATAGGAAATTCTTCAACTGAAGGTAATCCAAATCAGGATAAGAATTGTGGTCAAAATGGATTGTTTTCTCCTAATACAAGTGAAGGAAGAAATAAATCAAAGAATGCAATATCACAAAAATTCAACAATGCAAAAAATTCAGTAAATCAAGAAAATGATGCTCTTGGTAAATGTGATACTAATAAACCAGATAAATTATTTAATGGAGCAAAAGAAGAAATAGGAGCAGTAAAACCAAATAGTTCTGATGCCATTGCTTATAAGAAGATGATTTCTAAGTTATCAGAAGAAATAAAGATTGCTAAGAAAATAATCATTCCTAACAATAAGAAAATTGAATTAGAAGATGATAAATTTCATAGAAATGGACAACTTATATCATCTCATCTTGTACAGGCGATTCAAGGAGTAAACTGTGTATATCATAGAAAGGTTATAAAGAAATCAGAAAGTCCAGATCCTAAATATGCATTTGTAATATCAATAGATGAATCTGGATCAATGAATTTTCCTCAAAATGGTGAATATTCTGCTAGAAATGTCGCATCAAAACTTGCTTGTATTTTTTATGAAGCAATGAAAAATTATGAGGGAATTGATTTGTATATTTATGGACATGGTGAAAATATTGTAAAATACATTACACCTAAAGATAAGAATCCTTATAAGTTAGGAAATCGATTATATCAGATGTCTCAAAATGATGCTAAGTCTTATGATACTATATTGAAAGATGTAAAATTGCAGACAAATAAGAAAATACTCTTTTTGAATATTACTGATAGTTTATATTTGAGTAGTAAAACATCATTAATTAGAGTTATTGATAATTGGAAGGCACAAAATGTATTATTTGGACTACTTTGTATCAATTCATCAGATTATGAGTATCAAAATAATGAAAAGGAATATAAAGCAATCAATAACCAGTTATATGGGGATAATTGGGTAGGTGTATCTGATACAAAATCAGGAATGAAAGAAGCATTGATTAAATTTTCTAATATTATTAGAAAAAATTATGATAAGCTTAAATAAACCAAGAGTCCCCTGTTAAGCGCCTGGGTCACACAGGAAACGGAAAATGGTCGAGATGATAAATTATATCTCTCGACCATTTTTATTGTTTCAGGATTGATTTTCCTAGTTGCTAGCTTCACCAGTGCTCATGTCCTCGTCCCAGAAGTCACTTCTAAATGTAACTGCTAATTTTGCAGGTTCATTATCAGTATAGTTCAATGTATCAAGACCAGTAACACTTGTAATCATTGTGTCATGGAATACATAGGCTCTGTAAATTGTACCATCTCTATTAGCTTCCGCAATTCTCATTACATCAGCAACATAGTCAGCCTTCAATGTACGAGTACCATCAGCAAGGTCATAACCAAGTTTTTCCCAAGCCTTGAAGATACGGAGCAACCAAGCATCTGACTTAGAACGGATGTTCAAATTAAAGTTCACTGTAACTTCAGCATAAGTGTTATCCAATGTTGGGTTTAAGAAGCTCACATCAACACCGAAGAATTTCTGTGAACCAGCTTGTACTGTCTTCTGCAATGCATCCAAACCAGCAACATCAGTAACTTGTTCTGTCATAGTAGCGGCATCAGCACCAAACATACCTTGCAACTGTGTAGGAAGTGTGAATGATACTTCAAACACAGCACGGTTCATTGGATCATGACGATTAGCACCAGCCTTAGTATTCATCAAATGAGGAAGATGTGTCTTGCCATCATGGCCACGAGAAGCAAAATCACCTGTAGTTGCAGGAACTGATCCACCCCAATAAATGTTAGGCTTATTTTCTGTTATTTTCTGCATAAAACTTTCTTATATATAAGATTTGTTATTTTCCTTAGAATGAGGAAGTCCTTAAGGACTTCCTCAATGTATTTTATTCTCCAAGAATAGTAGAATTCATCTGACCTGTACGATACAGAGTCAACTCATGTACCATCTTACCCATACCACGACCTGGTTCAATATGAGTAGACAAGATAGCCATCTCATTATCAATAATATCAGGTGTGTTGTTAGAGTCATCCATGACATTCAAGTAAGCTTGAATACCACCATTAGCTTGAACTCTAGCACAGATAGAATCAGCACGATCCTTAATCTTATTACGTACGGTTTGGTTGTTGAACTCCCATTGATAAGACTGAAGAATCTTCTCAACTTCATCCATGATGTAGATAACCAACTCACGAACGTTAACAGAACTCAATGCTGACTTAGGTGTCTGCTTAGCAGTTTGGTTAGCATTGATGAATGTACCGAAGCTTGGGCGGTATACCATACAATTTACACCAAAAGGTTCAATTATGTTGAGTTCATCACCACTATAATTGTAATCAGGACCAACAAGACCAGATACTGACATTGCACCATAGTTAGGACCAGCTACAATTTCATAAGGAAGACGAGAATTGTACTTCTCCATGAACAAGTTAGATACAAGACCTGCAGATGGAACAACAGAATCAATAGTACCATCAGAAAGCTTCAATGGAGTATAGAAAGCTGCAAAGCTAGCACCTTCATCATTTGATGGAAGAGAGAATGCTGTTGTATGAGCTTTCTTCTTATTGAATCCATCAACTACATATTGTACATTGAATACTCCCTTAGCATCAGTAAATGAACTGTATGGACACTTTACAAATGTCTTAACAGAAGGGAAGTTCAGAATAGCGAATGCATTTTGCTTCTGCTTAGCGAGATAAGAAAGTACCTTCTTAGCACCTGCATCAACATAAGTTTCGAAACCATCGATAACATATCTGAAGTCAATTTCTGACTTATTCAAAAGACCTGTACGAAGACCTTTGTATTCAGTCAAAGCTGATAACTGGAAGTTCTGCCATTCAAGCTTAGCACGTTGACCAACTCCATCTGGCTTTGGATGTTCGTAAGTATAACCCTTCAAGTATACAGGTTCCATAGTACCAATTTCTTGGTTCAAACCATTTTCAATACGAACAAGATACTTACCATAAGTTGTTGCATTTTGTGCGGCTTTCTTGATCCACTCATTAGTATTAGCTACCAATGTAGAATAACCAACTAAGTAATGACCAGTCTTTTTTGTACCATTTTCAGTATATTCTGCTGTAGTACTGTTATAAGCTGTCTTTTCAGAAGTAGAAAGCTTACCGTAATCTTCTACAGAAATTGGCTTAATCTTTTGATATTCAGCATTAGTATACATAACTACTTCCTGACCAAAGTCAAATGTTGGATTAGTATACATTGCAACATAATATCCGATTTTATCAGTACCATCATGTTTCAAAGTAATGGTATTTGCAGTGATTTTGTTAGTATTATCTACCTTCAAATCAGGATTAGCAAAACCATCTACATAGAAAGTACCGTCATTTGTTAGAACTTCAATAGGTTTCTTAAGACCATCTGCAGTAGCATTCAATTGTTTGATATCATCATAAATGAATGTATAAGAATCAAGTTCTACATATTTATAGTCTGCTTTTACATCACCAGTTTTAGTAGAATCAGGAAGAGCTTTATATGCTGCACCTGTTATATTGTCTTTACTTGGATCTGTTGTTGCAATCTTATGATAATGATAGTTCTTAGTACACATGTTACGTGCATTAGCACTCAACAACATGTATTCTACACCGGTAACTTGCTTAGAAAATACGATAGCAGAAGATTTGAATCCATCTTTATTCTTTGCTACTTCATAAGCTTCAGCAGTCAAAGTTCTAGGTCCTACATGGTTGTAAGAAACTGCCCAATTCTTAGGATTGTAGAGCTTCTGTTCTTCTGTATCAAGCAACTTGTATTCACCATTAGAAATAGTTACGTCCTTGTCAGATTTGCTAGCACCTTCATAAGTAGCGATATTACCAGTGAACTTAATAGAGTATGTTTTAGGATTACCATATTCATCAGTGATAGTTTCTGCTTCTTGAACATAACAAAGGTCATAATAACCGTTAATAACTTCATCAGAATAGTCACCATCACCATCCATATCAATCTTACCATCTACTGCTAAGAACTGATCACCCTTCTGAAGCATAGCAAGAATAGTAGTATCAGCTGTAGCAGGAGCAGTCAAATGATATGTATGTACAGCATCTTCATCTTCTTCATCATATACATCAGCTGACAATGTCCAGTGTTCATTCAATGGAATGAATGTTACAGATGGGCCATATACATTCCAAGAAGCATACTTGTTAGTTGTATCAATCAATGTATCTGGGTTCAAATATTCTGTCTTTGTAGTAATGTAAACATCTTCGATGTTACACTTAACAACTTCAGAACTCAAGATTACCATAGCGTCATTTGTACTATCCAAATCTCTAGAAAGAGAAGTAATCACTCTCTTAGGACCATCAACATTCTCAGGTTTATTATAAGCGTCCGTCGATGTGTAAACTGTACCAAGACCTGACTCAAATGAAACATAAGTAGTTTCACCATCAACTGTCTTCTTGTAAGCAGCACCAAGTTCATAAAGAACATAGTTTACGTTTGGCTTATCAACCATACTTAAATCAATAGTGATACGTTGAGTTGAACCAACAGCACCAAGAATAATGCCTTTATCGGTCCAAGACTGAACATACATATTACCACTGATCTTCTTGGTTTTCTTATAAGAAAGAGGATGCTTGATAGTATCTTCATCTGACCAGATGTTTGTACGGAAATGTGTCTTAGCAGAAACAACTGGAGCACCAACATTACCAAGAAGTGATGTTAAAGCAGTACCCTTCCAAAGTCTGTCGATACAAACAATGCTAGTACCATACTGCTTGTAAATCTTAGCACGATTGTGACCAACATCAGAACCATCACTTTCAACATGAGTATTGTCATAAGGAGTAGAATCCGAAGTAGAGATCCAACGAGCACCTGACATGTCGATGTTAGCAGTACCATATTCATAAAGCATATCTTCATTGAAGCTCATCATCATGTGGTGTGCATCAGAATCAAGATTGAATATGATATCAAGAGAAGCATAGTTGCCATTCTTATCCTTGAAATATGGGATCAAACAGCCCACATAATGACCAATAGCACCACTTGTCTCATCTTCAAAAAGATAATCAAGGGTATCATTGTAATCACCAAAGCTGTCCTTTACATATTGACGAAGCTTCAACTTACCATTTTTATCTACAATAAAGTAATTCTTTAAAGTTTCAGAAGCAAGAACTTGATCAGCAGTAAACTTACCACTGAATACATAAACCTCAGCAAAGAATGCTGACATAAGTTCATTTTCATAACCTTCGAGGAATTCAGGAACAGCTTCACCTGCATCCTTATACCAATCACTTACTGTAACATTATAAGAACTTACTTTGCTACCACTGGCCTTACGAATGAAGAAAGTACCAGAATTAGCTTTTACATCGGTAGTAGCGATATTAATATATTCTGATCCACGTACTTCATTAAGCTTTTCTGGGTCTAATGACCAGAAACGAGTAGTATCGTAAACATCTGCCACAGGAATCTGTACTGTATCAATAGTATCCTTCGCATTGAAGTTAGTATTGATTTGAGCACCTGTAACATTTTCTGTATCAAACTTCTTCAAGTTCAAACAAAGAATAGGAGATACACTCAACATCTGTAAAGCAGTACGGTGGAAGAAATTACCACGACGCTCTTGTGTCTTGTTGATATTACCGTACATTGCGATAAAATCAGCAGCACTTTGGATATAAGTAGGAATGTTGAATGGACCCTTATCAGAATATCCAACAAGTAAACGAAGAACATTTGTATCCTGGTTCAATACAGTTGACCTGTCAAAGACAATTCTGTACAGCCCAGCCGCTTTTATATTTTGCAAATAAACTGGTATTGCCATGTAAATTATTTATGTTTTTATAAAAATAATGTATAAGTACTATTTTTAATTATAAATCTATATAATGCTTATAAATGAAAACAAATCATGATAAAATTATAGTAAAAATTATTTGTGGACAAAATAAAGGAAATATTTCAAGATTTAAAATATCTAAAATAAAAGATAATTATCCAAATATATTAAATTATATAAAAACTAGATATAAAGATAGTAATTCAATAAATGAAACTATTAATAGAATGAAATTTGGTGGTCCAGAAATAGTACCAAAATGTCCAGTTTGTGGAAAACCAACAATTTATAAATATAAAAATATATATACATTATATTGTTCTCATGAATGTGCTTATAAATCTAAAGAAGTATATGAAAAGAAAAAACAAACTTCATTAAAACATTATGGAGTATCTCACCCAATGAGATCAAAAGAAATAAAAGAAAAAGTAAAAAATACTAATATTGAAATTTATGGTGCAAAAACATTTGCTGAATCAAAACTTGGTAAAAAATATTTTGAGGAAAATAAAGAATTATTAGTTAAAAAAACAGAAGAAGGTATATTTAAAAAATATGGTGTTAAAAGTTATCAACAATCAAAAGAATATCAAAATAAAAAAGATGAAATATTAAAAAAAAGAAAAGAAACAAATTTAAAAAGATTTGGAGAAACTTCTTATTCAAAAACCAATGAATGGAAACAATCTTTTCAAAATAAAAAGCAAGAGATGTTGGAAAAAATGAAAGAAACATGCCTTAAAAAATATGGAAGAGAATGGTATTTTCAAACAGAAGATTCTAAACAAAAAAATTATATTACACAAAAGAAAAATGGTACATTTGGAAAATCTAAACCTGAAGTTGAACTTAAAAATTTTCTATTAAATTATTTTCCTGATTTAATATATCAATATAAATCAAAAGAATATCCATGGAAATGTGATTATTATATTCCTACATATAAACTTTTTATAGAATTACAAGGTTCTTGGTGTCATGGAAATAAACCTTATGATCCAAATGATGAAGAATGCATTGAATTAGTTAATTTATGGAAATCAAAGCCAAATGGATTTTATAAAAGAGCATTATATGGATATACAATAGCTGATGTTAAAAAACGTAATTGGGTAAAAACTCATAAATTAAATTTTATTGAAATTTTTGATTATTCTGATTTTAATAAAATTCTTAATAATATTAATACATATATCAAAATGCATCAAATGTAAATATTTAAACTATTTTGGAATATATACAAAAAGAGAGATTCCTTAAGGAATCTCTCTTTTCTATGTTTACATTTACCATTAGAGCAAACCGAAGTCAGATGAAACAGTAAATGTGTAATAACTTTTCTCTGGGAAGAAACCGATATCAGCAATAGCGTAACGGCTATTTACAAGCATCTTAGGTGCCATCGTGCCTTCCGCAATGAGCTGCATTTGGTCCGCAAGGATATAAGGCATAAATACTACACCTGGTTCGTTACCAGAACCCTTACGACCAACACAAATACGAGTATCGTTCCAATCCATGTAAGGATCTACATAAACCTGAAGACCTGCAATAGTACCAGCTTTGTAGAGGTTAGCAGTTACAGACTGTGTGAATGTATTCTGCATTGGAGCAACTACATACTGAGCGCAATCTTGAAGTGCTGTAACAACTTGAGTATTTGTAACAACCCAGTTAGCTGGACCACGTCTATTAGTTACCTGAATGAGGTTAGATGCTGCAAGTACACGAGAAGCGATACGACGTTGACGAGTATGAAGGTTTTCAGCAGATGTGTTAACTTCTGAGTTCTTGATAGTACCCCAAGTAGCACGAAGATCGTTACCGAAGATATCTTTGTACTCCTTGATATTCATAGGAAGGTTAGCGAAGTCCTTATCAGCTGTACCCATGTAGAGGTTCAAGTCAACACCTTGATAGTTCTTCAAGTTCAATGCATTAGTAACACCAAGACGGAATACATGCTCAAGAATACGAGCGTTGATAGACTGGGTGATTTCGTTCTGCATTGCTTCCATAATCTTAGAAACAGCATTAACGCCGTACAATGGAAGATCCTGAAGTTGCTGACGAGTTACAGCACCTGTTACTTCATAACTACCTACTGTAATCCACTTAGAGAATAGACGAAGACCGATAGTGTTACCAGTACCAGTTTCATTCTCAGCACGTGTCATAGGTTCCTTCTTACCAGTAGCGAAGTTAGCAAAACCATCGATGAAGTCAACCATTGTCTGAGCGAAGTCAACCTGTACGGCTTTCTTTTCATCATCTGTAAAGTCAGCAATCATATCTGCAGTATCTGCAGTAAATACCGTCAAACCATTAGCACCAGTACCAGTAAATGCCTCATTGATAGAGATATCCGTATCATCCTTCTTTGAATCGATAACCTGTACAAGAAGACCACCATCCATACGACCGAAGCCCTTGAAAATACCTCTTACAGTACCAGCAGCAGTTGTAAATACAAGCTGTGCATCTTCCTTCATTTCAGCATGCTTACGAAGCTTAGCAATTGCAGTACCAGGGAGCAATACCTTGAAGTACATTGGCTTGTTCTCACGACCAGCACCAACACCATCAAGACCAGCAATTTCATTTCTACGACCCATCTTACCACCAGCATAAGGGAAGTCCATATAACTCAAGAGAGCCCAAGGACCCTTAGTAGGAATAGTTGGAACAAGCTCAAGACCAATAGTCATCAAAGCTACGTTCAAAGCCATAGGAAGTGTAGAAACTGGAATATCACCACTACCAGGAGTCTGATTGAAGAATGCACCTGGATTGATACCAGCTGTAGAACTACCACGACCATCAGCACCGTGAGGACCACTAGGAGCGGCAATATTACCCATACCAAGAGTATTAGCTGGAGTAGCATACATAGGACCAACACCAGGACCACCACCAGGAGCACCAGCTGGAACTGTAACAGGGCTAACACCAGCAGGAGTAGCTACTGCATGAGCACCAAGGTTAGCTTCAAACATTGCGTGTGTTTGGGCATAATCAGATACCCAATTCAACTTTTCATTATCTTCAACATGGAACTGCTCAGTAAGCATCTTAGTCCACATTGCTTTGTTCTGATTTTCTGTAATCAACATGTTTATTACTAGAAATATGATTTTGTTATAATTCTTTTTCTTTTAGAATTTAGTAAAAATAAATTGTTCCTCCACCTTTTAGACATTTAACGTAAAGCCATCATCTGAGCAGCGATACTAGACATATAGCTATCTACAGGGTTTTGGTTATGATTCTCGTTGATATTCTGTACTGGCTTCTCATTGAAATCAATACCAGCCCAGAAGCTTTCCATTACACCAGTCTTAGTAAAGTCATAAGCACGAGACTGTAGAGCTATTTCATCCTTCTTTTGCTCGCTCAATCCTTCGAACATTGGACGGTACTCATTTGGCATGTTTACAATAGCATAGCAAGTTGCATACTTACCAAGATTCTTCTCTTGCTGTTCCTTCAACATCTGAATCTCATTTTCTTTAGAACCTTGACCACTTTCAAGCATCTCAAGCATTCTATCGATATTGTCGAACTTGTCATTAGACTTAGATTCGATATATTCAGAAACATTCTCATTAATCTTGTTACTCAATTCTTTACCAAATTGCTCAGTAATCCAATTCTGTAGTTCATCAGAGTAATTTTCAACAATCCACTTCTGAACCTCAGGAGAATACTGCTCTACAATCCACTTCTGAACCTCAGATGAATAATTTTCAACAATCCACTTCTGAACCTCAGGTGAATACTGCTCTACAATCCACTTCTGAACCTCAGGAGAATAATGTTCTGTTACCCACTTCTGAACTTCTGGAGAATATTGCTCTACTACCCACTTCTGTACTTCAGGAGCAAACTGTTCACATACCCAATTCTGAACAACTGGAGCAAACTCTTCACTTACCCATTTCTGTACACCATTTGCCATTTCTTGGCTAAATTCAGGTTTGAATTCTTCCTTAATCCAAGATTCAATAGCATCATAGTTAGTAGGCTTGAATTCAGAAACTTGTTCAGTAAGAGCTTGGATTTGCTCATCCTTTTCGTTGATAGATTCCTTAGCTACATGGAGTTCTGCCTCAAGGCTTTCTACCTTTTCACTAAGCTTATCAACTGCTTCTTTCAAGTCTTTCATATTTGTTTTATCTTTGTCTTTATCTTTGTTCTTATCTGGATCATCATTCTTGTCGTCTTCTCCTTCAAGAATTACTGCACACATGGATTCATTCAATGATTCAAACTTCTGATTTTCATCTAGATGTAGACTTGCTTGTGAGAAACCAGGTGTACCAACCAAGTCATAAGTCTTAAGCATAGTAAGTGTTACATTACCAGATTCATCGATAGAACCAAGAGCACGAGAACTGATATACAAAGGTACACCAGCTTCTACAATAGCCTTAGCATTACGACCCTTCTCAGTATCAAGCAGTACAACAGTACCAGTAATAGTACCATCTTCATGCATCTGAACACTTTCGATCTTATGGCTTACATTGTTTAAGTTTATGTTCATTGAATTTGGATGTTCAAGTTCACCAAGACAACCTTCTGTTGCTATTGTCTTTTGCAAACTTTCTACCATCTGACCATAATTCTCCTTACTATATATTCGATTGTTTCCATTCTTAATACCACAAACACCGAATACACCAGAAAGGCGAATTTCATTGTTGTCAAGAGACTCCTTAACCTTCATTGCAGTTATGTTGCCAAGTGTCTCATATACTAGACATTTCTTTGCCATTTCGTATTTGATAGGATAAATTTTGACCTATATATTAAATTAGGTTAATGTTACTTTTAAAAATAACAGAAGAAAGTAAAGCCTCTATCAAATTACATTTAATTAATAATAAAACAAAATAAAAAAGGACAGTAGTTAACTACTGTCCTTTTGTTTAGAATTTAGGAATAGAAATTTTAGGCATAGATGGAGCTGACATCTTAGGCATACTAGGCATCTTAGGCATCATGCCATTGTATCTCTTATCCTGATCTTTCTGTTCTTTTTCTTCTTTCTTTTGGATATCTTTTATGTTAGCAAGATACTCTTCATATATCCAATAAGGCATTCTAAGTATTTCACTAGGTTGTATGTGATATTCCCTACAAATAAATAAACTATTTCTTACCGAATTTACGACGCTTACTTTGTATATGGAATAGACCGCTGACTCCATTGGGAAATCTGATATCTGAAGTTACCTCCTCTCCACAGCTTGGGCATTTAGTAAGTAATTTAGTCTTAGGAGTAACAATAATATTCTTAAGAACTTCATCCATGAATTCAAACTGATCAATAGAAAGAGAATCAAATGCAGTCTTAAGCTGTTTCATCTGTCTCTTACTGATTTCATCATCCTTAGAAATCTTAGGTGTCATCCAAGAAACAAAACGAATAAATACTGGATCTATCTTTGCATTTCTGTTTTCTTGGAGCTTACGAATCATCCAAGCCTTGATGTTTGCATCCTTTTCCAAAGTTGGTACATACAAAGTAATAGGATCACCTTCTACTTCATATTCTGATGGATCAATAGCCCAAGTACGAGAAGTCTGGTCATAATATGAAATTACTTCTTCATCTGGCATATCATACATCAATGCATCAGAAGTCAAGTTGAATTCTACTGGAGTTTCACACTCAGGACAATCTTCATAATATGAAATATTTGACTCACCATCTTGGAATGTGTATTCTCTTACAAGAAGTAAGAAGAAGAATCTGTCCCAAGAGCAGATGTTGTGCCATGGAATAGGACGATCTGTGCTATCCTTAATCTGCAAACAAGTCTTCAATACCTCATTAAATACTTCATCGATACTATTGCCATTCTGATCATCAATCATAGACCAGTTACGAATAGCTTCTACTGTTGCTGGACGAATATAGAATGACCAATCTGATGGATAGAAAATATCACGTTCACCTAACAATGTTCTATCAACTGGGAGCCATCCTTCACGAACTCTTGTAGTATCTCCAATTTTCTGACCAATTCTTGAAAGATTCTGTGATTTGATGAATTCTTTATCACGTTCTCTCTCTTCATTTGACATAGCACCAGGAAGTCTGTTCAACTTCTTTCCTATCATTTGAGTAGCCATATTAGTAGAAGGAGCTTCTTCAGCTACATCATATACTTCTTGCTGTACTCCTCCATCTGCTTCAATATTCAAATCATTACCAAGATCACCAATTTGTGAAGCTAATGTTTGTTCTGTTTCTTCTTGTGTTTGTTTTCTACGTATTGCCATATTTATTAATCAAATTTGATTTTATTTCCTCACTTAAAAAATAAAGTTATTTTGTTTAGTTAAAAGACTTGTTCATATTCGGATGCATGTACTATTACTTGACCCGTACATAAACTTTTCTTAATGTTTTCTTTATTGATTTTCTTATTCTTTACACTTACTCTTATCTTATGGTCAAATCTGTCATCAGGCATAGGACCATGATTGATAATTATGATAGTTCTGTTGTTTGCCATAGAAGTTTGAAGCATTTCCAACATCATATCTTTCATATTGTCATCCATATTTGAAAAGAGTTCATCAAGTCCTATTATATTAAAATTAACATTTGCAATAACATTCTGAAGAATTCCAAATATAATACAAATATCTAAGGTCTTCTTCTGACCAGTTGATAAGTCTTTATATGAAATTTCTTTTTCATTATTATCAATGAATATGTGGCACTTGAATTCCTGGTCAAACTTGACAGAATAGTTTTGTTCAAGCTTATTGAGATACTTAGATATTGAATTGTTGATATGAGGTATCATAGAATCAAGCAACTTGTATCGTAATGACTTAGTGAACAATTCTGACAAATCATTCCATTCACCTTGTTCTAATTCATTATCTAATGATTCTTGTTGTAATCTCTCTAACTTGTCTTTAGCTTCTGATATCAAATTATCAAAATTATCTTTCATTAACTTAAGATTAGAATTGTAAGTTGATACTTTAGTATCAATAGAATGGATTTCAGATTTGATATCAGAAATCAATGTATCATATTTCTTGTTTACTATATCTATCTTATCATTTATAGATAGAATTTCTTTAGATACTTCTTCTATCTTATCATTCCAATCATGCCAAACTTTAGCATAATCATTCATTTTATTGAGATATTCATCTATTTTTGATTTCTCAATATCATGACCACATGTAGGACATTTACCTGATTTGAATTTCTCATACATCTGTTTCTGTTGCTTTCCTAAAGTAGCTGCTTCTGTACGCTTATCAACAAATTCAGATTTCTTTTTCTCTAATTCTCTTTTTTGCTCTACTATTGTATCAACTTTTTGCTTATGTTCTTCTTTTACAGATTTTCCTTGTTCAATCAAGTCATTTCTTCGCTTGTCCAATCCTGTTATATCTATTGATGTAGCAAGTTTCTGTTGCTGATTTTCTTTCTTCTTTTTTAAAGATTCTATCTGATTAGAAGTTTCTTGTATCAATGCTTGCAATTCTGTTCCTCTTTTTGCAACATCTCTTCTTTCTTCAACTACTTCATCATTATAAGTAGTAAAAGTCTTAAAACCAAATACATCATCCAAAAAGCATTTTGTTTGAAATGGGTTCATGCTTGCTAATGACATAAACTGGTTGAACGATATGATGCACATTCTTTCTATTGCAATTCTTGGTACATCATAATATTCTTCTAGGATTTTCTGATAATCATTCTTAGATGGTGCTTGCAAATCCTTTCCGTCTATTTTTGCTACCATTTCAGAATAACAAGATCTAGAAATATAAATATCATGCTTTCCAGAAGTAAGCCATAATTCAACTTTATAGTCTTTAGTATTCCAAGCAATCAAATTTGGGTTCTTATGATCTTTTATGGTACCATAAAGACCAAATAGAATAGAATTTAATAGCATGGTTTTTCCACTTCCAATAGGACCAGAAAGCTTAATCATTCCCTTTAATTCATTAAAATTAAATTCATGAACCCCATATAAAGATCCAAAATTTTTTATTCTTATTTTATTTATTATCATGATTAATAAAATGTTTTACTTCATCTAAATTAAAAAATTCAATGTAATTCAAATGATTTATTTTTGCAACTTTTCTTTTATATGGATCTCTTTCTGTCCATATTTGTATTGCATTCTTATATAGAATTTTATTTTCATTTTCATATTTATATTTCCATTTATTAACAATGTTACTATCTTCTTCCGATTCAGGATTATAAATATGGTCGCCATGTGTCCAATATCCATTGAATTCAATAAACAAATCTTCACTAGGAATATAAAAGTCACAATTAAATGGATATCGATTACTATTATATTGTCTTATTACATCCTTATATTTTAATTTTAATAATTCAAAACATTTATCTTCTTTTTTAGATCTTTTATAAGATCCATTTTTTATTTTAGTTTGAATTATTTTATTTTGTACTTCCGGATCAGATAATTTAATTCTTAAATTTTCTCTTGCTTTAGGACATTGATTATAATATTCATATCCGTATTTAATTAAATTGGTTTGTTTAGTTTTTTCTTTACATTTTTCAGATGATAAAGATATTTGGGCTTTTTTCCTTATATCTTCATCACAAAAGAAATTTGCATAGCCATATTTTCTAAGTCTTGTTTCTTCTGATTTCTTTTGAATTTCTTTGGAAGAAAGAACACATTTTACTCCATATTTTTTTAAACAAGTATTTTCTTTTTTATTTTTGATTTCTTTTAATTGGAATGGATTTTCTGTACCATATTTATTCTGCCAAGTCATTTTCATCTTGGTAATTATACCTGGTATACCTTTACCATATTTTTTTAACCTTGTTTCTGCAATATGAATACCAACTAAATTAGATTTTTTCTTACAATCATTAGAACAATATGTCAAATATACTAATCCAGGATGTCCATTAAATTTACAATTTTTACCACATACTGGGCACTTTGGAATTTCTTCTATATTATATTTTATTCTATATACAGTTTCTTTATAAGAGTTAAATTCTTTAAATCTATTCTTTAAATATTTTTTAACTTCATCTGTAAAAGATTTCTTATTTAATTTTAATCTTTTTTTAAAAAATTCATTAATTATATATTCATCATTGATTTCCATGTAGTATATATTCTAATATAGATGTTTTACATTTAAAAATAATCCTTTTTAATTAATTTGTTCTTCACTATTTCATACTTACTATATAGATTCTTTGGAATGTTGCTATCAATATATTTCTTTATATCTTGGTTCATATCAATTCCAACTTCATCATCATTTATCATCATCTTATCTATTGCTACTACTCTTATAGATATTCCAGGATTATTCAGTTTCAGTTCTTTTACTTTCTCAATGTATTTTGCTTTATTGATTAAGTCTTTATCAATGTATAGCTGAACAAAGCAATTATCAAAATTAGTAAGATTAAAGATTTCTTCATTAAAATATCTGTAAAACTGATAAGTTTCTTCATTTTCAAACTTACGTACTATTTCTGTACCTCGTAACAAATATACATATCTCTTGTCATTTACATCATTGAAGTTCAATGGTAATGCTGCACCAAGATTATAAAGCTTATGTTCTTCATCTGTCCATGGTGTATGAATGTGTCCACTATATACTGGACTTCCATTCATATTCTTTATCATATCTATATCCCAAGTACATAAATCAGAATGACAGAATATTCTCTTTATAGATTCTCCTTTAAAGTGTTCTATTGTTTGTCCAAACAATTCTTTATCTTCTGTAAAGAACCAAGGCAAATATAAGTCACCATCATTATCAAGATATGGGGTTTCAGTATAGAAGTGTACATTATCATGTTCTTTCATGAATTCAGAACCAAAAACCATTTCATAAGCATTGTAATGCATATCTTCTTTCTTAGGAGAATAGTAGTCATGATTACCAGCAAGAAAATTGAAACTCTTTACAGGATTTCTTTCTATCATTTCTCTTACCATGTCTTTTACTTTGATGCCAACTAAAGTGTTTATAGAATATCTTACATCAAACAAGTCACCTAGGAAAATTACTTTCTGCACACCATTTGATATTATCAAACTCTCAATTTCTACAAAATAATTTTCCATTTCTTCAAGCCATTGTACAGAATTTGTCTTGGTTCCAAAATGGAAATCACCTATCACTAAAGTATCTTTTTCGTTCATAAAATAATGTTTATACTAAATTAAAATAGAAATAAAATAATTGCAATTTCAAAATATTTTATTTGTATTTATTTTGAAATTTATTTTGTTTATTCTATATTTTATCCGAACAAAATAAATATTAAAATTATGGATATGAATACAAACAAGATTTATGATGATGCTCCAATGATGGATATGGTTAAATTTAACCAAGTAGAAGGTATTGATTTGAACCTCATAGATGGAGAAAAATTGAATTTTTACTATACATTATCACAAGTTATTTGGGTTACTGAAATACATCTTACAGAAAATAATGAAATAGCATATAACTACATCTGTCCTTATGTTGTTGTAAAAGTCAACAACAAGTATTTTCTTAGAAATCGTACTAATGCATATACTTATGCTCATTATGATGTAAAATTTAAAGAATATGAGTTTGAAAATATAATGGGTAACTTTGCTCTTCCAGTTAATGTACATGCTTCTACTTCTTATGAATATATAAACAGATATAGGCATGAAGAGTACAAGAAGTTAGTACTTCAGAAAGAAGAAAACAAGTCAACTAACAAATTTGAATTTACTTTAAAGCAAGCTAAAGAAGCTCTTGCAGAAAAATATGGATATAATATAGAAAATATTTGTATTAAGCTATAATATATATGGATATATCAAAAGTAAGAAGAGAAGGACATTACTATATATTCAGTGTACAAGAAGTACAGGATATCATTAGTAAAGCTTTAGAAATTGATCCAAGATTAGTAGTTATTGAAACAAAATATTGAAGCAAAATATTGGAATGAAAACAGATTATAAATTTAGTGAACTAGTAAAGATGATAAAGAAGCATTATGTTGATTCTTTATCAAATGATGTTCTTGATATGCAACAAGAAATTGAAAGATTGGGAACTGAAGTAATGGACTTGAAGTCAAGAAATGAATCATTGAAGAAAACTATTGAGAATGACAAATTCAATGTCGAGAATGATCCTTCTTATATATTAGGAAAAGCAGTTGCAAAGTATGTGAAAGATACAATCAAGACTGATGTAATGAAGAATTTGAATGTTGAAGTAGATTCTGAATGGGACCCTTATTCTGGCCAACGAGACCATAATCATACAACAGAAATTTCTTGGAATGAAGATGAATAAAATTTTGAAATTTTATAATTTTATTCTATATTTTATTCGAACAAAAATAAAATGATATGACATATACGGTAACATTATCAAGTACATTAGCTAAGTTATCAACTCTTAAGGAAAAGAGCAAGTACACTAGATATCTTATGGATCTCTACTGTACTGAAGAAGAAACTATTCATAATGCATTATCTGGCTTATTCAAGACAAAGGTATTGTTTCAGAAGAAGTACAACATCTTATGGGTTGTGAATATTTCTGCTAAGAATAACAGAATTGTTACAGATAATATCATCCCTATATTTGTAAGTAAGGTAAAGTATGGATATCGAATGACACCTATCTATTATCCTTTCCTAAAGGATATGTATCGTGTTAAGGATGCAAAGTATATGGCTTATGTAATTGGTAAGCATGGTATTGCTGATTTTACTTTGACTGATGAGAATGATTTTCCTGTATTTGAAGAAAATGACAATCTTGATAATGCAATAATCTTTACTCAGTATGAAGATGCTATTAAGTACAGAAGCTTGTTCATTGAATATACAAAGGAAAAGAAGAAGAAAACTGATGAACGACATGCAAATGGTATCTTCACTATTGATGAAATTGCAAAGAAGCTTGGAATTTCACCAACCGATTTGAAGATCATTAATGATGAAGATGATGATTACATGTATTATGAAGGTACTAGACCGGAAGATTTTGGTGAACTTGGGGATGGTTATATGATTTAATTTTATTTAATTTAGAAATATGAATTTAACAACAGCTATATCAATTGTAAATGATGGTGTGCTTGTTGGTCCACATAAAGGTTGTCCAGTCTTATATATTAAAGATGAGGATGATCCAGACCAGTTTCAAGCACTGAATACAAAAGAATTCTATGAATATCTTAAGAAACAGAGAATATTCAGAGATGTATCAAGTTATTGCAGAACTGCATTCTACCTATCTTGGTTCTATATAGATGATAATGGAGAAGTAAAGACAGATAGTGCATCAATAACATTGCAAGAAGCTTATCCATTATCTAAATTGCAATATGATGATACAGTTCATGATATGTATGTTTGGAATATTCTTAGGAATGGGTTGAAATATATTTGGACAGCAAGTTTTCCAGATGAAGAGTTTCCTATGGAATATTCTGGTGACTTACATGATGACTTGCAACAGATATACGGAGTATACGAGAAAGTACAGAGCAAGTTTGGTGAGAAGCTTGATAAGTCTACATTTATTCAAGCTGTAAACAGTAAGTTGCAAAAGCGTGAGGTATATGACTTTACAGAAGAGAATATTGAATACGTAATAGATTATTTAAGAAACATTTTAGAAAAGTAAAATTATGGTAGCTTATAAGAAATTTACAAAAGCAGAAAGAGAAGGTGTAGTTCGTGCAATGACTAAAAATGTTGTTGAGAAAGAATACAAACCAATCATGTCTAATGTGGAAAATGAACTTACATCATTATTCATGAAGGATATTCCAAATGAAGTATTTGAGTTTGAAAAGAAGTATCCTCACCTTATTGATAAGGGTGATGTGTCATTATATGGATATGATTTCTTGACAAAAGAAGATAAAGAAAAGTATGATGTTTGGAGTAGATGGAATCATACTTATCCTTGCTTCCATGTAAATAATATTTACAACAAGATGATTGATGGTGTTAGTATTCATGGTTTTCATCTTGATGATACTTTAGTAAAATACATTAAGAAGAATGCACCAGAGATTGCAGAGAAAATCAAAGCAATTACTATAAAGAGATTAGACTTGCAAGATTGGTCTGATAAGCTTTCTTGTACATTAGGCGCCATTACAACTATCAACAAATTGAAGGAAGAGTTTCCTGAAGCTTATACTATCTATGTGAAGATATATGGTGAACCTGGTTCACCTTGCAAAAGTGTAAAAGATGACAAGGGTAACGAGACTTCTATGTGTGACAATATTGAGAAGTTGCGAGCAGAGTATAACAAGGTAGTAGATAGTAAGGAAGTAGAAAAGAAGTAATTTATATATTATGAAGAAATATAATTTGAAGTTTGAATTTTGGAATATCAATGTTGATCCTATTAAAGAAAAGGAAGCTAACAAGATTATTTGGATTCTTTCACAAACCAGACATGTAAAAGATATTTCATTTGCCAATTATGGTGAGATGACATTTGACCTTGCTGATGATAAGCATTGGAATCCTATTGTAGAAGATTTGATGGTATTCAACAGAAGAAAGTCAAATTGTATGGTATTTGATATCCATCTTACTAAAGGAATTGATTATTATGATAAGCTTTTCTTGTATCATAGCAACAACAAGAGAATTGGAAATTGGGGATATGTTTTATACAATACCAAGACAGGAAAATCAAAGCACACATATTTCATTTATGATGATTTGAATGACTTGATTGGACATATCAACAAAGCATTGAATTCAATGATGAGAAAAGACAATTTCAGTATGGCACATTATGAGTCAAGGGGAAAAATTGTTGGTCTAGATAAGTCTGATTATACTAACTGGTTGACCGGGCATCTTAGTGTCAATGATTGGTGTCGTAAGGAATATGCCGATCTTCCTAAGATCTTTGTTGACAAGTTGGTTTATCGAAACAATAAGAAATTCATTGAAATGTAAATTATGTAAAATATTAGTTCAATAAAATAATAATGGGTAAAGTAAATGAAGAATCCTCTACTGGTGGGATGGGAATTCCTAATCCTCTTAGTATTAAATATGAGGATGAAGAATATGTAAAAGAAGTTGCAAAATCATTATTTGCTAATGCTACTCTATCCGAAATTGATAGTAATGGTAATATTGTTAATTTAGGTGATGGAAAAGTTAAAGCAATAGCAGATAGGTGTGTAAAATACGCTAGAATGTTATTAAAGTCATTAAATTCATGAAAAATAAAAAATTGATTCATGTGATATTTCTAAATATCTACTTAGTAATATTGTGTTTTGTATATACATCATGTATTACATCAAATGTACCTATTGAAACAACATATCATACTCAAGTAGTTTATGAATATTATGACTATTGGTACAAATATCATAAACCATATTATCCCCCAATTCCAAAGAGACCAGTTTATGTTTGTCCTCCACCAAGAGATCCTTACCATCCTATTTGGATTCAACACCCATCATATAAACCAAGACCTAATTGGTTTGGTAATATGCGAAAGGATGTGAAAGTACCTAGTAGAGTAGACGGTAGACCTATTTATCCAAAGAATAAAAATTTTGGTGGTAGACGATGAACTTTTTAATAGAAATATTCTATTATTAATCTTGAAACGATATTAATATTCGTTTCATAATAACATAATTTAATAACAATATAAATTTAAAAGAAAATGAAAAAGATTTTGGTAGTATTTGCCGCTATTGTGGCAATTAGTTTTGCTTCTTGTGGCAATTCAACTAAGTCAACTGCATCTGTAAATGACTCAGATACAGTAGTTGTTGACACTGCTGCAGATTCTGTAACAGTTGACTCAGCCGTTGTAGCAAAGTAGAATCAGTTTAACTAATTCAATTTAAACACAGATGCAGGATTCAAAAGATCCTGCATTTTTTGTTTGAAATTTATCTAAAGTTTACTATATTTATAAAGTACAAACAAATAAATTAAATGTAGTAGACTATGTCGAATAAGAAATCTATAATGACCCTTGTGGTCGACGGTAACTGGTTGTTGATGTCTCGTCTTTCTATTCTTAGAATGAGAATTAAAGATGAAGATACTTTGGTTAAAGAAGTAAAGTTGATGATGATTAAGTCAATCAACAAGTTGCTTCGAGATATTCCACAGATTGATAATGTGATTTTTGTTGCAGATGGTGGATCATGGAGAAATAAGATAAGTATTCCAGAATTCTTGAAGAAAGATCATATTACTTATAAAGGTAACAGAGAAAAAGATAAAGATCTTGATTGGGACAAAATTTTCAAGGGATATGACGAGTTTATTGATATATTGAAAGAAACTGGAGTATGTGTTTCTAGAGAGAAAGGTGTAGAAGGAGATGATTGGTGTGCTTATTGGAGTAAGTTATTGAATAGTAAAAATACTAATTGCCTTATCTGGTCAGCTGATAGAGATTTGACTCAATTAGTTAAGATTGATTCAAAATCTAAATGCTTTACTGCTTGTTGGAAAAAGGATGCTATTGTAATTGAATCTGTTGACCATACATCAGATAATGAAATGGATTTCTTCTTCAATAGTTATGATTCAAATGAGAATCAGAAATTGTTAGAAACTCTTTGTATGAAAGCAAAGAAAGTTGAAGAAATTCATCCTATGGATATTGTAATAGATAAGACTATTAGAGGAGATCTTGGTGATAATATTTTACCAGTAGTTTACAAAAAGGCTAAGAATCCAAATTCTGACAAGATATTCAGAGTAAGCAACAAGGAATTAGATTTGTCTATTGATATTACAAATGTTGATGAAGTGAAGGCTTATTTCGAAGATTTGTTGAATAAGAAAACATGGAAAGATAAAGCCATGTCAACATTAGATGAGATAATTGAACACTTCTTTTACAATGAAAGATTAGTATGGTTGGATCCAATTCAATATCCTAATGAAATTCTCGAAAAGATGACAAAATATTCTATTCCTGTCATTAATAAGGATTTGAGTTTAGCAGAGCAGAAAATCCAAGCAGAAAAGAATGACGTTTATGATGTTCTTGAAGAAATTTAAGAAAAATTTAAATAAATTTTGAAATTTTAAGAATTGGTTCTATATTTAGTATGTTAAATATTAAATGTAGAACCAATTTAAGTAATAAGTATTATGATTATGGTAAATATGGATAATTTGAAAAAGGTAAAGAATTCAGTAATGAATATGATTAATGTTGAATTAATGAAAGAAAATCGTCTTTCTGATGTTTCTTCAATTAACATTAAGATTAAGTTTGAATGTAGTGATGTTTGTTCTCTTTATCCATTAACTTGGCTAGAAGATCCGTATGATGAATTTATTATTGAACATTTTATCAACAGAGTACCAGAAAAATATCGTTATCATCTTATTGGGTTTAAGCTTGAAGATTTCAATACTTGGTGGCCAGTTTTCGATGATGATGAATTAAATCAGAAGTTTGTTGATGAAACTAATGATTACATCAATAAGAAAGCTGAAATGTTAGATAAATGGAATATGTATGATTAAGATTTATAATTATGATGACAGATAGATTAAATCAACCTTTGAATATTTATGACTTAGTATTGATTTCTCATCCTAAGACTTCTGTATTGCTCAGATGTATGGTTGTAAAGATTATGACAAAGACAGTAAAAGTTGTTGTACTTCCAGAGTCTGAATTAGAAAATGAAACTGCTCAATATTGTCAGAAAACTATGGCTGATGTAGGTGATGGTAAATGGCATGGAAATGTATATAAGTCAAAAATTGGTTTCAATAGAAAACCTGAAGAAGTTATAAAGATTGGTCATACTGAAGTTCCTTGTGATTTATCTGAAACAGAAGAAGCAGTAGCTACAGAACTTGTGGATGTTAAGATTGGTGATCCTAACCTTTGGGTTAACAGAAAGAATTTGAATTATCACATTTAAATAATTTTTAAAATATGGAAACATTAGTTACAACAGATATTACTAATAAAGAAGTAAGAATTGGTGATATAGTATTAGTTGCACACACAGATAGCAATAATCTTTTTCATGCTAAAGTAATTAACATTAGACCTAAGAGAATGAAATGTATGATTTTTGATGCACCTAAGAGTTATCGTTATATGAATGATACAGTTGTTCAGAGATTACCAGAACAAGTAATTAAAATATCAGATTAAGAGACTATGAAAGTAATATACGATGAATTATACCCTGATGAGTTTTTCAATTATGGAGGTATTGTAACAGTAGGTAGTTTCAATTTTGAAATCAAGAATATTGTTGAATGGAAGAAAAGTACTAATGCTCCTAATTGGACATTCGACTATATCAATACTGTAAAAGGTGGTGATGCATGCATTGGTATCATGCACTTCAAGTTTGATGATGAAAATGGCTGGTTCAAATATACAGGTAATCTTCCAAAACTTGAACCTAAAGATCCTTATGGTATCAATAATGTAAACTTTTCATTGATTAGTCAAGACCATCCAAAATGGGATAAGTTTACAAAACAGAGATTAGAGTGTGGATTTGATGATTCTGAAATATGGAATCTTGACCTTACTATTGCAAAGTTCGTCCTTCCACGTGTTGAAAGATTGAAAAAAACTTTTGCTGGGTACCCTGCATTTTTAAAGAGTGAAGATGAATGGAAAGCTATTCTTGAAAAGATGTGTAAGGCATTTCGTTTGTATATTAATTGTGACAATGATTGTATCGAAAATGTAAGAACAATAAAAATGTTACATGAAAGTGATGATCCAAAAAAATTAATGGATATTTTGAAAGATCATGAAGATTATGAAGAAGGAATGAATCTCTTTTTCAAATATTGGAAATGGCTTGGTGATTAGTTAGATTCTCTAGGATGGCGCCTGGGTCACACAGGGAGCGGATAATTATGATTCAGTATATTCTATCAGTTGAGATAATTTTAACGTTTCCTAGTGAATTTTACAAAAAGAGCTCTGACTTAAGTCAGAGCTCATATTGTTTTAAATAAACAGTACTTCATTGTAATAATCTGGATCCAAGTTGTTCTTGACATATTCCTTTGCATCCAAAAGAGATTGTGATTCATTTACACAGCCATCTCCAGCTTGTAATGTAATATCACCATTTTCGGTAAGTTCAAGATCAACATTAAAATTCTCTTTCAAAAAAGAACTTGTTTTAATTATGCTAGAATCATAATTTACTACTCTCTTTACGAAGTCTTTACATTCTTTAGTTTCAAATACTTTATCATTCTTAAATTCCATTTTAAACATTAAACATTAATTTATATTCCAAAATCAGGATCCATCGTTGTATCAGTTGTACCATCAGTGTCAGGATTAGTTGGTTCTTGAATAACTGGTTCCTTCAACTTATATGTTTCAGTCAATACTTTCTTAAGATAAGAAATTACCTTTTCTGGTGTATAGTAATTCTGATATAAGTAGATAGCTATATCCTCAATGTGTACACCAAAAATATCAATAAGCATCTGTAACTGATTCAATGGTGCATTCTTTATTGTCAATGTCGAACCACAAGTTACTTCAGGTACAGGATTTACTTTACTGAATACATCAGTTACCATATTCATGTGCTTCTTCTCAACATCTACTGGACACTCAGGACGTGGCTTAGGTGGACACGGTGGTACTGGATGATGAGGTGGACGTGGTGGCATTGGCTTATCATGGCATCCACAATCAAATGGAGGTGGTGGCAATGGATGATGATGGTGTGGTGGTTGACACTCACCAGGACCTGGATTGTAAGGAGGTACTGGTACTGGATTATTTCCATCAGCCTTACCAATAATGTTTCCATTTGAATCATAGATATCATCAGAAATCTGATAGAATTCTGTACTGAATTCGTTCATATCAATCATGCGACCATCAGAAAGCATTACTGACATTCCATTTTCTGCAATGATGCAATCTCTTACTTGTACTTCAGCACCAGTCTTCTTAGATATCCAAGTACCCTTTATTTCTGGTGCACCAGGACCACCTGGCATGTCCATACAAAAACCACCACCACCCATAGGTGAATAGTTATTTGGCATATTATTCATTTATTTATAAATACATGTATTTTTACAATAAAATATAGAAATTCATTATTATTTATTACAAATTATTTAACTTAAATAATGTTAATTAAAGTTAAATTAATTGTATTCTTTTAATATTTCTTTTCTACCTTCGAAATCAGACTTAAGATATTTAGAAATACAATTTGCTATAGTAGTATAATCATCTTCTTTTCCAAAATAAAGCATATTGTATTGTTTAGAAGACTTCATAAAGTCATTCACTTCATGCATCATTCTCTTATCCTTTATAACAGAAGAATCTATCCAACAAATAGTAATTCCTTTAATATATCTACTTGACACACTATTGAACATATCAAATGTCATTGGTATTATATCGGAATTAGACATTTCTTCCTTTGTTATACCTTCAGATATTTGGTTGTCATCAGTATGTACACATAATAATGCATTGTTTTTGAATGCTAAATATAAGTCATCATTATCCATATAGTATTTCCATTCCTTTATATCTGAATCCTTTTTTAGGATATCAGTACTGAAAGTTCTGGCCACTTTGATTTCTTCATTCAAAGTGTTCAAAGTAGCCAGAACATCTACTTTTTTCTGATTGTCATAAGTTACAACAATTATCTTATTTTGATTGTCCATTTGTATAACTAACTTTCTTTTGATTTTCTTACAAATTTTATAACTGCATATTGATTTTCTCCATCTGGTTGCTTATTAGGAGTTATCCTCCAAGTCTCTGTTATCTCGGAAGCAACTTTCTTAGCTTCTGTAGTTTGATGTACTCTATATCTCTTTGTAGTATTATTGTCAGAAATATTTTCAAGTATAGATTCAAAATATGTAGAACGTTGTCCATCAGGGTGATCTTCACCATATTTCAATGCTGTACATCCTACCCAGTATTTAAGACCAGATGTATTTTGCCAATCGACGAGATTTTCGTAATATGAAGTTACATTATAGAATCTTTCATTAATATCATCAAACTTATAATTGAATTCAATTCCTCTTCCAGAAATATTACCATCATCTGTTGTTGACCAAGTAGTAAATGTATATTTTACTGATTTTTTAAAAGTATATGTACCTTTAAGCTTGATAATTAATTCTTCTTGGTCTTCATTTGATATCTTAATGTTTCCTTCTATAGATTCTTTAAAAGACTTCAACATATCTTTTGTAACATTCCATTCTAGTTTATAAACATTAGTATTATTAGTTTGTACCATTGTAAATGTATACTTAGCTAATTTAGAGTATTTATCTATTGATAACTTTGGATGACAAGATTCTATTTGATACGTTTTACCTTCAGTTGTTGCTTTCTCATCATATACCCATTCATTACCGACTATCTTATATTCTTTATTGTAAATCTTATCATAACAAATAACATATATGTTTTCCAATCCATCAGTTTGTAAACCTACATAATTATCATTATCTAATTTACCAGTAGTATTAGACCAATCTACTGTATACAATCTGTATATTTTATTCAGCATTTCCTCAAGATCGGTTTTATTATAAGATGTTCCATTAGCATCTCTACAAAGTTCACAAACTCTTACACGTAACTTACCAGATGGTTTGTTTGCATCAGTAGCTGGTTCTTTATGATATATATCAGTTAAAGATTTATCTGGTTCTGATGGGATCAACTTATCTGGTTGAATATTTATATCTTTGAACTTGTTGTAATCTTTTTCATAATTATCATAGAACTGAGGTATTGTGTTATTAGACAACAATTCTCTTACATTGACATAACGATAAGATAAGCTGTATTCTTGAGGAATAATCACTTCACCATAATATGAGAACTTGCTTGATTTATCATATCCAGGTTTATCATTAGTAGGACCAGGTAAATCAGTGAGCATTTTCCAACCACTATATGGCTTTCCATCTACACTATATCTGTTAAGTACTTCCCAGTAGGTGTTTACTTCTTTTACACCAACATTATAGAATTGCTTTGTTCCTTCTCCATCAACATAATTTACCATTATTTCTCTAGATCCAACAGAATATGACATTGAGTATCCTTTAGGTAATTTAGGAGAATTCTCATGTATATATTCTTCTTGTGTAGGACATAATATGTTTCTTCCAATATATACATAAGAAGCTAATATATCATCATTATTATCATACTTTACAACATGTTGGTTTTTATTCAACACATATCTTGTACCATCAAGATCTTTACCTATTGTAAGAATACCAAGTAATGTGTTTTCATTTTCTACAGATATTTCAGATACTGGAATAGGTTCATAGGAAGGATAATATGAATAAGTAACATATTTGTAAGAATTACCAGATTCATCTGTATTATATCTTTCTACTCGTCTACGATATACAGTAGTTTTCTTATTCATGTATGATATAGGATCTTCATTGTATGTACAAATGAAATTACCATAACTCAATAAATAAGATCCCTGTACTTTAGACTTTGTACATGTTTGAATCATATTGCATGAATATTGTGAACACTTTTCACATCCATCACAAGTCCATATTTCATTATAAGAGTAGTTGGCAAAATCATCCGGTAAGATATATTTACCATTCTCATATTTCAACTTATATCCACCTTTTGGACTTTTAGTTCCATCAACATAAGCATAAGTATATATTCTCTTTACTGAAGATACATCAAAAGTACCAGTATAAGATCCTGGAACATCCATATATGAAAGAACTACTGGATTTCCAACAATAAAATTAACACTCTTATCATTGCCAATAATATTTTCATTATCATTCAAATCAGTACTCAATTCAAGATAGTTTGCTGATTCATATAATGGCAATCCTTCTGTAGATACATAAGGTTCATCAGTTATCTTCTTTGACCAACCAGCTTCTGGTATCTTCATCCATTTTTCTTCTATAGGTTCAGTAGAAGATGTTCTGTTTTTCTGACAAAGTACATATTCTTCATTTCCAATCAACTTATACTTATTGCCATAAGGATTGATCTTTATATATTCTTTATAATCTGATAATAGGTTTTGAAGTTTACCTTCCCAATCTTTTTCACCATTACTATAATTGTCAAGCAACCAGTTGTACCATTCTTCATTTGGATTTCCTGCACCACTTAATATGTTTCCTTTATTCAATATTACTAAATCATATAAAGTACAGAATACTCCATGTGATCCATTTTGTATCTTTATTAGGTCAATTACCTTTTCTATATCATCATTTTTCTTATAACGTTTAGACAATCTAGAAGAATCTCCTAAGAATATAGTTCCAAAATCTGTAACAACATGATTTTCTTCTAACAACTTAGTAAGATTCAAATATGATACAGAATAATTACCATCATAATTGTCATAATATCTAGTATTGTATCTTTTATTCTTTCCATCATTAGTTACAGATAAAGTATGGAATAAGTAATTTTCTACATCTATCTTTGGATCTGAATAAGACTTGAACAAATTATCTTTTTCAGTAATATCAAAATCAGTCATATCAACTCTACTAGTCTTATGACTACCTATAGGTGTTACTATAGTACTATATGCACATAATTGCTTGTTTCCACCATTTATATAATGAGCTTCCCAAGATGCATTATTTGTAAACAAATGACCTTTGACATTTACATCACCATTAATATTAGTATATGACATGTCAATATCAAATGTATCCATCGGAGTAAGCTTACATTGAGACGGATTATGTACCATTGTTGTAGTACCTAGGTTTGGATTGACATTACTACTACCTATCTTAAGTCTTGATTTGTCATCAGTATCATGTGCAACACCAAAGTATGCATTCCACAGTATAGTAGAAATATCTGTTCCATTGAATGATTCTCTACCAATACCCATGATATTGTATCTGTTGAGAGTTGTGAGATTCTTTGCTAATACTTCAGCTAAGTCAAATATTGGATATTGATAACTGTCTGTGGATGAAACATCATCATTAGCATTATAAATAGAGTTAGGAACATATTCCTTAGGATACTTTGTATAAGGTATTGATTTTGGGATAGTACCATATCTCTTATATACAGTTTCTGAATCAACTTTTACAACTTTGTTACCATTGTTATCTATGGAAATATAAGATATTGGGTTTCTAGTAACTACAACTTCATCATTTATGTCAAAGTGTCTATTGTCATAAGTATTCTCTGTTCCTTCGATCTTTCCTTGTATGCTATCTGTAAATTCTAGAGAGAAATTGAGATTGTTCTTATATTGTTCTACATCTTTCTCTACAGAATTTCCTAAAGATCTAGAATAAGAACCAGTAATAGCAGTAAAGTAGTCAGAATTATGATTTCTGATTACAGGATATACTGCATTAGAAGAATCATGACTGTTATTCTTTAAGTCATTGTTTACTTTAGAAAATACTACCCATCTATGTTGATAATTGTCAGGACTATATTGAGCATTAGCATAATGAGAAATCATGTTCTCTAAACTCATCATATAAGAGAGATCTAAAGCAGCAATACCACCAGGTCTCTTGAGATAAGTCATTTCATGCTTCTTTACACCATTCTCTTCATATTCATAACAAGTCCAGAAAGAAGTAACAAGAGTATCCTTACCAAGAAGATAAGACAATGAAGTTGCTTTCTTATCTATTCGATATATGTAAGAGTTGTTAAGTATATCTTCATTCTTAAAGAATCTATAGTTAGTCCCTTCAAAAGAATAAGTAGTTAAGTAAGTATTCCAGGTATCGGTGTAAGTATCATATTTGCATATATACTTATTTTCTGTAGAATCCTTCTCCATGGTATCTACATAAGAAGAACATACAAGTAGAGAATTGCTTATATATGAATAGTCATCAGTAGTAGCTATAGTATTCAACCACTCATTAGATGGTACCCAAGCATATACAGAAACAACAGAATCTCCTCCAACATTAGAATCACTATCCATATAGTTAGCAGCAAATTCTTTCAATTCCCAATTTACCTTATCCCAGTTCTTTACCGTTTCTGGTCCATATATGATAGAAGAACTTGGATCAAAATTGTTTGGATCAGTATCTTGCTTTATTATGATTCCACTACCATTTGAACTAATCGCTCTAGCATACTGATCTGTCTTTACACCATTTATGATCCAATAACCATCTGTACCGATATAAGGTACTATAAATGACTGGTACCAATCAATAGAAGATATGATATTGTCATTTACATAACTGATTATGAAATCATATAATATAGTCTTCTGTTCAGTACCATGGGCTAATATTACTTGTTCATTATCAGCATCTGTATAATTGCAGATTTTCTGTAGATATTTGAATATTCCTTTACCAGGTTTCTTATCTGTTCCAAGTTGTATGAAATTTACTTGTAAAGAAGAAAGAGAATTATATATAATAGAAGAATCATTAGAGTTGTAAGTAAAGTTCACTTCAAAATCTAATGGCATGATTATGCTATAAGAATCTTCAACTTCTACAGATTTTGCTCCATATTGTGTACTTGCTTCTTCTTTTGCAGATAGTAAAAGTTGAGCAATTATTTGTCTCTTTATCTTTATATTAGTTGAATCCCTGTACATGATATCATCATATACAGAAAGTACTATAGGGAAAAGTTGTGAAGTATCATTTACAAAATATTCAAGCTTTTCTTCTATCATAGTTTGATCGTCCTGATCATCCATATACCATTCACCAACACCTACTGAATTGCAAATTTCATTATTGACTATAGGTGCAAAGCTTGCTACTGACCATCCAACATTAGTTTCAGTATTCTCATCTACTTGCAATGTGTACTTCTTTGTAAAGAGAGGAGATCCATCATCAGTAAATACATAAGTATTTTCTGTCATTAAGTTGCATAATGAATCAATCAACTCTGATGGAGTTAAGCTACCATCTGCGTCATAAGTATCAGATATCTTTTTCCATAAGTCATCTTCATAATCATAATTTACGGAGTCTACTCTTGTAAAGTCTCCTAAATCTATCTTAGTAGAATTGCACTTGTATGCTTCTAACAACCATTTGTGTTCATTATTTGTGTTAGTAATATAATAGTTTGGATTCTTCTTAAGTCTGATCAATACTAACTTTTCATACTCGTTAGGATTGACTTCTGTTGAAGCATCATTGGTCAAAGTAGCATCTTCTGGTAACATCAAATTAGATTCATTAGACATGAATACTCTGAAACCATCTACAAATTCACCATCTACTGTTATTTCTTCACAAATATATTCGTTATCATAAGGACCATACTTACCAGAATCATGATGCCCTACAACTTTATAGATAAGAACATCTTTACCAATAGTCTTATCATGTGTACGTGCAATAATAGCAGAATTTCTATGCCAATATGATGAACCATTTATACCAGTGGAATCATTAAGATAAATCTCAGAACCATACTGATCTTTAGTAATGTTCTTAAGAATGTTATTTGATGATTCTATAGTAAACTGTGAATTAGCATTACCATTTATGTTTGAATTCACTTCATCATATCCAACTGGAACTCTAGTTCCTGACTTGTCACTAGTTTCCTCAGCATCTACTTCAACTATCTTACCAACTATGCTGTTTGAAGATTTTGTCCAAGTAAATTCAGCTGCTATATTTGATTGACTGAAATCACCAAGATAATTTGGAAATAAATCAGAAATGATGAAACTGTCATTCTTTATAGAATCTCCTTTAGTTGAAAGTCTTTGGCCAAGGTTAGCCAAAGACTGTTTCAAATAAGGATCAGTATAGTTGCTTAAGTAATTAGCATTGCTTACTCGTGACTCAAATGAGTTTATATTGATTATTGACATAGATATTTGTTTGATATTCTAAACTTTCAATCAGGATTAAGCATTTTTATTTCAAAACAAATTTGTAATGAATTTTATATAGCTTGTCAGAATTAAGTGAATTCAACTTCATCGGTGTTGACGTCACTTTATAATCATACCTGTTGAATAAAAATAATTTTTGATCTTCATTCATATCATCAATCAACGTACCCCTGTTCAACATTAAGAATATTGCATAGGCTTGTTCTTCAGTTGATCTATTGACAACTTCATTATAAGAGTATAGCTTATTAGTAGACCATTCTAATGTATCATCACAATATACAATTGCAGAATCATTAAAATGCTTTTGTTCCAACAGCTTTATTCTTATTTCTTGTCCATTCTTATCTTTCTTTCTATTGTTGTAATCTTTTATGACATTATTTTTTGATGGTACATATATTGGTGTTGAATTTCTCATATCCAACTGTAACGATGTTTTATATATTACACTATCACCTATAGATGGATATTTTCCAGTTTCTACAATTCTGTTAGTATTCTCTATTGTATCTTTGAATTTCAACAGCCATTGATCAGATACAGAAGTTACTCTGTTTATTAATGGTACTATGTTCCCAAAATATCTGTTATATTGCAGATATGTGTTTGACTTAGCTATAGTTACATCAGTTTCTGATACTTCTACATTAGGGTCATCAACAGTACAGTTAGATTCTTTATATCTCATTATAAATCTAAAGTTTGATGGCTTAGTTATCGTAATCAATCTGTCAAATATTACAGATGGTTGCACTTTAAAGAATGGAAGCATTTGTTTGAACACTTTGAATATGTAATCCTTTCTCACATTTATATCAACTCCATTAACATATTTTATAAGTTTTATCTTATTGTCATAAGTATATGTAGGAATATCCGGAACATTTGATATATTATATTGAGCTATCACATTGAATGTACTTGTTGTATTGTCAGCATCTATATTTATTATCCAAAAACCATAGTTTGTTCCATCTTTCTTTATTGTACCGAAATTTTCAATTCCATATCCTAAATCATCATACCTAAAGTTATCTAACTGAACATTCACACTATCATAATTTGAATATATTATTGGGTCTCCATAAAGTTTTTTCAAATTATTTACAGTTTGCTCATTTATCTCTATCATCCAATTTACATTGTTTGTATTGTATCTGTATAGGTACCAAGTATCACCCTTTTTATTTACTTTAGTCTTCATTAAGTCATTAAGCAAATAATGAGCATATATTATTGTATCTTCTTTTTCTTGAGCATATATGTCGTTGAATAATGGGATAAGTACATGACCAACTGGATCACATTCTTCTACTTTGGTCTGAACATTATAGGATATCTTATATTCAGAAGACAACATATTTCTTTCCCACTCATCCGTCTTCTCTAATCTATATAGATAGATATCTCTGTATTCAGAACTGTCATCCTTTTCTATTTTCATTACTTTATCATAGATGGTATCATCAAGTCTAGTAACATTTATGCTAAATACTATTTCATAAGAATTCACATCAAAGTCATCTTCATCACTATGGCGGAACTTCCATATTCCATTTCCTTTATATTCTATTCTGTCATAGAAATAGTTGAATATTCTATAAGGGTTGTCAACTTTTTTACCTGAAATAGTTATCTGCTCTTCCATTCCATGAATGTTCTTCAACTTGGTATATGCATCTACTATCTGTATCTTATCATCAGAATCATTGGCCATAATTCTTTGCTTTACATACAAATAATCATACCAATTTTCTATTATATCAACCGGATAGTCATAATTATAGTCTTTACACAATTCATTATACCACCAATAAAGATGTTCTTTATTCAAGAACTTAGCCTTCATTCTTTTTATATAAGACAATCTTTCTTGAACCTTATCTTCTGATATGCCACTTTTTAACAATACTCTTCTGAAATTGTATACATCACACCATATTACATCAATATCCTTATCCTTATCTTCATCATTCATTGTATCTCCATAAAAGTTCAATTCTGGATCTTTCTTTATGAATATGTTTGTTGCACATACTTCATTATCACCATATACTACTGGCATGAATGTATATTTTGACTTAGAAGAGAGATGTTTTGTAAGATAATAACTAGTGTCTTTATATATGTTTTTCAATGCCATTCTGAAATTGTAAGCAGGTTTTCCTACAACATTGAAATATGTTAAATCATAATTGTCTGCTTTTGAATTGCTTTTCAATCCAGTAAGATAGTAATAAGCTATCTGGTCGGTATCAGTAGCATCCAGCATCTTAATCCATTTTTCATTGAAGAATTCACCTTCTCTATATAAGTTGAATCCATATTGTGTATTTATTAGGGATGATGGTTGCAACAATATGTATGAGTAACTGAAACCTTCTCTTCTATGAGATTCTATGTTTTCTTCAGGAATATAATAAGTGAACCCTACTTGATTTCTTATTTTCTTATCATTCTTAGAGGATATGCAAATCTGCTTTACCATTGGATCTTGCCATATATCAAAATCAGTATACTGATACCAGTAGTAACTGTAAGGATTTTCCTTTTCTATAGAATATGTAGAAGTACTTCCAGTAATGTAATTCTCTAATGTATATGATAAGAATTTCTTGTTTGGATCAGTTATCAGATCATAAGTTGATATATCATATCCAGGAGCAAAAACATAAGATTGGTAATTCTTTCCATTTACAAAATCATCATTGTATGGATCTATAGGTGAACTTCCATTATGAACTTTGATACCATATTTGTAAGAAACATAGCTAAGTGGACCACCAATCTTAATGTATGACAAATAAGATGAAGTGTCATCCACCATCATCTTCAATATGTGGATTGGGAGCATTTCATAGGAACTTGCTTTATAAGTGTTGATAATATCATCTATAGAATCAGAAGTAGTCAACTTATATATATTTTCACTTTTAAATAAATTGAATGCATCATTGAAAGTAGTATTTGCAATTTCATGATTATATGAGAAATGAGCATAAGACAATTCATAAGATAATACATTTTCTAATTCTCTTATTGTATCATCATAATTATACCAGCTATTTATGTCATCCATTGTAAACCCATAATCATTAATGTTCACATACCATTTTGAATATGAATATGAATTGTTAGGATCTATCTTTATGAATGTATCATTTAACGACATTACTGCATTCTTTTCACTATCTGATGGATTTGTTGAAGTAAATGCTTCACAAGAAGCTTTAGCAATAGCATCACTATATAGCATTGAAGGCATGATTACAGTATTGAACTTACAATTAGTTTCAAACTGGCTAGCCATGCTTGTAGATACAGTATAGTTAGCATGCTTCATGACATCATTAGCTACTGAAGTCTTTACAGAGAATCTTGGATTTACAAATACCCCAAACTTATCTATTTTTTCATTATCTTTAGTAAGTGCTTTATATATATGAGCAAGATTATGTAGAATGCCATTATAATAGCATTCATCATTCATTACATTTTCCCAATGAGCACTATCTATCCAAGAACTATCATTTTCTGATATCTTACATAAGCTAAACCAATTATAACCATACTTATTCATTATGTTTTCATAATTAGTTGTTATGTTTGAATATCTGTCATTATATTTGTCAATATCTTTTCCTAAAGGAAATATGAGTGAATAATCTTCTGCTACAGATGATTTGCCAGATGATACTGTTTCACATATTCCTGAAACAGTATATGATGGTGTAGGAAATTCTCTATATAAGAGATTAGAATACTGGTTGTCGGAAAATGCAAAAGCAAGATTTATGATGTATGGATTTTCATCTGATGATGCTTGTAACTTCCATCTAGAATACATTTTGCTTATCTTATTAGACAAAGAATATTTTTGCATTCTTGCTTCATGTAAGCTAGGATATTTGCTGTCCATTATATTTGGAACATTTCCAGGTATGTAGTTCATCAATCCGGTATTCTTATCCATTCTAAGGATACTCTGATTTAGTGTATCATAGTCACAACTCCAATCATACCAAGATATTCTGTTTCCATTTGATATGTAATATCCAGATACTTCAACTTGTGCACCTTTATATAATGTTTTCTCTGATTGGTCAAGTACTTTATCTAAATCAATACTGAAACACAATGGCAATACTTGTTTCATTGCAATATTCTTTCTTTTGAATTGTAATCCTAAAGAAAGATCAAAAAGATTTATAGTTGACATAGAGGATAGCATGTTACCTATTTCATTAGATATCGCGGTAGCTATGCCACCATGGTTCAAATCAATTCCATTGTATGTTGCATTTTTATTGTCAGCTGAAATATTTGCTACTTTAGAATCAATACAAGATTTATAAGAATCAAGATAATGGAATAGATAGTTTCTCTTATCTTTTGAGTGATCCATTATATTGACTTTCATTCTCTTATACAGTTTTTTGTCTTTGTTGATGAATATCATATCTATAATGAATGCATCAGGTAAGTCATTTGGATCATCTACATATATAGGTGCAAAAAATTCAAATTTATGGTTATTCTTCACATTCAATACTCTACTGCAACCCATTTCCAAATCTATGTTTCTATCATAAATTGGATTTAACTTATCAAAATTCTGAACATTGGTTTCATCAAAAGACATTCCATTACTGAAGAAAACATTATTGTAATATTTATAGTATTCTTTCAGGTCATAAGAGTAGTTTGAAGATAGAAGATTAGCTTCTATTTTCTTATCATATATTGTATGAGACAATGGAGACAGCACAGCACCTCTTACAAAGCAATCATATACATCATATTCTTTATCTGTTGATTTGATATAATCTGATGTTGTGCAAACTATTTTGACATTTCCACTATATGTAGGAATGACTCTTATTAATGGCTTTATCATTAAAGTAGGACAATATTTGTTTTTCTGATATTTAAAAATTGACAATACTGTTTATTAATATTATTTAACATTTAAAATATGTCTGGTATCTATTTTTGTCTTTATTTTAATATAAGAAAATTAAAATTGAACTTTAAATGAAGTCACTCAAACTACATAGCGTCTCATCAGTGAAACAATCTTTTGGTTGCTTCTTATCTTGGTGCGGCAGTATGCCTTGTGGGTTTAGACATTCATAGTAAAGTTCGTGATAGAGGAATTGTATCTGATCACGAATTAGTGAACGGAACAATTCTTATTTTATTAGATGAATATTGATTGAGAAGAAGTTCCGTATACAATTAGGAATTTTTTCTCATTTTTTGTATATAAAAGTTTGAAATATTCCTTATAGATTCTATATTATATATGTAATTACTTAATAAACAATTACAATACATGAAATAAGATCCAGAACTTAATACTTCTGAGTTGGTAGGTGACCAATAGCTTAAGGATATAAAGCAATTCATGCTAACAGGATTTTCTAGAGATCCGTAATTTGTTTATTAATTGGGTAAATAGCTCCAATGGTAGAGCACTAGATTGAAGATCTAGGTGTTGTTGGTTCGAATCCATCTTTACCCACAAAAATTATTTGGTTCTATAGCTCAGATGAATAGAGCAGGATTCTTCTAAAATCCGGGTCATGGGTTTGAATCCCATTGGAACCACTAATTAAGTTCTTTGAAATATTTATTTAAGTTCCATTAGCTCAGTTGGTTCCGTAAGGCTAGAGAGCATCCGACTTTTAATCGGAGGGTCACGGGTTCGAGCCCCGTATGGAACACCATGGTAGTCAAGAGATCTCTGCTGAGAATGAATAAAGAATGAGAAGCTCATCATCATTAACATCTGGATAATCAACAGATTTATGTGAATACCTCTGTTGGTCGTATGTAAGAGGTTTAATTTGGACAAGACCAAGAATTACATAGACAACTTTGCATGGGCACCGGAAAAAGATCGAGAGATAATTAATGATGAATAACAAAGTTATTTAAACAAACCGTCCTAATTTGTTTGGTAACAGGTTGTTATTGTTGAATCATATCATTGAAGTAGCTAATCAATTGAAGAAGGGAACAGCAATTGAAATACCAAATCCCTTGTATGGAAGTATGGGTGAGTGGTTTAAACCAGCACACTGCTAACGTGCCGAACCTAAAGGTTCCGAAGGTTCGAATCCTTCTGCTTCCGCGAGAAATTTATGATTGGAAGTTTGGTAGAGTTGGTTTAATACATCAGTCTTGAAAACTGACGAACTGTAAAAAGTTCCGCAGGTTCGAATCCTGCAGCTTCCGCAAATGTATATATAACTGCCATTGTCCGAGTGGTTAGGTGTAGGTCCGCAAAATCTACAACATTGGTTCGAATCCAATATGGCAGTCATTACATACAAGAACCAATAATGACATTGAAGTTCATTGAAAGAGATTGATACGTCGAGTGGACACCATATTCGCGATATAATGTTGCTCTCCTCAAATAGAAATATTAAGTGGATATATGCTGCAGTAAATATACCCAGTATAAGTTTTCTATGTTGTCTATAGATATCGATGGCTAAAAGGTCTATAGAAACTCTCGTTCTTGTATTTTGGTTCAATAGCTCAGTTGGTTTAGAGCGTCTGTTTTACAAGCAGAAGGTCCAAAGTTCGAATCTTTGTTGAACCACATAATAAACCGGAGAACTAGCAGTGCCGTGAGAATAAGATCCGATTGCAAAGTCAACCCGGTTATAGTATATGCAGATGTAGCTCAATGGTTAGAGTGCTTCCTTGCCATGGAAGAAGTTGTGAGTTCGATCCTCATCATCTGCTCAATATATATGCATCAGTGGTGTAGTTGGTGGTGCACATCTGGCTTCCAACCAGAAGGCTTTCGCGAGTTCGAATCTCGTCTGATGCTCTAATATCTAGGTGTACTCTAATTGGTCAGAGCCTTGATTTGGGATCAAGTGGATACTGATAAAGTGGATGCAGGTTCGAGTCCTGTCACCTAGACTATATACACCGATCAGTCAATTGGTTTAGGCTAGCAGTCTCCAAAATTGCTAATATTGGTTCGATTCCAGTTCGGTGTGCCAGTGTTTAATTTTAAATGTTGTTAATATATGAGTAACATGAGAAATAGAGCTTGGAGAAGAAAGAAGACTGAATCAAAATGGAATTCTCGTTGTAAGAAGTTCATGTTTGATAGTATTTTTAGAGATGGTGATAAAGAATATTCATTCAACATAAGTGAAGGTAATGGCAAGAAAATCAGACGTACAATAATGATTCCTAATTTGAGAAGACCAACTTCATGGAAAGAAATGAAGAAACTTGATCCGTGGGCTAGGTTTTTGAAGAATGGTTCTGGATATCGTACTTATATATCAGACCAGATGGATGCTAAGCGAAAAGTTAAGTTGCAACGTATCAACAACAAGAAACTTATCAATGAAGGAATTCAGGAATATGATGACATATATGATGAAACTTTAGAAGATAATTTCTATCTTAATAATGTAGCATAAATTATGTACATGGGTTCTTTCGTTCAATGGTAGGACAGGAGGTTGTGGTTCTCCTTATTAGAGTTCGATTCTCTAAGGAACCCCAAACGTGATCAGAATATACTGGTGATTGGACAAAAACAATGTAGCTGAGAAGAGTAATGCAATAATACGCGTAAATAATTGCATGAAACATATAATAAGCGCGGATGAAAAAAGCCTTACCTATGGCCGCCTCCCTACATTTGTATTTTGAATGTCAATGAAACAATAAGTATAAGGTTTGGTAACGCTTATTAAATTAATTGGTTCATTCAAGTTCACTATGCAGTCTGGGCTTTATAGAGCCTTGTAGTTTAAAGCATCGTAAAACATTCTGGTTATAAGAGAATATATCACCCAAGCGAATTGTCATGAGATTCGTACACCTGCTTAAGATGGTTGAATTATGTGGGAAGTAATTCTATAAAATAGGGCATGCCCACAATGGCGTAATAGCTCAGTTGATTAGAGCGCATCATTCATGCTGATGAGGTCGTTGGTTTGAGTCCATCTTACGCCACAGCTTAAACGGACCGAACTTAGTCTTTTATGCATCTTTTCTCTAGGGTAAGGTGTTAAACACCAAAAGAAAAGGCACCAGGGAATATGCTGTAATTGGTAGCCAGGCCAGACTTAGGATCTGGTGCTTCAATAGCGTGTGGGTTCGAGTCCCACTATTCCCACAATCGTTGAAGTAATGTAGTTTATGAAAGTCTAACATTAGTAATGGAAACCTAATGGCCCTCTATGTTATCCTAAAGAGAATAAAGTACGATTAGTAAATGAGTTATGGATCTGTTTAAACAGATCGCTTCAGAACTTCTAAAGAAGTCAGTAAGTTAGATGAAACCACCATAATATAATATCTGGATAACTATATGTATGGATAGGAATGAAGTTTTAGGTGCAGACACCGGTAGCGTCACCTTTTGTAATTCCTAGTATTGCTCCGATGTTGGAATTGGTAGACAAGATGGACTTAAAATCCATTGGTCAGTGATGACCGTACGGGTTCGATCCCCGTTCGGAGTACAAATTGATAGCAATCCTGAATAGAGAAGGAAGAAAGACGAGTTATGAAGGTAAGTATGCTTAAAGCTGCACGTATAATGCAGTGCATACCAAGGATAAATAACTAAAACACACCATATAAACTCTACACGAAGGTCTGATGCAGGAAGTGCGCACTTGCTATCAATTTATTTTTATTGCTTTCATGGCGGAATTGGTAGACGCAACTGTCTCAAAAACAGCTGATAGAAATATCATGAAGGTTCGAGTCCTTCTGGAAGTACTTATTATTCAATTAAACAATTATTTTATTTTACATGAGATTACCTTTGGTGCCACTTTCAGAATGGGTATTGAATAGACAGAATGAATTTGAATTAAAATTATTTGAATCATTCAGACAAGAATTCAATATAAGAGACAATGAAGAATTTAATATTTGTGAAAGATATGGGTCTTATGATGGACAAATGAAATTCTGTAGAGACTTTGCAACAATGTTGTCAGAAGACATACAAGACAATCTTAATATGACTGATTTTAGATATGACTTAAATAAAGAAGAAATTAAAGATTATTATAAAGGATTGTTTTTTGACAATATTCACTTGATATGTAATACAATGTGTCAGACAGGATATCAAGCAAGAAAATCTGAATATAATCCAAAAACCCTTACATTTAAAGATGTATATATCTATATAAACATCAAGGAATACAATAAAGAAAAGGACATTACTGTTGCACTTACTCATGAGCTTACACATGCTTATGATGATTGGAACAGACACTCAAAAGAAGGAGTTGAAACATTACTTGATATTGAGAAAAACACAGGATATGATAAATTAATTGATAAGATAAAGTCAAGTGATTTCAATGAAAAGATTGCATCTGAAATGATTTATACATTCACTTCAGTAGAAAAGAATGCTTACATGTCAGAATTGACCGCTGAAATAGAAAGTATAGGGGAAAAAATCAAAGATTATACATATATGGATGCGTTAAAAATATTTAAGAATTCAGATACATGGAAAAGATTCAATCAATTCAAAGAATATTTTATGTTGATGAATAATGAAGAAAAGAAAGTATTGTGTGATGTATACAGAGAAATAAAGAAATCAAGCAATACAGACAATAAGATATTAAAACAATTGAAATATGATATACAAGAAACATTTGATAAGATGTGTACTATCATACCAAAGATTTACTATTATTACAAAGAAAAGTATTCAAATAAAGAAATAAAGAAAGAAAAAGTAAGTGAATCAAGATTAAATAGAATAAAGAAAAGATTTAACATAATTTAACTAAATAATATTGTCCACTTTACTATTTATATATTATATTTAAATGAATAAATGAATAAAACAATGAGAACTATCACAAATACATATTATCAAATAATTGATGAACAGGCCATTGATAATCAACGAATGGTTTGCTCTTGTTTTGGTATATGTGAAAGTGATGAGATTGACTTTTAAATACGTCCTCCACTGTTTAAACATTCAACAATACAATCAAGACAAGAGCAATACAGAAATGTGTTGCTCTTTGTTGATTTAGCTTCAGCTGTACTGAAGCATGAAGTACTAAAAAAGTTGATAAAAAATGAAAATTTTTTGAAAGATCTTTGAAATACTGATAAATCAAATCTATATTATATATGTAAGTTATATAAAATATCACATTTAAAATTATAATTATTATGACAAGATTAGAATCAAACATTAAGATATTGAATATTATAAAGCAACTTGCCTATATGTTTCCAGATATGAGATTCATTCAGTTGCTTACAACTGTTGATGCAATTCTTGGTACTGATCAGTTCTATGAGGAATCGGAAGTTACATTGAATAGAATCAAAGAGAAAATTGAATATCAACAAAGAAGATATGGTAAGTTGACTGATATTGATATTAATTAGATAATATAAATGGCGCGTTCGACAAGTGGCCTAAGTCGCCAGTTTTTCACGCTGGTATTCACCGGTTCGAATCCGGTACGCGCTACGATAAATATTGGGTAGATAGATAAGTGGTTAAAATGGTTTGACTGTAAATCAAATGGCTTCGGCCTTCGGGAGTTCGAATCTCTCTCTGCCCACCGGGTCAAAAGAGCAAATGATAATCATGACAAAGTGATGTGTGAACAATTTAGATATAATCAACGCTTTACGTTGCTTGCAACTAAAGTTATTGTGAAAGCCACATAGGAGATTGATGTGCAGCTAACTGAGACTTTAATCAGTATTTGGAGTATTAAGCCCTGTTGGTAAGGGAACTAGACTGTCACTCTAGTAAAACTAAGGGTTCGAGTCCCTTATGCTCCGCAAATAGATTGGACTATGGTGTAACTGGAAACACTACAGATTTTGGTTCTGTCATTCGGAGTTCGAACCTCCGTGGTCCAACAATTTAGGTGGTTATATCAGTTGGTTAACTTAGTTCTTGAACAGAACATAAGTGATGTTCATTAGATAGCTTGCCTGATAAGCAAGAGGTCATAGGTTCAAGTCCTATATCACCTACAAGATTCTTTGAAATTTTGGATATAGTTATTCTATATTTAATATAAATAAATACTCCAGTAACTCAGTTGGTTAGAGTGCTCGGCTTATACCCAAGTGGTCGGGGGTTCAAGTCCCTCCTGGAGTACTATTAAATGTATGGATTTAATAAAAAGTTATGCAAGTAAATGTTGTACAGGGCAAAAGAAAATAGCTTATTGTGTAGATTGTGGGAAAGAACTTATAATTTATAAAAGAGCTTCTTCAAAAACTTGTAGATGTGATAATTGCAGAAAAAACCGCATTAGACAAAAAAGACTACAATATAGATTAAATTTTTTAAATAATGATTATGAAATTCATTTTGGTAGAAAATATTCAAAAGAAAGCTGGCTAGCATTACATAATGGTGGTTGTAAAGGAATACAACATCAAGGTGATTTAAGACGTAGTAAAAATGAAATAGAATTTTGTAAATTATGTGAAGAATATTTTAATAATGTTAAACATAATGAATGTATATTTAATGGATGGGATGCAGATATAATAATAGAAGATATAAAATTCGCGGTATTATGGAATGGTCCATGGCATTATAAACAAATTACGAAATCTCATTCAGTTAAGCAAATACAAAATAGGGATAAAATAAAGATAAAAGAAATTAAAGAATCTGGTTGGACACCTTATATTATAAAAGATATGGGTAAGGCAAATAAAGATTTTGTTAAAGAAAAATTTGATGAATTCTTGAAATATTTAAAAGAAAATACTATTATTTAAATAGTTAATTATATATCGTGGGTGAGTGAAACGGATATTTATAAATCACGTCGGTCTCATAAGCCGTACAATAGTGGGTTCGACTCCCACACCCATCACTAACAAAGAAATTCTAAACTTAAGGATCGATAGCTCAGTTGGTAGAGCAACTTGCTGTTAACAAGAAGGTCGTCAGTTCGAATCTGGCTCGGTCCGCAAACGGCAACGATTATTTAGAGGCGGCTTAACTGCTACTCGAATGTGATATGGGTTGGATAATCACCAACATGGTCAAGGACATGCACACTTCTTGATATTGACGCGACAAAACAAGATGAAGCCTAATATTACGGTGAAAGTCGAACTCTTTCTTGAATTCATCCTCTTTGTCAATTGATAGAATCCTTGAATTTGGGGTCAATAGCTCAGTTGACTAGAGCACTTGATTTGCATTCAAAAGGTCCAGGGTTTGAATCCCTGTGGCTCCACAAGTAATAGAGAGGACCTAGCATTTAACTAGGTGGTTGTTAGAGGTGTCAGTGCAATCTACAGGTACTCCTGATAGCTCAATGTATTACGAGAATATGGTCATGATAGTTTGCACATCTGATGCCATATTTGATTTTATATGCCATTATAGCTCAATTGGTAGAGCATCTGTCTTGTAAACAGAAGGTTATCGGATCATACCCGGTTAATGGCTCAAATTATTTATGGAAAAGAAAAAGAGCATTCTTAAGAATGCTCTTTATTTGTATTTATTTATATGTATAAAATTGTACCCATTTATCTTTATCTTTCTTAACTTCTTCTATCAAATCCATAGCTTCATCAACCGCTTTGTTTATTGCTTTTGACAATTCTTTTGTCTCTAATGATTTATATGGGTCATCATCGTAGCTAGCTGAACCTGGTTTACCAATATAAAGCTGCCAATCTCCATTTTCTTTCTTTTTACCTATTAAGAAATCTATTTCTATTCCAGCTTTCTTGTCCCTATGTACATATTCTATCTTAAGATATTTCTCACCTTCTTTCAAGTCTGTTACTTGCTTATCTGGGGCAGTAAATATCTTAAATTGAATCTCAGAACGTTGCTTAGCTTTAGCATCATCTTTTGCTCCATCTTGACCTAATGCCGGACTACTATTATTTTCAGTATTTCCATCATCTCCTGTATCTGATGTTTCTTCTGAAGCCGCATCATCCATACCTTGACCTTCTTCTTCCTCTCCTTCTTCTAATACATACTTTATCTTATCTTTCCACGTCTTTCCTTCAACCATAGGGATCATTGTTATCAAATTTATGGCTTCACAATATAATTTAGGATTCTCAATTATATTTTCTACTTTACTAGAAAGACTTTTCACTTTCTCTATATAATCATTATTCTCTACAGTAAGTAGTATTGTAGAATCTGGGTTCACATAACACTCCACTGTAATAGAAGGACTATCATCATCTGACAAATACTTTAAATATTTGCCTTCATCTAGTATTCCTTCATATATAGTAGATCCAAACTTTTTCAATATGCAATTATGCTCCGTCATATATTTCCATATAGATGGAGCATTGTCATGTACATAACGTAATGATACAAAATTTCTCATAGTGTATTTTATATTCTATTTAAAAATTGCTAGACAATTTAGACTTTTGATTTCAATCAAATTAAAAATAAATTTATCGGTACAATTGACCTACATCAATTAATTATGCGGTTTTCAAAAAATTCCTTTATTTTTATAACTGTTTTTTAAATTCAAATCTATATTTAATTTGAATGATAAATATATCTAATGTGTTAATCATGAAGATATTAAAGAAAATAGGAGATATCTATTTGAGAGTAATTGCATTATCAATATGTTACCCTTCAAATGAGATGAATTATAAAAACAAAACATAAAAGGATGAAAACTATGAAGAAGTTAATTAAGAAATTTTGGGATTCATATAAAGAAGCTATGTCCCTCTATGGTGAAGCAATCATCATGTCAAAATCAGTTTAAATTTAAATTAAAAAATGAGAACTATGAAGAAAATTCTAAATGCTATCAAAAGAAACATGAAGGTATCTGCAGAACTTGGTTTGATGAACTGCACTGGATCTATACCTTTGTGGGCAACAAAGTAACATTCGACATTTGAGATCCAAAATGCCAAAGGGGAATGGCTCCTTTGGTTGATGCTGACAGGACATTAAGTTCTGTCATTTTTTGTATATTTCGAAGATTTTTATATAGATATTTTAACTTAAGGTATGGACTTTTCTAAAATGACTGTATATATAAAGAAAGCAATAAAAGGTAATTTCTTCAGTAAGCTCATTCAACAGAATTCAGGATATAGCAGCAAAAGCTTCTTTCTAGTTGTTGTTACATTCATAGGTACTCTACTGCTTGCTGTACCAATATTCTCTCTTACTATAGAAGCTTGGTACAACCATACTATAACTACTGACTTGACAGCAATGGCAGCTTATATAACAGCAGTAGCAGCTGTATTCACATCAGTAGGTCTTACAAAAGTGTGGTCAGAAAAATATGAGCATAAACTTCCTGGTCCTGATGGAAAATTTGGAACAAATGATGATATTATCATAAATGTTACAGATGAAGAATATAATAAAATATTAGATGTAATGAATAAGCAATGCAATCACCAGGATGGCGGCTGGGATGGCCAGGGAGCGGATAATTGCTAATAAGTATAATTTATCAGATGACCAAATTATCCGCCATCCTGGTGAATATTTTATATCAAGAACTGAAGTTAGTTGAATTGCCTGAATCTAGCTCTCAATGGATCTTGGTTATATTGTCCAGGCATATCATATATGCTTGGTTCATTTCCATATCCATTAGGTGATCCATAGAAATCATTCATAGATGGCAATCCTTGTTGCATACCTGTATTGTACATTGTATACATGTTAGGTATACTGGTACTTGCATTACTTTGTGTTTCTCTATATATACTAGAAGATTCTGCAGCAGCAGTAGGTAAATTTCTGTTATCCAATGATACTGTTATCTGTTTCTCTTCTTTCTTCTTTTGCAATACATTAGACATCATATCTGCTATCTTCTTAAGCATATCTAGTTTCTTCATTTCTGATTCTTCCTTTTCTATTTGTTCCCATTGTCCAGTAGCTTTCATCTCTATCTCCCACTCTTCCATGAAATCTTTATATTTTGTAGTATTCTTAAGAAGTGGAAGTTGTACAAAAGTCATTATCAAATCATCATGGCCGTATGCAGCAGCATAACTGCCATTTCCATTCTTATCTTCAAAATTCTCAAGCTCTGAAACAGTAAGCAAGTCTGTTATTATGACATCAAACTTCTCTAACATCATCTTAAGCAATGCACATGCAGATATCTTAGTAGCATGACTCAATCTGATACCTGGAATTGTCTTGCTGTTTTTGAATCCATTCAAATTAGCAATATTGTCTTCTTGACTGCCTTTCTTGTATCTTATCAAATTAGCCAAGTCAAATTCACCTAATGGATTTACTTGCCATCTCCAACTTGCCTCTGGCATATATTCAGGTTCATTCAAATTCTTAAGATAGTTGTAGAATAAAGCACCATAAGTATTCCATTCTACTGACACTATAGTCTTATTAGGATTGAATAACTGTCCATACAATACCCAGAACTCTAAGCTAGCTTGTTCCAAATCTATAGTATTGCAATGCCAATATCCTATTTGTTCAAACTTATCTTTTCCTATTACTTCTATTATGTTGAATGTTGTAAAGTCATTACCACCACCTTCTGCTAAGTCAACTAATATGATGAACCATCCAATCTTCAAATAATGCAAGTCATAATCTTTCTTGAACTTAAATTCTGTCTTATGTAAGCTGAAATACCAACTATCATCTGTAGGTGTCTCAAACAAGTAAGTCAAGTCTCTTATCTTTCCTAAGCATTCTCTTGATACAAGACATTTATCAGATGCAGAGAATTGTGTACCATATTGATAGTAGAAAGCTTCTTCTGAACCTAAGACACCAACCATCATAGCTTTCCAAGCATTATCTCTCTTCTTCCAAATATGATTGTCAGGATCCCATTGAGGAACTTGCCACCAATCTACTTTAAATGGAGCATACATAGACTTTCCTGTTTCTGCGGCATGCCATAGCTTATAGAACAAATTGAATCCATTTTGTGTTGACATGATACATATATTAGAGCTTGTATCTGCAGTAACAGTAGGAAGAATGTTGTTGTAGAACAATTCAACATCATTAGGTGGACACCAAGCAAACTCATCAAGTATCAAGAAGTTTATTGTCTTACCAAGACCGGCAGTAGGAGAGAAAGCTTCAGTAGATATTGTAGAGTTGTTGTCAAAAGCTATCTCTGACTGATTCCACTTCAAAGTACCAAGCTTCAGATGGTAAGGAAGATACAGATACATATCTTTTATCTTCTTTATCAAATCTTGTCCTGCTGGACCAGACTTAGAAAGTATCAATGCATTTCTATCATTTCTGAACAATACTGACCAAAGACAGAATATTGCTGTAGTTGTTGAGTTGTGACTCAATATTCCATTAGTATAATATCTGTGATAAGGATGTTCTACTGAAACATCACACATAGATACTTTTGTTTTAGATACTGAAACAGACTTTACCATAGATGGTCCTCTATCTGTCATTATTTTAGATAGGTTTTCAACAAGTTTATCAGCATATATTATATCTAAGTTTTCATCAAACAACATGTGTTTGTCTGCACATTCTATAGAATACCCATTTTCAAGGATTACCTTATATATTGCAAATGGCTTAGTATTGTAAATGTATGATATTGGTTGATATCCAACATCTGTCAATACTTTTATCCTATATTCAGAAATATCTATTTCTTTAGTGGTTTTACAGTTATCTAAAAGTTCCTTATGAAATACAAAATTGTATTCTAACCAATCAACAACTTCTACTGCTTTATAGTTTTCTTTTTTATATAGATAATATTTCAGTTTCCAGAAAGCAGAGTTATCAAACAAGTTTTGAAATTCATAAAAAGGCAATTCAAACAAATAGTCAGATCCACTTTTTACATATTTGAAATTCTTAAAAAGATATGTGAATTTTTGTTTACCAAACTGAATACCATAATTGTTTATGAATGCATTAGTAAACAAAAACTTCACCGTTGTATTTTGTAAAAGGCACTTTCCACTTTGTCTGCAACTTAAAAACAGGCTGAATCTGTTTTGTTGAAGATGTCTCATGTAATCTTCCTGATAGTCACGGAGTATTACTGGTTGCAAACCAGTTGGGGTCATAAGATAGCATTTGGTAGCAAAGTACAATGGATCTTCCATACAATGCATATAATCTTCTATCTCTTCTTGTGTACGCTTGAAGACCAGATCTGGCTTCAATAACTTAGTATTCTTACCAATAAAAGGGTTTGCTTTCAATGGCAAACCCTTCTTCATAGCATCTACAGCTTTCTCAAGTACTGAACAGCTCCAGATAACTGCTTCTGCCTCTTTTCCTCCTTTATCTCTCTTTACTGGATCAAATTCAAATTCTTTAGCCATTTGGTGATATTCCTAATTTTCCTGCAAGCTTGAACAACTGTTTTTGAACAGCTGTCTTAGCTTTTTGTTTTGTCTTATTTGTTGATGTTCCTAGATCATTATATTGCTCTTTAGCTTTTTCTAATGTTGGATCAATAAGCTTTTTCTTCATTGTTGTAGCTGCAGCATAAGCAGAATTATTTACGGCCTCATCATAATGCTTCTGAACATCTTCCATCTTTTTGTCTGCATAATCAGACATATATGTTTTAGCACTATCAATAGCACTGTTTATTTGATTGTTTACCCATCCCGGACCTTGTATCATTAAAGCAGATATATCTTCACAATCTTTTTGAATAGATGATAATGTCTTATCTTTGAATTCATTAGCATCTTTAACAGCTTTCTTACACCAAGCTATTGCTTTCTTTGTTTTATTTTCTTTTTCCTTTTCTGCTTCTTTTTGAGCATGCTCTTCTGCTGGAGTACCCATCATTTCTTTCAAACGTTGTTGAAGTTCTTCTTTACATTGTTCTGCAGCTATAGCAGTAGCTTTCTTAGTAACTTGTGCAGGAAATGATGCAACCATTCCAACTATCTTAGTACCCATTTTAGTAGTAAGTTGAACTCCATACGTTGTAAGTTCTCCAACTGCTTGCTTAGCAACATCTGCTGTTTGAAAAGCTCCTTGCATAGCAGCTAATCCAGCACCAACTAAGCTACCAGCCATGCCACCTATCTGACTTCCAACTTTAGTTACTTCTTTAGTAGCAGTACTTTTGAGATCAGAGACCATAGACATAGTCTTGTCTTGTACAGCATCTGCCAACTGTTTCAAATTGCCAGCTTCTATATCAATACCAGTAGCTGCAATAACTGAAGTTGCTTGTCCGGTCAAGAAATTCTGTCCATAATCAATGCATTTTGCTTGCATCTGTCCTGGTATTGCTCCCATATTTATTCACTTACAAATGATGTTTTTGAATTCATTTCATCTATGGTATCTGATATCGCTTTAGAACACTTCAATATAGATGGACATAAACTTACAGTATAAGGATTTCCATTAGCTGCATTATTCAATTCATCTAATCCAGCCTTCAAATCTGACAACAATTTGTATAGTTTATTTCCTCTAACTATTGGGTCTTCACATTTTTCTGTTAAACCAACAAATACTTTTGACCCTCTTATAGATATTTCAGTACCATTAGATTTGCTTTCTATATCCCCGGCTTGATTTATCTGGGTTTGAGCATGTTCGCCTATTCTAGTTACAAATCCTTGGTTGCCTGTATAGAACATCTGAGCACCAACACTCTTACCAGATCTTGACACTAATACATCATAATCAAAATCTTGTTGAGCAGCAGTAGTATTGATGTTTGTTTCCCACATTGTAATATAATAATATTCATATTCATTTGTGGAATCATGCAATATCCATACTTTTTGTCCCTCTATGCATTTAGAGACACGTTGATATCCTGATCCACTTGTAAATGGAGCAATCCAAAACATATCTTCTTCATGCATAGAGGCATTATTAAACCAACCAGGAACTACAGCTTTGATTCGACCCATTTTCTTTGGATCATCAGCAGTCACTACAACTCCAGGTCTTATTTCACAATTACTCAGTTTCATCTGATAAATTATCTATATCATCTTTAGAGAAGATAATGGTAAACTTACCCTTTTCCATTTTCTCTTTATATCTATTTTGTCCAAATGTTTTATCACAACCAAGACATACTGCTTTGACAACTTTCTTACCAACAACAAACAATGATGGGAAAAGTGTTACTGTATCACCTTCATTATCATAAATGAACCAAGAATCTCCTTCATCAATTGCTGCATTAAATTCTTTTTCAAATTTACCACATATATCTTTTACTTGATCTATAACATCATCTGTTATTCCAACTTTCTTAATATATTCATTCTTTGATATTTCAGCCTTCATGTGTGCCTTGAACATACCAATAATTTCTTTTGGATCTTTATTAGACCAATTTTCTTTATTGAATATTTTATGGAAATCAGCATTTGATGATGCATAATCTATAGGGGTTATTTCAAACAAATCTTTTGTATTGCGAACTCCTCTTCTTCTTATCTGTCCATTATCTATAATCTTGGATAAAGCTTCCAAGTTAGATTTTTCAGTACCAGTTGTTGAAATCACATATAATGACTTGTTAGTACCAAGTACTTTCTTTACGGATCTGTTCCATTTTGTGATTCTTGTCTTCTTCAAACCAATGTTTGTAAATATTGGTGTTAAATCACCTACTTCTTTTGCATTTCCTGTAATATCTGACTTAGATATTGATTCTTCTATAAATTCTACTAATGATTTCATTTGACTTTTTATATTTTACATTTCTCCAGATCCGCCTTCAGCTGAATTGTCCGGTTGTACATCTCCCATCATTTCTGAATCTCCTCCAGCATCTTCTGATCCATCATTTTCCATTCCTGCATCTTCTGAATCTGAATCCATTCCTGACATTTCTTCTTCACCATTCTCTTCTTCCTCAGATTCTGCATCACCCTTTTCTTGCTTCTCTAACCATTTGCATTTTTGGTTGTATTCAAAATCAGCATCAGACATCTTCAGATATCTTTCAAGTAAGAATCTCATAGAGAAATAGCTATCTTCATTTCCTTCAGCATCAGTTGTAGTGAATGTATCTTTAAGCATACCAATTGTTTCAAGACGTTTGTTGGTAACTTCAAGATCCATCATTTCAGTAAATTGATTGTAAGAATTGTATCTGAATATGATAGCATCCAATACTCTCTTGTCATTCTTCATCTCTGGAATTGAGAGAGCAACTTGAATCTGAATAGGTTTGATGATTACCATAGAGAATACATTTCTAAGTCTGTCAACAAATCTACCAAAGTTTATTTCATCTCTAAGAGTTTGAGTTGGATCAGTTCCAAACCAAGCAGCAGCATTTTCTTTGTCAAATCTGCTTTCTGGTATCTTAGACATCTTATATAGCTTAGAAAGATAGTACTTAAGCTGTTCACTATCATTAAGGCTTGGACCTTGGTCAACAAGTGTCTCTATTTCCGGCTTACCATTTTCATTTTCAGGCATCCAATATTCTTTATTGAATGGAAGATTAGTTCTGCCATTTACTTTAAGTTCACCAGTTTCTGTATTGAAGTCTATATCTTCTTTATATCTAGCCATAGCAGAATTCAGAGTCTGCATACCTTTTGCTCTGTTCATACCAGCTACAGGTATAGTGAACATTGTCTTAAAGCTGGCTTGAGTTACAGTCCAGATAAGTTGTGCTTGCTCTATGATTCTGTATATGTTGAATGGTCGAATCAGACGTTCAAGATATGATTGTCTATCTATTACTCCACTATCTTCATACTTGATATATATTACTTGAGAATCAAGCATGATACGTTCCTGTCCAATCACATCTTTGAACTGTACCCAATATTGTATGCCATTGTCAATAACACGAGTAATAGTAGCTGGATCTATAGGAATGATACCAATGATTGTATGAGGGTTTTCTATGTTGTCATATACAATTTCATAAGCTATTACTCCATCTATCAGCCATCTTTTGAATTGGTCCCAAGCTTTGTTTTTCCAATCAAGAAGCATATATATCTTATAGAAGGTTGTATCTACACAGTTCTTTATCTCTTCTATATGATTTTCATTCAATTGTTGCAGTACACTTGGTTCAATATAAGGTTCTCCAATATAGACATCATTATCATCATAAACTATACATTCGTTAGCCATGATATCCAATATATCTTCTATTTCTGGATTCATAGCCATCTTTCTCAGAACATCTCTTTTCTGTTCAAGAGTCTTTTCTCTAAATGGTTTGTCTTCTTCTGGCTTCTGCTTCCAGTTATCCATTATACCAGCATACAAGTTAGAAGTCATTACTCCAATATCTTTAGGTTGCATCAACTTGTCTGCTGGTACCGCTTTCATGTTCTTTATAACATCAGAAGTCCAGTTCATACCATAATGACTGAGCTTATACAGAATTTTTGCAAGATGACCAGGTTCTCTTACCTGCATCTGGTTTTGCTGTATAGGCATCATATCATTAGCTTGTTCATATATAGTTTTATTTCCTTCTAATACGTTACTTAAGTTACCAAATATCATGTATCTTACATTACTATTGCTTATATAAAAATATAGAGAATTGAAATTACAACCTATTGATTTCTATATTACTTTATATTACAAAACAAATAATATATCATAATAAAATGAGTGGAAATTTATTTCAACAAGGAAAATATAAAGCAGAACCTATCAAATCAGAAGTAGCACCATTATTACAACAATTAGTGATAAAAGAATTGTTAGATAATTATCCTGATATGGAATACTGTTGCATTGGATCCATAGGTAAGAAGAAAGATGGAGAATATAATGGAGATATAGATATTGCTATAAAAACAGAAAGTATAGAAGAACTAGAAAATATGATAACCAAAGTATTCTCTTATACAGAAAGTGTTACAAGCAAATCTTATTTCATAGTATCTATGCTTTATCCTTATAAGGACCCATTAGATGATGACAAGCTAAAGTTTGCTGCAGTTGACTTTATGATGATGAAAGACAAAGAATACACTGAATTCAGATATTACTGTCCTGATTATAGAAAAGATGAGTCAAAGTATAAAGTTGGTGTAAAGATAATGTGGGCAAATACTATATTGAACCATACAAAAGAGAGATTGAATGGAGTAGATTTGTCAAAGAACCAAATGGGTTCATTCAGATTTGTACCAACTGGATTATATCAAACGATATTCAATGTTGATACATTTGAAGTAATATCAAACAAATTCATTACAACAAATGTTGATGAAATAGTAAATATGGTTTTTGATGATAGTGATAGAAGTCATTTCAACTCAGTAGAAACCTTATGGGAAGGTATTCATTCAGAACATTATAAATATCCAGAAGAAGTAAAAATTCTAGAAGCTAGATTGATGATAAATAGCTATAGAAAGGGATGGAAAGAGATTATAGATTCAGGAGATTTCAAAATGAAATATTGGACTAAAGAAGATATTTATAAGATGATAGAACCTTATAAATTGGAAAGAAACATAAACAAATATTTAGATGTAAAGAATGGAATCCTATAGGATTCCATTCTTTTTGTATTTAATCATAAGAAGAGTCCTCTTTATCTTGCCAATCATCAGGTAAGTTTAAAATATCTGTCCAACCAAGCATTATATCAATAATACTACTACCAGGACCATCCCAATAAAGATCATCATCTGTGTATTCATCATTCATTACATTATCCATGAATTCATCACTATCATAGAATTTCTCACCACTTTTTCTAGCATATTTTACAGCATCTTTAATATTGTCAAATGATTTAACTATATAGCTAGCATCAAAGTCTTCATAGTCAAAATACGCAGAACCTAAAAGACCAAGCAAGTCTGATAGTGTACCAATATGCAAACATTGATGATATTCATCTTTGTAAATATAGAATTTTGCCTTAGGAACTTTGACATCTTTCCATTTTACAAATTTAAATGCTCCATCATCACTGCCACTTGTAATTTGTTTTAATACTGGGAATTTGATTGTACTTACTTTAGAAGCTGGTTCCGCTTTTGCAAGAGCTTTCATAGCTGGATTATTAGCTGTCATATCTTTGACAGTAGCAACTACTTTACCACAGTTCTTAGCATCAGGACCAGGTTTCCAACCTTTAAGCTCCTTTTCAAGAGCCTTACCAGCAGCAACAGCAAATCGGTTTGCTTGTGAATTTCTACCTTTCTCTCTGGCAGCCTTTGAAGCACGACCAAGCAATTCAGAACTAAGCTCCATAATCAATGCTTCATTCAAATACTGACTTAAATTTTTCATTATGAATTTTTGTTTATATAAACTTTATAAATAATAATAAGTTTTTTGAAATTTTTTATGTTTGTTCTAAATTTATTTGCAACAAGATTGAAATAAATCAAGATTGTTCTATATTAGATTCGTTCAAAATAAGAAGTTTAATTTAAATATTGATAATGATTATGAAGAAGTTTTTTGTTACTTTTATTTTCTGTGTAGTATCTGTTATATCATTTGCTAACACTCCTACATATTTTGTAAAGAACATTGATACAGAAAATATGCCTATCATGGATCTTGAATCACAAGAAAATACAGAATACTGGGTATCAATGTTCAAATTTGTTCAAGCTGCACAGAAATCAAATGCAACTAAAATGGTAATCAAATATGATGGAAAATGGAAGTATGTAATTCCATCTTCTGAAGCCCTTATTCAGTTGGATATCATTATTTCTCATTTATGTTCTGGTAGTTCCGTTAAGAATGGTACATTTGAAAAAGGAATGAAAGAAGCTTTTGAAATAGCAAAGAAGGATAAATTGATTATTTCTGTACGTTAACTTAATGCATTCACTAGGTTCTATAGGGTTCTCCTGTTAAGTGCCTGGGTCACACAGGGAGCGGATAATTATGATTCAGTATATTCTATCAGCTAAGATAATTTTAACGTCCCTGTGTGAATGTTTTTGTTCAACATCTATTGAACTATTTTTAAATAACCAAAGAAATACGAACATGAATTATTCATTTTTAAATAATTTTCAACCATTTGTTGTAAAGTTCATAGATGATATTTGCATACCTAAATCTTGTAGAGGAAAATATCTTCTATGTATAAATGCAATGGGTATCAAATGGTTTGAAGAAAATTACATAACACTAGAATACGGTGATGGTTTTATTGAAGGTGAGGTTCTAGGTCCTAAGTATCTGATGCTTGAGGATAGTGGAGCTAACAAGTTTGACATGCCTAGAATTTATGTACCAATTACAAAGGAGTTGATTGATAATGATACTTCAGAATTAGGAAAATTCTTAATTAAAGCACTTACAGACAATAGTGTATATGGTACTGGTATAGAAGGTTTTAGACCTAGTAAAAACTATTACTTGAATGAAACATTATACAAATGGTGTACTAGAACAAAAGACCATACTGGTAATGATATTCAATCATTAGCAGAAGAAGATGATGACATATATTTACCCGACTATCTCTATTATGATAGAGAAAATGACAAACCTAAAATAACATCATATTTTGAAGAATTGTCTGATAATGAGAAGAAAAGCATTGACTTGAATTTCTTCTTCAATAAGAATGAAATATCAGATTTGAAGTTTACTGAAGATGATTTCTATTTCTTTCCACAAACTTTCTTCAAAATCATATTAAAGTATACAACTATAACAGAAGAAAACAGACAGGCAGTACCAAATAATGTTTATGATGTTGTACAGAAGTATTTTGTTAATCATAAAAATGATGAAGCAACAAAACTGTTACAGACTATCATGAATACCAGTACAGATGGTACTGATTTGCCTTCTACTATTTCTACTTGCAATTCTTGTACTAACCAATATAATCTATTAAGTGGAAGTTCAAATATAGGTGAAAAGAGTTGTCTAGAAAAGTATAGAGATGCTATGGATTCATGGTTGAAGATCATGTTGGGTGATTTAGTATATTACAATTCTTGGATGACAGTAAATGAGAACAATACTAAATATCCTAATTATGATTTGATAGATTTGTTGATAGAATTTCTGAATGAATATATCAAGTACAACAACTTCCCATCCAAAGAACAGAATAGCATAACTAATTTCAATTGCCCATCATTAGATAGTTCTTATGATGATAGTGATTGTATTAAAAGTACAATCATGAACTATATTAAAGTTCTAGAATGGGTAAAGAAATGTGAAACTGTAAAGAACAGAAATAAAATAAAGGTATATGGTAGAGATTTTGCTAATTACCTTTTAACATATTTTTAAATTAACGTTAATTAAAACATATATGAAAAGTTTAGTAGAAACATTGAATGAATCACTAAATATCAATGAAAGTAAAGAAAAGATGCTTAGATTCGAATTTGGTGACCTAGATCATGCAGATGAGACTATCAAATCTATTGAAGATCTTGCTAATAAGAATTCTGTGTATTCAGAAAAAATTGATGGTGGTATCAAGATTAAAGCTAATGATTCCAATAAGGATAAGTTAGATTCTATCCAAGATGTACTTCAACAATATGTACAGAAAATGCAGGATGATGATAAAGCAAATCAAGATGATGTAAAGTCATTAGCAAATCAATTGAATAAGTTGAGTGACTTTATTGAATCAGAAGATGACGATGATAAAGAAGATAAAGAAAATAAAGAAGATAATGAAGAAGGAGAATAAGAATTAAAATATTCAAAATGAAAAATGGGAAGAACTTAAGTTCTTCCCATTTTTATTTATTTTTTACTTTCATCACTTTCGATAATGAATGTTGTTTTATCATCTTTATCAGATTTTGCTATATTTTCATATTTAGTCATATTACCACTCCAAAGATAAGATATATCTTTAGATGTTGAACCAGTTCGGTTCAATACATAAGGTAAATTATTCAACTTACTTACTGTTTTCAGTAAATAAGAAAGCTTTTTTAATATTGAAGCAGAATCTTCAAGTTTTTCTCCTTCATTCCAAACATAAGAAGTATTAGGAAATTCTGTTGATTTCCAATTTTTCAATTTATCTACTTCATCTAACAAATATTCAAATGATACAGGAATATATTCATAATTGTATTCATCATCATGTGTTATGCTAGGATCCAAATATTTATTTACATTGCCAATCTGAGCTTTGTATGACAAAACACCTTTAGGACTAACTTTGTCCATTTTTCCAACAAAATATAATGGTCTTGGATTTGGACCACTTACTTTTTTACTAGCTCTAATAAAATATGTTGTTTTATCATAATCAATAACTATTGGTGTATATGTATAACCAATTGTTTCTACATATTTACCAAGGTCACTAAATTGTGTACTGAAATTTTTAGATAGTGTAAGTGATCTTGAATGACAATAATCTCGATATCTTGATGGAATATCTGAACTGATATCAAAATAATTCTTATCAATATCATTAAATGGTGGAGTCAATGCAACTGGTATACCATAAGCATCTGTAGCTACTAAGTCAAATTCACCAGTATCTTTATATGCATTAGATGAAGTATATACATAAGTGTAAGCGTTATTGTACAATTGTGTATCCCCATAACTATACTGTCCATTATTATCTCTATCTATATAAGCAACATTAGCAATGTAATTGTAAGTTGTATATTCATCAGGTATTTGAGGGGCACATATCATGAATGAGTTTGCAATCTTAGTACCCATTCCATTATTTGTAGCAGTTGTAGTACCATTTCCACCTGTATCTGAACTTCCAGTACGATATATCTTATCTAATGATGATAGCAACTTAAACGGAGCATTTGTCACTATTACATTAAAGTCCTTACCTGTTTGGGCTAAATTTCCTATATGTGAAGATACTAAATTATTATCCATTTTGATTTATTCTTTTGTGATTGATTCTCTATCAGAAGATTTGTTACCTAATGATTTTGGATGTAAACAAACATCTTGTTTGAATTTACCAATTATACTATCATTCCTAGATTCAGTTCTTTCATCAATTTGAGGATATGATGTTGATAATTTAAGGGAAAACTCTATTGATTTCTGATTAGTATCAGAACTAGTCATATCTATCTTATTGATTTGTATAGATTGTTCTGTTGGCCAATCTAAAGAACATTTTATTGTTTGTCCTAAATAAGTTATTCTGAAGTATTTGTTGAATACTAACTTATCAATTATTTCTTGCAACAATACTACAGATTCATTGAAATTAGATAGAACATATCTTAGCTTTAATGTTACTTCTAATGGTAATCGACGCATTTCTGCATTCATACCAACTATTTCATTTCCAACTATTCTTTCATAAACACCTCTAACATAAGGTTGTGTAAGCTCTTCTAATGGTATGCTTACATTATCCATTTCAACAATACATCTTGGCATTTTCATATAAATCTGGTCTTCTCCAGATACTTCATTCAAACTATATTTATATCCATTGCTTTCTATATACATATAAGAAGATCCTGTGTTGAATATGAAATGATTGATAGGTTTATCATATAACACTATATTTCTAGTAAGCCAAGATAAGGCACCCTTTATCAATATTGAGAAGAATCGTTCATCTCTATCAAAGAGATTGTCAAATTTCTCAACATTCCAAGGATGTTTCCATTTTTCTGTGGTTTTGTTAACTAGATTCTGCATATTTAAAAATAGAAATGTTTATGAACTTATTTCACACATATTCTATATTTACTATAAATGATAGAATAAACATATACAATAACTATAATGTTTACAAAAGAAGAAATAAAGAATGCCGCACAAAATATAGTAAATCTTTCTAATGAAGATCCAGAAGAAATCTATGTTACCAAGTGGAATATTGAAAACAAGTTAAAAGAAAAAGATCCATCATATACAAAGAAGACATTAGCAAAGTTTATTAGTGACTTGCATTTTGGAAAATTTATCTTTGTACATAATGGATCTAGCTTACCATTTTCTATATATGAAGGTTATATGTTTGTTGCAACAGAATCAAATGATTTTACATATTTTATAAATTCACTATCAAAATTAGATTATGATCTGAATAATTTACAAAAATATGACTATATGAAATTACTTGATTCAACACCTTATGATAGTGACTATTTCTTGATAGATGGTGTATTGATGATTTCAGACAGATTAAAATTGTAAGAAATTCTTAACACCATTTTTCCAAAGGTCTTTGTAAGCTTTCTTAGCATTTTTACCAATACTTTTGAATGTTGAACCAACATTAGCTGCTTCACCATAAAGGTTACCAAGACCTGCACTACCATCGATAAGCATCATAGCAGCAGATATAGTAGATTCTGATGCATCAACTAACGTCTTATAAGTTTGACTTGCAGGATTGTAATAGTATTTATTATCTATTGCATACTGCATCATCTTATGACGTTTGTTTTCATGGTCATCAGATTCAGGATTTGTAGTACCACCAGAATTAATTCCATTCACATTTACATCACCCAAATTAACTGTATTAGGATCTTTATCAAGGTGTTTTTCACGATTATCTATATCAGGGTCACCTTTCTTTCCACTCAACACATAACTACTAATTCCATTTTGACTCCATAAGAATCCAGAATCACCAAACAATACTTTTGCAAATTCATTTTGATTATGTTGGTATACACGATCATATTTTATCTTGAACGTTGGGGTAGATTGGAATGGAGTCTGATTTGAAAATGATTGTGGAAGCATTGTATTTAAAGTAGAATAATCTATTTCACAACCCTGAAAAGAAAACAATTTGAATGACATTCTATCCGTCATGTTAGCACTATTGAGATTCTTATATACAGTTGTTCTTCCTTTCAAATCTCTGGTAGAAGTTTGCAGATATCTTATTGGGGATTGAAATACAACAACATCTAAATCAAATTTTCTTAGATTTTCTGGTAATATTTCTTTTTGGTTTATAGCATCATAAGCTGCATATTTATAGAAATCCATTAAAGTAAGTAAACGTAAATCAGTTGCTTCTTCTGAACATTCTATTTCTATAGATTTTTCTGCTGTCAGATTATCTAAATTCATATTCAAAGCATTATTTACATCTTTTACTGATTTGAAGAACCAAGGAGCATTAGAAGATATGTAGCTTAATGATCGTACAAACTTTATCAAAGACTTTTTTCTAGCCATCATATTATCATTATATTTATAAAAATTTCTATCAAGATATTGTATAGCAGTGTTGTTTGCTGCAAATTTCTTACCATTAGAAGATTGCATAATACCACCTAACAAACCATAAGATGTATCAAACTTAAAGAATAATTTAAAGTATAGCCAAGCTGGTTGAGTTGCAATAGAATCTAATCCTTTCTGAAAACTTACTCGTTCATTTATGAAATCTTTATAACCCCAAGCAGGAACATCAAGTAATGTTTGATCAGTATTAGCGTCTCTAGAAGATATAGTGCCAGAGCCATCATATTCCACTTGCTCATCAGGTACAACTTTGTTTGCTTTTAATGGACCTTTATAATCTAAAGTATTTTGCTGAGGTTTTTTTTCATATCCATCAGAACCATTCCCAGTAGATGAAACACCTTTACCTAATCCTCCTAATAATTTTGATAGAATTGACATGATTTTAATTTTATTTATTTATTGATTTGAAAGATAAGTAAATGTTCCTGATAATGTGCAATCCAATGACATATTTGTATTGCCATTTATTCTTGAGAATGGAACTTCAAATTCTACTTGGGTAAATTTTGACTTCATCTTAACGATACCTAATACATAATTGATACTTACTATTTCAGCATCTTTTAAAGTATCTTCATCTATCATCAAGTCGGTATATGATTCTGAGTTTTTCTTAGAAAACTGTACTACTTTATCCCAGTATTCTTTTATATTTACTATCTTCTTTTCAAATGGATATTCTTTAGAAGTAAGCATAATACGAGGAGATGTTTTCCAATTCTTATCTTTAATTGGTTTAATATCCCATCTATAGTATCTCTGATGATCCGTTAAAAAATCAGAAATTGATTTTTTCAACATTTGGTTGTAAATATCATTAACTTTATCATTTATGTAATCAGAAGTTGAAACTAAAGTATCATCAGATACTATTATTTGCTTATATATTTCAGAAGAATTGTTTATGTTTTTCATTTTAAGTATTGTTATATGATTTAGGAACAGAATCACTGTTTATATAACCAGGTATAATATCTCTTCTTATGAGGTATATTTTTTGAATGATTTCATGTTCTTCATTCTTTACATCATATTCAAATGACATACCATCAATATAATAAACACCAGATACGGATAAGTTTATGAATCCAAGAGTTGAATCTTCAAACATTTTTTCCAATTCAACACTAGATGGGTTAGGCATTTCAGATTTATCTCCACTTAAATTATGCCAGTTTTGCCACATCTGTCGTTTACCTAATTCTGTATATTCAAATATTGCTAAATTTATGAGAGTTCCTCGTTGAAGACCGAAATTTGGCTTTGCCAACTTTACTTCCAATGTCTTAGCTCTCATTTTCCTGAAATAATTGTCATGAATCATTTTTTGTTTCAGAACTGGAGTATTGTGATCTTCTGGGTCACCATATTCATATCCAGAAAAAACAGTATTTCTAAATCGACATGCATTGTTTACTGTATCATTTACGGATGTTCCATGGAATTTCATATTAGTAGTATTGAGGGCATCATTTCCAGTTCCAGAAGTTGGAGAACCAATCGTGTATTCATTCATGTTTCCATGCTCCATTATATCTTTGTTGTTTACTCTCCACTTCCAAGATGATACAAGATAGTTGCCAAGCTCAGGCATTCTCTTATAGTTAGTAAGCAATCGATGTGCCATACCATGTTGCATATCTTCTTTTATGTCATCATCTGTAAATCCAAGACCACTAACAGGATGTATTCCAAGGTCATTTGGAGTTATCTTTTCGGTCATAACCCAAGAAAAGTTTACAACTACTAAATAACGATAAAGATCTACCCAACAATCAAATACACTATTTTCATCTAATCCACCAAATGCAACATGTTTCTGTATAGCTTCTGTATAAGTTTCACTTCTTATTATTCTTGTCTTATCATCTTTTATTTCTTTTACTTTATCTGTAGCGGCAAATCCCAAACCACATTCAGTAACTGCAACGTAATGTAAGAATTCATAAGTAGTAGGGTATTTGTTTGGACCAAGTTGACAGTATTTTGCAGAACATCCTGGAGTTGGCCAAGGATTGAATGTAATTTGCTTTGTCATTTTTTGACGTAAAGACAACAAATGATATTCACCATAATATACTATCTGATCAGCATGATATTCCACTTTACTAACATAGAAATCTATAGAAATAGGTTTGTAGGCACCATCAACAGAATCTGTCATTACTATAGTCATATTAGAAGACATAGAAGCAGTTTCCATCAACTCTTCACTTTTTTCTTGTTGGGATATGATGACTTTACAAGTTGGAATAAACTTATCATAATCAATATGTACATATTTTATAGAATTTCTAAGAATTACTTTATTGTCTATTCTTATGATAGGTATTCTTGGACCTTCTAACTTTACAACATTTATTGGTTGATTATTTATACCAAGTCCTGAAGATTTTATGTCTTGAGATTCATTGAATTTTACTACAGCGTTTTTCTTAACTGATGGATCATGCCTTACTATTGGGTCCAATTTATTTACATTTGGACTCAATGGTTGATATAGCTCTTTCAAATCTTCCATAAAATTAATAAATCAATAAATTTGTATCACCTACTTGTACATAATTATGGTCAAATACTGTTGCTTCATTTGGTGATCGTTTTTCATCTTTATTCTTTTTGAATGTTTGTGTTCTATTAAGTAAAGATGAAGATGTAGAAGCTAGTCCATCCATATTGGTTTTTACAACTTTTGTAAATCTATCTATAAATTCAGGTTGTGGACATATCAAAACATTTCCTTCCATCAATTCAAAAGGATTTGATATTCCATTTATCTTACATAATATATCAGCATATTCATCTGAATGATAAAGAACAAATGATATTAAATCTGGTCTAGCAATATATTCTTTTGATACTTCAACTATTGTATATGCATTCGAGAAATCAATAGTATCATCAAATGTCTTTACCAATAAATCCTTTACTCTTTCTATTGTACCATCAGAAAACTTGTATTCTAATTCAGGTTTTTGTTTTATCAATCCGTAATTAAGTGGCATGTGTTAAAATTCATATCTCCTTATACAAAAATAAAAAGAGGAATTCAGCTGAATTCCTCTTTGATATTAGTTTGATATAATGAATGTTGTATTTTCTGGTTTTGAGGTTAATAAATTGAATTCACCTAATGTACCTGTCCATAAATATGTCGCTTTATTTAAACCATCATCCTTTTGTACACCATTTTCAACATAAATACCAGATCTCCACATTACTCTATTTTCAAGATTTTTTAATCTATTCATAATAGAATTGTATTGATCTGCGGTAACTATACCTGCTAATTCTGCATTTCCAACACCATTATTATCTTTATCATGTTTTATAGTAGTACCACTATTCAATACTGGTATGTTGATACTGCTATCAGGTTTGTCTCCATAATGGGTATATGATAATGTTACGGTACTTGCATTATTTGTATATTTGAATCCCTGTGTCCAACCAGTATAAGTATGATTGTCGGAACCATCTACAGTAATGCTATGGATATTATCATAAACATTATCTTTATTCATATACTGGGTTGAACTAGCACCATCTTCATTTATCAATGATTTGATATTTGTCTTTGACCAGCCTGGTTTGTCGGTATTATGTGTTTTAAAATTACCACTGTTATCCCAATTTACCAACATATAATAACCTCTTTCAGGTTTATCTTCTACATACCATAATTGTCCTATAGCATCTGATCCTTTTCCTGATTTATCTGCATAACACTCTTGAGATAATATGAATTTTGGTATCTTATATAAATCATTTAAACTCTTAACAGTATGATGTCCAGCTACCCAATTCATATTAGTAATTGCTGTAGTGGTTTCATCAGATGGTACTAATTTAGCATTTCTATCCAAAAATGTTTCTTCTTTACCAACTATGGTTCCACTGGTACCATTTATTTTTTTAATGTCTAGATCTCTATTTGTTTCTATTCTTCCCATTATTAACCTAATTAAGATATTGTTATTGACATATTAGCAGAACCAACATTAGACCTATATATATAATATTGTTGTGGTAATCCTGCTCCATTTATATATTTAAAGGTTTCAGTTTTTACTCCATTTTTTTCAATTGTTACTTGTATAAATGATGAAGTAATAATTTCTACTCCGTTTTTCTTTATTTGAGATATTTTTCCCCAGTTTGTAGGAAATGCCATAAAGAAACAATGATTAGAATCAGACAAATAATCTATATTCCAATTTTTTGAATATATTGCTTTGCTATGCCTTCCTAAATGATTATTTTCGTCTATTTTTACCACAGACTCTTTTTTGTCTTTTAAATTTCCAAGATTATTATATAATGCCTCATTTAATTCTTGCATTGTACATATACCATAAAATAATAATCTATATGTGGACCAATTAACAAAACAAGATGTGTTATCTTCACCAGACGCAGGAACAATAGAACCTAAGTGTTTAGTACCATCTGAACTTGCAGCATAATCATCAGGATATCCGGAAATGATAAGACCGCGTTTCTTTGCGAAAATAGTTTGATAACATACTTCTCCACCACCTCCGTTTAATATTGGTGATGACCAAACATCAGAATTAGTATTTACTGCAGGTAATTTTTTATCCCATGCACCATCACATCTTTCTGGTTCCTTTTGATTATCTACAGTCCATTTCCATGTACCAGACCATTTTGGTCTGAAACCATATTCTATCTGTAAATTAGTAATATTATTTGATTTATGTACAATATTTGCTAATTTATAACTAGTTATACCATCATTTTTAAATACTTGCCATGAACCAGTTGAAATTTGTATTCCTGCAATCTGTTTGTCACCTTCCCATATAGAGTCAAGTCTGGCCTTATCTCTTGCCGACATAAGGCCTGCTATACCAGAATTATCATTTTCTAATGCACCTGGGATTGCTTGTGGTAATACTAAAGTATAAGTATTATTTAACCAAACATTATGTTTTTCAACATTATTATCTATATAAGTTTGTTTAAATACTTGTGTAGTATAATGTAATGTATAGCTTACTGGTGTATAAGTGAATGGATCTATAGACTTTGTAAAATAAGTACCAGTACCAAAAGTATCGAACTTATCATTCATAGTATTATACAAATAAGTATAGCTATTTCTGTACATATTATATGTTACAACAGTTGACCATGACTTATGGTTGATCTCCTTATCATCCTTATAAATACCAGGATCATAATCATGAGCATACACATAAGTATCATTACTAAAATAACCTACACCATTTTTTCCATCTTCAGTCTCACTTTGACCAATCCAGAATGCATTCTTTCTACTAATTTGCGGTTTTCCTTCATCATCTTTATAAGGACCTACTCCAATACCAACGGCAAAGTAACTTTTTTTATCTTCATTATATTTACCAACAGTGGTATTTGTATATGATGAAACTTTTATTCCTTGTCCTAAACCTATACTATAGTTACCATTAATGACTGTATTTGTCTTATCTCCTATATAAGCATGTACAGTTTCTATATAAGCACTTCTTGTATGTAATCTAGTATCATGAGTATCATCCGTATAAGCATTAATATTACCTGATACAACTTGTGTTATTTTTTCTCCAGTTATTTTTTCAGTTTTTCCTCCTGAACTTACAATCAAGCTATCATGCTTACCTACTGTAACAGATCTTTCATTAGTTATAGATTCAGTATGTACTCCACCTGTAGTTATATTTACATTAGCTTCGTTAGTTACATTAACATTATTTGCCGTTATATTAGTTCTAATACCTTTGACTATATCATCCTTATTAGATGAAGTATATGCATAAGATGTACCGTATGTAATTATCTTAACTTCAGATTGTTGTTCAACATCTTGTTTTTTATCATTTTTTACAATTGTTCCATTAGTTATATTGACATTACCAACTGTTATATTAGTTCTAATACCTTTGACTATATCATCCTTATTAGATGAAGTATATGCATAAGATGTACCGTATGTAATTATCTTAACTTCAGATTGTTGTTCAACATCTTGTTTTTTATCATTTTTTACAATTGTTCCATTAGTTATATTGACATTACCAACTGTGGCAATTTCTCTATTACCTTCTGTCGTATTTGTTATGTTACCATGAACATAAATATAAGAATTTTCATAAGTATAACTAGTATAATTATCCTTATTGATTTTTGTTACGGCCCCAGTAATATCTTCAGTAAGTGTTCCTTTAGCCGTTACAGACTTATTACCAATATTTTCATCATATTTTGTACTTGCATTAAGACTTATACTTGGAGAAGTCAAATCTCCTTTAGTAGTAGAAGTTACATAGAAATTAGTACCTTTATTTCCTTCTTGATCTTTACCTATGAAAGTATTTTTAGCACCCTTAAAATATGCATCTGTACTAGACTTAATACATAATTCATTAGTTACATGAATATGAGTTTTATTTAAGTCTAAATTAGTACTACCAGATGTTATGTTTAAAGAGCCTGTATTTAAATTAGTATTTCCTGTAACTTTTATAGTTGAATTTCCTGTTACATTTTCATTATTTGTATTAGTTGTCTTATTTGATATAGTACTATTTTCATTTATAGTATTACCTTTTATAGTTGTTGTAGCAGAAGTACCACCATGAACAGGTTGCCCAATATAAGTATGTCTTCTACCATATACATAAGATACATCAGAACTTATATCAACATAAGTACCATCTTTTGTTGCATCACCATGAATACATATTTTGGGAGCAGATAAATATACACTATTATCTGATCTTTCAGTTATAGATCCATTTACAAAAGTCTCTAAAGCTTTATTTACATAAACATAATTACCATCATAAGCATAACATGACTTAAATCCACTAACAGTAGAAATAAATGTTGAACCATAACCTTCATAAGCAGCACCAGTAGTTCTAGTATCAGAAGTACCATTGAATCTATTTGTAGTATTACCATTTACAGTGATATTACAAGTATTATTTTTGTTTGCCGTACCTATTGTTTGTGTATAGTTACCTTTTACAACTTCTGTATGGTTTCCATCTACTGTAGTTTTGAAATATCCTGTATTATGGTTAGTAGTATTTGGTCCTTCAATATTTATATCACCATTGTGATAGATACCTACAACATTATGACGCTTATCATCTGCAGTACCATTACCTATTGTAAACAAAGTACCACTATTTCCTGTATCAGTATTTTTTGGATCAGATACATTGTACTTACCTTGTGCATGTTCTGATTCATTGTTTGCTATAGTATAAGAACCTTCTGCATGAGCTGCAGTAGCATTAGTACCGGTTATGCTACCTTGTCCTTCTGCATGAGAAGCTAAACCATTAGTTGTGGTAACAATACCTTCGGTATGTGACTGATCACTACTTGCATTAGTACCATAACCTTCAGCATGACTATCATGGTTATTAGCTTTTGATTCATGACCTTGAGCTAATGAATATTCACCTTTTGCTACTGTTCCTAAACCAATAGCAACACTACCTTTACCAGTAGCTTTACTATAGTTCATAGCAACAGATCCTTCACCTTCTGCTGTACCATTATTCATAGCAGTAGACTTTACTCCTGAAGCAGAACTTGCATTCATAGCTACAGAATTTGTTCCTGATGCAGTACTTGCATTAGTAGCTAATGATTGTTGACCAGTAGCATGACCTTTTATTAATGCCATAGCACCTTGTCCTGTTTCAGCTATAGAACCTTGTCCAATAGCCACACTATCTGTTGATTTCGCAGTACCTTGTATAGAAACAGAATTAGATCCAGAAGCAGTACCATCTAATGATATTGAATTATCACCAGATGCAGTACCAGTAAAAGCAATAGAATTAGACCCGGAAGCAGTACCTTTTACAGCAACAGAATTATCACCAGAAGCAGTTCCAGAAACTAATGCAACACTATTTACACCAGAGGCTAATGTTCCCTTTATACCATGAGCAAATGAATTGATACCACCAGCAGTTGCTTCACCTCCTGAATGAGAATTCTTTCCGTTTGCATAAGAACTGTTCTCTGCATGGGCATTCACACCTTTAGTATAAGAACCAGTACCTTCAGCATGAGAATTATCTGCATTACTATGTACATAAGTAGAATTACCTTCGGTATGAGCATTTACTGCAGAAACTGTAGTAGTAGTACCTTCCGCATGTCCTGCATTAAATAGTACTTTATTTTTATATCCTTCTACATGAGCATATTCACCAGATACAATATTTTCTCTACCTTCAGCATGAGAATCATTACCAGATACTGTATTTCTGTGACCTTCAGCGTGTGCATGTAAAGCATTTACTGTATTACTTAAGCCTTCACCATGAGATGCTTCACCATTTACTGTAGTAAGCTTTCCTTCAGCATGAGAAAAGTTACCAATAGCTACATTATTTGTATAGTCATTGAATATTTCAGCATAAGAAGTAGTAGGAAAATAAGTACCATCAGGAAGTTCTTTCTTTTCATAAGAATATTCTTTAGACTTAGTATAGCTATCATACCAATGACCTACGCCAGTATAGTAAGTACCAAGCTGTGTTTTACGAACAAAATCTTTATCGAGAGTATAGTCCATCTCTTGCTTAAGCACTATTCTATCTGCATAATATGTATTAGGATTACCATCAGGAACAAAACCATATTTATTTTTGGCAGTACCTCTTCCTTTATCTGTACCTTTATAGGATACATACCAAGGACCCTTCATATCTATAGTTTCTAGTACTTTATTACCTTCATCATCTTTAGTATAATTACTATCTTTTCTCTTATCATCTTCATTTACATAAGGAACTGAAGTAATTAATCCCACATAATAGTTACCAGATCCACCATTATTTGTACCAATTTTATATGATACTGTTCTTTGGTTCAATTCCCAAAGTAAATCGGTATAAGAATAATTCAATTGAGTTGCATCAATTGGTTCTCGGTTACCTCTACCTAACAAGCTACCCCATGTAAGTGCGGTTGTTCCTATTGGTTTTACTGCCATAATATCTTATATTAGAAATGTTCTTTTGTATTATATAAAAATATTCATCAATAAAAAAGAGAAGCTTAAGCTTCTCCTTCTAGTATTTATTTTCTTTCAAATGCAAATCCCCAAGTTCCTTTAGTAATATCACCTGGTGCACATACTGCAACTATATGATATCTCAATCCACTAGGATTTATTGGGTTATCTGTAGTAAACTCATACTTTTCACGTCCAGTATTTGTTGTACTTAATGCATCACCATTATCATTATCAGATGCTGGAGTTCTAACACCTGTATCAAGAGCAGATTCGACATTCATCTGGTTTTTGTAATACATATAGAATCCATCAGGTACAGCAGAACTATTATGCTTACAAAGTTTGTATATATTAGTTGGATATGCAAACCAGCAAGTTTTAACAGATCTGCTTATTGATGCATTAGATTGCTGTGTTTTCCCAGAAGCTGCTTGTAAATTACCATATAAATGACCATGGTCTATATCACCATTAGATCTTCCAACAGCAGCATTCTTCTTACCTAAGAATTCATTTTGTGTCCATTTTTTCCATAATGGATTAGGTTTACGAACACCATTTTCCATTATATAAGGAACGTCATTTGTAGTACCATAGTATATTCTATATCTTGCTGTCAAAGTAAAAGATGCAGATGAATATGAAGGTAATTCAGTAAATTTATCATAAGGTGCGGCACCATCATCAGGTATATATGTTGCTTTTTCCATAAGTTGTTGAAAATACATTTGAGTTGCTGGATTAAATATATATGAATATGCTGTCCAAACAGTAAATTTACCTTCCCTATCAAGCTTTATTTTATCTGATATTGTACTTCTTGTCGAATATAATCCTGTTCTATAATCAGTTTTACCAATTTCGTCAAAAGCGCCTCTATTATCCACAGCATTACAGTATGAACTATAATAAGCTAAATTGTATGAATTAGCATAATCATAAGGAGGTACCCAATTGAATTTATGATAAGGGTCTTTTGCTCCGGTATCATTCAAATATATATAATTAGGATCTGTAACATCTTCATTGTTTGCTACTAATCTCTTAGGCCAGTATTTAGCTGTATCACTCTTCATACCGGCAAGCAATTCTTTATTATGTATTACTTTATCAAATTTTTGGGCTGATATATTAGAATTATTTGGTAATTTAAAGTAAGTTATTTCTCTTACACCTGTAGAATAACCTAACATATTTCCTAATGAAGTACCATATATAGGGTCTATGTTTTCTGGTTTATCAACACCAACATTAAATGCTCTAAATTGTATTTCAAAACTAGTTGTAGCACCTACTTCACAAATACCATCAGAATTCTGACTATTTTGGAAATATGACCATCCAACACTATCATTAGAAATAACTGCATTTGCAATTCTATTTCCAGTATACCAAATAGCATATTGTAAGCTAGGTCTGTAATACTTAGGTTGTACAAGCAATGCTCTCATAACTGTGGTTAGATATGCTGTTGGACCTAATGAATTTACATAGCTATAAGATGTTGGGGCTACAACTTCACCACCTACTATCATACCACCATCATAATACATCTGTCCATTCTTTCGAATATCCATGATGTTATGGCGAGAATTTTCTTTTACATAATTACCGGCATAACTATAAATAGGTTCCTTTTCACTATTTTCGCCTATTTTCTTTTTGTATAAAGTACTAGGACCCTTTGTTGTATCTCCAGTTCCACCATTTCCAATACTGAAAATAGTTTCATAACTGGATTCATAAAAACCAACAGTAGTTGTATTATTAGTACCATCTATTCCAATAGGATATCTACCTGGTAAGTATTTGTTATTTACACGGGCAAATTCATTAGGAATCTTATTAGTATCATTGTTTTCTACTAAGAAACCATTAGCAGAATAATATGATCTGTTGTATGTACCATGTCCTACTTCTGTCTTATTCTTAGATACTGTATAGAAACCATCAGTAGAAGAGTAAGATCCTCTCGCTATAGTACCAACACCACTTGAATGTGAGAATTCTCCATAAGATGATGTATTGTTTCCTTCTGATATAGAACCTATACCATTAGCATAAGTTGATACACCAAAAGAAGAAGAGAAATTAGATTGTGCTGTTGTCCTATTACCACTAGCAAATGATCCTTCTCCATTAGCATAAGTTGATACACCTTGTGAATGTGATGATTGTCCTATTGCCTTAGTATGTTCACCTTCGGCATGACTGTATCTATAAGCAATGGTTTCAATACCTTCTGTATGTGATGATTGTCCTATTGCTTTAGTACGTTCACCTTCAGCATGAGATGAAGTAGATTCTGCTATTGTATTGTTACCTTCAGCATGAGAATACTGTCCATTTGCATGGGTAACATTACCTTCTGCATGGGATCCAGATCCTGAAGCATAAGTACCATTACCTTCAGCATGACCATATTCAGCCGTTGTATAAGATCCATTACCTTCAGCATGACCACCTATTGCATTTGAAGTAACATAAGTTTTATAACCTTCAACATGGCTATAGTTAGAATTAGCTCTGCCATATCCACCTTCAGCATGAGATGCAATGTTGTAAGCTGATGTATAAGTACCTTCTGCATGTGTACTTGTTCCAGCTGACATTGTTCTGCTACCTTCAGCATGGGCATAAGTACCTTTTGCATAAGAGAAATTACCTTCAGCATGACTGTATTCATAAGCATTAGTTTCAATACCTTCTGCATGTCCTCCAGTACCAGTTGTTACTGTATTTACTCCTTCTACATGGGAAAATGAACCCATTGCTTTACCGCTACCTTCAGCATGTGCATAATTAGCGGTTTCTGTTATCTGAGCATTGTTTTCTGCATGGGAATATGTACCTAATACTGTAGATTTGTTTTCTGCATGAGAATAAGATCCCAAATCGGTATTTGTAGCTGAACCTGTAACAGAAGACCCTTCGGTATGGGAATATTTACCATAAGCTTTAGATTCTTTACCTTCAGCATGAGCACCTTGACCACCAGATATAGAATCTTCACCTTCAGCAACAGAATAATTAGCATTAGCTATTGTTTTACTACCAGTTGCAAATGCACCAATACCATAAGATGATGTATTTGTACCAGTAGCAAAACCAGCCTTAGCATAAGTTGATTTTCCTATAGCTATACCATTTTCAAAAGCAACAGAATCAACACCATGTACAAATGCATTGTTTCCAAGTGCTTTAGAATTAGATCCACCAACATGGGACGATGTCGCAGATATTGCTTGGTTTGAATGACCTTCAACATGTGAATAGCTTGAATTTATTGCTGAATTTGATTCACCTTCTACATGTGAATAGGAGGCATTATTGGAAGAAGTATTGCTTGCTCCTTCTACATGACTAAAATCACTACCACCAGTATTCTTATATCCTTCTATATGGGTAAATGATCCAGCTAATGTATTGGACTTACCTTCAATATGAGACATTATTGGTGATTCACCTTTAAGATTATTTGTTATCTTGTAAGTGTTATAGTCATTGAATATTTCATTGTAAGCTAATGAACCCCTATCCTCTGTTGCATCTGGCCATTTACCAACACCAGTATATGATGTACCTAATTGCTTCTTTTTTACAAATTCTCTCTGTAGGAAAGTATTAGTATAAGTAGCAGTCATGATTCTATCAGCATAATAAGAAACATCACTATTACCTTCATTCTTTATTAAGAAAGGAGTATAATAATCTGATTGTTTTTCCCCATTTGGTATTGTTTCAGGTCCTTGAGTTACAACAATTTGACCCTTATATATAGATGAAGTACTAGTCCTCATCTCTTCTTTCAAAGAATCATAACTTGAAGGAAGAGAAGATTCATCCAATGGTTGCTTAGTGTTTCTTCTCATTGAGAATGCAACATCTACAACTCTTCCTTTTGTATCATATACTTGAGATGGAATTTTATTACCCATTTTGTTGGCTATTTAATATATTCGATTTAGTTAAAAATTGACTTCTAAAGTCATAGTATCTGCAAACATTGTGTATTCAACATTTTCTAAATAGAATGTTTTGTATTGTGTTCCGTTGTATACATACTTATCAGAAATATGTTTTTTCAACATTACTGAATTTATCTCAGTTATATCATTTTCAATTCCGGAATTCCAAGATTTCATTATTATTCTTGAATTGTCAAATAATGCACCTGGTAAAGCAACCCAAATAATATATTGTCCTGCTAAATTATTTATCTTAAGTGAACCAGTAGATTCTTTTGAATCAATCAATTTGTTTGATTGTCCACTAAGACCATTTGCCGTTACTGGAGCGCTTTGATTTGTTATACCCCAGAATACTTTAAATGAGAATTTCTTACCTATTTTTGGGAAATCAGTTTTTTCAGTAAGTCCTTCTGCAAATGCATGATCTGTATCTTGTATGTTCAAACTTTTAAGCTGTGGGTACAAATTTACATTAGCTTTGCCATGACTGAACTGATATTTCATATTAGAATTCAATATGAATTCTTTATTTATCAAGTCCAATGCTTCTGCTTTAGTAGTAGGATTCTTTGATATAGTAGATATTGAATTCAACAATCCAGTAACATTATTCAATCCATTTGATAGAGAAGCTGTATTCTTCAATATAGAATTTTCAAATACCATTGTTGTTGAAGAAGCATCATTTAATGATATATCCAATCCAATTGTATCTAAATTCACTTTTGAATTATACTCAATTGCTTCATTAGTCCAATTTTCTAATGAAACATCATTTATGACTATATTATTCAATACAGGTTTCTTATATGGATATGGTTCTATCAACAAATTCAAAAGTTTATCCAATGGGGTATTCTTCCATTTTTCTCCAGTGCATACTTGGAAAGAATTCAAAGATACTTGTCCACCTTCATAAGTTGATGTTCCATAATAAGTATAAGTACCTGTATTTGTTATTGGGTTTCCGCTATCATCATAAGTTATATATTCATAAGTACCTTCATACGTCTTAGATTTATCAACATATTCATAAGTTGAATTTTCAGTTATGTAAGTATATCGCTTTCCTCCATCTGTTATTTCATCTTCTCTCTTAACAGAATACTTATCAATATTCTGAATTTTAGCAAGAGTTGCCATGTGATTTTCTCTATCATTCTTCAAGAAATTCTTTATTTCATCTAAAGAATCCAAGAAATCTGGGGCACCACCAATAATTCTATCTACCCAATATTTTGTATATGTATAGCAATTTTCTTTGGCAGTTGCTACATAGGTATATGTGTCTTCTTTGTATTTATTGAGTTTTACATCAATATTCCCAATATCAACTTTTATGCCATTTATATCCTTATTTATTTTAGTGAATTGTTCAGATGCATAAGTATAGAGATTATTATAACAAGTATCTGTATAGTTATGATTATGTTTCAACCACATTTCTACAGATCTTGGGTTATCTATGGTTTCTACTACATCTTCTTCAGGAGAAAAGTAAGACATTCCAAATGTTTGACTGAATATTGGATTATATGACATTGCAATCCATTCAGCATTGTTCATGTTTTCTTCCTTTTCTAATCCCCATCCACTGGCAATCAAGTTACCACGTAGCCATAGAGAAGTTCTCTTATGGTTGTTTGATAAGTTGCTAGACAGAACTATGAGTGAACCAGTTCTGTTTAGCATCTTAGGTATCTTAGTTGATGATGAAGTAATGAAACTTACTTTATTATATTCTGAAATTGCCATTTATTCAATTGTTTATATTTTACTTCATTGATATTACTTCATCATTAAATGTATTATCTGAATTAGAAGACATATCTATATTTTCTGATGACATATCATAGTTTCCTACAAATTCAATCATATAATGATAAGGGTCTCTTATAAGTGAATTTCTCAAATCAAAATACAAAGACTTTACTATGGAATTACTGTTTGAATTCGTATAATATTCAAATTCTATAGGTATGGACAAGTTTTCACCAACTTCAATATATTTAGAAGCTTTATCTTCTCCACTGGTAAGTATAGTATCTAATGAAAGCAAAGATGGATAGACAAATCCACCAACAAAACTGTTTTGAGATGAGAAGTTTCTTATACTTCCACCTTCACTGATGAATGAACTGAATGTTGTACTATTTGTAAGATATTCATAATTAGCATTATCATTGTTTGAAGAAACCTTTACAATATCTTCATATCGCATCAACCAGTTATTGTCATTAGATAAACCATAATTATACCAAGAAGAATTAGACTTTACCATATCAACATATATAGAATCTGTTGTCTTATTTTCTGTTGTAGAAAGTTCATTCAATCTAGATGTATATTCTAACAATTTCTTATAATCTACACCTTCTTTAGAATTTATGTTGTCAAAAACAAGTCCTTTCCATTTTACACTACTTGTACTTATAGTAGAAGAATGTAATGAACCTTGTCTTGGTCTGTATCCTAACAACACTTGTCTGTTGTTTATTCCAATGTAGTTAGAAGGAGTTATTTGATATTCCAACTTATTTCCATTTGAAACATTTGTTTCATCTTTACTATTCTGTTCGGTAGTTGAGAAATATATAGAAGATCCATTCCAAGCGGAATTCTCTCTAAAGTAAATCCATTGTCCAAGATACTGTGCACATATCTTATTGTTTACTAACATTGGTACTCTTTCAAAGTTAGCTAAGTTTGAATTGTAAGAATCTACATTACAGTTTATCAATGGAGTATTTGTATTGCCAGGGAATATGCTGTAAAGATTCAATCTGACATCACCAGTATTCTTTATTACAATATTCATATTTTTCTTAATGAATATATCAGAAATATGATTGATGTTATATATGTTTACTGAATTCTTTGTATTAGGTGACAACAATATAGAATAATCATCATAAGTCAAATATACTTCAAACTTACTATTTGATTCATTATCTATCAAAGTCTTCCATTTTTCAACATTACTATTTATATCATTAAGCTTATCCTTCAACGATATCATCTTATTTTCTGATGTGTTGAAACCTGAATATATGTTTTCTGGTGTATGGAAGAACGTTTGATCCGAACTTATTACTTTATCTTGTATGTGCTCTGTATATCCATCATCTATCAAGGTTTTTGAGAATGATGAAGTAACTGTATCTTTATCATTTTCTGTAAGTATAGTTGTCAAATCTATATTAGACTTATACTGTGATGGGAATACAACTGTCTTTTCATCACTCCAAGGAGTATATATAGAAATGAATGGTTGTCCAATATTGAGCTTATATCTTACTCTTATGATTACATCTTCACCTTGCTGTATTGGAATATCAATTTGATTCCACTTAATAATGTTATCAGTTGTAGAATAATCAACAAAATCTACACCGACAGAATTGTCAAATACTAGTTTTCTTTGTCTATCTATATTATCTAATCTATTCCAATCAGTAAAAGTAGAAGAATCTATAGATATAAGTTGGTTGTTTTCTTTATTTGTTGATTTGTATTTATATTCAACATCACAACCAATTATCTCTACATCTATTCCATTACCTATTGAAGAAATAAGTTGAGAAAGATATTTTACGTCTGTTACTCCTCTTACTCTATATTTTACTTCATTTCCAGTAACATCCAAATCTGTAGACTTTATGTTTATTTCATCTACTATAGAATTCAACTGTGATTGAAGATGAGTCTTTTCCGTATATAGAGAATTTAGCTGTGTCTTAAGTGAGTTTTGAGTTACTGTTATCTCTTTAGAGAAATCAGTAGTCATGAGCTTGTTTGTCACCTCGTTGATTTCTGATTGCTTAGCAGATATTTGCTGTTGAAAATCATTCTTAGAAGCATGTAAGCTCTTTATCTCTTCATTACTTGTATCATCTACCAAATGCTTATTGATTGGTACAACTTGCAATATGTTTTCAGTATCAAATGTATTAGATACTGCTATTTGCATATCATCAGAATCCTGTAATGATTCCAATTGTGCCATAGTAAAGTTGCTTATTTGTGGATAAGCTGTATTTGTTATACCAAGAATCAAATCACCAATGTTTGTACAATATTTCTTATAGTATTTCAGATAAGAAAGATTGTTACCATATTCATCTTGTACAAAATTACCACCGGCATCTTTTACATAGATAGAATTTAGATCACAAAACAATGGAGTAGACCAAGAAGATCTGGTATTGTTTGATACAGCAGATAAGAATACTATGATATATTGGTTTTCCTCTAATGGTATCTCTACATAATGATAGTCAGAATAATTGTTGTTGTATATAGAGAAAATCATATCAGTATTTTCTTCTGTAGTTTGCAATGCTGTATGGCCTGAAGTTTCTTCTATCTCTATCTGCATATTTGAATAATCTACATTCTTTACTTTCCATGTAGTAGATTGTCCTTTCATACATAAGAAATCTCCGGCTTTCAATTGATAAGAAATAGTTGAATCTTCTGAATTGAAATATTCAAATGTATCTAAATTCAAAATATAAGAAAGCTTTGAACCAACAGAAACAGCATGTGGATTATCATTTCCTAATTCTTCTTTTGTTGGAATAGACTCTATTCTGAATGCACTTCTATATCTTTCCTGCTTAATAGGAATATCAAGTTCACTATCATATTCTTCATAATCATTTCCCTTTGTATACCCATATAAAGCAGTCTTTATATCTTCATAAGAAGAATATCCAGATAAAACGTTGTACATATCATAATCATATATCACTATCTTTTTCATCATCATTGAAGATATGATATCTGACATGTTTGGAACATTTACTTTCAAATAAGTCTTAGGAGAAACTAAGTCTTTTAAGAAATTGTTGTCTTTAAATAATGCAATAGGATTTGCAGATTCCAATTTAGGTGTAGAAGGAGAAATTCCATTCTTAACCATCTTTATCTTATACAAGTCATTTGTTGACTCTAACCAAGCTTCACCAGAATTTGGAAGTTCTATTAATGAAGATAATGAAGAATCCAACTGCTCTATCTTATTGTCAAGATATAAGAATGATGGTATTCTTAAAGTTTCCCTTTCACCCTGAGGGTTTGTTACCACTAAAGATATTTGACTATCTCTAGTGGACAAACTTTGGGTCATTGCTTTTATCATATCATAGCATTGTATGTACATGCCATGGAGTTTTGTATAGTACTCTTTTATAGAATTGTTAGTTATCATCAGTTGATTTCTTCTTTAATATATCCTTATACTTAAAAATACTTTTATCTGCTTAACCTTCACGTTGAACCCACTGAAGTTGCAGACCTTCAATAGAGGCTTCAAGATAAGATACTTGATATGTTATTTGATTTTTGAAATCCATTATGTCGGTTCGAAATGTGTCAAGATTGTAAGCTGTCAAAACTGAACCAACAGCAGATTCTAATGAAGTTACTCTTTCACTTAGCTTATTCATTATCTTTGACATATCAACAAACTTATCTAATACTTCATTTTGTCTAGATAATATCTGAGCAAATGTACAATAAGCTTCCTTCTTCGCATCATTTGTTATTTCACTAGGCATGTAGTCAGAAGTAGGAAATGGTTTAAACTGACTAGATAATGATAAAGACCAAGATGGAGAGAATCCAGTTGACAAATCAGACTTCAAAGTTACAAATTGCGGGCCAGAGAACCAAATACCTAATGGCATATTCTTAACACACATTTCTTTGTCTTCATCTTCATTAGTCAAATTCAAATGATCTGAAGATTCAACATTAGTAGAATTTGTATTGTAGTTCATATCTACTAAATCGAATAATGGAATAAGCAAGTTGAATGATACTTCATTCCATTCTTTCACATCATTATGGTTTGTAAAAGATATTTCTTTCAAAGGTGAAGTCAATTCATAATAATGAGTACCATTTTCATAATTGTCATATTCTGGTTTCAAATCTTCTACATAATGTGGACCTATATATTCTTCTTTTATTTCAGATGCTTTTATTATATCTTCCAAAGTCTTTACATATTCTGGAATTTGCTTATCTGCTTCTGGTACCATCATAATATAAGTATTGTAATCATCAGTATCACCAGTAGAGATATTGTGTGTTCTCTTGAATTTTATCTGTTCTTCTGTACTGAGCTTACTATATAAATTAGTATATAAATTATTAGATGCAACAGGGTTTATAGAAACTGTATTCTTTTCATCTTTATCAAAATCTAATTCTTTTACATATTCTGATTTTGTGGTAAACCAACCATGTAAATATCTCTCACTATTATAATTGTTCAATACATTTTCTTTAGTATCATCACCATCAACTGGAGCCAAAGACATTGTATAATTGCTATCACTTACTATAGTACCGGATTTGAATGATCTGGTATCTACTACACAAATAGTGTCAGAAAATGTTCCATTCCAATCTTGTTCTGTGATATCACCTACATAGTTTATCTTAATGGATGAATCAAATGCCTGTAAAGTTTCTAATAAGTAATTCAATGGAAGCAATACAGATTCTTGATTCATATCTTTACTTACACAAAAATCTCTTAAAGAAGCTAACTTATTTTCATAGTAAGTTACTAACTTGTTTATCAACTGTTGCTTATTCCAAATGAATGTACTCAATTCATCTTCTTTAGTGATAAATGTTGGATCATCTTTATAGTCAAGCAAAACTTTTTCTATAGTAATAGAATAAGGAGAATTTACATTGTTTGACTTTTCAGAAAGCTTAGTATGCTTAGTATCATTTCTATATGTTATCAATGTTGTTTTAGAAAGCGTTGTATTCATTAAGAATTCCATTTGACTTTCTTTGATTGACATACCAGCTTTATATTCAGTTCCAAGACTATCAACATATATCTTATTTATATTTGTACTATCTTGAATTACATAGTTTTCAAATACATTTGTCTTAAGTGTATAAGAGACGTTCTTTGTATCTAATATGGTTGTTTTCCACTTATTGTAGGATTCTATTGCAAAATCTCTTGAATTAAGCTTTGGCATACTGATACATAAGAAAGTAGAAGGATATATCTTGTTATCAGTAGACATCAAATTAGCAGTCAAAGATTCTGTATAGTTAGAGAAAGTCAAGAAACTAGAATCTTGACTTGCTGATTTATAAAATAGATTAGTTTTTCTTTTCATTTGAATTAAAAAATACAACTTCTGTTATATAAAAATTGAAATTTCTAAATAAGTTTCTATATTATATCTGAACAAAATATTATAGTTATGAACAAAAGATATATTACAAGTTATGTGTTTGAAAAAGTTAGTAATCCAGAAAATGGAACAACTAAAGTTAATGTTCAATGGACAATTGACTTTAGCAGACTTCCTAACATGGTATTTTTGCTAGACTTTCTTTCAAATATTTTAACTAATGAAGATTTCAATAATATTGACCCATCACTTCAGTATTGGGACCATCGATATCATACATTTTCATTTGTTACTACTGCTTCTTCTAAAGTATCAGAGAAAGATACATACAATAAAGATACTGGTTATCAAATTGCTTTGATGAAAAATCAGAAGAAAGCAATGCATACTTACAATAAGTTGATTAATGTTATAAATAGTAAAATCAATAAGTATTTTAGGAAACCATTGGAAAGAATTGAAATTAAGAATGATTTTGATATTATTGATTTGCATATGAGATTAGATGAATATAAACACAAATAAAATTAAACATGTTAGGAGATAGACCATTAGTAATTTATGATGTTGAGACAACTGGTCTTGACAAGTCAAAAGATCAGATTATTCAAATTGCATTAGTAAAATATGATTGGAATATAAAGAAAATCATTGATAGTAAGAATTATTATATTCAACCAGAAGGTAGTTATTCTATTCCTATTGGTGCTTATATGGTACATCATATTAATGCAGAATTCTTGAAAGATAAACCACATTTTAGAGAAGTTGCAAGTGAAATTTTTGATTTCTTTACAGGATGTGATATCGTAACATATAATGGATGTTCATTTGATAATGCTATATTGACAGAAGAATTTTCTAGATGTGGTATCTTGTTTGATGTACGAACTTGTGACAATTATGATTGTTTCTATGAAGAGAAACGTATCAATGGAAATCGATTAGGTGATACATTCAAACGTTATTATGGAAAGACAATGGATGAATGTGGTTTAAATGCTCATGATGCTTTATCTGATGTAAAAGCAACTGCAGCTATTTTTGTAAAACAGCAAGAAGCACATCCTTATGAACCAGAAGAAATTCTTACTATTGATAATGTAGTAGCTATGCAAGAATTCAATGGCAAGATAGTTCCATGTTTTACATTAGGAAAGTATAGAGGATTGGGAGTTGAATTTGTAGCAGGTTTCGACCAAGGTTATATTGCTTGGGCAATTGGTGATACTAGTAAGTTTGTTCCATCAACTAAAGAATATTTAAAGAAGTTTTTAAAAGTTTAAAATTTATTAAAATGATTGTAGAAATTAAGAAGACAGAAGATGGTTTTTTTGATTTTCCATCTATGGTAAAGGAAGCAATGTTAAAGGGTGACAAGTTTGCTTTGATGACATTCCGACAGATTATGTCTCGAATTATGGAATTCAAGACACAGGAAGTAAAAGAAGGTCAGCCTCGTCCGGTATATGATTTGGCAACAGAGAAGAAGTTGCTTGAAACTGTACAGAAAGAGTTAAAGAAGGATGTTGAGATTTATTTGAATATCAATACAGCAAAATCTATTGCTAATGCTTCTGAGTCACAGAATCAGCTCAATATTGTGAATGAGCTTCTTCCAAAGCCAGCTTCAGATGATGAAATCAATGAAGGTGTAGCAGATTGGGTAATCAAGTATGGAGAAATCACTTCTAAGGATATGAAGGCAGTAATCAATCATGTTGTTGCTGGACACCCAAATGCTCGTAAGTCAGATATTGCTAGAATTGTAAAGTCAAACATTAAAAAGTAAAATAAGATGAAAAGTAGAACTATTTTGAAGTATCAGTATGATGAGATTGGAACTTTCTTGTGTAATACATATATTGAGAAAAATCATTTAATGGAAAAGAAAGCAGAAGCTCAAAAGAAGATTTCTGATTTAATGGCTGAGAATTTACCAGATATTGTAAAGCAGGCATATAAACAATATCCAGATTATTTTGAGTTGAAGAAACGAAGTTTCTATGACATCGCTAGATTTGTTGATGCAAATACTTCACAATATGATCCAGAGCAACCAGGTGCATTGGGTAAGATAGAAAGTAAAAAGAAGAATTATAGTCCAGAATCTATTGAGTTTGCTAACTATATTTATGATTCATTGAATAAGCTTGATCTTGTAAAGTATTCTGGTTCAAGTTACTTTGGGTATAGTACTAGCAAATATAATGTCTTTAATTTTGACTTCATTGGTCTTGAAATCAGCAAGAGTTGTGATACCGGCAACAATCGTTATTACAATAGTCGAGATGATGTAGATGTAATTGCAAAGTATGCGTTGAATCATCCTGAAGTGAAGAAAATTTTCTTGAATTACTTTATTGAAACAATGAAGTATTTGAAGTTCAAGAAGGATATTTCTTGTGCATTCTCTACTATCACTACTACTAATATGCTTAAGAATGAAATTCCTGAAGCTTATGACTTCTTCTATAAGAAGTATGGTAAAGAGTATGAGAAGCAGGATAGTTATGAGAAGGATCGTAAGAAGGCAGAGAAGAAAGCCCAGTGTGATAAGATTGAAGGTCTTCGTGCAGCTATTTCATAAAGTCTAAATTGGTTTAACCAATTTTTAAATATGAAAACACTCTCGAAATTATTAGAAGAAAAAATGATCCAGTCTAATCCAGACAAATTGGATATGGACTGGATCAATAATGATAGACCAGTTATTACAAAGTCTGGTTATGAAGTAAAGATAGATTCAGTAGATTATAAAGAAATACCAAACCAGTTACACGGTAAAGTATTCTTTTCAGAAGGACCTGTTGATGGATGGGTATGGGATGAAACTGGTAAATGCATTACTTGTAAAGACAGATATGGTAATGGATATAGACCAGGTGATGATGAAACGTTGTTGAAGAATAATGATTAATTTCTTAAATAATTTAACAATCATTAACATAATATTACTGAACTTTTACATAATCAAATACTATATTATATATGTATGATAAATGAATATCATACATAACATAATAAATTATTAACCCTTTAAATTAAATCTTTTTAATGAGTAAAGAAACAAAAACAAAAAATCTCATTGGTGCTCGAGTAGATGAGAATGACATTTTGAATTCAATGTTTACAAACGACAAGGATCGAATTAAGTTCAATTCACGAGCATTTGCGACAATGTCTATTGCGAAAGCATTTGCAAAGACTTACGGTATTGAATTGTCTGAAGATGCAAAGAAAGATAAGGCAATGAATACTGTTACTAATATCGAAGTTGGTCAACTTTATCTTGGTGAAGTTAAAGAGTTTGACAAGAATGTTTTGACATTCACTATTCCTGGTGTTAAGGAAGAGCTTATTTGTAAAGAGAATTTCAATTCTTGTATTGATGCAATTCGTAACTATCTCATGACACATAACAACCAGTTGATGTTTGAGGTACGTGAGAAGAAAGACAACACTTACATTGTATCTGTTTCTAATGGTTATTTCCGTTATTGGATGCATCAGATTGAGAATGATATTCAGAAGGAAACACCTATTCCAGTTCATATTGATGAGGTAGTCAAAGGTGGATTTATTGCTCATGTCAATATTAATCCATTGGTTGATCTTACAGGTAAAGAGTATGTCAATTCGGTATTCATTCCTGGTTCACAGATTGTATTGAATATTGAAAAGGACTTTGATAAGTGGGTAAATCAGGATATTGATATTATTCCACAGAAGGTAGTTGACTTCAAACGTGATTATGCTACTGGATGTATTGAGAAGTCTATTGTTGGTTCACGTAAGCGATTGCTTCAGCTTGATGGTTATCAGAATTTGTATGACTTGTGGTTGAAAGAACGTCTTGCAAAGAAGAATGATAATGTTACTTATGAACGCCCTGTTTTGGATGGACATGTTACAGGTATCATTAATTCAGCTAAGAAGCAAGGTGTGTTTATTGAACTTGATGGTTTGAATATTACAGGTTTGATGCCAATAGATCCTAACAAGTTGCTTGATTTCCATCCAGGTGATCCTATTAATGTTAAAATTAAGGAGTTTGAAGTTCAAGATGGTAAAGATGCATTTAAGACTACACGAAAAGGTCGAGTAGTTGTTTGCAACACACGCCCAGTATTTGAACTTGCTTAGAACTTGTTTAAATAGAAAATGGTGAAATTCTTAAGAATTTCACCATTTTTGTTTTATTATCCTCTCATAAAATCATTATATGATATAATTGTTGGGCCAAGTTTGATAGTATTGCCTTTTCCTCTAATAACAATATCAAATTCACCAACATCACCATCATCTTTCGAAGTTACAGTTAAACCATCTGTCTTCTTAAGCCAAGCAATAGCAGCTTTTCCTGTAGTTAAAGGTTTTGAATAAACCCAACCATCATCAATAGCATCAATCAATTCTGATTCATCGATAGGATCATCACTACCTTCACCGAGTAAAAATCTTAATACATCTGTACCTTTTTGATTTTTTAGTACTTCCTTAGATTCTGTCAATAAGGATTCTAATAAACTTTCATATATATTCTTTTTTTTTGTTACATACTAGAACCATCTGTTCTGGTTATTCCTAAGTTAGAGTTTGAACAGCAATAATGTAATATTTTTCCGGCATTCTCATATTCTGCTTAATAATTTCTACAAATACCTTTGCGGCTTTTTACTTTATCATTATTTAGTTAGATGGTTTCAATGTGGCACTTGTTGGATTAAAGTTAAAATTAATTGTACCAAATTTCTTATCTTTAATAGTAAATTGTGCAGTAAAACCATATTTAGCTTCATCAAATTTAACAGATATTGGTTGATTAAAGTTTGATTGAATGATCGATGCTAAACCATCCTGATCATAATCTTTATGTGTTAGTTTTTTAATAGTATTATTAAGTTCTACATCATCCAATAAATCACCACATCTTGGTGCTAAATCTCCGTCTTTTGCAAGATCATCGCAATCTTCATCAAAATACCAATTGAAAAAATCTTTTACTGTAGATTTTACTGTTCTTGATTCAAATAATGCGATATTTAAACTTTCTAATAAACTTTTCATATATATTCTTTTTTTTTGTTACATACTAGAACCATCTGTTCTCATAATTCCTGAGTTAGATAGAGAATTATCTGCTTGATTAGCAGCTACTTGTGATGGTTTATCAGTTCTTTGAGGTGTATTGATACCTTGTCCATTATCATCTTTATTCTTTTGCTCAGTATCTTGATCTTTATTATTTTCTTGGCCATTATCATTATTCTCATCTTTATTATCAGAATTATCAGAGTCTGATTTCAAATCATCTGCAGTACTTGGATCTTCAGCTATAGTAAAGCAACAAGCATCACCAGTTCTTCTTACACCGATGAATCCAAGCATGTCATCAATAACTCCTTTCAATTCTTGATCCATTCCATTTGGATTATCAGCATCATTTACCCAGATACCATTATCACCTAAACCATAAATATTTACCAGGGTTTTTGTAACAGTAGCTGTCTTACCAAATGGTTTTCTTACATCGTGTTTGTAACGTAAAGCAACTGATTCATTGCCATCTTCATCACGAACCGCAGTTATATAATAATTCTCTGGCATTCTCATATTTTGCTTAAGAATTTCTGCAAATGCCTTAGCTGCTTTTACTTTATCGTTACTTGCTAACAACTGTCTTATATCTTTCTTGGTTGTATCTTCAATTTCTTGATCCGGTTGCCATGCATCTTCCTTTATCTCACCAAACTGATTATATTCTATATCACCAATATGTAGTTGTTTTTGTTCATGGCAAGCAATCTTTGGTAATGATTCACATGAACTATTATCACATGGCCCATTATATCCATAAGATTGCTGAATATCTGAAGGACAAAAATATAAGAAATATTCTTCACCAACAGGAACAATCTTTATGCATGACAAACCTTGCATTGATACATAAGTGAAAAGAGAAGTTCTGTCATTCCATACATTTGTATATATGGCAGTTCTAACATCTTCTTCAGAATGCCATAATGATGATGTACATTTTAAAGAGAAATTATCTTCTGCCTTTGTAACAACCATAGAAAGTTGAGATGAAAAGAAATTTCTTACATTTGTTACTATATTATCCACAGGAGTCAAATGATTAGTTACACCAACCTTATTTCCCAATGGTTGGTTATCAAATGACTCCTTTATCATTGACAATGTCTTCATTTATTGAATTTCGTTGAAATTTATAGTTAAAAATATATTCTACTGTTTTTTGGTGGATTTACTTTATAATATAAGTCCATGCTAGTAAGTTGCTTTCCAATTGTTGTTTCTTTATCTGGATATCCCCGATAAAGCTTGTTTTGCATATATTCCTCTAATGAATTGCAACCAACATAATTATGTAAGCAACATACTTCTTCTGGAATTTCTTTAGAATCTATATAATACAAAGGAGTTTCTCTAGTAAAGTTTCTGATAGGTAATCCACACTTCATTATTGTTTTGAAAGCATTATTCTGATAAGAAGATCTGTTACCATCATTGTATACTATAATGCTCTTTATCTTCAGTATTTTAGAATCAATATTGTCTTGTATAGTTTTTCTTAATGAACTGCAATTGATTTCTTCATCCCCATCTATGAATATGCAATGGGTAAAGTCATTCAGATAATTATTGTAAACATCACTATAAGCTTCAGATAATATTTCATGTTCTCCTCTATATTTAGAAATCAATTCTACATTAGAAAAATCAAGAATATCTTTAGGATCCTCTCCAGATATATCATTATTGTCAATAACAAAAACTTTAGAAACACCAGAAGATATTATCTTAGAAATTTGTTCATTCAAATGATAGTTTTCATTCTTAACTATCATTATAGCAGCTATCTTTATCTTATTCACATGAGGTAAATTAGATTGATAACCTATTCTTTCTGATAGATATTCATTCTCATTCTTTATTTCACATTCTGATATGACATCTATATCTTTAAAATCATCAAGAATATTTTGCCAAAATCTTATATTCTTATCAAAAGCATGAATAAACAGTGGCAACTTATGCTTTGTCATTTCATAAACAATATCTGCATTCATATCATAAGCAAATGAGGTAGCAACATCAAAATTTGGTTTTCTGAAATCCCAAAGCATTGGCACTAACTGAGCAAAGTACAAATCTTCATATATAGAATACATGTTGCTGTTCATTCTGTTATGCTTATCAATATCTTCTTTATTCTCTCTAATGAATTCTCCAGTTGGATCAGTTACTTCTATCATAGTAGAAATATTTCTTAAGCTAACTCCCCCGTTACCAACAGCAGGAACATTGAACCATCTTGCATTCTGTGCTATGATAGGTGCACCAATATAGTCATAATTCATATCAATATATTCTTTAAGACTTCCTCCAATACAATATCCATCAGTTTGATATATCAAAGCATATTCATGTTCTTTGAAAGTATTCCAAAATTCATAACTTTCAAGAAGATTAGAATAAGATAAAGTTGATAAGAAATAATCATAAGAGAATGGTCTCAATATTACATCATGGTCAACATATCTTTTCCATTCTGCTGTACCTAAATTTTCTGGATATATGAAATAGACTTCATAATCAGAAAAATCCTTCAAGTTTTTTGACAATGATTCAAGACTGAACTTATCTAATAATCCAGGAGTTTCTTTATATATTGGTATGATAATGCAATTTTTTTTCATTTTTAAATATTGTTAATTTTAGGGTTTGAAGTGTCTCCAATAAGTCATTATATTAGTAAGAGTATCCTTTGAAAAATGACCTTCTGTGTACATACCTGTTGGTAATAATCTTGTAGGTATGATATGAGTTTGGCTTCTCAACATAGGTATGTACATTCTTACTGCAAAACCTATTTTATATTTCTTACATAATCTCTTAAGTACTGGCCAATTGATGTATTTATTTACTTTATGTACAGGTTCATTGAATTGCAATTGATAATATTGTTTGAATACTTCATATATTGAATTCATTACACGTGTTCTTGCAAATGGTGGAAAGTAATGGATATTTACACCAATCTCACGAATATTATTCTTTTTGTCTTTTGCTAAACCAAAAAATACAGTCATAGGAGTTTTGTCATAATACTCCAAATCTTCTGCTGTCTTAGGTGTGGCATAATTGAATACTACTATCTGTCCAGGAAGAATATACTTAGTAGTAGCTTTAGTATTTATGAGAATTTCTCTATAAGCTAAACGAGAACGCAAATTGATAGGTCTTCGTTTTAATGGGTGTTCATTAACAGCATCATCTAACCTAAAATTCTTAATTTCTTCTTGTTGATATATCCAATTATCTATTTGTTGTAATCGTTGATTCTGTGTAGGCATTTAAATTATAAAATAAATTTACTGGAAGAAACGTTCTGTTACCAATATGAATTTCATATTATGTTCTTTAGCAAAGGTCATACAAGCTTTCCATTTGTCACAATTCTTTATCCATTGTTCTTTTAACCAAACAGAATCTTGTGGTCTAGGTTTCTTAGTTTGAGCATAAGGTTTTACTTCTACTATTGTCTGATGACCATCAGCATTCTCTATAATGAAATCTGGATAATAGTTTGCCATACCTTTCTTTAATCTGCTATAATATGGTATGGCTAAAGATTCAGATACCCATCCAGTAATGCTAGATTGATTTTCTACATATTGAATGAACTTCATTTCCAACCCAGATCTTGCAATTACTGGCTCTTTTTCCTTGCATTTTTTGAATTTTTCTGGTGAGATGAGTGTTTGATGGTAGTAACTGTTCTTTCTTGGTTTTACATTTTTTATGAAGTTATCTGACTTTGCCATATATTAATATAGTAACTTTATTATTAAAAATTCACATTTTGGTTTGAATTTTATTTGAAATTTTTTAGTTTGTTTCTAAATTTATTTGCAACAAGATTGAAATAAATCAAGATTGTTCTATATTATACATGTCAATAAAATATTAATAATTTAAAATGATTATGATTATGAATACAAATACAAATAATATTATCAAGGTGAACATTCATGTTTTAAACAAATTTACTAACAAACATGAAATTGTTAAAGTTTCTGTAAGAGCTAATAGTGTTATGGAACTTTGTGAAAGACTTGCCGGAGTAAATGGAAGAAATCTTCACTATCTTCTTGCTAGACCAGAGCTTTTTAACAGAACAAGATATTTCTTTTCATGCTTTACTAAAGCATTTAAGAATTACCTTTATTATGAAAAGGAAATGGGACCATGCCACAGATTTGAATATGACGGAATCAGTCTTGATAAGTAAGTATCAATTATTAATAAAACAAAATATTTTTGAATGAAGTCATTATTGTCAATGATATTTGAAGCTGGTATACCATCAAAGATTATCAAGAAGAAAACAAATATCATAAAGAGAACAAATCAATATAATTTTGGTGATAAGAATGATACTGTATCTGGTACATATAACCAAGAAGATGAATATTTTAAGAATAATTCACAAGGTTATATCATAGATAGGAAAACAGGTACTAAACATGATGTAGTTGATGCATCATATAATAGTGATAGTGGTGCCATAGCGGGTGGTGCTATAAATTGGGTTCTCTATATTTCAAATGTTGGCCCTATTAAGAAATTGAAAGTATCAGGTTATCAAGGTATCATGTCAAGCCCATCAACAATTACTGCTAGTCATATCATAAGTCATATTAGTGATGGATATTATCTGGAAGATTATCTTGCAATTCATAAAAGGGATATTGCTAAAGGTGATAGAGATAAGATATCAGATATCATAAGTAATGGTAATGCTGATGCAAAGTCTTACAGAGATGCTAAAGAATCTAGAATGCAAGAAAAGAAAGTAAAGTTCTTTCAAAATTATGGTTGCTTAAGCAGATCATTTGGACATGTTGGATTTATTGTAAAAGATGATGGTACAGTTAAGTTATATCAGAATACACTTTTAGCACATAATTCATTGAAGTCTAAAGAAAGTGATTCATATAATGCTAGATATGTAGACAATCCAAATAGTAAATCTGTTGCTGAGGCTGCAACCAATACAGCTGCTGAAAATGTTGCAGAATTGTTGAAGCAAGAAATCAATCCTGATTTGAAGGAACTTAAGGGTATAAGTGGTATTGTTGCATTCAAGAAGAAAAGAGATTCAGGTGAATTAGAAGATATTACTTATGAGCAAATTTTCTATAATATCAAATCTAAGAAATTTGTCATGCTTAATAATCTTGGTGAATATGATTTGATGGGAAATACTACAAGGTTTAATCCAAAAGAATCTACAGTAGAAGTTGTACCTTACATTCAAAAATTGAATATCCCAACAGATAGTAGTACATCAGAATTTGGTAAGGATTTGAAGCTTAAAGCGGTTAAAGAATGGGACAAGTCAAGAAAGAAAGGTAGAAGAGAATATATTGATGCAAACTACAGAAAATTCTTAAATGCTTTTAATGGAGTTCAAACTAAAGGTAAAGCACAGTCTAAAGCACGTGATGAGTATGATGAAGAAACTGAAAGTAAGAAGAAAGGATATTTGCCATTTGAATTCTATGCTCAGTTCTGTAAAGGTGGTAAAGTTGTAGGTATAGATAAAGATGATAAGATTGAAAAAGCCAAAGATAAAGCTGCAGTAAAAACAAAGACAATTAAAGGCGGTCAAGAAAAGATGGATGCTTGGCATAATGGCACTCGTAAACAGAATGTAAAGAGTTGTTCAGATGATAAGCTTAAAGCATATTATAAGATTTGTATAGATTCTGGTTACAGGGAGGAAGCTGAAAAGTTAAGAAGTGAAGCTGATTCTCGTGGTTTGAAGTTGAATGAATCAATATCACTTAGTACTTATGCTGAATTATTTTAAATTAAATAAAATTAATATATATATATAAAAATGAAATCTATAGTAGAATCTATTAATGAAGCTAAAAATTTTTTCTTTGCTTTGGTTGTAAAATCTTCTGATGATAAAGTTAAAATATTTAGTGTGAAGACAAACTATAATGGGGTAGATGATTTTGCTTCAGATATAGCAGCAAATGACGATGATGCAGATACAATTGAATCTTGGTTCAATGTAGGTGTACAGTATTCTCGTTATGATGGTTTTAATGATAAGTTCAAGAAATTTCTTGAAGGTGTAAAAGTAACAAAGGATAATTTCTATACTATTATGCCTATTCAAAATCTGAAGACAAAACCTAATGGAGTTTACAATTTTAATTAATAAACGAATATGAAAGACGAAATTGATTTTTAAACAAATTAAACTTTAAAATAAATGAAATCAATAAGTGATTTTTTAGTAAATGAATCAAATAATAAAAATGGATATGTAGTTTGTTATGGTGAATCACGTGATGATGAATTAGATGCTCTATTGATAGAAACTGATTATAATTTGGATAAGATGGGAGATCTTATTTATAAGGGCAATTCTAATGGAGATTTAGCTAAGTCATACTTCAAATCATTATTGAATAGCGGTTTAAGTTCTAGTGCACCTAATAGAAATCTATATTCAGATGGATTCATTAAATATCTTAAAGATAATGGCATTACAAATGATTATATAGTTTCTATAATGACACTTAAATCATATTTGCAGTATTTTAAGAAAATGCCTAAGTCAGGAACAGAATTTAATCTTTAATATATAAAGCACTATGAATGAAATATTTCATGGTGCTTTTCTATTTTTAATATAAGAATACCAATGTTCGGTATTCGGAAATATATCTAAACACGTATAACATTAATGAAAAAGAAAATCCTTTTAACATTAATGTCATTGTTTTTAGTGGTTTCTACTCCTTCTGGTGCTGAAGAACATGGATTGGCAAAACATGTGACTGGTACTGTAAAGGTTGAACATGTCGAAAAAGTGGATTCAGCGCAAGCTGTTTTCATGAACAAGAAAATTGCCCTTGAAAATTGTAAAGTTGTATTAACAAGTGAAGTTGAAGAGTATATTAGAAAAAATACTACAAGAAAATTTGACAGAGACATTAGTAGCCACATTGTAAAGGAGTGCCTTGACAATGACATTGACATTTGCTTTGCATTAGCACAAGCACAGAACGAAACTTGTTTTGGAACAACAGGTATTGGTAAATCAAGAAAAAGTATGTATGGTGTATACAAGACTTATAAGCATCGAAATCATTCTACTACTGCTTATATTGATTTATTGAAAAGAAAATACCTAGGAAAAAAGAAAACAGTTCACCACTTAATGAACAATTTCGTTAACTTAAATGGTCATCGTTACTCATCTAATAAGAATTATGAAAGAGAATTGAAAAGAACTTATGAGTGTATAAAGAAAAAAACAAAAATATTCAAATTACAAAATGAATGCAATAAGCTCATGGAATAAAAAGTTGGGACAAATGGTCCTAACTTTCGTACGCAATCACAAGAGAATATTGATAGAAGTTTTCTCAGTGGTTGCATTTTTTGTATTTATAACTTTGTCAATCAATAAATGCACTTATTACAAAAATGTAAATGATAAGAATATTATAGCACTTACTGATTCTGTAAAGTATTATAAAGGTAAGTATGGTAATGAAGTAGCAAAGAAGACAATGATAGAAACTGATTGCAAGAACTTGCAGAACATCAATGATTCTCTATATAGAATGATACAAAGTATGCAAGTAAAGAAACCAGATATAGTAATAGGAGGATCATCATCAATAGATAATGGTAAGCATGATACTGTATATATACCTACTGCCACTGAAATAACTTCTAAGAATATATATAGGAAGTTTGATTTTTCTAACCAGTACAGAGAACTTACAGGTAATGTAAATTATACTAATGATACTTTAGGATTGCACATAGAAAAAGACAGAATACAGTTCAAGTATGCATTAGCTATCAAAGATAATGCTGTATATATGACTTCGGACAATCCTTATGTAAAGTTCAATTCAATAACCGGGTTAACAATACCTAAGCAAAAGAAAGAAAAGAAATTTGGAATAGGTCCATCCATATTTGGAGGATATAGCAATAAAGGATTTGTTTATGGTGGTGGAATAGGATTGCAATATAATTTCATAAATTTTTGAAAATATCTTGAAATTTTTTGATTTGATTCTATATTAATCATGTCAAATAATAAATATTAAAATTATGAATATTATAAATATTATGAGTTTCTTTAGTATTACAATGTTTATCTTTTTAGGTTTTGTAGTTGTACTTATGATAGATATAATCATAGATAAATACTTTAAACATTATGATAGTAGTACCAGAAATACTTTCTATTGTACTAAACAGACTTTAGCAAAGCGAAGAATGCAGAAAGATCCTTGGATTTGGTATGGTACTTATGTTGATAAATATGGTCATAAGAAATGGTTCAAGGAAGCTGCAAGAAAGAGATTTATTGTTGATTAATCAAACAAGTATTGAAATTAAGAGATTAATAACATCACTGAAGTGATATTAAGAACAGAAGTTATGGAACAGAATATTGTAAAGACTGGTTTGACAAGAAGTAAGAATTGTAAGAAGGCAATAGCTACATATCCTAATTATCGAGTTTTTTGGAGATCTGGATTCGCTTATCGTGGCGCTGGAGAACGTGAAATCAAACGAGAAGGACAACGTAAGATTTTATGTCCTGGTGGATTTTTCTTAGGAACATTTGATGATGAACTTCAGCTCTGCTTTGATTGGGCTTGTGCACAAGATATGGTTATCGATCATGATAAGAAGGAGATTCATATCAATGGATTTAGTGAAAATGATATGTATTAGATGATTAGAATATGGAAAAGAAAGTTTATGTATACCCAAACCCAGTAAATGGTGAATTCATCAAGAATATTCTCCCATTACTTAAGAAGTATAAAGTAAAAGAAAAAGATATTGATACTATTGCTCTGTCTGTTGAAGAATCTTATCATATTGGGTGGTCAAGCGGATATCATGATTGTGAAATGGATATTGATGAATCTATATAAGAATTTAATAATATGGACTTGATGGACATTTATAATATAAACAAAAAGTTAGCACAAGAAAAATTGAATTCAGATAAGCCAATCAAATGGATTGCTATTTATAATAATAGTAAATTAGAAATCAGAGCAGGTTATGTTTTGTACCATAAAGATCTTCGTAAGAAGGATGAACCATTACCTATTGGTGGTGGAATATTGAAAATAGAAAGTCAATCTGATGCAACTTGGAAGCTATCACTTGGTGGTAAGTCTGATGATTTTGGTGCTTGTGATTTGCTTTCATTTAAGAATGAGGATATTGACTTATATCCATTGATTGATTTCTTATGTTGGACATTATATTTTGATGAATATGTAAAACCATTTGATGTTGATATCAGATTCTATCCATATTTTGTAAAGAGCTTACCTAGCACTGATGAATTCAATTTGACTGATACATTCAGAAAGCAATACGAAAAATATCTAGATGTTTAATAGATGAGTAGAAAGATAGAATTTCAAGACTTGAAGTTTGTTTGCGGATGCAAAATATTGTCGCCTAAAGGTTATTCTGCAATCACATTATTTGGTACAGTGTATACAAGAAAGAGTGCAGATGTAGTTTGGAGATATCTTCAGACGAATAGAGGTAGGATTTGGGCACATCATGAAGCAATACATATCTATCAGGCAGATACATTTGCTTATATGAAATGGTTTTGGTTTTATTTTATATATATTTGTGAGTTCTTGAAGGCTTGGCCATTCTTCATGTCTTGGAAGCAAGCATATAAGACAATCGTATTTGAATATGAAGCATATATGAAACAAGATGATTTGTATTATGTAAAATCAGCTTGGTGGGATTATATACGTACAAATAAAGTAAGAAAAACAATATCGTTCGGTTAATTATTTTTAATCATAAAAAAAAAAATAGTTTTATGAAAAGTCTAGTAGAATGTCTGTTAGAAGAAGGTCTTGTCAAATTTGACAATAAAGAAATTGTTTCCAAAGAAGAAGCATTTAATTTATTAAGTACTAAAAAAGGTTATCATTTAGCATTTAAAGGTGTTAAATTTGATAGTGGTGTCTTTTATATGTTAAAAGGTAAGAAAGGACAACTTGAAATATATAAATCTACTGATAATCATGACAAACCATGTTTTAATTGGTATTGTGCTGTTGGTGGTAATGATGATAGTGGATTTTTATGTTATTTAGATGCAGTGAAGTCTATTGATGAATTATTTAGCAAACTCATTGATAAATCTGTAGTTGTATCAATTGTAAATACACCTAGTCTAGCAAAAGCAAAAGATTCTGATAAAATTGAGATATATCATTAATAATATTGAATGAATCTTAAGTTAATAAGAAAATGGAAAAAAGAAGGATATACTATCGGGCAGCTTTACGTTGATGGTGTATTCTTTTCTAATACAATAGAAGATAAAGACAGAGGTCTTAATCAGAATATGACTAAAGAAAAGATCCTGTTCATGAAGAAGCCTGGTATTACTGCAATTCCTACAGGTACTTATGAAATTGTATTGAATGTACAAAGTCCTAAGTATAAGAAATCTAAGACAATGATGCAATTTTGTCAAGCATACATGCCTAGATTGTTGAATGTACCAGGTTATGATGGTGTATTGATACATCCAGGTAATTCCGCATCAGATACAGAAGGTTGCATCATCCCAGGAAAGAATGATAAAGTGGGGTTGGTAAGTAATTCTACTAACTACTTTAAAGAACTTTACAATAAGATGAAGATTGCAAGCAAAAGTAGAGGAGAGAAGATTACTATAGAAATCATTTAAAATAATGAACATCACTTTCAGTTCTGCTCAAGAACTAAAGTTAATGAACATCACTTT